AATGGGATAACCTAAAGAAAGATGGTAAACATACACAAATTATTACTAATTAAGGAGGATTATCACTATGGAATCTACAATGAACGTTCAGGACCTGATTAAGGACATTCATGACAATCTTAAACAGAAGTCTGCATCTAGACGTGACGAGGTAACTGTTATGAGAGCTATGCTTAACGACAAGGATTTTGTTGTTACAGATTATGCTACCAAGGAACAGCATTGTCCTGCAAGAGACTTCAGAGACATGACCGCTAATATCATCGCATCTACAACTAAGATGCCTAAGGTTGAAGCTCAGTCTATTGCTGATAACTACGATGTTAAGAAGTCTGATGCAGAGACTATGGTTACTCTGTCTAAGGATTTCTTCAACTGCGCTCTTAGAACTGGAAGAAAGATTAATCTCGGTGCTACTGAGAAGTCTAATATTTCAATTCAAATTAAGGAGATTCCTGAATCTCAGAAGAAGTTCCCTATGAAGACTGGTGTAAATGATGATGGAACTCCTAGATATGAAAAGGCAGAAACCATCATTCCTGCACATGAAGGTCTTAAGGTCTCTTCTCCTTGCCCTAACTGGACTACACTTGACTGATATGAGTATTATGTCAGAAACGTATTATCTTGGTCACGATGATGAAATTCGTGACCAAGATATACTTGATAGAGTTGTAAGAGAATTATGTAAAGTTAATCTTAATCCATCAGTTAGTGTTAACACTAAAAAAGAAAGTAGTAGCTATACTAGTGAGATAAAAATAACATATGATTCAGACGATATTAGTACTGATGATTATGATATGACAGTTGCTGTTAGTAATGCTATGAACTATTTTAGAGGAGGGACTTGACTGATATGAGTATTATGACAAAAACGTATTATTTTGGTCATGATATTGTAATTCCTGACCAAGATATACTTAATAGCGTTATGAGAGAATTATCAAAAGATATTCTCAATCCATCAGTCAGTGTTAGTACTAAAAAAGAAGATTATCGATTACATGAAGGAAAAGACCGTTATACTAGCGAGATAAAAATAACATATGATTCAGATAACGTTACTTCTGATGATTATGATATGTCAGCTGCTATCAGAAATGCTGCGCTTGTTTTATTTATTAAATAAGGAGGAAACTACAATGGTTCTTAAAGATACTGTCAATATGATGACAAGTGAAGATTACAAGGAAAGATTTAAGGCTGAATACTATCAGCTTAAGGTACGTATCGACGGACTTGAGAAGATGCTTAAGTCTTGGGATGAAGGAACACTGACTTTCAAGCCTACTTGTCCTAGAAAGCTATACGATGACCAGCTTAAGGCTATGCGTGATTATATCGGTATTCTTATCATTCGCTCTCAGATGGAAGGAATTGAAGAAATTGACTTTAGTGCTTAATCTCAATAGGCTTAAACCATCTATTAATACAGCTATGGATATCATGGATATCTATAAAAAGAAATTCAAAGAATATGAAATCAAAAGTGCTAATATTACATTAGCAGGTAATGATATTAATATCTTTGTAGATGATGCTGAAGGAGATGCTGATACTGTAGGTTCTTGCTTACAAGAAGCATTAAAAGAAGCTACATATTATGCAATGAGGATTTCTTTGACATGTTTAATGACAGATTATCCTATTATTGAAGTAAAGTAAACAAATCCCCACTGGTCAATCCAGTGGGGACTTTTCTTTAGAATAACAAATTGTAAGATTCAGTTACAGGAGGCTCCATAGGAGGGGTAACTGTATCATCAGTAATCAACTTCTTACGAAGAATAAAGTTACACTGTTTATTAAGATATGTCAGTTCTTCATCAAGTGTAGACTGAATATCAGTTCTATCATTACCTGCACATTCTCTAGCACACTTAATATAATCAATAGCTTTATTGAAATTATCAGTCATTCTAGAGATTGCCTTATCAAAAGTATAATTCTCTTCTGATTCAACTTCGATATCTTCTACATGTTCTTTAGCACGAGTAGGATTATCAAGTTTTACTCCAGAATATTCTGCTGCAAGTTCAAAGTATTGGTCAGATTTCCCATTAAAGTGATAATAGTACTCTTCACTTGCTCTATGGATTTCTTCAAACTTCTTACCTGCACAGTTAAGATGGATGTGTTTCATATTATTAGAAATTACGGTATAGAGATATCCTAGCTTAGCAAGCTTCTCGTAAATACCGCCGTCACAACAACTATCTTCATCTCCACCCTTAACAACAATAAGAGTATTATAATCATCAGAAGAATCGTCTGCTACTGGTTCATCATCATCTGCAGATAAGTCTCCAATATCGTCATCCATTAAGTCGTTGTATTCATCATCAGATGAATCGCTATCAGTGTCATCAGATAACTCAGAATCAACATTATCGTCCATAAGGTCGTTATATTCAGAATCATCTTCATCAGAGGACTTATCATCCTTTTCTTTTTTGTCTTCTTCTTTAGATTCTGATTCTTTCTTCTCGTCGTCCTTCTTGTCTTCATCTTTCTTTTCATCTTCTTCCTTCTTAGCTTCATCATCAGCTTCCAGTAAGAAGAAATCGTTTACATTGAAGTCCATAATAAAAACCTCCTTATATAATTTTTATATCAGATATATTAGCAGATTCTTTAAGACTAGGAGTCATCTGCTGTACACCCTTATCTAAATTAAAGATAGAACGGAATGTCCTATATTTAAATCCACCGTTTGCCGAAGCATAGATACATTTATCATAGAATACTTTAAGAGCTTCTGGGTCTTTTACATCACTGGCTTTCTTAAAGTAATCATCCATTTCTTTTTCAACACTAGAAATTTCTTTTGCTAATTGAGCTCTCAACTTAGGAGACAAAGATGGGTCATTTAAATCTGTTTTCATACTATTGATAACAGACTTACATCTTGTAGATGTACCTGGATGTACATCTCCGATATCAATTAACATCTGGGCTGGCATAAGTAAAAAGTTATAAATATGACCAATTACTGGAATCTTACCAGCACCTTCTACTAATGGACCAAATGGACTAGGACTCTTAAGCTCACTAGATACTCTAGATACACCGAAACCATAATAAGTTGGGAAGTTATCTGCCATTTGTTCTCCAGCATAACCATATGTATGAGAGAACAAACCAATCAGCGAACTAAACGAATTAAATAAACTCATTGCTCCACTAGCTAATCCTAAGATAGGTGCCAACGGTAACATAATAACCGCAGTAGCAATGTTTCTCGGAACTTTAAGAATACCAGAAATAAAGTTAAAATAAGAATACAAATTATTTCTAGTTGTGTCTTCAGTAAGTTTATTAAATAGCTTACTCAAACCTCTATGTGTTCCTTGTGTAGATAATACAATAGTCTCTATATCTGTAATAATTCCAGTAGGATTCATATAGTATAGATTAATAAAGATATCTAAAATAAGAGAATATACTAGAACAATGCTTCTTACAAAAGACATATTGAGCATATCGCCATTTAAAAATGCTTGGAAGTTATGTCCTACTTCATGCATCACTATAGAGAATGCTTCTTCATTAGAAAGATTTGCATCGAATAGCATTTGAGCATAAGAAATAATAATACAACTAGCACGTGCATCTTTACTAAAGTGATATCCTTCTTTATCCATATATACCCAGTTTTTGATATCATGTTTAGATGGTATACCATTCTGCCAAAATGTAATTGGTATAGTCATCATATTTACTTCAAGAGTATTTCTGACAATAAAAGAGAAAGATTCGAATCCAAATTGTCTTTCCATCTCTTCACAGAATATCTTTAAATCTTTATCATGGTCTACATCTATATACTTAATTCCTCTTAAAAAGGATTCATCTGTATACTTCTCTCTAAAGTCACAGAATACATTGAAGCATCTGTTAATTCCAGAGGTACGACCGAAGTATACTTCATTAACAGCTTGTATAAAAGCTTGGTCAGACTTTTGCTCTAATAAAGCTCTATCTGCATATATACCCAACTTATACACCTCACTTATTAGATTGATTGATTACTAGAACAAAATATGTTAAAACTGCTCTGTTATAACTATTCTTTGTCGCTTCTCTACTCTTACGACGATTATATGCAATACTATTCTCACACAAGAATGTATCTACAATTTCATTCTGCCGTAGAATATCTTTATCTTTTGTATTAGGCTTAGCTTTAATAGAGAAAGAAATAAACTCAATATCTCTTACATCTTTATTCTTACTAGCCTTAAAATAGTTTGCTGTAATAAGAGCAATTAACTCTCTTACAGTATCTATATTATCAGTATTCTTAACAATACTTTCAATGATAGATTTAATTTCTTCTGTCTTTACATTACTATCACTACACATCTTACATAGACGATAATCTACATCATGTGTAGTAATCCATGTCATTGCACGATTTGTAACAGCCTCAATCTTAGTGCTATCATTCTCAGTAAGTCTAAAGTTATCTTCAGACATATCATCACTATCATATGTGAGATATTCACGATTTTTATAACACTTATAATAGATTTCTGCTGTATTCTGAATAAACGACTTAATACGCATATGTAACTGTTGAATCACATACACATATTCTTCATCATCTGTAACTCCCTTGAACTTATCCTTATATGCATCAACCCATGTAGCACCAATGGATTGAATGGTTCCAATTACAGAACCTGTTCTTTTTAAATCAAACTTATTAGATAATTCATTATTAACTACATAGTCACATACGAATCTATAATCTGCTGGTACTGCAGTAGGATAAGAGCCATAGTGAATAGATGGATAAAATCCACCCGAGAAAGACATGTATATAATTGCTACATCAAGATTCTTCTTATCATTCTTAGATAGAAAATACTTGATAATAGTAATACATAGTACAGTTACTGGACTTTTAGCAGTACGTGGATTAAAGTTTGGAATTTGAGAATAGTAAGTTTTATTAATAATTTCTTGTAATTCCCTTTCTGATTTACCAAAAACAGCATATAACTCATCTGCATCTTGTTGTCCATAAGTACAACGAGTTGCAGGGAAAGTATCATAGAGAGATGTAGACCTAGCATTCATAAACTTAGACATGAGTGCTTTATACTTGTTTAATGACTTAGACAATACACCATGTACGATAGGATATATCTCTTTATCAATAACCTCAGTAATTTTCAAATTATTAGCGTTATTAGCCATGTTAGGAATCATCTCCTTTCATTACTAAAAAGTTGTGCTAGTGAGACAAAAAAGAAACGCCTATCTCCCGACAGTCGTTTCTTTTTATCAGATTAGCAGCAACAAACAGTTAATCTATTACTCTTTTATCTGTAACAGAAAATAGTAATAGCTACTAACATTATACATATCTCCAATACATCTTGAAGCCTTAGAACGTAAAAATCGTTTAAAAATTTGTTCGATTCGCCCAACAGTTAATGGGAGATTCAATTCCCGTTTTACCTTTGTCACTTTACCACCAGTCTCAATTAATGTCAGAAGCATTTTCTTATATAACTCCTGATTATCAATTTTTCTGCCGACTTTTTCTGATGATACCGTTTTGAAGATCTTGTATACATATTTCGCAGCAGACTCTTCAATAATCTGCATTGAAATTTCTTTCGCGTAGTTGATGTCGAACTCCACATCATCAACCTCAGGATCAAAATCCTCTCTGGTTGTTGTGAGAGTCGTTATCTCGTTTTGAATCCTTTTAAATTCAGATTCAGGTGTTGCACTTACTAAAGATATTATTGTCATAATAACCTCCAGAGGCTCATATCGTTTAAAAGCTCTTGCTTACCTCTACACATTAATAATATATAAAAGAAATCTGGGATGCTATATAGCATCCCAGATATATATTAACCATTCCAAGCGTATCGCATAATCTCATCTTGAATATACTGCTCAAGATTAACAAGAATCTTATCTCCGCTAGCAAGAGTCAATTGAACCTTCTTGCCATCATTTACAATGATTGCAGATTCATATAATGTTTCAAAGTTATTAAGGATACTCTTTACATTAGCAGACTCTTGTTTAATATAGTCTACTACTTGCTGATTTACAATTGGAAGAATAACGCCTTCATTTAGTGCTTTAGTACCGTTAAATTTATCATATTGTGACATATCATATCCACAAGATTCTAATACAGCAGCTTCATTCTTAGATGTTATTAATCCCTGTGTATATGCTCTCTTATGACTAGGGAAGATAACTCTATCCCATGTAATGATTCTGATATTTCTTACATAACACTTACCATTTCTTTCTCTATCTACACTACCTAATGCACGAAGAGAAAAAGAAGGTCTTTCTCCATCTAATAAGTCAGCATTAAATGCTTTACCATATTCATTATTAGTACCACAGAAATTTGCGTGAATATCGTTACCTTCAATCCAGATTTTCTTATATTTTACAGAGCATAATTTAGGGTCAATTACTGATTGAATAGATAATTCTGTAGACGAAGGGTGTCCGTCATGGCCTTTCATATTGCCTGTTGGAATTAATTCCTTTTGAATACGGTCACCTTCAACTTCTGGTTTCATATCTTTAAGTTCATAAATACGACCATTACGATTTTCATGAGATTCGCCTAAATCTTGTATAATACCAGTAGCAGTAACTTTATCATTCTTTTCAGCAATAATAGTTACTTCTGGAACTTCATGGCTAGATTCTAAGATAATATTACCAATAACTTGATTATTCATAATACATATTACCTCCTTATATGGATTTATATTATAATGATGTTAAAGACAAAAAAGAAACGCCTGTCTCCCGACAGTCGTATTCTTTTTAACCGTATGCCTCATCAGACGTCGATACCATCTAGCGGGGTAAAATCGCAGAGATAACGTGCCTCATCAGGTATATCTTCTCTGCGAAAGACCCTACAAGGTTGGTCATCGACATCTTGTTTTATTCTCCTTTCTTCTAAAAGCTGAGACTGGTAATCTCCTCTTAAAAAATCGAACACCAGTCTTCTACCACAAAACGAAACCAATAAATATATATATGGTTTCGTTCTATAGCAACGTAAAAAGTCTGTCATACAGAACGGCACCCACATCTTGCAGATCAGACCGTTGTTATCAATGTTCCAATAGTCTTTATAGACTTTCAGAACAATACCGCACGTGTCAGAGTAAACTTTGAATCGTGCGAATACGTCGGCTGGATAATAGGGATTAACTACCTTTTGAAATAGCATTGACTCTCTATAACAGCCACCTTTTTTATACTGTATAACTACAAGTTCCATATTACCACTCCTTTCTAATATATGGTTTACAACTTGCACTATAATAATATACAATTTATCAGTACAACTTTTACATAATAACTAGAAAGGAGCGTAACATTATGAATGCTCAAAGAAAAAAAGCTGAAGCTTTGATATATAAGTTTTTTGATGCAGCCGACCCAACAAAAGCTAATTCAAACTTTTATAAGGAAATGTTTGCCAAGATGTCGGACCAACAATTTATGGAGTTTTGTAAAAGACGATTACCATTCAGGCTCCAAACAACTGCATTTGAACGTGAGACCAATCCTAAGAAATGTATTGACGCTTTGAAAGCTATAAACGTTCCAGTGCTCGAAAAGGTTAGCTTTCCAAGTATCTATAGAAACAAAGACGGTGTGGCGGTAACCAACTCTAACGAGGCTATGGTTGGATATCTTAATTTAAAGAAACTCAAACAAATGATTAGCAAGAAGAACGGTTTCGGTACAGATATTAATACACGTAACCCTAAAACGGGTACAATAGTAGGCTCAGCTCGTGGTGTTGAATCGGATCGTGAGTTAGAATCGCTTGTGTTGCAGAATATGAATGCTACTATAAAAGAATTTACTCGTGCTAAAGCAGATGATATGGAAGCAAAAAATAAAATGTACAATCAGATTAATACAACTGGTCAAGTATCATTAAAAGACTTGGAAAGTGATAAATCTAACCAAGTTGCACGTAATACTGTAGATGTTTATTTGATTGGTAGTGGTATCATGAGTAATCTATTAGAACAAGACTATATGACACCATATACATTAAGCATGAAAAAGATGCGTATAGACAAGAAATAAAGCGCTTGGGGCATAGCGCTTTATTTTCTTACTTGTTATTATCACCCACCTTTCTTGCTTTCAGGAGCATATCGAAACGACCTCTGAAAACAATGAACTCTTCATCCTCGAAGAATTCAATAGCACGAAATCTGTTTTTTCTCAGTTCCTGAAACAGACGCAGAAGTTTCCGTTCAACAGTATCGACTACATCACCCTCAAACAAATAAGAATTGTTGTTGAATACAATCTCATTTGTTTGAGTAAAGATGTTCAAAGCATCAATCACTCTATTGTCCTTTACTTCGAACTCACAATTGTCTAGGATATACAAATCCACTGCGAGTCCAGTTGCAGCACAATGTGCTACATTGATATCAGCTATTGCAATTGCTGACATCATTTGTTGGTATGACAATAAGTTTTCAAATTGCATAAAATTACCTCCTATTCTAATTCTAAAAACAAAGCGCCTTGCCCAAGGGCGCTTTGTTTTATTCTTGCGGCTTATTATACGATAGCAATTTTCATGCCATCGTAGTTCCAACAGAACCCTTCGGCATCTTCATAAGAGATAACGTCCTCGTAAAAGCAGCCGTATTCTACAACCACTTCTTTAAAGAAGCGCTGAATCTCAGAAAGAACTTGCTGCGGATTTCCGATGAAAGTATAAGTACGACTATACTTGTCGTCCTTATAGAGTTTGATTGCCTTTTTACAAACAAACTTCTCAGCGGTCTGGATGAGCTGTTCGTAGAACTTGTTATCTACACGGGTTTTAACCGCCGTGTTATTGATAACAAGGGTACAGATAGCATCTCTCAGTTTGTAAGCAGCCTCTTCTGCAGCAGCATCTGCATTAATGTATTTTGTAAAAAGCCTATCATCACCAGTTGTATCGATGATTATTCTTGCTGCTACATCGTTTGCGATAGCGTTGTTCATGTTCTTAGCCATAATAAAACCCTCCTTGGGTTGATGCAGCTTTATGCCGCTGGTGCTCTTGATATTATCTCCACACCAAATATGTTGATTTTGGTTTCTCAGGAGCATAGCAAAACAGCAACCTGAGGAGTAGAGATTTGATTCTTATTATCTCTTACTCACTTATATTATATACATATCAAATAGTAAACTTTTACAATCTCATAACATATAAATAATCGTAGTGAAAAATATCATACATATTAAAACCTTCTATTCAAGTATTATCCACACATGCTGGTCATGTGTGGATAAATACTGTCCTTTGAACTGTTTTATAAAGGAGGTCGTATTATTATGCATATGATTAATAGCTTTACAACGTTAAATAAGAGCAATCGTAGAGGGGGAGTATATTATATAAACTATTATAATCTACGGCTTTGGTTAGAAAGTTATTTTTCAGGATATAGTTTTGCAGTTAATGCAGATATGTCTGATAATACTATAACGGTTGATATATCTAAGGTATTGTCTGATGATGATATAGGAAATAAAGAAACACATGTGGCTTGTGCTAGAATACCAATTGTATTTATAATGTATAATAATGAATATAAAATTAGACAAGTCATTCAAGATGCTATTTATGGGAGGTAATATATTATATGAAAGATATACAATACTCATCATCAGAAGTCACTACCATATATAAAAGTGAAGAACATGCCCAAAAAATATTAAAAGCTATAAAAGAATAAGGTGACGATATAAAGTCATTAAAATCTTATGCTATTGATAGTCACGATTCTATCACAAGTACTTTAAAAATGATATATTGGATACTCATATTTTCCATAATTGTTAATATGTTTACTGCAGGTCTTCTTATCTATATTCTATATCGTTTATTTGGATAACGATAGTATAACTAACTAATATATAAACCTATGATGAAAGGAGGGTTTAGAATGGCTTTATCTATAGGATTGGGAACTTTTGAATCTATTTATGATATACAAGAATTAGAAAAGCAAAAAAGAACTACGAGATGAAGAACTAAAAACTATAATCTCTAATAATGAGAAAATATGTAAACGTATTGATGATGAATTAAATTATTCAAAATCTATAGGTGAAGTCGAAAATGATAAACCTATAGATATAATAAATCATAAATTGAGTTTAGCACGACTTAATGCTACAAAGATAGATATAGATGATAATATATCTAAACTTGAAGCTGAATTGTGTAAACTATATAAATTACGTAAACAATATGAGGAGGTGTTAAGAAATGTCTGATAAGTTTGGTCTGATAACAGAGCAGGGCTATAACATGCCTGGCAGCTATGGTTATAAGCCTCTCAATGAGGAAGACAATCGTAAGATTCTTGAAGAGAATGCTAAGAAAGAGTCCGATAAAGAAAAAGAAAAGAAAGATAAGTGAGTGATTATAATGGGAATAGCAGAACAGCTTAGAGTTGCTAATATGGATGATGAAATCAAAATTATTAATAAGATTATAGCAATAGCTATAGAGCATGGCGGCGATGGAGGCGGTCCATATTTTACTGAACATGAAAGATTATATGAAGCTATACATGATTGGCTTAAGCATAATCATTTAGAGAATGATTATTGTATAGTCGGTGGAGGTACATTTGATAACGAATTCGAATATGATGGTGTTCCGAAAATAGTACCTGTTTTTAAACGCAATAGTGCTCCGAAAATAGTACTACCTGAAGAAAATCCAGTAGTAAATATGGATAATACTAGAACTCAAGATGAACTTAATATCTTGATTGAAGAATCGTTAGACTCAATTATTGAAGAAGAAAAGGAGTAATTTATAATGAACAGAAGCTTTACATTTGGTTGTGGACAGGGTGCAACTAAAGCAATGATTTATTGCATTGAGAATGGCACTCTTGACAGAGATGAATGTTGTGTTGTTAATTCTACTGTTAAGGATATTCCAGAAGATTATAGAGAGGATTGTATTATCATCTCTGAAGACCCAGATGCAGGATGTGGTAAGGTACGTTCTGCTGCTAAGAAGCTTATGCTTGCTTATCTCAGAAATAATCCTAATGTTATTACTGCACGTATTCCTGATGATGTACAGTATGTAAATATCATTACTACTACAGAAGGTGCATCTGGTTCTGGTGCATCTGTAGTACTTGCAAAGTATATCGAGTCTCAGCTTGATCTGCCAGTAATCATTACATTGATTTGTGGCTTTGAGTCTGATACTAGAGGTTTGCAGAATACTATTGAGTATTTCAAAGACCTTGAGGGTGGTAACTTTGTTGTCAGAACTGTATCTAACAAGAGATTTCTTGAAAAGACTAATAATACTTTTGTTGCAGAAAAGATGGCAAATGCAGATATCTCTACAGCTTTCAAGGTTGTAAATGCATTTGACATTGTAGATTCTGAGCAGAATATTGATGATACTGACCATTACAAGCTGATTACTAATCCTGGTATGATGTTTGTTACCGAAGTTACATTTGATAAGAAGCTTAAGAATCCTAATCAATTCGACCAGCTTGTATCTGATGCAATTGATTACTCTTCTTCTCTTGACTTCGAACCATCTGCTACAAAGATTGGTGTGTTTATGAATATCTCTGATGATAACCTTAGTGTTATCGACACTAGCTTCTCTGCTATCAAGAAGAAGCTTTGTGGTAATAATACCATCGAGGAGTTTTTTGTTCATAGACAGTATAAGGTTGATGAGCCAGAGTTTGTAAGAATTATTGCATCTGGTATGAATCTTCCTAAGGAAGAGCTTCAGGATATGTATGCTAAGTATCAGAAGAATCTTACTGTAAATAACAACGATGATGATTTCTTCAGTGCTATCTCTGGTATGGAGACCGTATCTCAGAATACATCTACTGGAAGAAAGAAGAATGATAATGACGACTTCTTCTCTCAGTTTGATGCAGAAGAGACTACAGAAGAAGATGAACTTGTTATCAGACGCAGTAAGAGAAGAAGACCTACTGGTAATTCTGGCACACCTGATACAAAGGTCGATTCTAATGGTGGTTACGAAAAGAAGCGTGGTTTTACTGCAAAGAAAACCAATTCTAACGAAACTCCATACTCTGAGGATGTAATTAATAAGTTTTAACATATAATTAATGATACTAAGATTTCACACTTCACATTTAATAAAATACCAGAGTGGCACACACCCACTCTGGTATACTTTTGCTTTTAATACCATCAACAACTATTTTATAAATAATTGTACCTTATTGGGTACGTATAGGAGGTTTTGTTATGAGTAAAGCAGTAGAAACAGCTGCAGAAGTTAATCTTCTTTTGAATGAGGTTAACGATGTATTAGCTAAGACGAAAGACTATTCAATGATTAATGAAGCTGAATTTGACGTTCAGTATCCGACAGGTTTCTTATCATTTGATTATAAAGCATGTGGTAAGATTATCAATGTAACTTATCCAGATGGTTCTAAGACAAGCTATGATTCTATCGGAATTGTAGATGGAGCCATGTATATGATTATCGGACGTTCTGGTTGTGGTAAATCAACTTATGGCGTTCAGATATCTTCAAACATTATTCGTAATTTCATTAATGGAATTATGTTTGTCGATATTACTGAAGCTACTGGTATGATGAAAGACAGACTTCAAGACCTAACTGGTTTTAGCGATGAAGAGTTCTCTAAGAAAGTTAAGATGAGAAACGCTGGTATTACAATTGAAAATGTGTACAAGCGTATTAAAGTCATTCATGATGTTAAAATCAGTAATCCAGATAAGTATAAATACGATACTGGTCTGGTTGATTGTTTTGGTAAGAAGATTTATAAATTCCAACCAACTGTATATCTCGTAGACTCTATTCCTTATCTTACAACAGAGAAGATTGCTGAAGAAGAAGAGATGTCTGGTCAGATGTCTGTTACAGCAAATGCAAAAGCTCTTGCACAGTTCTATAGAAGGACTACTCAGGTTTGCAAAGAAGCTAATATTATCTTTATCGCTATCAATCATATCAATGAAAAGGTAGAGACTGGAATTGTTCATACAAAGTCTAAGACTCAGTTCCTTAAACAGAATGAAACTCTTCCTGGTGGTAATGCACCTATCTATTCTTCTACAATCTTTAGGATGGATGATGGTTCAAAGCTTACTTCAGATAAGGACTTTGGTATTAATGGTTGTTATGTAACCATTTCTAATGTCAAGTCTCGTTCTGGTATTTCTGGTACTGAATCTGCAGTAGACTTGATATTTAACTATGTTACTGGATTTGATCCAGACCTGTCTCTCTATATGATGCTTAAGAATGCAGGTAGAGTAAATGGTGCAGGTGCTTATCTGTATTTCGGTGATAGAAGTGATTGTAAGTTCTCTCAGAGAGGATTTAAATCTAAACTCTATGAAGACCCCGAATTTCTTAATATCTTCGTAGAAGAAGTGGTGACATATCTTAAGACAGAACTTGCTGAATATGCAAGACTTAAGTCAATGCCTATGTCTAAGGCGACAAATATGATTATCGATAAGATTAGAGTAATGAACAATGTAAACTGAGGTATGAGTGTATATTATTAGTGTGAGATGAGCAATCATCTCACACCAATAATCTATCAAAAAGGAGGAAATTGTCATGAAGGACGGAATTTATGAAAAGATATACTCCGATCCTGCCATAGATAAACATATCGAAGCAGCAGGAAAGAAGTATAACAACGATATGGAACGAATGATTGGCGTCGGATTAAACATGCCTTGTGAAAGTGAAAACTCTGCTGCAAGAAAGAACATGTTCTCTTCTCAGTATCAACAGCATGTTTGTTTAGTCGACCCAGAAATACCTTATGTCTCTACAGGTTATGAGAACCTGTTTGGATGGCATAGCTCATCGTTTATAAAGTCAGATAGGAACTGGCGTGTATTTGCAAAGATTGAAAAATTTGCTAATAAGCCTGGTCATCATTACTTTCTGATTGTAATAGATGAGAATAACAACATGGATGTTATCGAAAGGGTATCGTATTGTCATAATACAGAAACTTACGGTTTTATGTATGACAACAAATATCTCGATAAACTCGTACAAGGTTCTATAATTCCAGTAGGTCAAACCATTAAAAAGTCTAAGTCTTTTGATGAGTTTGATAATTATATGCCTGGTAAGAACCTGATGGCAATGTATGTAGCTGATGCAAATACAACTGAAGATGCTATTGAATTATCTAGAAGCGCAGCTATAGCATTAGCTAGAACAGAAATCAAGAAGGTAACAATTCTTATTAATGATAACGATATCCCTCTTAACTTATACGGAGATAATAACTCTTATAAGATTATACCAGATATTGGAGAATATGTAAAGAATGGTATGCTTTGTGGTACAAGAACAGAAAGAAACGATGAATCGTTCTTTACCCAGAGTGCAGAACGGCTCAGAACACCGATGATTAACGATGTGACCTTTAAACCAAAAGGCCATAATGCTCAAGTTGTAGACATTGATATATTCTGTAATAAAGATATAGCATCTTCTAATAATGGAATATATGAAGGTCAGTTAGCATTCTATGACAGTAATTATAAAAGATTCTGTCAGGAATTCGTTAATATCATGAAGAACTATATTAACAATAGTGACTATCATAAATCTTACGAGCTTAGTAAGATGTATAGTAACTGTCTTAGTGTAGTTCAGGGTAAACAGTATTTCAAAGACAATGTGTTCTCGAATATCATTCTTGAGATTACATTGTATGAAGAGTCTCCTCTTGACAAAGGAGATAAGATTACCTCTAGAACTGGAGGTAAAGGTGTTATCTCTAGAGTTATTCCAGACGAAGAGATGCCTAGAATTAGCGGTACAGATGTAATAGTTGACCTTATTTGGAATCAAGCTACATGTGTTAATAGATTGAATCCTGGTCAGCTCTTTGAACTGTCACTTAACTTTATTGCAAGCAATCTTGTAAATACTATCTCTACTGAAATATTTGATGTAGAGCAGACAGTTGCATTGATTTATGATTTTTATAATCATCTGTCCCCAGAATTTGCAAATAGTTTTCTTGAATGTGTGAACTTACAAGTCGATGATGATAATGCTTTATTAGCTATAGCAAATATGTTAACACCAGATGGTGACGGACTTTATATGGCTCTTAAACCTATCTCTGAAGCAGTAACGTTTGAACAGCTCATGAAAATCTATGGTAATTATCCGTGGATTAAACCAGTTTTCCTCGACGTTCCTGTTGTAGGATCTAGAGGACAGATTAGATTCATACAGAGTCAGAAACCTAGTATTGTTGCAAAGCAGTATATCTATAGGATGAAACAGAATGCTGAGGAGAAACATTCTGCTACATCTCTATCTGCGACAAATATTAGAAACATGAACTCTAAGTCCAAAGCATCCAAGATGTATATTCGTACTCATTCCAATACACCTATTCGTTTTGGTGAGATGGAAGGAAATATCTTTAAAGCTATGGGTGCTGAAATTGACTGCATCAACATGATGATTTATAGCAACTCTCCTATCGGTAGAAGAGATGCTAAACAGATGTTGACGTCGTATAAATTCGATGTACAGCTGTCTGAGAATGCCAAGTCAAGAAGTGCTGAGATACTGAATGCAATTATTAAGACTATGGGAATCAAGTTTGTATTTAACAAGATTCCGATTAAGTATGGTAATGTATTTCAGTTCTTAGACCCGCAGAATGATAAGCTGTTTGTATTCTTAGACCCAGAAAAGGATAAATTGTTCGTTAATGTATCTAAGGAAGAAAAGAAACTCTTTATTCCAATTGAGGATAATGAGAGACTTCTGTTTACTCCTGTTACAGATAACGAACGTAAACTCTTTGAATATAAAGGAGATTGATTTTATGAATCCTATGCATTCGATTGTGGAACAGTTATTGAAAGGAGATGCATCTTGTCTTACACAGGATGTCATCTTTAATATCAATAATATGGTAATAGCTCTTATCAATAAAGAACCTCTTACCAGTGTAGAGCAGGATATCGTTAACGATATCCTGCACATTTCTAATCTCATCTACAATAATACGGATAGAAGTATCCTTGTATTGGAAGATGGAGTATATGACCTTCTCTTAGAGAAGTATAAGCGTTATAATCCTAACTTTCAGGTTGGTGCTGAGCCTGTAACGATTGGTAATTTCGGAACATCGGATGTAATCAATGATACGTCTGAAATCGAAAGAGACCAGTTGTTTGTATTTCAGCCATATGTAGATACTAGAGATTATATGTTTAGAGATGAGCTTACTCACTCTGACTTATATGGTAATGCTATTATTAACAGTAATGGTATCAAGACAGTATCTAAGAGACTTAAGAATACAAGTCATAAGTATCCTCAACTTGTAGGAACTCTTCATAAGAATAAGTTTGTTCTTGATGTAGAAGCACAGCAAAGAGGAGTATATGATGATTCTAATGTCAGAATCTTTGAGCGTGATTTCTTAAGAAAACATGTTCAAACAGGAATCGTTAACCCAAATTATATTGAGCTTGTATTAGAGCTTAAGTATGATGGTGTTAGCGTAGAAGCAGAGGTGACTGATAGAATCCTGTCTGCAAGAACTCGTGGTGATACACAGATGGATAAAGCATCTGACCTTACTCCGATTCTTCAGGGATATAGATTCACTAAAGCTTCTGGATTTGACATTCAACCGTTTGGTATGAAGTTTGAAGCAGTGATTTCATATCAAGCATTACAAGAGCTTAGCATTGAATGTGGTAAACAATATGTGAATCCGAGAAATGCAATCATTGGTATTCTTGGTAATTCTGAAGCTGCTAAATATGCTAAGTATATCACTCTGGTTCCTCTTCAGACAAGTCATGATAATATGACAAGAGAAGAGGAACTTATCTTCATGAACAGATATTATTCTACTGGAGAATATATCAGATATGCCATCGTAAGAGGTGACTATAATTCTGTATTGTTCCAAGTAAAGAAGTTTGTTGATGAAGCTGAAGCGGTAAGAGAAGCTATGCCATTTATGTATGATGGTGTAGTAGTATCTTATCTCAATCCTCAGATTCGTAATGCTCTCGGTAGAGCTAATTCTATCAATGAGTATTCTACTGCGATTAAGTTTAATACAAAGAAGAAGCTTACTCGTTGTAGAGGAATCAGCTATACTGTTGGAGCTAATGGTGACATTACTCCGATGATTCATTATGACCCTATAGAGTTTTATGGTATGATTAATACTAAATCCTCTGGTCATAGTTATGCAAGATTCCAGGAATTAAATCTTCATCCTAATGATATTCTTGAAATTGAATATGTCAATGATGTCATTGCGTACGTTAGGAAAGCAATGGTTCCTGAGAATCAATTTAACCCGTTAAGACCGTTTACTTTCACTCAGACTTGTCCAGAATGTGGTTCTCAGTTAGTTTTGTCAGAAACTGGTAAGAATGTAACTTGTACAAATATGATGTGTAAAGGAAGAGTAGTGGCTAGAATGACTAATATGGTAGCTAAGCTTGGTTTCAAGGGATTCTCTGAAGAAACTATTAAACAGCTTGATATTAAGTCATTTAGTGAACTTATGACGTTAACTGAAGATAAGACAAGTATTCTTGGTCCTACAAACTCTAAGAATCTTATAGATGCGATTGAGTATCTGTATAATTCTAATGTACCAGATTATATTCTTATTGGAGCTCTTGGATTTACTAACATCGCAGCTGGTAAATGGAAAAGTATTCTTAAGACAGTTAATCTTGCTGACATTATAAAGCTTTCTCAAAATGAATTGTTCTTCAAGCTGAATTCTTCTGGTAAGGGAATTGGAAGTAAGACAGCTACTACAATCATTCAGGAAAGAGATGCATTTAAGAATGATTTGGTATATATCTATAATATGCCAAATGTAATCTTTACAAAAGATGGTAATAACGAAATCATTGAACTTGGTAAGAAGATTAGATTCTCTGGAGTTCGAGATAAAGAACTTGAACAGAGATTAACTTCTAGAGGACATGATTGTTCAGATGGTTCTGTAACTAAAGATACAGACTTTCTGATTATTCCATTTGTAGGATTCACTAGTGGTAAAGTATCTAAAGCACTTGACTACAATGCTAAGAATCCAAATCATCAGATTATGATTATAACATTGGATGAATTCAAACTCAATGAGACTTCATACCTTAAGGGTTGAAAATTAAACCAGTCCAAACAAGATTATAATCATATATAATTATGGTGTAATAGAGAGTGACATCTCTATAATAAAACTAAAACCGATTTTTAAGGAGGAAACTACTATGTCAACAATTCTGAGAAATTCTACTATCCCTGCAGCTTTTAAGTACAAGGTAGAGGAGAAGGCTCCTACCTTTGTACACCCCGCAACAGGTGAAACAATTCAGGTTCAGATTGGTCTGAATCCTGACCCAGTGTCTAACGGCAATTCGTCCGTAGATACTTTCGGTGCTCTGATGATGGCTTGTGCAAATGCAATGGCATCGTCTCAGTTCAAGAACAAAGACAAGAGTGCCCTCGTATTTAACAAAGCTGACAATGGTGAAATCATTGCAGCAGTCATCTCTTCCTATGATGAAGAGGGAGAGAACTATTTCTATAACTTCACATTCAACCCCGAAGATGTGAAGGGCATCAAGAATGTAATCAACTACAAGGACTTTGTAGACGAACAGAGAAACATTACGTTCCCGATGCTTGTAAATGCCGCATACTGTGCAGCACATAACATCGCAATCAGTGATTATAATGTTCTTGATGTACTGATTATCAGTGCACTTGAGTGCATTTATCAGTGGCTCGATACTAATGCTAAGGATGGCGAAGTTGTAGAGCTCGTAATCGACGATTACATCGGTCGTTATGAGAAGATGTCTCCAGAGCAGTATCAGGCAGCACTTGTTCCAGTAGCTATTGCTACAGTAGAGACTGTCAAGGATGTCAAGAAGATGTCCATCCAGTTCTCTGAAGAGCTCAAGGCTATCGCCAAGGGCAGCAACGATATGCAGTCCTAAAGCATGTCTTGAGTTAAAGTGCAGGTTGGCTTCGGTCAACCTGCATTATTTTTAATATGAAAGGAAACGATGTTATGAATCAGGCAGTATTTAATAAGGCATTCATAGATGGTCGTATCTATGATGTCATTGACCAGAAAGATTTTGGATTTGTGACATATCATGGTGATGCTCTTGCAGTTAATGTAGGTAACTATATTCTTCCTGTAAGAAATTCATCTCAGATTACTAAACCTGGAATCTATTTTAATGGAATATTCTATAATCTTGTAATGCCTAGAGATGAACTCGAAGCATTGGAATATTCTACGATCCATCTTGCTTATTTTGTATCTGCTTCAACTTTCAAAGATGTAGTAGCTGCAAAAGAAAAGCTTGAGAAAGATGAGTTTAATCATCTTGTATCTAGTACTAATATCTTCACTCCAATTATTGACCCTATTAATGATAAAGCACTCATTCTTGGTCTTAAGATGGCAGTAACTGATAAGCAGTGTGATATTAATCGTTATGCAGAAAAGTTTGGTCCTGACTTTAATAATGATAGGAGAAAGTTTAATGGTAACGATATTACAGCAGCTAAGTATGCTTCTATATCTGGTAATCTTGATATTAGAACTACTCTTATCATTGAAGATATGCATCCTGGTGTAGCTAATCCTATGGGTAAAAGAATCATTCTTACATGGGTTGGTGATGGAGAACATGATTCTATGTATGAAGACTTCTATCGTCATTCTATTAAAGGTATGCCAGTATTGAATGATGATGGAATTGTAAAATCTAATGACGGTCAGATTGTTACAGCTGAAACAATTGACGGTATTGAGATTAACTATTTCTAAGGAGCGTGAATTCTATGTTTAACATTAGAGAATTTTTAGCTTCATATTCTAAAGAACACAGAGAGCCTTTTAACGAGGCTCTCTTCGTTAGAAGCGAATATGACATTATTGAAGCAGTTGAAAAGGTTATTCTCAGCGTTACAAATCATGATGATAATCCTGACAGCAGATTTGTAATCAGAGTTAATTACTTCAATGTAATCGATGACTATATGAAGGTTAAAGAGATTCTCTTTGAACTTGAATCAGAATCGAAAAGACGTAACAAGAGAATCGACTATAACATTCATGAATTCATCAATCTCAAAGATAGCGATGTAATCCTTCTTGAGGTTAATTATCATGTAGAGGTAAATGGAACTTCTGCAGACGGTTCTGTTTATATCGACATTCCTAAAGTAGTCAATAAGTATTACTTTAAAATTGCTGGTACTATATATTCTACTCTTTATCAGATCGCTGATGCATCGACATATAATAATGCACAGAGTAAGAAAAGAGATAGACATGTATCATTCAGACAGGTATTCCAAAAGTATAATATCTATGAGAAACATTCAAAAATTGAAATGTACGAACTTGATATGAAGTCTGGAGATTTAGTACCAACAATTCAGGAGTGTATCAATTATACGATTGATCTGTTTGGTAACAATATTCCTCTTTGTAAGTACTTCCTTGCAATGTATGGTTATATTGGAGCAATTCAGTATCTTTGTCTTCCTGAGATTCATATTACTCTTGATAAGCCTTATATTGGTAAAGAGGCAGAGTATGTATATTTCAATAAGGATACTCTTTGGGTATCTGTACCGAGATACTTCTGGGCTAATTGTCCTGTAGTACAATCGTTTGTCTATGCTGTAATAACTAATCTTCCTAAGAAATGCGATAATGTAGACAATGTGTTATGTAGAGACTACTGGCTTATGATGCTTGGAGCAGACTTTAAAAATAAGTCTATTGAAAAAGGTCAGGCTATGATGGATTCTGTTATGAGAAACTATGATATCTCTATGATTGAAGAGCTCAGGCTTCCAGAAGATAATAAGAGAAATCTTATTGATATCTTCCGTTGGGAAATGTATGAGTTCGATGCACTCTGGAATAAAGACAATTATGATATGACTTATAAGAAACTTAAGGTTTCGAGTTATATTGCTGGGTTTTATGCAAGCAAGCTGTCTTATAATCTTATCAATGCATCTAAGAGTCTTAATAGTCTTACTGCAGAAAAGCTTATGAAGAATCTTACAATTCAGCACGATTATATACTTGACAATCTTAAAAGAAGCAATCTTGTATCTTATAAGGGTGCTGTTAATGATGACGATATCTTCTCTGTACTTAAATATACTTTTAAAGGTGTATCTGGTATTGGAGAAAATAAAGCTAGTGCAGTACCTGTAAAGTATAGACTTGCTAATCCTTCTCATATCGGTAAAGTAGACTGTGATACTTCTCCTGCTGGTGACCCTGGTATGACAGGACTCATTTGTCCTTATGCGGATATCGGAGTTGGTAATTATCTTGGTGAGTTCAAAGAACCTTGTAATTGGAGAGAAGTACAAGAAAGCGTAATGGATGATTATCGCAGAATCACATCTATGCGTTCTGTATTCCAAACAAGAGAAGAACTTTTAGGTACTAAAGAAGGTCAGGAACTCTTAGCACCTATTGAAAATATTATCAAGAATCTGGTACAGTTTACTGTAGGAACAGATGTCTATGAATAACTTTTAAATAATAATGAAAGGAGGTGTCTCTATGGCATCTGATAGTCTATATACAAGATATTTCATGTTCTCTTATGAGCATCTTAAGAAGATTCAAGAACTTGCTGATAAAAATGGTAATAAGAATCCACAACTCGGTAAAGTAATGGTCGCTGGTAATTATAAACGTTATACTTTTATGACTAGAGACCCTGAATCTTATTCTCAGAGATATAGCGATGCAAGAGTTATCATCTCTGGTGATATTCGTAAAATTCGTTATACAGAACCTTATTGAGGATGGTGATACTATGAATAAATTGTTTCAACCATTGAATGGAAACTGTCCTCATTGTGGAGGGATTGTCAATATAGTAGAAGGAATGGTATATGATTACACGTTAGATAAAGAAGGCTTACCTGCCTTCTTAAATAGCGAACAGTATAGAGTTGCAGCATATTGTACAACTTGTAACAAATGCTTATTTGTGGCTCCTAATAATGCTGGTGGGTATACTGTATATCCAGACAATAATGCTATTCCTATGATGATTCATTCTGTATATACAGATAAGCATCATCGTTCTTCTGCATTAGGAATTAAGCTCCTTGAATGTGAAGATAATCCATTTACTAATATACTAGATGATGACGATTGTCCGTTCTAAAAGAATAAGGGGTAGTTTAAACTACCCCTTATTTTTTAACATCTTTATAAAGGAGATGATATTATGGATGATATCTTAACCTATATCACTAACCTATTTTTAGGTAATGGAGTTATTATTATAATTGGATGCTTTGTCGTTGGAATGTTTCTTAAAGGAAGTTTAAAGAAACTACCAAATAAATATATTCCATATATTAATATGCTAATCTCAATTGTTTTAGGCTTTTTAATTCCTGGTACGTATGATGAAGAACCTATTATATCTAAGATTATCATCTTAGCATTTCTAGGATTATCTTCTGTTGGATTTTATGAAGCCATCTGTACAGCAGTTAAAAATAGATTTAGCATTGATATTAATAAAATATACAACAATATAGTAAATACTTCCAATGACTATAGCGTAGAGGAGGAAGAGTCGAATAATCAAACAGATGGGGCTGATTCCCAAGGTATAGACCAAAATGAAGAGTGATTAAATTGACAGTGTGCCTCCTAAAAGAAGCATGACCTCCTAGGCAATAGCCTGGGAGGTAAGCTTTTATTTTTTATTACACTATAAACATATAAGTAATCTATTGACGAGGTATTAGCTCAGTCGGTAGAGCAATAGCCTTTTAAGCTATGGGTCGTGGGTTCGAATCCCACATGCCTCACCATTAAAATATTTATAAAATAAAGGAGAGATTTATTATGACACCTGTACTCGAAAACAGCAAGCAGCTTATTGTCAAGAAAGACAAGGTAATCTGTAAAGCTAAGGTTACTCCAGATAACTTTAAAAATACTGATTCTGTCGCAAGTCCAGCAAGATTTTTCGTATATGAACCTGAATTTATCGGTGTTGCAACTCTTAAGGAAGGAGATACTGATAATGTAAGAGAAGCGATTCATATTGCTGAGTCTAAGATGGAAAGACAGTATTACAAGTATATTCTTTCTCAGTTCAAAGCAGAAAAGGCTATGCTTGAAAATACAATTCTTCCTGAAATCGATAATATGATTAAAAAGAATTCTAAGAATGTTGAATCTATCAATAATCATATTCTTGATATTGTAGATAGTATGGATTAAAACAATTCCAACCTTCACGGTTTGACATAAACATTGGTATACTGCCATGGTGACCAGTGTTGACCTCCTATTTATGTCTAGATTGTCTAGACCACCCAGTAATTGTTAATCAATTACTGGGTGATAAATCATTGATATTGGGTGACTCCCAGTATCAGTGTCCATTGTTGTTATTAATTTAGTTTAATCAAAACAACTGTGGAAAACGATGGCGGCCGCAGATGCAGGGCAAATCCCTGGTCTGGAACGAGGCGATTGAATTCTACAGTAGATGGATTTGAAATAGCTTGTTGACTGGGACATGTCGTCAACATCATCATTCTAGATTCTGATGATTTCAAATTTGAATAAGGTAAGCTCTATAAGCTTATCGAACTTCCCAATTGATAACAACGCTAGTACGGGATGTAGCTCAGTTTGGCCAGATCACCACATTTGGGATGTGGGGGCCGCAGGTTCGAATCCTGTCATCCCGACCATCTGACTTTATGTCAGGCATACATCGTTCCCACAATCGTTGTAAAGAATTCATAGAAATGACTCCTTTTGAAACGGTAGGCTGAGCCCCGATAGGTTATTCCTATCGGGGTTTAGTCTGCTTTTACAGTATCGAGAACTAATATATAAACGTCAGCGTACGTATTAAGGAGGAATTATGATGTTACTAAAGAGATTAAAGCTTGTAAACTATGGTGGTATATATAATGGTCTTGGTCTTAATGAAATTGAAATAGATTTTACTAGATGTCAACATAGAATTGTTCTTATTAAAGGCGATAATGGTTCTGGTAAAAGTACAATCGAAGGTGCACTTAAACCTTTACCTGATGATAATACATCTTTCATTGCTGGTAAAGATGCTATGAAAGAAATTGAATATATTGATGAGGTACAGAATATTGTATATTCAATTAGATTTGTTCATGAATGTAAAGGTTCTTCTAGAACAACCAAAGGATATATTTCTAAAGGACTATCTGGCTCTACAATGGTTGAATTGAATCCTTCTGGTAATATAACTTCTTGCAAAGATGTCATTTATGAAGAGCTTCAGCTTGACCCTAATTATATTGCTCTTACTCAATTATCTAGTACTAAACGTGGTATTGCAGATTTGAAACCTGCTGATAGAAAGCGTTATGTTAATGCTATCTTATCTGCTACTGATGTATATAATGACATGTATAAAGTATTAGGCAAGAAAGCATCTAATCTTAAAGCACTTGTACAATCAGTTACTGCTAAGATTGATAATATAGGTAATGTAGTTCAATTAGAACAATCTATAAAGTCATTAGATGAAAGAATCAGTGAATTTGAATCTGCTATAGAAAGACAGACTGAGATAATGAACAAAGAGAAAGGTATGCTTCAATCTATAGACCCAGATAATAAGATTCAAGAACGTATAGATAGACTTAAGAGTAGTCTAGAAGAATATCAGGCTAAACGTAATGAAGTCGACAAGGAACTTAGAAAAATATACACTAAGTATCCAGATATTGCTACTATGAATATTACTCCAGAGCTAATTACAGAGTTAAAGAGCAAGCTTATAGAATTGTCTAATCAGGCTAGTTCTATTAATAGTAAGATAAGTATGCTTATGGAATCTCGTAAAGCTGATAGTGCAGAGTTACAAGCTAAAACAGCTAAACTAAAATCTATCAATTCAGCAGGTTCTCTATCAGATATCAAGAAACTCAAGAGAGAGTTAAATGATAAGAAAGCTATTATCGAATCTAGATGGGGTAATATAATCAATCTTAACAATATTACAGTAGATGAATTTATAAGCATCTATGATGTAATCAAAGAGATGATTAATGTAATATCTACCACTAATGTAATAACCAGTAATCTTGATACTGAATACAGAAACTGTATCTCAGAGATTGAAAATATAGAAAACAATATAGAACAGCTTATAAATCATAATAATAAAATTGCTTCTGCTGAGGATAAAGTATTCATACTTGAGAAGAGACCTGTTTCTTGTAAAGATGATACTTGTCCTTTTATATCAGATGCATTAAAAGCTAAGTCATTGTTAGATGATATGCTTGCTATTAGAAAGAACTCTAAATCTATATCTCAATTGAATAGAGATAAAGATACTTTACAAGATAGACTTAATGATATTGATAATAGTAAGTATCTATATAAGCTCTATACTGCAAATCAGAGAGTATTGAGATTTCTTAACTTTGGATTTGATACGTTTGAAGATTGTATATATCATCTTAAGACTAATAGTAACAATATACTTGTTACACTTAGAGGTGTTATAGACTATGCAAATGATATCGAAGAGTACAAGAAGATTAATCAAACTCTTACTGATATTGAAAACAAGTATCATGCTCTTTCATCTCAAGAAGACTTTGTCAATATGATTGTATCTGATATATCTAGATTACAGAATCAACTTAATGAAGATACTAATACTATCACAGAACTCAATAACACGTTAGATAGTATTAATTCAGACTTTAAGAGAATAAGTCTTACAGTAGATTTGTATGACAGTTATCTTGAAAAGACAGCTACTTTAAACAATCTGGATGAATCTATTAGGATACTCAAAGAAGAAATTGAGACTAATAGAAACAATATCGACAAGTTACAAAAAATAAACGAAGACCTTGAAAAGCTAGATGTTAATATAGCTAAGCTTAAAGAAGAGCTCAAACCTCTTAGAGAAGAGAGAGAATCTTTAAACTACAAGATTAAGAATAGTATTGAGTATACAGAAGAGCTTAACAAGTATCAGTCTATGTATGAGAAGATTGATACTTTGAAATATTACTGTTCTCCTACAACAGGTATTCAGTTACTGTTTGCTAATATGTATCTTAATAAGATTCTTGCTAATGCTAATAGAATACTATCTGGTTTGTTTGGTGGTATCTTTACATTATTGCCATTAGTAGTAACAGAGAGTGAATTCAGAATTCCAGTTGCTGTAAACGGTGGTATAAACCATGATGATATCACTAGTATGTCTTCAGCACAAGTATCTCTAATCTCTATGATTATATCTATTGCTTTGCTTAGTCAGACATCTACTAAATTGAATATCATTGTTGGTGATGAGATTGATGCACCGTTTGATTCAGAAAACAGAAGAGAGTTTATAACTATACTCTATCAACTCATGTCTCTTGTAAAGGCTTCTCAGTGTGTATTGATTAGCCACAATTCAGAGATTCCAATGAATGAATGTGATATCATTCTTCTTAAATCTGATAATGATGTAATTACAAGTGGTAATATTATTTGGTCTTACAGATAAAAAAAGAGGGCGCTTATTCAGCGCCCTCATTCTTTTCTGTAACCAAGCCTATAGTTCTGAGAACGTAAGTATTCTTACCCTCTCTGCAAAGCTTTTCCCAATACTCATCAGAGTAGAGTTTTGGCGAAACATTTTGTTCAATCACCGTCTCATATCCGATGATGGTAATTTTGTCAGAATCATCGCCATTGAATTCAATCTCACCTCCTTTTTCAATGACAGTGATACCTTTGAGACTGATATCACCAGCCTCAACAGCGGCCTCAAGATCAGGAGTCATATCCCAACCCTTGAACGAAAACTCACCTTCATCATTAGTGAGTCTGGAAACGACAGTCGTTTCTCCACTCTTCGACTGCAGACTATAAGCAGAAAAGATGACTAGTATTGCTAGCAGTGCTACCACCATGAACCATAAAACAAACCTCAAAATATCAGCATCATAGATGTTAAGAATGAAATCTTTAACGCTGTTATTCTTGGTATTTGATGCAGTCTCTTCTACTGTGACATCAATGTTAACGTCTTCTGCTACTGTAAACTTCTTGTTTTCCATAATAAACCTCCAGAGGTCGTAGAATCTTTATAGCTGTTTTACAGCAACCTCATCTTCTACTATAATAATATATAAATATGTTCTTGAAACATTACAAATGTGTCTGTTGAACATTCACATAATATCAAACTACGAAAGGAGTATGTATATGGCTATTCATGTTAATGATTTGAAGAATCTTAAGATGTATAGAGGGTCTAATAAGTTATTTATTCCACTTGATAGAGATGATAACAAGAAAGGAAGCCTTATATATCTTTTAACACCAAACATCAGTTCTTCTATTGATATGATTAATAACCCTATGATTATCAATCGTAATTGGTTCAGGTCTTACTATGTAGATAAATCTATCAATGCTATTATTAAAGCTGATACTGGAGAAATTCAAGAGTTTGTACAATACGAAGATGAAACTGTACAGGCTTTTATTAATGAAGGTAAGTTATCTTCTAAGAAAAGAAAAGAACTTCCTGATTCTGAATTTGGTATTCCAGAGACTCGTTCTTTTCCTCTTAATGATGTAGCTCATGTTAAAGCTGCAATCAGAATGTTTAACCATTGTCCTGTAGAATATGAAAAGAAGCTTGCTAAGAATATCATTAAGAAAGTAAAACAGTATGGTATTACTGATATTGAAGTGAGTGAAGAAAACAGACTTCACGCTTTTTGGAAACCTATTAAAGAAGCTAAGTATGCAACATGGCCATTTCCTATCGAGTTTCTTACAAACTATAGATTTTCTTATTATAAGAGTGAGAAAGAAATCAAAGCTGAAACTAAAGAGTGTCTTAGTATTGTAAAGAATCCTTTAGATTTCAAACCAGTAGGAGAAATGTTTGTAAAAGCTAAGTTTCTTGTTAAGTGTCATGATGAAGAAGATAATCTTGCTGGATTTGCTGTAGCATATAAGCATCCAGTATATGGATTTGAATATTGTGTATATCTTGATGATGACTCTTTTGATAATGAAGATGCTAAGGAAGAGATTACAAGATATCTGATTCTTGTATTTAGAGATTATATGTATACTCATCAGACTAAAGATAGAATTGTTCCTGTATATTCTATCAATAGAGACAAGACTCTTATTAAGAGAATCAAGACATCTTATATTCAAGATGGTTCTGTATTAGATAGAGCTACTGCACTTAAAGCACTCGGTAAAACTCATACTCCAAGTGAAAAATATCCTGTTGTATATATTGACATGGAGAAGCTTGGAAAGAAACAAGAAGATGTTAAAGAATCTTTCTCTGTTAATAATGTAATTGGAGAAACTTATCTTCAAATTGGAAATAATGTATACTTTCCTAATGATGATATCTTCTACGAAGATGCTGTAGATAATAAGCTTAGACAGTATATGTACGATGATAGAATTCGTACTCAGAAAGAACTACTCGATGTGTATAAAGTAGTAAAGTCTCAGTGTCCAGTTATTAAGTTTACAAAGACAGGTGCATCTATGTATAATGGATTAAATCTGTTCTTTGATATCTCTTATTATAATAAACTCTTTATTGATAACAATACTAGACTTGGTGAACAAGGTCTTAGAGTGTATTCAGAAACACTTAAACGTTTTCTTAATAATAAGACTATTGATAAGGAATATAAGACTAAAACAATCTTTATTCCAGTACTGGACTATTATCACAAAGACGTGAATGTATTTGATTATAACAAAGACCTTAATCCTATAAGCACCATAGTACGTCTTGTTAAGCGTAATAAATTTGAAGAACTCAAGAGAATCTTTGGAAATAATAATGTAATCTTCTTTGGTTATAATACTTACTTTAAGGTAAACTTTGGTGAGTTCCAGAAGTCTCAGCTTCAGAGATTCATTTCTAATATCAATAATATCTTTAATAAATCTGTACCTGTAGATGATGAAATGGTTCAAGATTCTCCAGATGCAATTGTAACTGATATTGTAGATAAGATTGAAAAGTCTCAAAATATTGAACTCTATGGAGCATTAGGAAAGCTTAGTATTCTTTCTAAACTTGAAGAGAAACCAGAGCCAGATAATAAGACTAAAGATGGTAAGAAAGAAACTCAAACCAAACCTCAAAAGAGTAGTGAATCTAAAAAACCTACATCTACTAAACAAGTAAAGGTTAAGGATAAAGATGATAAACCAAAGACAGAAAAGCAAGTTTCTAAAGAAGTTACAGAAAAGAAGAAAGAAGAATTAATCTCTAAAATTCAAGATGCTGCAGCTACTTCTACATCTACAGAAGAGGCATTAGATAAGCTTGATAATGATGAGTATATCTCTAATCTTATTCAGGATATCTCTGATGAAGAATCTACTGAGATTAAAGCTTCTGCAACACGTAAAGCAAGAATCAATTCTCTTAGTGATGATTTTAAAAAAAAGAATATCAAGGGTAAGTCTGTTAAAGAGTTAATTGAAAAGTCCAAAGAAACTAGTGATGGTAAAGCACTTGAGGTAACTTCTGCTAATATCAATAGTATTAATAACGACCAATGGGATAATCTTCAATATATCAATTTCAATAATGAGTATGATGTAGATGAGGATATCATGGCTATTCTTAATTTCTTCTCTACAAGAACTGTTCCTGTAGGTATTAGAGATGTACAGGTAGAAAATACTACTACATCTGAAGACCTTAAGGAGACTTGGACTGTACAATGTGAAGATATTTCTGGTACTAGATTCTCTCTTAAATTTGATATTCCATTGCTTAAGAATAATCGTTTCATGAGAATCAAAGGTAATGATAAGACAATCAATGCTCAGTTAATGAATCTTCCTATCATTAAGACTGAAGCTGATACAGCACAGATTACTACAAACTATAATAAGATTTTCTTCTATCAGTTTGGCTCTGCTATTGGTAAGTCTAATGTAGTTACTGGTAAACTTATCAAAGCATTAGATAAGTATTCTGGCAAATCTATCATGACTAGAAATGGTAGTAACAATATTACTGCATTGAAATATGAGATTCCTATGGATTACGCAGATATTGGTAAGGGATATGTTACTATTACTTATAAGAATACTACATTCTATTTTGACCAAGATGAGATTAGAGAAAAATATGCTGATAAGATTGACCTGTCTAAGGGTCTTCCTATTGGATATGATGGTAAACAGATTATCTACTCTGATGGTTCTAAATTCTGTGCTGCTATTATTGCAGAAACTCTTTGTGAAGATAAAGAATTCGCAGAGCATTATGATGCTGCTAAGCCATCTGTTAAGTACACATATTCTCAAGCATCTATTCTTAATACTAAAATGCCAGTAATTGTTATTTGTGCATACTGTGAAGGTCTTATCAAGACTCTTAATAAGGCAGCAATTGAATATAAGATTTCTGATAAGAGAGAAAAACTTGACGTGACAGAATGGGATACTATTAGATTCAAGGATGGTTATCTTTCTTACAAGATCAATTATAATTCTTCTCTCTTAATGAATGGTCTTAAAGAATGTGATACAGAGGACTATTCTATTAAGGATATCAATACTAAAACTATGTGGACAGAACAGCTTGACCACTTTGGTGGACGTATTAAAGCCGATGGTCTCGATAACTTCTATGACTTAATGTTTGACCCTATTACTCAGCGTGTATGTAGAATGTATAAACTTCCAGAAGAGTTTGTAGATGGGTTGATTTATTCTAATAACTTACTCTCTGATACTAAGTTTAATAAACATACTGATATCTCTGGTAATAGATTTAGAACAAATGAAATCATTGCTGGTTATACTTATAAAGAGCTTTCTAAAGCTTATGCTGATTATAGAACTAAGCTTAAGAAACAAGGTAAAGCTACAATGACAATCAAACAGTCTGCAATTATAGACGCTATTATGGCAGATTCTACAGCTTCTGATGCATCTACAATTAATGACCTTTGGTATGCTGAAGCAAATAATACTGTATCCTTTAAGGGTCTATCTGGTCTTAATAGTGACCGTTCTTATTCTCTTGAAAAGCGTACTTATGATGAATCTATGACTAATGTATTAGGAATGTCTACTGGTTTTGCTGGTACAGTTGGTGTTACTCGTGTTGCTACCACTAATGCTAATGTAAACAGTAAACGTGGTTATATCGCAGACAATTCCGATGCTAAGAAAAATATGAATGATATAAATACTATGACAGTTGCAGAAAATCTTACTCCAATGTGTACTACTCACGATGACCCATTCCGTTTAGCAATGTCTTATGTACAGAGAACTAAACATGATATGAGAGTAGATGGTGGTGACCCATTGTTAATTACTAACGGTATGGATGATGCGCTTTCTGTATTTACTCCAGATGTATTTACTTTCAATGCTAAATCCGACGGTAAAGTAATTGAAAGAGATGAAGACCATATTGTAGTACAATATGATGATGGTAATATTGACTATGTAGATTTAAATAACAAGGTGTATAAAAATTCAGATGGTGGTTTCTATACTTCTATTAAGTTAGAACCTGCTAAGGGACTAGGTACTAGAGTTAAGAAAGGACAGTTAATTGCTTATGACCCTAAGTCTTATACTGTTAACTGTGGTTATGATGATAATGCTACTTATAATCAGGGTACTCTTGCGAAGATTGCCATTATCACTTCAGACAAGGGTTTTGAAGACTCTTGTGTTGTGTCTTCTTATATATCTGATGCCTTGTCTTCTAGTGTTATCATGGAAGTTCCAGTAACACTATCTAAAAATACTAATGTATTCAATATGGTTAAAGTAGGAGAACCTGTACAAGAAGGCGACCCATTATTGATTATCCAGAATACATTTGAAGATAATGATGTAAACGTACTCTTAAAGAATCTTGTAGATGATGAAGATACAGTTACTTCACTTGGACGTATTCCGATCAAATCTAATAATACTGGTTATATAGAAGACATTAGAATCTATCGTACTTGCGAAATTGAAGAGATGTCTCCTTCATTAAAGAAGATTGTAACAGAGTATGAAAGAAAAGAAAATCGTAAAGCATCTCAGGTTGCTAAATACGATGAAACACTTGCTAAACAATATAGAGCACAAAAGCTTGAGCAAGAGGGTAAACTTAAAGGTGTAGAAGATGGTGTATTGATTGAAATCTTTGTAGCATATAAAGATGACTTCTCTGTAGGAGATAAGTTAATCTTCTTGGGTGCACAAAAGGGTGTAGCTAAAGAAGTAATACCTGAAGGCGAAGAACCTACATCATCATATAGACCAGAAGAACCGATTGATGCTATTGCATCTCAAATTTCATTTGAAAAACGTATGACATGTGCTCCATTACAATACACACTTATGGGCAAAGGTCTAGTTGAACTCGACCGCCAGGTTAAGGATATCATGGGTATCAAACAAGAATACTCAGTAAGACATAAATTTTAATAGAAAGACCCCGCAGGAACATAGAGTCCTGCGGGGTTAAATTAGGAGAATTGAAATAAAATATTGTGAAACAAAACGTGGAAATTGTGTCAGCTTATTAAAAAGCTGATGGTGACCCCTACGGGAATCGAACCCATGTTGCCAGAATGAAAATCTGGAGTCTTAACCGCTTGACCAAGGGGCCATTATAAATAAGTTATATATTTAATAAAATATGGTGCCGCTGACGGGACTCGAACCCGTATGGATATTTCACCGACGGATTTTAAGTCCGTTATGTCTGCCTATTTCATCACAGCGGCATTTGATGCGGGTGACAGGACTTGAACCTGCACGTCATAAGACATGAGAACCTAAATCTCACGAGTACTGCCAATTTCTCCACACCCGCATTTATAATTAAGTTATAGTTATTGTAAAACAAAAAAAATAAGACTGTATATTATTATATCGATAAGGTTAATGTCTTCCTTGTCAAATTCATTTTTAGGAGGTATTTATAATGAAAAAGACATTTAGTAAGCAGAAAGTTTTAAGAAAAATCGGAGAACGGTGCATCAAATTCCGTACAGAGAAGAAGCTCAGTCAAAAGGAACTGGCAGCAATGGCGGGGTTCAGCCCCGCCTATATCGGCAGAGTCGAGCGAGGTGAAACGTGTCCCAATATAGACACACTCTACAAAATCGCCAACGCTTTAGAGATTTCACTGTCCGAATTAACAAATATAGAGGAGGATGATGGATACATAATGGATAAATATAGAGACGAGATAGAGTATATTCTCTTTATGTCACTTTATCCTGATAAGGTCATGAAGGTAATAAGGGAGATATTTGAAATCACAAATGGAGGGTTAATGTGATGAAAACAAAAGAGAGACTGTTCGAAAAATTTGAGGCAGTGGTAAATCACTGTCGCAACGTGCCGATTGCTGTGTTTGTTATTCTGAGCACGATATTCAATTATCTGCTCGGTCAGAACATAGCAAAGACCAATGAGCTGTATTCCGATATCAGCTCGTACGACAAGCTGGAGTTCTTTAATGCTCTTATCCAGCTCATGGTTCTTTGGATTATCTTAAGAGCGTTTAATCAAGTAATCGGTAAAATTAACAAGCATTGGCTGCTTGATTATAATTATTTGAAATGGATTACTAAGCTGACTAATAGTAAACTCAGCTCGATAAGTTCCATTTCAACTGGAACCGCAAATAATGCAATCAACACTATTGCTATGTGCAATAAGGGTATAGTAGATTGTGTTATGAGCATTATTCCAAACATAATTCCATTCATTATGCTTTGTCATAAAGAATGGCAAGTCGCTGGATGTATTCCAACAGCGATAAACGTAGGATGTATAGGTCTGTTTGTTCTGTATTCATGGAAAGCAATGAATTTCATGACGTACAAGAGACAGGCAAAAGCACGGTCTGAAATTAGTACAGTTACAATTGACTGTATTAAGAACAGTCAGACTGTAAAGTACTTCAATAAAGAGGATTGGAGTATTGATAGACAGGACAAAATGCAGGCTAAGACATTTGGTGCTCAGCTTGGTATCCCTGGAATGGTACTAACAGTAATCTTTTATAGTATCATGTGGTTACCAACAATAGCTGCAGTATGGCTTTGTTGGGAAGATATGTCTACTGTACTGTATGTTATCATGATGTCTTATGTCATCGATAACATTGGTGGATATATATCTTGTATAATGGAATCTATGACTGAAAAGAAAAATCAGTTAGAGATTCTTGGTAAACTCGAAGTTGATGACAAGAATCGACTTCCAATTGATGAGAGTATCTATATAAAGAGTGCTTGCTTTACGTATGACAAAGATAATACAAAAGCAAGTATCTTTGTAATTAAAGACCTCGAAATCAAGAAAGGTCATAGATATTGCGTAACAGGTAAGAGTGGATTTGGTAAGTCAACTCTCGCCAAATTGATTACAGGTACCTATGCTCCTACAGAAGGAAATATTCCGTTGGTAGAGTCAGTCTACATGTTTGCCGAGAGCGAAATGTTCAATATGAGCATCGCCGACAATATTACTCTCGGTGAAGCATATGATGAGAAAGAGATTCTTGACATGTTGGATACTTTTGAAGTATCTACTAGTCTAGATATCTTTAAAGACTCTGTCGGAGAGAATGGCAACAAACTCTCTACTGGACAAAAACAACGCATCAATCTCTGTAGGACTTTGTTCTATGCAAGAAGACATCCTAGTAGCCTTATAGTAATGGATGAAGTTACTGCAGCGCTTGATATCAAGACATCTCTGGTTTGTCTTAGATATTTGACAGCAGAGTTCAAGAGACTCGGTATTACGCTGATATATATCAGCAATAAGACTGATTATCTTAAAACCGACCTTATCACTGATAATATCTATGTTCATCGTAATTTTAATGTCGTGACATATGATACAAAACAGGATATAAGTCCGAGAGTTGCAATGTTTTATAAACATCGTAATGATTTGACAGAAGATGCTGTTGTGATTAGCGAGTCATATGCAGATTCTCTTCCGTCAGTTATTACTGGTTTCGAGGATTAAAATAAAGGGCGTCACAACGGCGCCCTTTATTTTTTATTTTAGAACTTGTTATATTATATCAAGCGATTCTTGGAATAAAGAATTCTATACTCTGTTTAATATCATATGTACCTGTAGATGGAATGAATGTCTTAATGACAGATGTATTGTCATTAAGGTTAATAGTTTTAATCATCAGTTCTCGTCCCATATCATTTACAATCGTTGTCTTATATACATTCTCTTTATACCAGATACTTTCTACATATGTAAGATTATTGATATAAGTCTTTCTTTCTTCTAATGTCAATATATCATTACTATACTCAGCATAGTATACTCTTCTACCTATATCATCATATGAGTAATGATGCTTCACTAATTCTCCATCAACACCTTTAGATTCAGAGTATGTAACTCTACCTTCATTATCATACTTACTGAACCCATATGCACCAGTTCTTTTCCTTGCTTTCTTTCCAAATAACATTTTTCATTCTCCTTTTCAAAATGGTATACGACGTCTCTCGAATTAAAATAATCCTAACACTTTAGGTCAACGATACAAGAAGAAAGACTCACTTACTTCTCAAAACTGCTACGGGTGTCTTCATAAAAAAATAAATCTTACACCACAAACGAGCGTAGCGAGTGCAGTGGTGAAATCTTCGTCCGTAAGGACGGATAGTTTCAGTAATAAAAATTTAAATATAAGAAGACACTATTACTTTAAGCCTTATCAAATCCCTCTCTTTCTATTCTAACTTTTCAACTTCTATACCTTGGAAGAGTCCCACCCCAGCCAAGTTCTTCGTTCCTAAACGCTCAAGGATTATTTTATATATATGTCCGCTCGTTTGTAAAAAATTACTATCATTCTAGTATTATTCTATTGAAAACTTCTATGTAATAACATATTTATCTATATCTCAAAGGAGGATAAATTATGATGAACGTAAGTAAAAGACATGTCTATTTTATAGAAGGCGGAGATAATGTAGGTAAGACTACTACTATTCAAACTTTTAAACAGAATAAGTATATTGAATCTATTAAATTCAATAGAGTGAGATTCTCTAAATATCCAACTAGTGATGCTACTAATACTATCAATAGACTCAATACTTTATATAAAGAGAATGAAGCTAGACATAAGAATAAAGAAGTTAAAGATAGTGAGTATGTAAGAACTAAAAGAAGTATATTAGAAAGTCTTATCAATACTATGATATGTGATATGATATCTAGTTTTGATACTCTATATAATGATAAGTGGGCAATGGCATGTCCAGATGATGTATTAGAAATATGTGATAGAGGATTTCTATCTACTTATCTATACCAATATAGAGATATGCCTGGATTAATACAAAAACTTATATCAAATATAGATGTAGAACTAGAATATCTTAAAGCATTCATTAACAAGTATCTACCACCTACAATGAATGATATCAATGTTATTATACTCAATAATAATGCTAATCCATTACTAGCAAATATTATAATGGATGACACTGAGACTATAGAGTATAAGAAAGACTTTGATAACAATATAGAACTTCAGAGTAGGATTAACAATTCTTTAAATAATATAGTAAGACTGATTCAACAAGATAAGGTATATGATTTATTACCAATCAAGTTTTATTATATTAATATATTTGACGAAACAGGTTCTATCAGAAAATCCCCCGATGAAATCTGTGAAGAAATCAAAGCCATTATAAACAAGGAGGAATAACACATGTTTGGACCATCTTCAATCAAATTGAAATGTAGACTACTCTATAAGAATAGTCTAGTCAATAACATCTATGAGGCATGTACTTGTTGTTATGACAATACTAAGAATATCAATTATTTAGAAAAGAAAGATTATATCGGCAAGAGAATCAATGCTGGTCATGAATCTATTCTAGAACATGGAAGACTTGCTATTCTTTTTAATGATATCCCTTATAGTCTTCATAATGATATTATTGAACTTATAGGATTAGAATACTCTAAGTGGTTAGAATTCTATACTGTACAACTTGAAAATAGAAACTACAATCTTATTGTCAATGGTAGTATCAGAGCATATAAGCATTTTCTTAACAATCTTGAAGCAGATGTATATGATAGAAACGATATTATTCGTGATATCTGTAAGATTCTTAGAGAAAATACTGTAAAAGAACTCTATGGTAAGAGCAAGCATATTAACTTTGATGATTTTGTCGATGTAGAACCAGATGTATTAGATATTGATATACCTAATACTGGTATTGACTATGATATCGTTTGTGAAAAATCTATCGATGGTGTTGTTACTAATGGAGAAGAAGGTATTAAGAGAATCACACTTGGAGCAGATGAACTATTTGTTACAGAACTCTCTGATATCAAAGAAGTTATTCTTCACTATGGATTTAATAAAGCTGTAATCTATAATATTCTTCCTATCACAGTAGTATTCTATAACATGTCTCGTACAGCAACACATCAACTTGTACGTCATAGAAATGCTATTACACAAGAATCTCAAAGATATGTAAATGCTAAGAATGCTACATTTACTATTCCTGTACCAGATTATACAGATGAAAAAGAGTATACTGTAGAAATCTTTGGTAATAAAGTTACAGCACCTCTTACTGTACTTGCAACTGGTCTTACTAAAGTATATGACCAACTAATTAGACAGGGTCTTAAGAAAGAAGAAGCAAGAGCATTCCTACCAGCAAATATCAATTGTGGTAGATTATATATGACATTCACTTTATCTAATCTTATTGCTTTCTTAAATCTTAGAACAGATCCACATGCTCAATATGAGATTAGAAAGTATGCTGAAGCTATAATTGACTTGATTACTTCTATTCCAGACTATGCTATTCTAATTGATAATTATAATAATATAGTGTAATTATTTATTAAACTACCAACTATAAAGTAATGCATTAATGATGTGTGCTGTCAGTATGTGATGGCTTTTTCCGTCGTTATGCATTTGCGCAAGAGCAGAAGCTGTATTTGCTTTATATTACAGCTGTGTGTGCTGACATAGGCGGATCTGAGCTTGACACTAGCGACTAGGTACCATCGCTGAATAAGTGTCTGTAAGACTCCCCCACTCCTAGCACTGCAAGCACAATTGTGTTAAGCCTATCATTGCAGCTTTCTGCTCTTATTATTTTTTAAAAGTTCCTATACTCAGGGTCATAAAATACTGTCCTTTCAAAAAGAATTTGAACCCTAGCACAAAGCTAGGGTTCATTTCTGCCGTTTTGAACAAATTAGTAATATATTCAATGAAAGGAGTATATCTCATGGAAGAATATAGAAATATACTTGCTAACAAGTTTATGCGAGATACTAACTATATAATTATCAAAGATACTGATGACCTTGAAGAACTAGAACGTCAATGGGAATTATTTCAATCTTCTCTTACTGTAAGACAACAGAGACTAAGCGATGATAGATCTCTTCAAATTTGGAATATGACTAATCAACAGCATTATGAAACTTTAAAAGCTGAATTGATGGGAGACTTACAGAATAAACTAGGTATAGAAGATGATGAACCTATATCTATTGAATATGAACCAGATGATGATGAAAAGATAGATGATAGTGAAATTACAAACTTTGTTAATATGTCTTTTGATGATTTTGAGATTCCAGATGATGAGAACGAAATCTCTGAACCTATGAAAGAAGAATCTACTATACCAATTGATCCAAATCAAGCATATATAGATAATCATAGATGGAAGATTGGATATGATGGTATTGACAGAGAGAAAGATAAGATTGCTGACCAATATGAGATTGATTCTAATATTAATATTATCGGTGGTGTATATGGTGAAACACCTAAAGAACTGTTAGACAATCTTGAAAAAGCATATCAAGCTTGGAACTCTCAAAATCAAGACCATAGAAAAAAGTCTGATGATAAGTGCAGAGAAATCTATGGTATGTCTAATATAGATAGATATAATAAGCTTAAAGGCATTTTTGTAAAGATGTCTGTTCCAAAGACAGATAAAGATGTATCTAAGAATATTAGTAATAATACTAATTCTTCTGAAGAAGCATTAAGCGAATTTACTCTAGAAGTATATCGTAATATGCAAGTAGTTAATGAAGCAGAATCTAATAAAGCCAAACAACATAGAAGACTCAATGATACTCCATACTTTACTCCAAGTGAAATGATTGATATGGGAGTACATGGTAATCATAATTACTATTGTAAAGATGCAGATAATGATGGTCTTATTACAAGAGTAAGAATTCCAACTTGGTTTGATTCTTATAAAGATATGTGTATGGACCATATCTTTGAAGACTATACTAGAGATTGGATTGATACATTAGACTATCTATACTCAGATTTTGAAGAGATTAAAGAGTCTGGTAATGAAGAAAAGATTCTTGCTCGCAAACAGTCTATTCTTGATTTGGGTTGGAATCCAGAGATTCCATTTACTAGACGTAATAGACAATTAGCATCCAAACGTGTATCTAAGCTATTAGATAAATCTAGTCCAATGAATCTCTTTATTAATCTTGATAAAGAAGTTCCAGATGAAGCTATAACAGATGAACCTGTTACAGAAAATGCATCTAAAGATACGCATCAGCCTATCTATATGGTATTTGTACAAGGCAAAGCTCCTGTCGTATCAACTGCTATTAAGAAGGTTACTAATTCACCATTCTCTCACATTGGTATCTCTTTTGATTCAAAATTAAATACTGTACACACATATAATATGGTACCAAAACCTGGCGTAGTAAAAGAAACTTTGTCTGGTTATAAAGATAATATCATTACAGTAATGGCATTCTTTGCTCCTACAGATATCTATAACACAATGAAAGACACCGTAATGGATTATTATATCAATGCTAAGAAAACTGTATATGACTTTGGTATTATTTTTAATAAGCTAATCAATAAGAATGCTAGAGTAGTAAACGATAAGTACCATCAAGTATGCTCTACATTTGTTGATACTGTGCTTAAGTCTGGTAAAGTAACGTTAGATAAAGATGCTAATGTACCATCTCCAGCAGAATTATATAATGCTACTAAGTCTATGCCTAATAAGATTATTGAAGTATATTCTGGTCCAGCAGATAAATATGATAGTGTTAAAGTAGATAAGAAGATGAATAAACTCTTAGAAAAGGGCACTAAAGCTATTGATGAAGCAACTGATATTGCTTCTCAAATTAAACTTGTACCAGCAACCCAATCTGATACTGAAAATATGTATAATTGGGAAATGGAGTCTATTGATAAATCTCTTCAATCTGATAGTAAAGTTATATCTTGCATTAAACAAGATGTACAAGATTCTATCAAAGATACTAAGATGATTACTTATAATAACAAAACTATCGGTATGCTAACTTGCTGTTATATAGATAACGGTGAATGGTGGTATATTGGCGAGATTTATCTAATACCAGAATATCGTAATAAGGGTATTGGTACAAAGCTTATCAAAGAACAAATGCAATCTCGCGATAAAATCAAACTTCAAGTAGCATATAGTAATAAGGGTGCTATAAAGTTGTATAAATCTCTCGGATTCAAAACCATAAATAAAAATGATAAAGGTAAGATGTATATAATGGCTTACGATAAATCTCAATCTTTAGAAGAAGCTGTAACTGATTTAAAATCATCAGAATCTAATGATATATATCATAATATAGAGGATTGGGAGTCTGGTAAATCTAACTTATTATGGATTACTGGATTATCTGGTTCTGGTAAATCTACTATAGCTAAAGAGATATCTGGAAATAACATAGAACATGTAGAACTGGATAATCTTCAAAGAGCTAAAATGGATAACTGGGACCACACTGGTTCTACACTTATGGATGATTATATTAAATCTAAAGGTGGTCTTACTAATATCTTTTCTTATGTAAACGATTTAGATGAAGTTAGATGGAAAGACTTAGTGTCTAATGAAACTGAATGTCCTAAGCAATTCAATGATTTCTTTGAATATATAATTAAATATGCTAATACTCATAAAAATAAAAGATTCGTTGTAGAAGGCGTACAAATTGCAATGTGCTCCAAAAATACTACTATAGCAAAGATATCTAAATACCCAGTTATTATAAAAATGAATGGTCCTCTCAAAACAGAATTTCGTAGAGAGAAACGTACCATACAAACAGGTATAGATAAAAATGATACCTTTATAAAAATATTAAAGACTGTTGCTAATAGACATAAAAACTGGTGGAAACAAAACTTTTATATGGATGATTGGAAAGAAATCAATTACTTTAGAACTCATATAGGAGAATCAGCTTCTATACTTAATGAAGTAAAGCAATTCCCAGTAGAATTCGACAAAGATGGTAATCTCATTATCTATAAGGTTCGTATAGGTTCTATCGCTTATGGTGATGAGATTGATGATTCTGTAAAGTTATTAGAGTCATATAGAAATACTAACAATATTGAAGGTATGAAATATGAACTCGCTAAGCTTTGGTTCATTAACGATTCTATTGAAAAGAAGCTTAAAAAGAAACTTACTAATGACCAATATAAAGAACTTATTGACCATAGAGCTACTTGTTTGAATGTATTTAAGCTCAATCTAGAATATGTAATGAAAGCAGAGAAAGGATTTAACTTCTCAGACTATTATAACTCTACTCCATTCTCTGATAATTCAATTAAGATTACTGCTAATACATTAAAATACTCTATGAAAGCTATTGCTAACATGATATAATATACATAACGAGATGTCTCAACGTAGGCATCTCGTTGTATTTTACTAACACTGAAACATATAAGTAATCAATGTACGTAGCAAGGAGGGATTATGAACAATGCTTACAGGACATGAAATTCTTAAACAAGTTAAAAGGAACAATATTATTATTGAACCTTTTAATCTTGACCAGTTGAATCCTAACTCTTATAATGTAAGACTAGGAGAACGATTAAAAGTATATGAACGTGATAATGTACTTGACCTTAAACTAGAGAATAAGTGTTATAATGAGATTCTTATTCCTAAAGAAGGTTTTGTACTATTGCCTAACACTCTTTACATTGGAGCTACTAAGGAAATCATTGGCTCTAATAAGTTCATTTCTGCTATTGATGGAAGAAGTTCTATTGGTAGATTAGGTATGCAGATTCATCTTACTGCAGGTTTTGGAGATATTGGTTTCAAAGGAACATACACTTTGGAAATCACTGTTGTACAACCTGTTAGGATTTATCCAGACTATCCTATCGCACAAGTATACTTTGAGAAACCTGATGGTAAGGTAGACTTTCTTTACTCAGGTAGATATCAAGGTCAAGTACAACCTACTGAATCTAAATCAAATATAGATAGTAAACAGATTCAGGGATATCATTATAAGGAGAGATAATTATGAAATTTAGGAACGAAGCGTTGGAATTAGGAATGAGATTCTATAAATTTGAAAGTGACGAAGATTATAGAATTTTAGCACTTGTTAAACTTAATGATAATGATGCAGCAGTCTTTATGGATGAAGAGACTTTTGAACTTCATACTATTACTAAAGACGAGCTTGAAAATGAATATACTCTTCTTAGCAATAGTTTACCGTTTGCTGTTGCTGGATTTGAATTTGGTTCAGGAAAGTTATTTCAATTGTTCTTCAATGAAACAATTGTTACTTTTATTAATACTATGTATAATGAAAGTCAACATGAACTTAAATTTCACATTATCATTAGAGTATATTCTTATATGAAGAAAGCAGTATTTAATAAAACGGTTAACTATATATTGACACTTAATAACCTTTACTCACCGTTAGAGGAGAATCTGAATACTATATGGAATGTGTATTTTTCATATATCGGTAAGTCAATTTATGTTGATACAACCAGTCATTATGATAATATTGACATGGAAGAAATTGTGAACAATAAAGCTAAATTACCTGACTCTGTTTTTGTCAGAGCAGAAGATTATTTAAACACATACATTCTTTCATATGAAGTATACAGATTTGATGCTAGCGTAAACATAGATAATATTAATATGAAATACTTCTTTATCTATGACGCCAATAGAGATGAGTATTATATCGTATTATATGTTATCGATACAACTAGAGTAGCAATGGAGACCGTTCAGCTAATGGAGGAGAACAAAGACGTCGTTCAATTTATGCTTGGTCAAAATTAATATCGGTTGTATATTATTTTCGTGATTAGAGAGAGTCGACACTCTGATCGAAAACTATATTAATCCTTAAGGAGGAATCGTTATGTCGAACAATACAAACAATATGCTGTCCATGCTGGACACACTGCACAAGGATATGATTAGAGGGGGTGCTGCTTACATTTCAGGTGGCGATCCAGATCCCGATGAGGAGCTGCAGGTTCATGATATTCAGCTCGATGAGGATGAGCTTCTGCTCTTCTCTAATGCACCTGATGGTGTATATTGCATGAATGAGCTCATCGAAAAGAGCGAGCTCAACAACGGACTTCTGTCCATCGTTCAGAAGCTGTTTGCTGATGTATATGCAGCACAGCTTGAGTATAGCAACCGCTATAACAAGTGGATGTTCGTTCTGAATTTCCGCTATCTGACAGACGAGCAGTTCAAGGCTATTCAGGATGAGAATTCTGATAAGCTTATCAAGGCTGTCAGCAGTACGTTTGATCCGCAGTCTAATAAGACTGGTGGAGTCGCTGAGACTCTTATGAGTCTTGTTGGCAATCAGAACATGCCTAGTTCCGATGTATGCAAGTATGCAAGCATTACTAAGGCTGCGAAGGAGTATCTTGTAAACTTCCTTTATTATGCTCCCACCAATAAGAAGAAGAAGTGGGTGCGTGGTGAGAACTATGATATTCAGCATGTAGTTCAGACCAGCTACAATGGTCAGCGCTACAGCAATATCGTGGCATCTGTATATCTCGATGCAGAGAAGGTACTCGGGATGCTCTGTGCTACTTCTGAGAACAGAGACAAGTACAAGTTTACTCTGTCTCCGAGCAGCACTAAGATTAATAACATGGATGGTCTATTTGAGATTCATCGTTATTCTAAGGCTCGTCGCAGAAAGCTGTCTGCTAAGTATGGCATTCAGTTCAGCAATAACTGATATGCCTGAAGAGACAGATGTGGCTTCGTCCACATCTGTCTTTTTTATATCTTTGAAAGGAACGATGTATTATGTATGAATATCTCGATGATGTAATCAAGACTGGTGATAAAGTCAAAGTTATTAAAATGGTAAAAGATGACATTATCATTGGGAAGATTTCTATCGGTAGTGTAGGAACTTTTGTAGGTGTAGACATTGACAGTAGTTCCTGCTGTGTTAATTTTGATGGTATCGGTATCTATTATGTAAATATCGATATGATTGAAAAGGTTAAAGACTAAAGGAGGAAATTACAATGGATTTCAAGTATTCTATTATTGACAATATCGACTATACACTTGAGGAGCAGGGTAATCAGTTTACTGCTCTTCGTAAGGTACGTTGGGGAGATGGCGAAAAAGACTATCTCGAAATTCGTCGTTGGAGAAATACTCCTGACGGCGGTGAACAGGCTGCTAAGGGTGTTACCTTTATGACAGAAGAAGGCCCTGCTAATGCTATTAATGCATTTATTGACCTTGGTTACGGTAATACTAAGGATATTCTTACTCACCTTCAGACAAGAGTAGACTTTAGAAAGTCTCTCAATTCTGTTCTTGGTAAGGAAGATGAACTGTTTGATGAAGAGGTCGGTACTCTTGAGGATGACTTCTATGACCCTAAGTCTTTAATTGGAGGTTAATATGGGAGTATTCGATTCTAATCAAGCTAATAAGAAGTACAATAATGCAATTCCGAATTACGATGTCGACGATGGTGTCGACATCGTACATTGTACTGAGGATTGTGTTTTCAGAGATGAAGATAAAGGGAGATGTGTATTCGAGACTTGTATCTTGAATCAATTTCCATTATCTATTCCTTACCATACAAGTATTACTAAAACATGTGAGGTTTGTGGAAATAAGTTTACTATTAAATTTAGTGAATTTGACAATCCTATAAGAAAACTTGGTTTAATGATGTGTGATACTTGTAGAGAAAATCTCTTTAAACTTATAAGAGGTGATAGCAGTGATTAATAGAGCTCTATTGTATAGCAAGTTTATCAGATATGATATTCTAAGGAATATGATTACTGATACACCTTCTATGAAGGATATGATTGGTAAGCCATTAGATATCTTTATAGATATTCAATCTATATATAGAGATATCTTTGCTATTGAATTTATGGGTAATGATATAAAAATACTTGCTATCAACGTACTCAATATGGCAGCTCATTACCGTCATTTTTTCAGAAATCTTCTCAATCAAGAAGTAAGAGTATTCTTAGTAAACTCGCAAGTTAATTTATCAGGAAACATTTGTGAGATTACTAACTCTGAAAACGATGATATGTTTAGCATTGTAAGATCTCTATGTAAATATTTCCCAAATATCTATTATATCTATAAGAAGGGATATAATGCTAGCACAATCATCTTTCATTTGATTAATACCTATACAATGGTAGTACCAGGACATTGCAGTAGTCTTGTCATAAGCAACGACGTTTATGCTTATCAATTACCAACTCTAATCCCTATTTGTTGGATGCTTAGACTTGGTGTAAAGCATAAGTATATAGTTACAGCAAACAATGCTATAGAATCGTATTTTAAGAATACCACTCCATCTACTGGGTTGAGACAACAGTTATTGCCACTGATAATGGCATTTAACAAATGTAAAGAATTAAACTTGCCATTACTATTCCCATATAAGACAGCTCTTAACAAAGTAAGAGAACTTATTGACAAACATGCTATACTGAATGGATACAATATTCCTAATTCAGCATTTGAAAGTAATGTAGGCATCATGGGAATCTTGGCTCGTTGGACTCTATGTGACTTACAAAGTCAATCTGTTGTCTATATGAATTCTATAGATGTGATAGATGATACTTGGAAGGTTAAACGTAAGTGTGACTTTTCTGAGTTAGCTGCTATCTTAGATGACAAGTTCAATTGTGACCCAGATAATATCCTGAACTATATTTATTTACTTGAGTGATATAATAAGAGAGATGGCTTCGGTCATCTCTCTTATTTTTTGTCTCTTTGAACTTTCATATAATGGAGGTGATATAATGGCTAAGAAAGGTGAACAATACAATTATAGAATTGTACTTAAGTATATAGATTCTTCCAATGTAGAAGTAGAGATTGATTCTACTCAATTACAGTATATTCTTATAGATAAAGATTTTGATGGTTGTAATATGCCAGTTATATCAGTATTCGGTTCTATAGAAAAGAATATCTTAGATGATATGATTCGTAACATGGATAAGAACATAGTTACTCTTGGTATATATAAATATGATGCTACTAATCAGAATGATAATATTACTGATAAGTATTTTCACGATAAGTTTATTTATATAATCAATGAGGACGTATCTAAGACAGAAAAGATAGACAATCCTAATGGTATTGATAGTAAGACTGGTAATAGACAATATAGAGAAGTTAATATATGGCTTATTCAACAAGATGCTATTAATAACAATAGACAAGTTATTAATGGCGTATATCACAATGCATCTATGAATAGCTTAATACTTCAATCTACTAATTACTTAGGTAAAGTATTACTTGAACCAATAAGATATGATACTAAGTATGACCAAGTCATCATACCACCATTAGATTCTATATCTAATTATATCAGATATCTTAATGATAACCTAGGTGTATTCTATGATACTCCATATAGATTCTTTATAGACTTTGATGCTACATATATAGTGTCATCTGCTGGTAAACCGATAAGAGCGAGAAATCAATATGTATATACGATAGTAATAGATATAAAAGAAGTAGACATAGAAACATCTGAAGAACCTGGAGCTTATGTAGATATAGTATCTGGTAAGTATACAATTGGCATAGATGTATCTAAGGTAGAATATAATAAGAACCATGTTACTAATAAGCTTGTAAACAAAGTAACTGTTATAAATGCTAAAGGTGATGTGTTTGAACAGGAAATAGAGGAAAATCAAGCTAAGATAACTGGTACTATAAATCAAGTAATGAATGTATCTAATAACGACCAAAATGTAATCAATCCTATATCTCATAATATAGAGTCTAGTAATATAACACTATCTATAGTAAAGAATGACCTAGATGCAACATTGTTTACAATAAATAAAGAGTATATCATTAAAGACCCATTACATGAAGAATATAGCGGTAGATATATACTTATGCATTCTAAACAACTCTTTATAAAACAGAATGAAAACTTTATAATGAGTACAATATTATCATTTAAGAAAGTTGCAGATTAAAAAAGCAGGGTAGCATTTAGCTACCCTGCTTAATTTTATTAAGTTGTAGGAGCTGGTTGAGGATTGCCAGGATTTTTCATCTGGGTTGCTCCAGCTGCCATATTTCTATCCATCTTTCTAGAAACTTTATTAGCAGATTCTTTTTCTTGACCAGGATTTCCAAGATACCATTGAACGTGATGTTGAATAATAGAGTAGAAATCTTTATTAGTAAGCTGAAATGCATTAAACATTGTTCTTACAATAGACGACGAGATTTGTAAATCTGCGTTTACTCTACCTTGTCTATTGTGAATATCAGCATCTAATAACTGGTCTGCTTTATTTTGAATATTAGAATCAGTTTTATCTATATTTTTAATATTAGAAGCTTGTTGAGTATTAGCTGTCATATTAGATGCTGCTGTATTAGCATCACTTACTTTTTGAGTATTATCTGCGCCAGCAGCTCCAGACTTCATTTTTGTAGCAGCTTGCTGTTGAGCAGAATTTGTATTATTAGAAGAATTATCACTAAAATTAGGATTTTCTAATAAGAAAGATGTTGATTCTGTTTTAACACCATCTGCTCCGATAGCAGATTTAACAGCATTAACATCAACGTCTGCTCCATTTGTACCACCAGATAGGTTATAAGTCTTACCACCTACATTTACTGTAGCATTACCAGATGCATCATATTTTTTACCATTAATAGCGCTTTTAATCTGGTCATCAGTAATACTTGTACCAGTATCTTTATTTTTATCATCTTTTGGACCTTGCTGTGCTACAGCTTTTTTAATTTTATCTTGCTGTGCTTTAACATAATCATCCATTTTCTTTTCAGCTTCGTCCATTTTCTTAGTTATTGTATTCATAAGCTTTTCAAGTTTATTCATATAAGAAACACCGCCATATGTGGCATTAATAATAACTTGAAAATTCTTATCTACTTCATCACCAGACCATGTTACTGTATCTTCAGAACCATCAAAATATGCTCTAAAAGTACCATCAATATCTGGATTATTATCATTACCATTTTTTGTGGTAAATCCATCAGCAGATTTATTAGACCAGTATCCTTGTTTAATAAATTCATTAAAGGCTTGAACTTTAATTTCATCATTAATATCAAGTTTCTTTGGAATAGGAGCGTCAGTAATGCTTTGAGCTGAATCGAATACATTTAAATTTAAAAAAGAACCATCATTATTTTCATTATTTCCTACTACATTTTGATTGAAATACTTATCCATATTTGAACCGATTACAGACTGTTCTGTATTATCAGCAGCATCGATAATTCTAGGAAGACCTTTAAAATGGTCTTTTACATCACTAACATCACCACCATTATATTTACAATTCATGATGATATTAGCGTACTGTTCCATAAATTTTTTCTGTTCACCAAATAAAGCATTCATGGAAGCACCAAGTTTATCAAAAATCTTTTTAAAGAAATTTTTAATTTTAGTAAAGAATGCTTTAATCTTATCAGTAAATGCAGATTCATGAATAATATACATCTCATTGATAGCACGTTTATTACCACTAGCCTTAATAAGAGACTCGTTAACAAAGTTTTCCATCTCTCTATTCTGTTCCATCAATGTAGCGAAGAACTGAGCATCTCTATATACTCTATCTAACTCGCTCTCACAGTCAGTTCTAATCATTGTAAGTTCACTCATGTTTCTTCACCTCCATTAAAATCCTTCTTTATTAGAACGCTTGAGAATCATCTGAATTGCTTTATTAAGAATCTGCTTATCCTGTTTAAAGCAATCCTTAGCAGCTTCAAGCTTAGCAGAGAAAGCTTGTGTATGAATCTGGCACATTTGACTTACTCTAGCAGAATATACCTTAAGTAAGCTCTGCATCTTATCCGCAGTAGAACTATCATAGATATATCCAGTTTTAGAGTCACCAAAGTTAATAGCACTAAGATTATTAGAAGCATACTCTCTTCCGCCGCTAGTAGTAATGTCGAGCTTATGAGTATCCTTATTATACTTAATCATCTTGTCGAGATATTTTTCAAGGTCTTCATAATCCTTTACCATGTCATTCTTGTTCTTCTCAATAGCTTTTACTACATCTTTATACTTATCAAATCTACGATAAGCATCATTTACAAATCCGCTATCAATAGTAATACTAGATGTAGAATCACTATCATCTCTGAAAATTTTAAATAATTCTTCTGTAAATTCTCTAGAGTCAAACTTCTGATTTGCTTTACCGATTACAATACCTCTGAATTCTTCATAGAAGTCTTCATTCTTATCAGAGATATCATTAATTTTATTTGAAAGGTCACTATTAATTTTTTCTGTAGCAGCCTTTCTTCTATCGATTTCAACTTTATCGGCGTTAGTATTTGTATCTAAGTCACCAAATCTGTCATTCATATTAGCGCCAAATTTATAATAGTCTCCATCAACTGAACCCTTAAAATTATCAGCAAAACTTAAGTCCATTACTCCATTAGTCGTAGCACTACCTTTAAAAGCATCAACTGCTTTTGCTTGAGGAATACCATCATAACTTTCGATATGTGTATACTTATAACCCTGGAATTCGAATTCATCTTCAGAACCAAACTTATTTAACAGCTTAGCATTCTTCTTGATATACTTCTCAGAACCTACTAATGCTGCAAGTTTAGCAACGAATTCTTTGAATACTTTCTTAATCCATTCAATGAATTTCTTGATGATGTCTTTAATCTTATTAAAGAAATCACTAAAGGATTCATTGATAATATTGCTATCTCCGTAAGAACCCATAACCTTAGTATAGAATTCCTTTTCTGCATTACAATAGAATGCATTCATTTCAAGAATAGCATCATAACCTTCCTGAACAAAGGAATGACGTTGTACATCATTATCTACATAACCGATATTATCAATATCGATAGAAGAAGATGTAGTATTGTCATTCTCAAGGAGAATATTGTTTAACGAGAATAAACCCATGTATGTTTCCTCCTTTACATAAAGTAAGAAAAGCCAGAATACCAGTTAAGGTATTCTGGCTCTGATTATATCGTAATATATCAGACCAACTGATATTTATTAAACAAGCTTTACAGAGGAGATGAAGTCGCCACCGAAAGCAGTAGAAGTTGTGTTACCGTCATTGGAATAATCAGCAGACTCAGTCATCTTCTTACTCAGACCGATAACCTTAACTGCGATTTCCTTAGCCTGAGTACACTGGTCCTTAGTAGCCTGAAGAGCTGCAGAGAACGCCTGTGTCTGAACTTCTTTAATGAAACCCCAAATAGACTGAACAAGAGATGCTGCAGAGACAATCTTTTCGTTGTTAAGCTTAGTAGTATCATTTGTATTACTATCATTGTTTACCTTAACAAGAGAATCTTCAGCTTTATCGATAGCATTAACCATCTCGTCAATGGATTTAACCATAGCATTTTCAGTCTTTTCGAGATTAGTCTTAATTTTATCATAATCTTTAATGCATGTCATAAGACCATTAATGCTATTACCGTAAGCTCCAGTAACATCATTCTTCTTCATGTCCTGTTTAGAATCTTGACCATCTCTGAAAACCTTGAAAAGCTCTTCGGTAAATTCCTTAGAATCAAGACCCTTATCTACATCGGTAGAAAATTCAGCTGCACCCATACTATTAATAGTACCACCGTTAATAGCTGTGATGGTTGCTTGACGAATACCATCTTTAATACCATCGAGTTTATCACGTACAGCAGCAATTTCATTAGTCTCTGCACCAGTAGTTCCGCCATTACCGTCATTTTTTACAGCTACAGTTTTTAATGCATTTGCTAGGTCAGTATTATTTGCATTTAAAATATCGACAATCTTACCAGTACCTTTAAATTTTGTTTTAAATGTAGCAGTAGCATCACTAGTTGAAAGATTTGGGAGATGAGTATACTTATAACCCTTGAATTCCCAATCATTACTTACAAGACCCCAGTTCTTAATAACTTCCTTTTCATACTTCTTAGCGAAGTCTTTGTTATTACCGAACCAAGAAGACATCTTAGCGATGAATGTATGGAAAATCTTATGAATCTTTTCGATAATCTTCTTGAAGAATGCCTTAATCTTTTCAAAGATACCCTTGATATTTACAGATTCATAAAGAACATCTGTATTACCGTACTGCTCCATAGAAGCAAGTTCCTGAAGAGCGATAGCCTTCATGAAAGCATTCTGGTTAGCTGCAGACTCAGCTGCAGCAATGATACCAAGCTCATGATAATTGAAATGCTCTCCAGTGAAAGGTTCTACAGAGGTATAATCAGAACTAGAATAGCCGTTATTGAAAACAGCATTAGTATAGATACCCATATTCTTAGTCCTCCTTTCTTGTACCGATAGATTCCATATTAATATAGAACTGTTCAGCAGCAGCCTCACCGAGAGCCTGATAATACTCAACAGATTCCTTATGAGTAGTAGAAGACCAAGCTGCTGCAGCAGTCCACATCTTACGTGCCTGAGCCATAGCAAACTTAACCTGAGACATATACTCAGAAGTTACCTTTGTAATAACTTCCTGTTCGTTAGAAGCAACCTTCTGGCAAGCCTGGATGCACTGCTGTAAATCAGATGCTTTAAGCTTAGATGCATTTTGACCATTGCCAGTTTCCTTATCAAAGTCAGCGGCAACACTACCTCCAATTTTAGAATCCTTGTCTACGCTGCTTGTATTATTTCTAAATTCCCATTTACCATTATTAGAACCCTTGAATGCAGCTTTATCAGATTCGGAATTCTTTTGGATAAATGTTGCAAGATTATCGCTAGTCTTATTTAAATCATCAATAATTTTATTAATGATTTTATCAAGATTATCATTAGTCTTTCTGACTTCAGATTCCCACTTTTCATCCATTAAAACACCTTTTACCCACTTAGATGTGAATGTAGAAGAAGAAATCTTATCATCTTCGCCATCAAAAGTAGCCTCATCTTCATATAAAAATTCTGTAACTTTTTCAGAAAATTCTTTATAATCAGATACAGTTACATTTGTATAAGCTTTAAGCAGAGCAAGTTTGAGCTCTTCTGTATCAGCATCTTTAATTTTTGATGTAGTCCAAGTATTATTAGCACCAGTACCGCCGATATGAGGAGCATATGCTGCATCAGCAGTAGTTTTCCTTGGATCAATTTGATATGCATCATTAATTGCGAATTTAAATGCACATGTGGTGCCTGTGCCAAAAATTGCAGACTTGATATCATCTTTACCAGCTCTAGGCTTACGAATTCCCTTAATCTTCAGGTCCTTCCAGTTAGAGTACTTGATAATCTGCTTCTCGTACTTCTTAACAAGGTCCTTACCGTTCTTGAAAGCACCAGCAAGCTTAGCGAGGAAAGCATTGAAGATACCCTTAATCTTAGCAAGAAGCTTCTTGAACATTTCAACAATCTTCTTGATAACATCAGTGAAAGCATTCTCGTTTACAATCTGAGTACCTTCCTGAAGAGACATAACTTCAGCCATGTCATTATAGATAGCACTTTCGAAGAGAGCCATATCGTTAGCCTGATTATCAGCCATAATATGTGCACAACCAAAAGCTGCATCATATGCTTCATTAGCGGGGATTTCAGCGGCATAGTCGTATGCTTCGCCTACAACAAATCTATTGCTTGTATAGATTCCCATATTGTATAACCTCCTTATTAGATTATTACTTTAGTATATAAATTGACAAAAGATTTCACACACACATTTTTATTTATATGTTTATAAGCAAAAGTTTAAAGTAAATTAGAATAGTGCAGAGCTAGCAGAATCTGGTAGTTCATCCATTACATCACTAGCTTTATACTTCTTACTATCTTCTGCTTTAATATCTTTACTAGCAGACTTTTCTGCTGTAGCACCATCGACTGCAATCTTACGAGCAATCTTACGGAAATCATCAGCAACCTTCATCTGCTTCTTAGAGATATTCTTTCTTTCTTCCTTATTAAGGTCAAGTCTATTATTCTCTACATTATATGCACTAACCTGTAATAGGTCTGCTTGTACATCAAAGAACTCAGAGATTCTTACTCTATAATAGAAGAAGAGGAAGATGAGTTCTCTGATAATAGGAATGATACAGAATAACAAACCTGCTACACCGACAACAGCTGCTACAGCAGCACCACCAGTATAAATACCAAAACCGAGGAAGTTCTTTTTGGAAGTATCCATAGTCTTCTTAGATACAGTCTCATCAAGCACATGCTCCATAGCTTTAGTGACTTGTCCCTTACGATAAGCTTCATTGAAAGATTCAAGATTCTTAAATAAGAGATGTCCCTTAGACTTGGTAAGAGCAGACTTATCAATCATAATCTGCATAGTATCCTGAGATGGAGACTTAACAAAATCTACACACATAGATACCATATAAGATGTAACTTCAATGATTGCTAATACAATAGTATTATAAGTAATCATAGGAAGTTCTGCATTAACAGCATATGCTTTAGTCCAGACACCCTTAGATTCAATGATATCAGATACAGACTCTGCAATTGTATCAACAGGCTTAGTATCCTGTTTGAATTCAATAAGCAGACGAGCCATATTATTAAGACACTCATGAAGAGTCTCAAAATTAGGAAGCTTTTCAATATCACCTCTAGAGCGTTCAATCTCGCCGAAGTCAATATCATCTACTCTATCTACTACGTTATCATATAACTTAGAAGTTAGAGATACAAGAACCTTATTTTGGTCAGCTTCATTAACTGCAAGAAGAACCTTACGAGTTTCTCTATCTGTGATATCAAAGAATTCATTCATTGCACGAGTGTATTCTTCAGAACGATAGATATCTCTCCAGTCAACAGCTTCATTAGCAGCTTTACGATTCTTTTCTTGTTGCTTGATAATCTGTTGAGCAGATTTAATACCTTTATCAACACCTTTACCAAGAAACTTAGCACCACTTCTAATAACACCACCGCCAGTAGCAATATCTGCTGCAGTAGTAAGTGCCTTTTCAGCAGGCTTTTCTCTCCAACTCTGTTTCTCTTTTTCAAGTTCGATAGCAGTAGAGTTAGTAAGGTCACGTCTCATATCATCAGCTTTCTTCTCAAGCTGCTTTGCTGTAGACGAGTTCTTACCTTCTTCAAAGTATTCTTCACCTTCAAGAGTACAGTCGATGATATTACCATTAGCATCTTCTTTAAAAGTAATCTTCTTTTTACCTTTAGAAGAATCGTCAGCTTTCTTCTTGTTAAGCCAGATATTACTCTTAGCATTAGCAGTAGCCTTAGCAGCAAGATCCTTCATCTGTCCTGTTCTATCTTGAATCTGTTTCTTAAGTTTAGAATCAGTCTCTCTAGTATCTACAGAAAGAGACTTATTGTTTTCATTCATGATACGTTGGAGTTCTAAATCAGAAAAAATAGCCATAAGTTAACCTCCTTTCTTTTTGTTATCTGCTAACCTTAGATAGTAGGTTAACCATCTTCTTATAACTGTTATCAGATGCCTCACGCTCTAAGCCAGAGAAAGGAATCATTTCATAAGTATCGTCTCCAGTATCATAGAGGAAAGATGCAACTTCAGTAGACTGATTAGCTACTACAAGACACATAAAATTATATGCATCCATAATCTTTCTAGCTCTAGATACATCAAGAATATCAATACTATGAACTTTCTTGAGATATTCAGAATCATTTTCCGACATTACAAGAGTAGAGATGGCAGTAGCATCATTATACATCTTGAGAGAACGACGGAACTTAGACTTGGTAGAACGTCTTTCAAGAACCTTCCAAAGTTTATTAGAAGAAGCATTCTTACCATAAGACTTAGCATCAAACTTAGCCTGGTCAACAGCAAATAAGAAATCTCTAAAGAAAGCAATCTCATTTGTAGTTGCTCTTACAAAGTTAGTAAGAAAGCTCTTGTCTTGAAGCTTACCAGAGATACGATTAACAATATCAGCAGAAGTGATAGGATAGATTTTACATTTAATTCCAATAACAGCAGTATTAATACTACCCTCACCATCTTCAGACTTACGAATAAAATTAACTACCATCATAGTAGGCTGAAGTTCATTTGCTTTCTTATATTCATTGTTAAGAACAATTGCATTATGAGCTTTAGTCATAGACTCCATATATTTTGCAAAATCTATAGAGTTCATATTTTTTGAATCAAAAGAACCACTTTGTTTAATTTCTCGATTAATTCTTTCATTTTGCGTTTTTCTAGCTTTTTCGTATCTTTCTAACTGTTGTTTAGCAGCCTTATATTCTTTTTCTCTATCTTTATAACTTGGGTCACTAGGGTCTGGTTTACCAATATCATTTTCCCAATTAGAAACAAGACTAGAAAGTCTACTTTCTTCTGGGTCCATTGTAGTATAGCTAGTATTCTTAATATTTTGAGTAAAATTACCAGAACCAGTTTGATAATTACTTTGTGGTCCATGCATAGTTGACCAGTTTTGAGTTAGTATATCAAATTCATCTTGAGTAATTGAACCAGCGTTCAGCGCCCCTTTAATATCAGCTAATGTTACTTTATCTGGTTCATTAGAAAAATTAGACATACTATGTCTAGCACCTCTAATGTCTCCAGCTTTTGTATAATGATAATCTTCTTTAACAATCATATCATTATATCCAGTTCTATAACCAGGTACAATCTTATAAGATTCAAGACTAGATTCATTTACATTATCAGGTAATGTATAATTAGATTCTTTAAGCTCTTCAAGAACTGTATTAAGTACTTCATGGTCAATCTTAAGAGTAGCATCATAAGACTCACCAAATGTAGTAGCAAGCTTATCAAATGCATCAGCATAGCCATCTAATGTATTATTCATACTTCCTACATTTGCATGGAACTTACGTACATAATCATATACATCCTCGTTACTACCTACACTAATAGCAGTAAAAAGAATATGAAGAAGAGAAGCCATCTTCTTTTCTTGTGCTTTAGCAATCATAATTGCATTATCAGGGTCAATATCTGTACTAACCATTACAGGGAAAGTAAGAATTAAATCCTTTGTTGCAGAAGTAATAGACTTGAAGCTTCTTTTTGCATTAGCATTATTGATGAATTGAACTTCATCAAAGTCTTTCAGGTCTGTCAGAATATCTACGATATCTTTAACAACAGATTCGTGAAAATACTCTCTTCCGTTCATTGAGTTAACCTCCTTTATACTCAGATTTTATAGATATGTTTCAAAAAATAAAGTGTATCACCAGACTGATGTCTCTAATTAATCGCCAATAAGTCGGTTCATTAATTCATTAAACTGATTGTCTGATAATGTAATAGATTGATTAGCCATGATATTAGCATTACTCGGAGCTATTACAAACATTCCATCACTAGAATATGACTGTTTACTTCCAAACATCTCATACAATTTATCAATTCTAGATTCAATCTTATTCATTCTAGCAATAATATCTGAATAATTATTATTTGCTTGCGGAACTTGAATTGGAGTTGCTTTGAAATTAGAAGTTGATGAAGAAGAGGTATATTTAGCTTTTTCTTGTTCATAAATATGCTCAAGTCTTGCTTGTTCTCTAGCGAAATACTCTCTATTACTTTTACACATATCGTCAAAATCTTTACCATTCATTATTAACCACCTCTATAGCCTTTCTAAAATATAATACTCGTGTATAACTTCTCGGTGAGGCTATAGGTCATTTTGATGATACACTTTATTCAATACACATTAATAGTATATAAATATGTAGCACTTTACCCTCTTGAACATTTAGATAATCGTAAGATTATGAAAGGAGGAGTAACCGTGGAGATAAAACCGATTAATGAATTTAAAAATAAGAATAATTTCAGTGATGGATTAAGTTTCATGGATGCTTATCATTCTGAAACAAATCCTGATATAATTAGCAAGTTAACTGGAGAAACTTATCTTCAGGTAAGAGCTAACAATGGTTCTGGTGAAGGTACACCAGTTGATAATGAGCATCTTATTAATGTAAGAGATCCAGAAAAGTTATCCCAGCATCAAATAATGGATAAATATACACGCAATGTTTCATATGCGAATAATTATATTGAAACATCTACAACTGGACAATATTCTTCTGACAATTATAAAAATGGAGATGCTATTAAAGTTACTAAAGATGAGTATGCAAATTTCCTTAAGGGTTCTACAATGCCATCAGACCCAGAGGATATGTATAGAAATCGTTTCAGTAGATTTAGCCGATACGGATATATTGATGCAGCTAACGAGTTTATTACTGGAACGAGAGAATATATATTTTTTTCTAAACCAGATTTACATCTTATAGGTGGTGGTAATAGTATTTATGCACCTTTAATGACTAACTCTTTTTTAATGGAAGCTTTCAACCATTATCGTTATAGCTTTTATTCACTACAACAAACTTTTCCCGATGGAGGTAATTATTTACCTGGTCAAATTGGTGTAATGAACGCTAATTCACCATCAAAATTTGACCCACATTGTAAGTATATACCACTGTTATCTAATATGGTAACTAGTACATTAGATTTGAGCGATATTACTGCTTCCGATGTAGAGAATAATAGAAACTTATATCAGATTAATACAACTTATAGAGAAGGTTCGTTAGCATCTGATTTACAGTATGATTTTTCTCTTGAATTTAAAGATACTAAGTATCTTGACGTATATATGCTCTTTAAGATTTATGATGAGTATTGTAGACATAAATATTATGCTGATATAGAACCTGCCAAAGAAGACTATATTATTAATAGAATATATCCAGAAGCTATATCTATATGGAAAGTTATAGTAGATGATACAGATAGAATTGTTTATTGGGCTAAAGCTATTGGATGTACTCCAATGTCTGTACCTAGAGGTTCACTATCTAATTTTGAAAATCAGATTAAATTTACTATAAACTGGAAAGCACAATTTGTAAAAGATATGGATCCAATAAATTTGATGGAGTTAAACCATCTAACAGAATTATCTATGCATGATAATAGGCCGTCTTCTTTTGCTCTTCCATCTGCTGGAGAGACTTGGGTTGGTTATCCATATGTAATTAAAGATGCAGGGCCTAATGGTAATTTTAGAACACATGCTAGAACTGGTGATAATGGTAATGGTAGAACAACGCCAGATAGTTTTTATAAATTAGTATGGGCATCTTAAGTAAAGGAGGGAAACTATGTCTATTAAGAAGACAACCGAAACTACATCAAGTAAGATTCTTAATTCTGATATCTATGACATAACTCGATTTGTCGATGATATTAAAAAGAAGAATATAGATGGTGTAGATGGAAGTAAAGAAACTTTGTTGGTAGGAATGTATGGTTATCTTGGATACCAGTTTGCTTCTTTATTACAGAATTCTATTGTAACAGCATCTGAATTATCTAATGAGGCTATTCCTACAAGAGCAAAGTTTGATAGAAATGTAATTACACATGCTTTATCTCTTGGTGTAAAGAAAGTAGCTGCTACTGCTGCTAATATGAAAGTATTACTTATGTTTCCAGAAAGAGCTCTTAGAGCTAATATGATTGATGGTAAGTTTACTTTCAAAGCTTCTACACCATTAAACTTTGACGAGTTTGAATTTCATACAGATTATGATATTGAGATTAACTATGTAAATCTCACAGATGTTACTAATGGTAGTCAGAGAAATTATGTATATACTGCTAAGTATATTATGGATAATACTAATCCAATCTCTGATATCGATAATCCTTTCTTACCTCCAATTGCAGTATTCAATTATGTGGAAGATAATATGGTTGTATTAGTAACTAATCTACATCAGGTATATTATAGAGAAATCAATGAGAAGATTCTTAGTTCTGATGTAATTGCTAATAAAACCATTAGCTTTTCATTTGAAAAACAGATGAGTCATTTTATTGTAAAGGTACAAGAACCATCTGATTCAGAAAATGGAGAAGGAAAAGAAGTAACTCTTATTCCAGTATATGATGGTTTGTACAATCAAGAGATTGCAAGTCAGAAATATTGTTATTATCAATATATCAATCCTAATACTATACGTATTAGATTTGATCCTACAAACTATCAACCACCTGCAAACTCGGATATTACAATCGAGTTATATACTACTGATGGTACTGGTGGTAATTTTGAATATAGTGAAGAAAAGACTATTAGACTTACATCTGACCAATACACTAATCTATATTGTATTGTAGCTCAGAGAGGAGAAGATGGTTCTTGTGGTGGTTTAGATAGACAGTCTATTGAACAATTACAGCATATCATTCCTAAAGAGGCATTATCTAGAGGTAGTATCACAACTCTTACTGATCTTAGAAACTTTTTTAATAGTCTTAATAATGAAAACTCTGTTCTTCATGTATTTAGAAAAGAAGATAATATCTTAGACCGTGTATATTACGTATACAATCTAATGAAAGATAGCGAACGTAATATAGTACCAACAAATACAATTCCAATCTATCTTGAAAATACTAGAATGGATGATGTGAATGGTAAGATTTATCTTGAGTCTGGAACACCAATTTTCTATTATAAGTTTGGTGATGGTGCAGATATAAGTCTTATTAGAGATAATTATATTGGATATCTAGAACAAAAGATTGCTAATGCAGAAACCAACTATAGTTTCTATAATGGTAATGAATACACTACTTATCAAGGTACGCCTACAGAAGCAACACTTGATACATGGTATGAAAACTATAGATATTCGTTTGATGTAAATAAAGATATGGGGGATGATTATAAATTATCTGACCCTAAGCCACCAAATTCTTATGATTTCTTTGATAAAGCATCTGTATATTTTAAAATATATTGGTCTGATTCATTAAATTCTATGATTCCAGATAATTCTAATGGTGTATATGATAAGTGGTATTTCGGTACTTGTAATTCATGTTATCTTAACAGAGCTAGAATTAAATTAGGTAAATCAGAGGGAGCTAATATTAGTATTATTGAAATCATGAAAGCTCAAATGAGTAATATTGATATAGATGGTAATTATCTTACAGATTTTGAACTAGAATTTACTGAGAAAAATGGAAGCTCTACTATAGTAACCCACTATCCGATGAGAACTGAAGATACAGTAAATCCAGCTGATGATAAAGGATGGATTACTGAAGAAACAGGAACTAAAGAATTTGATATTGATGGTAATATAATATCTGTATCGTATAAATATCCAGTTTCTGTAAATTCTAATATATCAGGAGTTAATTTCTACAGATGTCATAAAAGATTATCTGATGGAACTTTAACTTTTGTAGATGACAAATGTATTTTCCCGTTAAAATTCGTACCATCTTCAAGTCAATCTACATTAAGTGATTCTGATATCTATGTATATGCGTGGCTAGTCAATATTTCATTCTATGATGAAAGTAAATCGTTTAGTATTGTATATATGAGAAGCTCAGAATCTGTATCTAGACCATTTATTGTTCCAGATTATATTACAAATCTTAGTAATATTTCTGAAATTGATAGAAAACAATATATAGAAAGATTCTGGAATGTATTTGCAAATTATATCAATCCAGGTTCTCATAATATTCACGATTATCTGATTCTAAGTTCTATTAATACAATTGATGTGTATTCGTATGATGGACAACAGAATCATAGTTTTGCAGATTTAAATCTTGCTGAAGGAGACTTAATAAGATTTGATACTTATAGAAGTCGTAGTGGTGAAGAAACTGATAAGTTTGTATATACAGACCCATCTACATGGACACTAGGAGAAGTGTTATCTATAGAAAGAAATAATGGTCGTATTGTAAGTATAGAAGTCTTAGTAAAAGATGAAGAGCTGGGCGATTTCAATACTTATAGATACAGATTACCTGTACCTGGTGAAACTGATTCTACTCAAAGCAGAATTCCTATTGATAGCTCTTGTATCATTATTCTATCCAAGATTTCTAAGTTCTTATATACTACACCATTAAGTATTATCTTAGAAGATGATCCTACTATTAATACACATAGAATTACTGCATCTTATTATCTCGATATTATTGATGAAGTAAGATATCAAGAGTTTGATTGTATTAATAGTAAATCTCCAATCCAGTTCATCTTATCTTCTATTCATACTTATAGAAGCTCTTATCTATCTGATAATAGATATAAGTATACTATTAGTATTAATATTAAACCTAATACTGGTATTGTAGATGAGAATATGATTAATAGAACACAAGTAATTGGTGTATTCTATAAGAAAGGTACTGATGAAAATTCTGAAGCACGACCAATTATGTATTCTATTGCTAAATATAAAGGTCTTACTAATTCTTATATTGATGAGAATGGTAATGAAGTAACAGAAGATGTAATCGCAGATGAAGATGGTATTCATTATGAGATTACTCTGTTTACTAGACCATTTTCTACATCTGATAAAACTGATATTAGTGATGATAATTACAGAGTTGATATTATTGATGATAACAACAATGTATATATTGGTTCTAAGAAGATTGTAGAAGATATAAGAGCGCAATACGGCGGAGATTCTCAAGAAGCGGTTGAAGAATTCTTTAAACAATACAAGATGTTTAATGCTGATGCTAATTTACCTAGACCATTAGGTATAGATGATTTACCATCTGACTTTAATCTTGATACATTAAGTCAAGCATATGTAAATACAATATATCTTAATATCAATACAGAGCTTAAGATATATATTCTATATAAATATGATGCAAACCCAGCCAAGTATACAGATGGTTTATCTAGAGAATTCCTTGCTGTTAATACAGCCAATGCTGATGCATTATATAACTCTGTATCTCAGAATACCAAGTTTACTCAAACTATTCCAGTAGAACAAGAAGACCCAGGTTATGTACCAGATTATACTTTAAAGGATATGGTTCTTACTAATGTATATAACACATATCAAGGCATTAATCTTATTCATGACTATTCTAATATCATGAACTCTTATGTAACTGCGATTAAGACTAATGATATCTTTAATCCAGATCAAAAGGATAGTATCGAATCTTATATTGTAAATAGAGTTCCTTGTGTTAGATACTTCTATTGGAATACAGAAGAAAGAGTACTTACTTTCTTAAAAGATATGAAGGCTAAGATTAACTATGTTCTTGATGCTATTGCACCATTAGAGTGTACATTTGGATTAGACTATAAATTCTTCAATACTTATGGTCCTTCTAATATGTATCATCTTACTGATGATGATGGTGATGTAACTGACTTGATTGATAATGTGGCACTTACTATGACATTTAGAGCTAAATTCTATAATGAAGATAGTGATGCTGCATCTATGCTTGACCCTATTGCAAATACTATCAAGGATTATTTAGAGAATCTTGACCAACTTGATGATATTCATTTCCCAAATATTACAACTCTTATTGAGTCTGAATATTCAGAATATCTAATCTACTTTGAGTTTGTATCGTTTAATATTTACGATGCTACTACTCAGCATATTATTACAAATGAAAATATGGAAATGTTATCCATGGTACCAGAATTCCTTCATGTAGATACAAATGACTGGAATGGTAAGCCATATATTAACATACGCATCGTCACATCTTAAACATACTAGTAAAATAGTAACTCAAAGGAGGTTATATTATGGATTATGAAGAGATTATGCTCATGAGAGAAAATAGAGTTAAGAAGGATTCTCAAGCTGCTATTCGTGAGCATGTTGAGAGACGTAATACAATTTCTGAAGAAACTGATAGAAATGCAATTTGGAATAAGATTGCTTCTCTTGGTTCTAAGGATTATGATTATATTGACTTTAAGAAGAAGGTTACAGATGCTTTCCTTGTAGAAGGTCTTACTATTCTTGTAGATAACTGTGTAGACCCTATTCTTATTAAGGAAGAATATAATCAGAAGCTTGTTCGTCAGCTTGTATCTGCATTTGTAAACGAGAACGGTTCTACAAACCTTCTCAATAAGATGAAGAAGACATCTTATCTTATGTCAGAAATGGCATATATTACAGAGTGTACAATTCAGTCTGTTCTTGAGAAAGCTGATAAGAATAACACGGAGACATTTAAGATTGAGCAGAAAGATAAGGACGAATTTTATAAGAAGCTTAGTAAGGTTGACGTAGACGAATCTATTGATAAGATTACTTCTAGAGTCAAGGGACAAGTGAATGAATTCGTTACTAATAACATGGAAGAAAAAGCTCAACTTGGTGAAGCACTTAAGAAGACTGAGAAGAAAGTTGCTGATACTAAGGAAAAGCTTAAAGAAAAATCTAATGATGAGAGGGCTAAAGACCAGGCTCAGAAGATTGAAGAGGGATACATTGAACTCGGTAAACGTAGAGCTGTAGATATTCGTGAGAATAGAACTAAGAATGTATTTGAGCATATGGTTTATAATCTTGCGAAGACAGCTATGCTTAATGAATCTGCTGGTCATGTATTTATTAAGGATTCTAGACTTGATATGGATAAGATTGTTGAGCATTGTGAAGTACTCTGTACTTTCATTACTACACTTGATAGTACAAAGCTTATTAATCTTGACGAGTCTTATATTGACCAGATGCTTAGAGATATGAAAAACTAAACAAAAAATAAGGGCGCTGTCAGAGAGCGCCCTTATATTTTATTCCGAAAACAAAAACATTTTCACCTCCTTATAATATTTTGAGCATTTCCTCGTCCATCGGAATGTCCAAATAATTTATTTTTCTAGTGGAAGTTAAACCACCAGAATTGGTCATTGTCCTTGATGACAATTAAACGTACGTTGTCGTTAGTAGTCATTTCTTTTCTTATTATCATATTAATATCTCCTCTCAGAAGTTTTAGAATAGCATCCGACCTCTACTATTCACTATAATAATATATGTCTATTAAACAAAAGTTTTGCAGGCTACCTCGTAGGTAGCCTGCTTTTTATAACGTTACTTCAGCTCTAGTCTCTGTATTTAGAATAAGACTAAATAGCATATTTGTTCTTGCACTACAAATCTCATATTCAGTTTTAGTAAGTTTACCTAACTTATACATTTCAGATACAAAATCCTCAAATGCAATAGTTAGTATACTGTTTATTTCAATATTACTAATAGGCTTCAATAAATCAATACTAAACTTTAATTCATTAAATTTAAAATCTAACCGATTCACAGAGTTTGGTTCTACATTTCCAAATGCGCCATATATACATCTAGCAAGTATATTATTATATTCAAATTCAGAATATGCTGTTTCCCATAACTTTTTTCTTATATCTGTAATATCATTTACATAAGATACCCTCAAATTATTAGATTCCATATCTATACTCCTCTCAAATATATTTAAGATTCATGTTTTCTTCATAATCCTTACGACTAATTATATTCTGATATTGTTGTTTACAGTATACTGCATTTAGATAAGATAAATCAATCTCTACTCTAGGTAATATAGAATAGAATTTATCTACAACTCCTCTTATAGTAAGAGCATCATCAACCCAAATATTACTATTATACATATCAGAATATAGCTTACCTATATTATCCCAGTCTGGTTTTACTAAAGGACGATTAAGTCCAAGTTCTGCCATGAAAGTTTCTTGTCTATTATAAGATTTTGGAGTTGGAAAGTAAGCTCTAAAATGTACATCACATGGAGTACATATAAGATGATTAAGTTGTACTATCTCATTATCAACAAGTCTTTTCATATACTCATGATTTTGTGCTGCACCAGGAGAATATACATGAATGAATCCTGGATCTGTAATAGCTGCATTAATAAGATTGCTTCTATTAACAAATCTATATCTAGGTCGCTTAGCACCTTCTGGAATAACATTTAATATAACTCTTATAGTAGTATAATATAGATTATTTAAACGTCTGTCTCTTTCATGCAATATATCTATCATCTCATCATAGGAGATGTTATATATAGTACACATATAGTCAAGTCTTTCTTTATAGTCTAATGGTATATGACCGTACTTAGACTGGTATTCATTTAGTTTCTGTTTTATACTTGCCATAGTGCTCATCACCTCCAATCATTCGTTTACTTAACTGTTCGGAAATGGGTATTTTGGAAAAGAAAGGTACCAGTACCCTTTAGAGGTACTGGTTTTCGTAGTTATGACCTTTCTAAAAATTAAAGAGGGTGATGAACTGCTTAATATCAGCTCAATTATATGTTATAATCCCCATAAAGAATTATACATATTAAGGCCCATATTTCTAAGAGAAGAACCAATATTCATACTCATATTAGGTAAGAAGTCGGTGATTCTATCTTTTAGATTAAAAGTAGCCCACAATGTAACCATTCTAAATAAGTCAGGTTCATTAATATTGATACCACATAAATTAGCAATATAATCCATTTCAGATACATTCTGTAATGTAGTACCTTTAAACATTGCACCTAAACTAGTCATTCCCATACCAGTATATAAGTCTTGGATAGAGAAAGTTACGTCTACTACAGTAGGTAATCCATCTTTAGTCCACGAACCTTCTTTACCTCTATTAAATGACATCTCTGTAATAATACCCATATCTATATTAAACATACCTCTATAAAATGCTTTAATTAGAAATGGTGTAGTATAAGAGTTTACATATTCTGAACGAGGTAATACAAGTGCCATAAGATGACATAGTGGTACATAGATATTTAGCCACCAAGAAAATTTATCATAGCTTGGAGTTGTTAATTTAATAGATATATTATATGATTTGGTAAACTGACTATTAGACCATATTTGCGGGAATAGTAAACGTCCACCAGATACAATAGTTTTTACAGAGTTAGCAATAGTAGTAAATATAGAATTACCTCCTGCGACTTTACTTACTATATTATTAATCTGCTCTTTAATATCAGTTAATGTACCATCTACTTTATCAAATGCCTCTCCAACTGCATTTGATGCGGTACCTAGTAAGAATTGAATTTCTCTTGCTCTATCAGAAAGAGCATTGATTGTAGATGATAAGGAAGACTCTGTTGTTTCATTAGAGAAGGAGTCTTGAAAAGATGCCTCTGAATTAATATAAAACGGAATTGCATTACCGTAATATACAGCTTGTTGGAAATCTTTAAAAGAACCTTCTTCTGGTTCTTCAAAGACATTATCTCTTTCTTCCCAATTATATTTACTCTTAATTTCTTCTTCAGGTTCTGTTCCATCTGTAGTCTCTTCAGGAGTTTCAGCTTCTTCAACATCTTCTGCAGCTTGGTCTCCCAATATTGTATCCTCTTCTTCTATATAAGGTGTATAATCTTGTCCTTTATAAATACCCCAATGAAATACATCAAGTGTTTTTCCATTAAGTCTTTTATTTTTAGCATCATCTGCATTTCCAGCAAGTCCTAAGAAGATTGCGCCAGCTCTACACATAGGATTAACATAATTAAAATATTCTGCATATGCTGGCATAATTGTATATAGTTTACCATTATAATCTTCTAGCATAGCTCTAAGTGAGTTCTCTGATATATCTTTATCTACATAAGCTTCATCTAATTGACTTATTAAAGCAGTTCTAGCATTTTCAGATGAACCTCCCATAAAGGATGTATTACCTGGAGTTATAAATAACAGTGGCATTCTAGATAGGATTTTTTCTGTAAATTCATAACCAGCCAACTCTAGATTTTCACTAAATCTTGCCGATGTAGAACCACTGCTACTATTATTACCTGGAATAATTCTACAGTCTGTTGTAGGTAAGAATTGATATGGTGCACCAAATATATTTCTAAGATTCTTATAGTTTATACCATTAACTGCTGTACTGTTTTTATACGCTTCAATAGCATCTGCTGGTCCAGTCATAACATAATTACCGTTAGTATCTGTTTTATACATAATATTACCAGCTTCATCTACAGCGACATTTCCATCATCATCAAATAGTACTTGCCTAAATCTTGCTAAATGTTGTCCGATATTATAGAAGAATGTAGGAGCTACTTTTAATGAAAATTCATCAGTTACATCTAAGTCACCATCCGATATACCAGCACCAATATTAGCTGCTGCAATAAGAGTAGAATTGACTGCATCATTAGCCATAGCTTCTTGTGTTTTATCTAATTCTGTAGTATCATCTATATATTTCTCTAATATTCTAGTTTCATCTAATGTTCCACCTGGATTTAGATTTTCATATTTTATTGCACTTATACCAGATAAATAACTTGAGCTAGACGATATAGCTTTTGGTGGACCTGATTTAGTATTAAGCCATCCTATTTTATTACTTGAAGATGTACTAAAATATAAAGCATTAGAACTTCCTATATTTACCTTATAATTAGCATATCTCATATATACAATATTAGAACCTACCGTTATACCTAAAATAATACCATCTGCTGTATTTGCTGATATACTGGCTATTTTAGCACAAGTATGTTCTTTTATTTGATACGCTCTTTTATCACGTGATAATGATTTATCTGAATATAATATTACATTACTCATAAATATAATAAATGCAATACCTACATCACCTACAACCATTCTATTACATAATAAATTACCATTTTTCTTATCATGGTCTGTATTTACAGCATATAATGTCGATTGTCCCATCTGTATACCTCCTTTATAGAGTAAATATTATTCATATGTTCTAGACATAAAAATATGAGGGTTGGACGAATCCAACCCTCATTTGTTTAGCTCTTAGCGATTTGATAAATTGCATTTATAATGTCTTCTCCAGAGTTGTTATTATTTAGTGCAGTTCTTAATGCAGACAAACCATTCTTAGAGCCATTTGGAATTTTCTTATTATTACTATTATCTATCGCGGTGGTAGTATTTTCTGTATTGACAGCAATCGTAGCTAATACAGCAAGAATATCATCTATCTTATTACTGTTGTCAGCAATAATAGCAGCGAGTCTTATTATATTAGCAAGATTATCTCCGCCATACTGAGTATAAGTATTGTTGTCTGCACCCATTATAGAACCTTTACCTGTATGTGGAGATACTATTGTATTATTATGAGCGTTAGTATTATTAGAAGAGCGTACTACTCTACTGCTTCTAATATCATCCAGAGATTTTAATGGTCCAGTTCCTCTACCGTAACCAGTACGATAAGCTCCAGTAATTAAATCTCTGTTTACATCTCTTGTTACAATATTAGGAATTGTATTAGAGTCTGTAATTTTTCTCTTAGAAATTGGAATTCTGTTTAATTTAGCCAAATCAGTTTTACCATTTCTAGCAGAACCACGACCAAATCTACCATTACCAGAACCTTTATATCTAAGAACAAGTTTACATTCATTATCTTGAATAGTCCACGCACCAGGTTCTCCACGATTACCATGACAAGAATCTGGGTTTGGAAGTTGATTATTGTTATCAAGATAGTACTTTGCTAGGCAATAAGAGTTGTACATACCATTACCGATAGAACCACCTGCGTCACCAGAACCAGCATTGAAACCGAATCTAGTTCCTTTAGAATTTGTAAATACATACATATCTGTATGTCCATGACCACTATGGAATCTAATGTCACCAGGTTGTACGTCATTAGGGTCAAACTTTAGAACTTCCCAATCAGATGATAAATTTCCGTCCTTATCATATATACATGTATTACTTGAAGCATTATTCCAGTTTTGAGTTCCAAAACCTTCGCCATGATAAGTATCACTATAATTCTTTTCAGCATTCCATCTAGATGTATAATAACCCATATAATGTATAACAGCAGACATCATACCAGAGCAGTCAGGTCTTTCGTGTTCAAGTACAGTACCGTCTCTACATACAAGGTCATTATATTTAACACAATTACAGTCATAAGTTAGATCTGGGTCTGCATTATATAGAGCTTCAAATACCATAGCTGCAGCATATATAATATCATTACCATTATAAGCTGCTGTAGTATCAGAAGGTGTTGTATTATTATTAGTTTCAGTACCATAAAGTGCATCATAGAAATTACCAAATATATCTTTAGTTGCTCTTCTAGTATATTCACCTAAAAGTCCAATCAATCCAGTAGCTACACCCTTATTATTATCTGTAGAAGTAGAAGTAGTACTGTCAGTCGCTGTAGTATCTTCTTTCGTTGTTTCAGATATTGATTTTAATTTATCAATACTGATAAATTTATTTGAATCAATTATTTTATCATTTGTATTAGTGTTCTGTGTAGTATTATCAACAGGAACACCAGCGGTCCAAAGATTATCTTGACCTATCTCAGCAAGTTTTTCTTGTCTTTCAATTTCACCAGAGTTAGCAAAATTAATTGGGTCTTTTGCTCTACCAGTTATAGATAATTTATCTTCATTTACACCTCTACCAGAACCACTAGAAGATTGTCCAGTAACAAGACCATATACTGCCAACGCAAATAAACGTCTCTTGAAACAATATAGGTGCTTATACTTGATATTTTTATATGCTTCAGATGCTGCTACAGAACCCCAGAAATCTGCAGAACCTTCAAGACCACGCTCAAAGTTAACAGCTGCTTCATCTGGTTTAGTAAGCTTCTTATATTCATCTACAGTATTTGCTACATTAAAGCCCATACTTCTGATTTGAGAAGCTGCTTTTTTAATTCTATTCTTACTCCAGTTAGAACCATCAGTAAGTTCTTCTTTAACGTGTGCTAATTGTCCAGTCCATTCCCAATCAGAGAATCCATGAGCTCTAGCCCATGCAGGATGGTCATTCCAAGGTAGAGTCCATTGCATTAGTCCTCCACCCTCAGCAATATATCCTTTAAGTGCAACTGGCTTGATATTTTCAATTGTTCCACCGCCGCACTCTTGAACCCAGTTACCTATAGCACCACAAGCTGCAGCAGTACTACATCCACATTCATTAACTAAGAATGAATAGATTTCTGCACCGCCTTCGTCCATTGTAAGTGTAACAGACTCACCTTCGAGAGTAGCAGTATAACTCTTTCCTATAGCAGCCTTTGCATCTCCTCTAACATTTACTCCTGTACTATCATTATTATTAGTAGTATTATTAGACGATGAACTGAAATTAACACCTAAAGATTTAGCTGCATTATATATCATACTAGAAATGGTAGAATTTGTAACAGCTGATACACTAGAAATATATTTGTTAGCGAGAGATTCATTATTCTTGCCTCTACCTGTAGTAATTCTTACAGTAGAATTCTGTAGAGTATCAGCAAGGCTATAACGTGTACTGCCACGCCTATCTTCAGAATCTTCTACTATTACATTACCATTCTTATCGAGCCCTCTAGCTACTACATAGTGAGAATACTTAGAACCATATGGTGTTCTACCACTATTCTGACTATCTCTACCCATTAAGATAACAGGTTTACCCTGAGCGAGACTGTTTATTACATCAGCATTATTAGCATTAGAATTGGTTTTAATACCATTCTTATTGAGATAAGAATTAAAGTATTCAGGATAAGTACCACCATTAACTTCTTTGTACTTATTATTAAGTGCATAGTTAACAGCATTACGCATATCACCATTCTTACCGTACATTCTAAGTACAGATGCAGCTGATGCAGGACCGCAACCAGAATCTGCGATAGTTTGGCTTTCAGAATCTCCTGCAGTTCTATAAGAACCAGAATAAGCTCTCTGATAGATATGATATGGGTCAGAACCATAACCAGAATCATTAGAATTATCCTTATCTCTACCGAGTCCAAAGAATCCTTTAACACCGCTCATTATTTTGGATGCAGTATTTTTAATTCCTTGCCATAATCCACTTAATACACCACCATTAGATGCGGTAGCATTATTTGTTCCACTAGAAGAAAATGTAGTAGTACCATTACTAGAAGAACCAGTATTATTTATCATAGTTGCAGTACTACTAGTATTACTTTTCGATTGAACTGCATTCATACCTGCAGCAAGAGATGCTGTAGCTAAAGAGAATGGTGCTTTAACAACTCTGTTCATAGATTCTACAAAGTTGAATAGTCCACTCATAAATGGATTCTTCTTATCAAGTTCAATCTTCCAATAATTTTTACTTGTAGGCAAAATAGACAGCTCATCAATTCCTCTATTGATAGAAGAGTTTTTGCTAGCTAAGCTCTTAAAGAATTCTTCAATCCCTTCAAACCCACCAGTTAGACTCTTGATAGAGTTATTGATTAGATTACCGAAATAAATACCTACTCTTTCTAATGGATTAGTATTCTTTAACCATCCAAAACCTCTCTCCAGACCCTTCATGAGAGGATCTAGACTTCCAGTTAATGGACTAAGTTTATCGTTAGCATTTGCATTTGTAGCTACTCCATATTTGTCAATACCATCATATGATGTAGCAGCATCAAGAACAGATTTTTCATCATACTTAGACATATCTACAGAATACTTAGAAGTATCAACACCTTCTATTTGTATTTTAGACATTTCATTTGTAGTGAAATATGCTGGCATCATTGCGTCAAGAACAGCTTTAGTAATTTCAGCTTTCTTTCCACAGGGTTCAAATATTTCATTGATAATAGCACAAACACCAGCCATTGCTCTGATAAGTTTCCAATCAGAATGTTCTTCGTCTACATCAAATTGACTATTTGGGTCATCTTTACCAGAATTATATACGTCTTTAAGATGATGACTAGCATCCCATGGACCAGTAAAGTTAGTAACATTGCTTGCTACTTCCTTTATTACGGATTCATCTTCAGCTACAAGAATAGCATTAAGATTAGAAATTACTTGAGTGCCTACTTCATTAAACTTGAATTTATTGGCATTAAGTTTTTCTTTACCCTTTAACTCATTACCATCTTCATCATATTGGTCAGAATAGTTGAAATCCTTTTCTCCAAAATACTGCCAAATAGATGAGAATATAGTAGAGAGCTTTTTGCGTACTTTATCACTCTTGCCTTTAGATTCAAGATTTGCTGTTTTTTCTAAGATTACACTCTTAGATGCTGAATCATAACCAAACATAGCTGACCATACATCTTTAGCACCATCACCAATCTTAGTAGTAATTGTCTTATTACCTATAAGATTATTATAGTCTTCGATACTAAGATTTGTATTATTCTTAGTATTATATGCTTCTACAGCAGCTTTAGCTTGAGCTCTTTCTTCTTTAATCTTAGACATGTCAATTCCAGGAATTAAGTCTAAAACATTAATAATCATTCCAACTAATGCATCTCTGATAGAATCAATAGAAATAATTAAAGTTGCAATAATACTAAGAGCTGCTAAAACAGCACCTACGGCTGCAGCACCGCCGAATGATGCACCAGTTACAGCTTCAGCTAGTGTCATAATAACATCAGGAATTATATTAATAATACCACCAGTAAGTCTTTCTACAAAAGATGGTTTAGGTGTAACTATACCGAGTAGGTTTCTGCAATTATCTACACCAAGTAAGAAGTCTGCAACCATCATTACAATAGAAAGTACGCTAGCAGCACCTTTAGCTGCAGCTGTAGAACCTTGTTTAGCGATATCATCAACACTATCGCCAATTACATCGCCAGTACCCTTAGCAACTTTTTCGGCTATTTCATCAGCATTTTCGTTTATACCTTTACCAAAAAGCTTAGCAATTTTTTCGTTCTTAAGAACCTTTGCTATCTTTTCTTTCATTTTACCTACAGATTTTTTGATAAAATCAATAGCCTTTTCAAAGAAGTTTGCGTCTCCAGAGGCAATCTTTTCAGCAAGTTTATCAGCTTTCCACGCTTTCTTTGCAGCAGCCTTAGCAGCATCAGCTTCAGCTTTAGCTGCTTTTAATGCATTCTTTTCAGCAATCTTAGCAGCTGCAGCAGTCTCTCTATCAATCAATACCTGACCAATTTTAGAGAAAGCTCCATTTGTAATTTTATCTCCAACTTTACCAACGGCATTCATAGCAACACCGTGTATAGCAGCAATAGGTTTAGTTGCTTTTTCTGCAATATTAGTAACACCTTCACCTAATCTACCGACTATCTTTGTTGGAGTAAATGGAATTTTCTTTAACGCTTTGAATGGAAGACCAAGAATCTTAGTTGCACCAGTCATGGCTTTAATACCCTTAGCTCCATTAAGAACTCCCATATTGCCTGCTCTTGCAGCAAGTCTTCCAACTAATCCAGCCATTTTACTTTCAGATGAACGTCCTACATAATCTGCATCTAATGCATTTGCATTTTCTAATGCCACTTGTTGTTGATAAGCAGCGTTTTCAGAAAGCGATTCATCTGCTAATTCATTATATTCACTTAATGGAATATAACCACCATTACTATCAAGAGTATATGCCTTATTAGTTTTAGAATCTTTGAATATTTGTTGACCAGAAGCATTTGTTCCTATATAATAATAATCTCCAGATATTTTAGAAGTTACTTGTTTACCAGTAGATTCATTAGTATATGTGCTAGTACCATCTTCATTCTTATTACCAGATATTTTATTACCATTCTTACTAATAGCTTCACTTGGGAAGTTTATATTAGCAGAATATCCAGGAGATGTAAGTTGTACATTACCACCAACAGTGTTAGGTACGTCTATTGATGTTGCTTGTACATTTACTTGTTCTCCAGGAGATGTATCAGGAATTTGTATTTCTAATGCACCTTGTCTACCTTTAAATACATCCTTAGCATAATCTACTAAACCTTGACCGACATTCTTAACAACTGTCCATACCATAGGAATAAGATTCTTACCTATACCATAAAGAACCTTTGGCACAAAGTCACCATATACAGTAACGAAACCAGTCTTCCAAAGTTCTACAATATGAGCTCCAACCTTAGCAAGGCTATTCCAGAATCCGCTAAGACCTCTATCTGGTGCAGCATATTCTCCTTCATTATGAATCCAATTATGAACCTTCTCAAATTTAGATTTAAAGAATTTTCTAATAGGATTAACGATACCAGAGATTATACCACCCTCATATTCACCAGTAGTTTTATTCTTGACACCAAAGATTTTATCTTTAGCTTTAGCAAGCCATGGCTTAACTTTTTCACGAATCGCAGGTAATATATCTTCTTTAATGAATCCTACTATTAATGGAACGAATACACCGCCAACAAATAGCCACTTGATAATCTTACCAATCTTAGAATCCTTCTTACCTTCAAAATTCTCTTTATCTTTTCTTAATTGTCTAGCATCCATTCTGTCGAAGAATCTACCGATAAAAGTATCCTGTTCTTGGTTCTTTTCTTTCCACGCTCTTACAGCATCAAGCTTACCTGCAACAGCATTTCTAATACCAGATTTAAGAGTACCAGTAACAGATTTATATCTATCAGAACCTACTACTTTTTTAATAGCACCTCTCATAAATGTCTCTGTTAAAGAAGCTTTACCATAACCGTATCTAGCATAGAATCTACCATTAACTTTATTTTGTTCTTTAGCATCTAGTTCGTTGTATTTCTTACCATACAATTCAAGTGATAATTCATCAAGTCTTTCATCTTTATTCTTGATAGCAAGAGATATAACTTTATCTCTTTTAGCATCAGATGCCTTCTTTTTAATTTTTTCTTTAGTATCATTAGCCCAGTCACTTACCTTAGCTGCAGCGGTTCTAATACCATTATTTATTTTATCTCTTACACCTTGAAGCTTAGATTGAACTCCATTTCTGATATTATCAGAAATGCTATTCATAAGTTTCTGATATCTACCATCAATGAATCTTTCAACAAATACTGCATGAATTGCTTCTTGTTCTTTTTCAGTTAAGTCTTTCCAAAGAACATTATTTTCATGACCATTCTTACCAGCATATAGTTCTTTTACTAATTTCTGCAGTTCTGGACCTGCTTCTGGTTTAGCATCTTTATTATTAGAGTCAATTATAAATAACCTAGACCAAGCATATTCAGCTTTTCTCTTTAGATTCTCTCTGACTTTCTTCATTCTTTCTTCTTTAGTACCTTCAGCATTATCATTAAATAAGATATTACCAGTACCTTTAATAAGTTTGATGGTTTGTCCTAGTTTACTTCTAACAAGACGTTTACCGATTTGCTTGATACCACCAATTATTCCACGACCGAATACTTGGTTTTCTTTCTTAGCTTGGATGTACATATTAACAAATTCATCATGAACTTGTTTTTGTTCATCCTTAGTACAAGCACTAAATCTACTTACACCAAGATTACATCTTTTTGTAATAGCATCAAGGAATTCAAACTTATCAGCTAATTCTTCTTTAAGCTTATTTTGAACCTCTTCGCTAGCTGTATTAGCACTTCTTAGTGCTTCTAATGCAGATTGGTAAGAAGCTACTTCCTTATTCCATTCTTTTTCAGCTTCTTGTTGATATTGATAATTATTAAGTCGCTGAATCAAGGAATTATCATCAATCTTATGGTCACTTAAAGCAAGACCTACATTAAATCCTATCTTCTTTACACCTTTAATAGCACCACTGATAATAGACTTACCATGGGTTCTAATAGCATCCTTTACAAATAGAGAATGGATACCTGTAAATTTTGGTAAATCTGGCATAACAATAGGATTCATATATACACCAAGCTTAAGAGACTTAGCTATCATATCACCGAAAGACATGTAACTATCTTCTATAGTCTTTGGTCTATGGTCAGCAAGATAATCCTCTATGAATTGACGTTTAGCTGCATCATAAGATACAGGTTGACCTTTTCCAGGAATAACATTATAGCCGTCTACTTTATAATACATTTCAAAATTATAAGGAGTTTCTCCACGATAGATAAGAATCTTACGTTTCATTACCTTAATCTTCTTGACAGCTTCTTCTTCACTGCATTTTTCTTTATTCATTATCTTCTGCTTATATGTCTGAATATCATCTCTAATTCTTTCAGGAACACAGAGTTCTTTCAATGCGAGACCATCAAACATTTGACAAGCAGTATCAATTAATTCATTTATTTCATTATTAAGTACATTAGCCATTCTAGTATCAGGAGCTAAATAACCCTTTAAGTCACCAGTAAGCATTGGAATATAATCATTCCAAAGGTCATTAGAAATAAAGTCACCCGCCTTAATAGAGTCTTTATTAATAGAACCTATCTTATCATTCTTACCAATAACATAACCACCATTAGCAGCATTTTCTTTAATAGCTTTTTGTGATCTAGAATCCTTTACAGATTTAATATAAGCTTCTTTAGAACCATACTTAGCTTGTTCTTCTTTGGATAACTTGTCATATCCATTACCAATTGTTAAATCATAGTGGATGTTTTCAAGTATTTCTTCCATCCTTTTAGCTGCAGTATTTACAGTTTCAAGAGGAGAATCTTTACCCTTCCAGAAAGCTTTTTCTGCCTCAAAAGCAACTTCTTCATCTGTAAGGCCTACACCTTTATGAGCTAATTCACGATTAGCCATAAGTTTAAGATTTCTAACAGCCTTCTTATCTCTAAGGTCTACATTAATACCCTTAGATAATAAGTATTGCTGTACAGTCATCTTACTTCTCTCAATATCTTTATAATCTTTAGATGCTTTATTCATTTTATCTCTATGAAGTCTTAATTCCTTCATAACAGATTTCTTAGTAGCATTATCGATGTTTCTAGTATTCAAGAATCTTTCAACATCTTTGTCTCTACCTTCTTTAAGCATCTTAATGATTCTTTTAGCATCTTTACGGTCTAAATTATTTCTAAGCTCTTGACCTAATACATCATAAGAAGAGTTTACAAAATTATCAATCTCACCACTATTTTCGTCATAAGAAAGAATATTTAACAGAGATTCTATATCACCGCTAGTATAATCAGCAAGCTTTTCATCTATAGCAGACCATTGATCTGTTTTAGCCATTTTTAACTTACCTCTAGCAGCTAATCTCTGTCTTGCGGTCATATCATCTGCACGACCTCTTCTAATACGATTAGCCTTTAATCTACCACCAATACCTTCATCTCCAAGAAGTCTGAAAGGTTTAGTAGCTACACGACCAAGTCTACCAGCAATACCAATAGCACCGCTACCGATTTTACCAGCTTTTTCAAAGACGCCTCCAAGAAAATTATTTCCAGCTGCATTAGCTCTAATCTTCTTGAATATATCTAATGTGAAATCCTTGATATCAACAATTGTATTTGTTAATTCTTTAAAGATAGATTGAGCACCAGAAGTCATAGGAGTTATTATATTATCACGAATAGCTCCGAATAATCCTCCTTCTCTCTTGGCATCTTCTCCATCACCATTCTTTTTACCAAAGATTTCATCCATTGTCTTATCTATAATTGTTTGTCCGAAACCCTTTAAAGGTTTAACAATATTATCATTTAATGCTCCTCTTACACCACCTCTACGTTTACCATTCTCACCTTCTTCACCAAGTAAGAAGTCTTTGAATTTATCAGTAGAAGTGACATATCCTGCAGTAGCACCAATAAGTGCACTACCAACAAGACCAAAAGGACCAGGGAGGAATAATGCTGCTGTAGCTGCACCAATTCCCATATTTTTAGCACCCTTCTTGAGTTTGTCTACATTCTTATCAGAGAATATACCACCCTCACCAAAGAGTGACCCTTGGAAGATTTCAGAATTCTTTGCGAATCCTAAGCCTGTACCGATTAATAAACCACCTAATGGACCAAGAGGAGTTAATAAGCCAGCTGCCATACCAGCCATACCACCCTTAGCCATATCAGGAGCAGCTTTTTGAAGTTCTTTAGAGATTAAACCAGTATCTTTTCTCTTAGGATTACCATTAGAATCGACAATGATTTCACCAGTTTTCTTATCCTTTTCTACATCACCAAATAAGAAGCTAGCAAAAGAACCAGTAGATTTGGTTAAAGTAGAAGCAGCACCTACTGCTGCACCAAGTAATGGACCGCCAACTAATAAGCCAGCTACACCGCCTAATACACCTCTAGATGCCATATTACCTAAGAAAGCAGCTCTCTGTTTATCATCTTCAAGAGTTGTCCAATCAGTAAGTTTATTAATGTCAACCTGCTGAATTCTTTCTTTAGCCTCAGCATCTAACTGTTGATGCTGAGCTAATTCTTCTGCTGTTAAACCATCATTAGCTTCAGCATTATATCTAAGACCTCTAATGAAGTTCTTTTCATTACGAGATTGAAGATTTCTTACAGATGTAGGAGCTGGGTTATAAACTACACCACCCTTAGGAATAGTATAGATACCAGTCTGACCAATCTTAGAACCGTTAAGATATTCACCTGCAGAAAGTACAGACTGGAATGGACGACCAGTTCTATTTACACCACCTGCAGCCATACCTCTTACATTTATTGTAGAGGCTTTAATACTAGCTAATTTCCTTTCAGCTTTTTCAAGTTTAGTTCTTAAATCATTTTCTAATCCAGGATTGCTAGCAAATAAAGGAGCTTGACCAGCTAATTGATTTCTTAATCTAATGACTTCAGCTTCAGCTTTAATTATAGCAGCTTGTTTTCTTACATTTGCTTCTTCAGAAGTTCTTACACTTATATTTTGACCTTCGTTAGAATGAGTCCTAATATAATTCAATCTGTCCATTGCATTTGCAGAAATATGCTGATTATAATCATATACGTCAGTACTTGCTTTAGATGCTATTTCAGCTCTTCTTAAAGCTCTTTTTTGTGCAGATGTTAACGATGGTGTTGGTGAAGGAGAAGGATTGCTACTAGAAGATTCTGGATTAGTTATTTTACCAGCTAATCTCTTAGCCTCATCAATTTCCTTTTTCCACATAGCATGTACATCATCTGCATTCTTTGCCATACCTTTACGGAATCCAGCTGTAAAATGAGAGAGTAAACCTTCTTCTAAGATATTACCTTCAGAGTCCACATCACCAAAGATTTTATTTTTGATTTTGTCTACATGAGGCTTTATTTTTTCATTATAATAGTCCTTAACTGGACTCAAAAGTTCTCCAATTTGTTCTTGAACCTTTTTGAAGAATTTTTGAGTGTGTTCTTTCATTAATTGCCAGAGAGACTTTTTCTGGTCATCAGCTTTCAAATCTTCACCATAAATAAGATTACGTAACCAAGCATCTGTCTTTACAATAGTACCAGTTACTTTATCCATAACAGCAAAGTTAGTCTTCTGAGTAAACCATTTAGCTGCAATAGCAAGTTTCTCTGTAGTACCAGTAGCTTTAGATAAGTTCTCCATTAAGCCCTTATCTTTATCATATTTATCAGTGGCTCTCTTAAGCTTATCAGTATTTTCTTTACCAATAAGCTCTTCCATTTTCTTCCACTTTTCTTTTTCTTTCTTAGCATCCTCTCTCTGCTGATTCAGTTTGAACTCAGATTCATACTGTGCACCTTCACCATAGTAATCTGATACAAGACGAGATATACCAATCTGGTCACCTTCAGATTGATAATTATAAGAGTCAGTAATAAAGCTAACAGACTTGCCCTTTCTACGTGCCTGCTCCTCCACTCTCTTTATATTAGATTCAAAGCTTTCTTTAGCTTTTTCTTTAGCTTTTCTTTCAAGCTGTTCATAATATCTAGATGTATACTTTTCATCAGTAGTGCCATTATATTTTACTATAGCACCATTTTCATATAGTATATCATTGAAATTAATTGGACTTGGTGGGTTTGGTCCACTATTGTTTACATTAAAAATAGAAAGATTTCTAAGATAAGAAGAATATGCTCTGATAGTATTAAGACTGCTTCCCATACTTCTAAGATATTGATATAGTGTAACGCCATATTCGTCTTTAGCTCTTAAAAGAACCTGAGCAGTAGGCATTTCTTGAATATGTCTTTCATTCATATCACCCTTAGCATCTACATAGCTCTTACCATGATATGACTTAGCATCTCCAGTAATACCTTCCATAGCAGCGAGCATTGCAATACCGCCTTGCTCATTAAGCTGCTTAATGGCACTATTCTGACTTCTAAGAATTTCAAGTAGTTGTCCATCAACTGCAGATATATCTGGACCACTGAATCCTTTTCTCATCTTAAGTCTTCCATTATCATCTTTTACATAACGAAGACGTTCACTGTGTTGGAAAATCTTCTTCATAGATGTGTAGATAGCTTTTTCTGCAGTGGTCAAATCAGATTCTCTAAGAGAACCAAAATCGCCTGCAGCTTGAAGCTTAAGAGCAAGAGATTGGACTGCTGTATTAGCTCTATCATATTCTTCTTTAGTAGCATACATAGAGTCAAAACTTCTATTAGTACCAGCTTGAATAGTGCCCTTGATAAGAGATTCTGTACCACGTTGAGCAGATGTAGTGATACTATCATATGCCTTCTTAGCAGATTTCATACTAGTCCATCTACCAGTAGTGTAATCAAATATCATTTCTTCGCCACCTGTCATAGCAGATGTCATTTTACGAAGATAATAAGGGATTACATCTATAATAGCCTTCTTAGTAATACCATCAAAAGGAATAGCACCCTTTACATATTTATTAGGGTCTACAGATTCATTAGAACCAGTCTTAATTCCAAGAATCTTACCTAATAGACCAGCTAAACCAGCATCTTCTTTCTTTGCTGCAGCATTAGCTTTAGCAATAAGAGAAGGAACAAGATTTTCAAGAGTCTTATTAAGAGCCTTTGCTGCTTGGTCAAATCCTTTACCAAGTGCTTTATTAACAGCAGCCTTAGATAATTCTCTACCAGGGTTAGCAAGCATTGTAGCAAGTAAGTTAGCACCTTCAATGCCACCATCGCCAAATAACATATTGAGACCTGGGATAGCCTGCATTAATTCATTACTAGCATTTCTTCCTATATACTTACCATATTCTCTAAGATTAATTACACCACCTCTACCGATGATATCATCATATCCTATCTTTTTTTTCTTATTAGGATCTTCAATTTGTTTAGCATATAAATTACGCTGCATTTCGAGTAACTCATCCATCTGTTTAGTGAGTTTAGCAACGTTATTATCTACATTAGCCATAAACTTGTTGAGATTTTCATTCATCTGGTTCTGTACTTTTGCAGTCTGCTCTGCATTCTGTTTTAAGAAACCAGTGATGTTTTGTAATCCACCATCAAGTTTATTTATAAGACGTTCATTTTGAGTATACAGTAGCATTGTATTCTCTTTAGAAACATCCATCTGAGCTTTGCCAGTTTTGACGATAGCTTCTGTAGTAATAGCGGTCTGTAACTTACTGTTCTTTTTAACAGCAGTAGCAATAACCTTATCACCATCAGTAACATCTTCATTACCGAAATCAAAGTCATCATCATCGATGTCCATACCTTGCATTAGGTTACCGCCATATTTATTCATAACTTCCAGCTCTTTATTCTTAGCATAGAAGTCACCAGTAGTAACACTATATACAATAGAATCAAAGCCAACTCTAGCAGCATCCATTACTTTATTATCAGTAATAGTCTTCTTAATTCTAGCATAAGTAGTTCTATAATCTTTAATAGAATGATATGCTTCTTTAAAGACTTCTTGATTCTCATTCTTAAAGTCTTTAACATAGGTAAACTTCTCAGACAATACATCTGCAGTAGTATAAGCAACCGATTTGCCTAAGTTAGCAAGATACTTTTGAACCTTAATAGACATACGATTCCTCCTTTCAAGCTTAGTTTATGTATATGTTGAGCAGCTTAAAAATATAGGAGGGTGACGAATCACCCTCCAATTTATTAAAGTCTTAAGATATTAGTATAATTGATTGCATCTTTTTCTCTTCTGTCGATACCTACAGCTTCACACGGGAATTGTCTGATATTGTCATTGACGATAGAAGTATAATCAATATAATCCTTAACCCACTCAGGAACTTCCATATCATCTAAGATTGCTATACCAGTAATACCCTTAGTAAATTCTTTTTTCTGCATAAGAGTTACAGCTTTTTCATATACATTAGGATATTTTTCTTTAAGATCTTCTACATTCTTTTTATTAATATCAATCTTAATAAGAAGAACACTATTTCTGGTACTTAAATCTATAGGTGTAGTATTATCATCTCTAAGTTCATTATAAACTACAGATGCCTTAACACCAGATTCTCTTAATGGATTTTCATAAGCAGCTACAGCTTTAATACGTTCTGGCTTAAAGTATTCTTTATTACCACTACGAATAGAATCAATAATTTGCTTTTCAAGAATTGCAAGTTGTTTAACAATTTCTACCTGAGAAATCTGCCCTGGATTGTCAAGAATCTGTTCCATAAGAATTCTTTGAAGTGCTGCTTTAGTAGAATCCGCAGTTCCTGATTTCTTGATACTTAATCCAGTAATTGCAAGTGCCTTTTCACGTGGAATAATACTAGATTCTTGACGTTCTTGATATGCACAATAATTCTTTTTTCCATCTGTAATCAAAGCACGCTTAAGCTGGAATTCATTCTTAAGAATAAAGAAGCTCTTACGCTTAGAACCATCATGACAAGTTGTGCTATTACTATTATCAGAATACTTACCCATATAATCAATAGCAAGTTTTCCCATGATACTAGCTAAGATATTAATAATAGAACAACGGAATCCTACCTGAGGTGTAATTACATCTGGGCGTACATAATCCTGCATTTCAATAACTTCATCTTTATAGAAGTCATAGTCGTATCTTGTTTCAAATGCTGGTTTAACTTCTGCAGTCTTTTCATCAATCTCAATCTCTTTAATCTTCATAGGAATATTAAATGTCTTATCGAGAATATAACGATACCAACCATCGAAACTAATAAAACAGCTATCTGTATCTGTTAGCATAGATACACAACGATACATATTTTCTGTTCTATCAATTCTATCCATATACTGCTTATCATAATATACCCATTCATAAATCATCTGATAGAGTTCATCCATCATATCCTTAACTTCCTGAGGCGGTTTATTCGGGTCGATAAACGGCACATCAAGTGTAGAAAGAATCTGAATAATCTTATTCATAACTACTGTATTATCTACAAACCAGAACAGATTATTCTTATAGAACAACTTATTCAGTTCATGCTGAGTACAACGATTCAAGATATCCCAAATCAAAGTCATTTCTTTTTCAGTAGGAATCCAATAGAAACCACTACTATAAAGAATCTTAAAGAATACTTCTTCTACATTCGGTACTTTATCTCTATCAATAATAAAGTCGTCTGGATACATACCAATAGGTTCTCTTCTTACATTATTGATAAAAGTGATTACTTCATTAAGACTACTGAACTTAACATTATTTGCCATTGTAGCTTCAAATAACATAATTGCTGCAGCAATACAACTTCTACCCTGCATTGTAATAGACTGTGCTACATAAAGATTATAGAAGATTGAAGTATGATTACCAGATGCACCATACATTGCATTACCTGATACTTTTTCTGATGCTTGTAAGATATTATATTTCTCAAAGTTCTCACTACCCTTAGGATACATAAACATTTGATCTTTATAATATCCTCTTTGTTTGAGAAACTCCTGAATAAGCATTACAAATGGATTAGGAACAGAACCATGCTTTTTAAACATAACACCACTTACTGTGATGATAGGTTCTCTACTCATAATATAATCTGTTACTTGCCATAAAGTAGTCTGTTCTTTCACTTTGGTATAATTGTTATCTAATACAGCAGGTGTATCATTACCTCGCTTCATAATAGAATAATCAATCGCTTCTACAAGTTCATGTTCATATAAACCTGGAAAAGTTAATCTAAGTGCTTCAAGCACTTCCTGTCTATAAATGTCTGCAGTTCTAGACTGCACAATCTGTGTAATATCTTTCATAAAGATACTCCTTTCGATTATCAGCTTACCTATTATCATATGATTATGATTAATAGATATCTATTATAAATTTGTTATTCATGCTTTAAAAACAGAACAATTATATAATGAAAGACCTAAGTGTATGATTACTCATATACAAATAAAATCTAATTGCAATTATATTTTATATTTTAAAAGGAGGATATTCTCATGGGACTTTATACAAATCCTAATACAATGGAAGCAGCTCATGAAGTTGAGATGGAACTCAATATGGATGAGCTTCTTGAAGCATTCTACTATGATGACCATTATTCTGATTCTGATGAAGAGAAGCGTGAACTTCTTGAATCTGCTGATACTCTTCTTGAAGCAAAGAAGATTTCTCGTAAAACAATTGTTCGTCTTAACAAGAATGATGATCTGACTCGTCGTACTGGTATGGCAGCACTTCAGCTTGCTAAGGATAATAACGATGCTCTTTGGAAGAAGCTTGTTAAGAATCGTATCATGGAGCGTAAGCTTCTTGCTGCTATTAAGAAGAAGTATGCTAATAAGGCTCAGCTGGCTGCTCGTAAGGGACAGCGTGCATATGTTTCTGGTCAGGGTACTGTAGGTAACCAGAATGTTAAGAAGATGCAGCCTAAGGAAATGTCTAAGACAAGAAATTAATAACATAAAAATAATGGTATCGTATGAGTGACGATATCATTGTGTGCATATTTCGATTGTCATGATAACAATCGGTTCCTTTCTTTTTATAGGATTGCGGGTGGTATTATCCATCCGCAATTTCTTTCTCATTGATATATTATTATATTGATAGAATATGACATAGTCAAAAACTATCAAATAACAAATATATCTTGGAGGTAGTATATCTATGACCAGTACAGTTTATGACTATGGTGTCTTTACACCGTTAATTAATGGACAATCTGTTATTATCAATACAGCAGATATCACAAAAGAAACAATCGATGATTACCAGAACGATTTGAAAGACGTCTTTCTGGATTATATCGAAAATCCTACAATCCAGAAAAATAAGGTTACATTTGTATTTGATAATGGTATGAGTGTTAACCTTCCGACAGCATATGCACTTATTAACATTATCGCTTGGGGTTTCATTGTTAAGACAAATCAGACAATTAAACCTAAACACCTGTTCTTTAATAAGAAAGGTATCACTAATGCATATATCAAATCTTATATTGATAAGTTTGCTATTATGCCTGTAAGAGATATGGTATCAGATGCTAATGATAGAATGATTATCCATAATCTCAATCGTACTATCTATGACAGTTTAAGGGACTTAAAGTTTGTAGATAAGTTTGCTTGGTACTTTAATAATAGTATCAATATGGAAGACTTTATTCTTATGTACTATTCATGCCCTGGATTTAAACAAATTATGGATAGACATAATAATAACTACTATGCTCAATTTCCTCCCGAACAAATGAATCAAGAAGCATTAAACGATATGAATAAGCTTATCGAATATATCGTAGATGCTAAGAAATATATTGGACGTGACCATTGTCTATCTGATGCATTTAGAGCCAAAGAAGGTGTTAAACCTAAACAGGCTCGTGAGATGTATATTAATATTGGTGTTAAGCCTAATGGTGAAGGTGGTATCTTCCCGTATGTAGTTAACACTTCATATATCTCTGGCGGTGCTAATAATGTAGCGTTCCACATTCTCGAATCTCTGATTGCACGTATTGCACAGAATCTTTCTAAGAAGAATACTTCTCGTTCAGGTCACTTCTCTAGAATTATGATTCTGAATTGTGCAGCAACAAGAAAATATACAGTACCATATTCTGATAAGATTGACCCTGGATATGATTGTGGTACTCGTAATTTTCTTGAGTATTATGTAGAAGATGAAACTGCTCTTAAGAAGATTGCAGATAGATGGTATCGTATTGACCCTATGGGAATCGAACATCGTCTTGGTAATGTATATAGAGTAGTAAAAGAGAATCAGGACCTTATTGGTAAGGTAATTTATCTACGTTCCCCGATTAAGTGCTTATCTGCAGCTCACGGTAGAGGTATCTGTAGAAAGTGTATGGGTGAACTGTATAATATCGTACCAGCTACTAATATTGGTGTATACAGTGTTACAAATCTTACTGAACGTCTTACTCAGATGATGCTGTCAGCTAAACATCTTCTTGAGGCAAAGATTGATAGTGTGACATTTGATACTTCTACTATGACGCCCGAGGAGATTTCTAAGTATATCCTTATTGATGAGGGTACAATCTTTATCAATCCTAATATTCCTGATATGAAGAAGTGGCATCTTATTATTAAAGATGGTGATATTCAGGAAGAGGTACTTGCATCTCTTGATGATGGAGATGATGATGATAACGATGACTTCAATATTGAAGATACAATGAATTATATCAATGTATTCTATCTTAAGAAACAAGGTTCTAATGAAGTGATTACTATTAAGACATCTAATGTAGATAATCTGTATCTCACTGATTGGCTTAATGATTATATTGAACTTAAGAATCTTGCTGATAATAACGAAGATATTGATATTCCTGTATCTGTACTTCTTGAAGATGTATCTCCATTGTTTAATGTAGGAATTCACAATGATGATATGTCTGAGCGTCTTGAGTCTGTTATTAAGGTTATCGACCTGAAGGCTAATACAGATTCTTATACTGCAGAGACATTTCTTAAGGCTCTTTCTGATAGACTTAATAATATCGGACTTGACCATATTATGTCTGTTCATCTTGAGATTATCATTATGAATCAGATTAGAGATAAGACTGACATTATCGAAATGCCTGATTGGAGTGTTCCTAATCAGCAGAATTATCAGATTTTGACACTGAAGAAAGCTGTAATGACACATCCTAGTATTACGATTGCAATGCAGTCTGAAAATATTGCTAGAATGTTGTATAATCCTCTCAGCTTTAGAAAGCACAAGCCATCTCCTTATGACTTAATGTATATGGTACAACCCCAGAAGTTTATTCATAACGACCCTGAGGTTAAGAATGATGGTACAGGTATGGATGCTCTGTTCAAGTATATGGGAGATTGATTAACATTGAATTAGAGCCTCACTGTATCGTGAGGCTCCTAATTTATGTGAGGTGATTAAATGGATAACAGAAAGATTGTTGTATATAACAACAAAATAGTTATCAACGATTATGTATATGGTGATTATCCTGGATTAGATAGTTCATTTGAAGTATTTGATAAGGCTACTCACACATATAGAACAATCGCAGCGGTATATGATAGAAAGGCTAGAACCCTGACTATTCCTAGAGGATTAGATATATCTTATTTGGAAAAGATGTTAGGATATAATGCTTTCTATGATAACACCTATATTCAACCAAGAAAGAATCTAAATCAGATTCTAATCAAATATCCACCTAAAGATGAGAAGCAATCACAAGCAATTAACTTCTTATCTGGAAACGGAAACTACAAGTTTACTAAGAAATATTCACAATTATTCTTAGCACTTGATACTGGTGCAGGTAAGACGTATCTCGGTATTGTCTATACTGCATTATTGAATTTGAAGACAATCATTATCACTACTTCTAACGATTGGTTGTCTCAATGGAGAACCCGTTTTATAGAGCATACCAATATGATATCTTCTGAGATTCATTCTATAGAAGGTTCTATGGATATCAACAATATCTTATCTAAACCTGATTCTGTATATGATAAGTATAAGTTATATACAGTAACTCATGCTACTTTACTTTCATATGCGAATGAACATGGATGGGAAGCTATTGATTATCTGTTTAGAAAACTTGGCATAGGTCTTAAGATTATAGATGAAGCACATCTTAACTTTGATAATATCTATCATATAGATTATGCATCATCTGTATATAGAACTCTATATCTTACAGCAACTCCAGTAAGAGGAGAAAGTAGTGAGAATAGAATCTATCAAATCTATTTTAAGAATATACCGATGTTAGATTTATTCGACCCAGAGAATGACCCTCATACTCATTATATCTCTCTTAGATATAAGAGTGGTTTCACTGTACAAGAGATTAATGCTTGTCAGAATAAATATGGGTTTAATAAACAAACGTATTCAGACCTAGTTGTGATGAAGGAAAACTTTGATTTCATCTCAAGAATAGTTATGGATATGGTATACCATATACCAGGAAAGAAGATGTTTTTCTTTGCTACAAATAATTCTATAGTATTCTTCTATCAATGGTTAATATGTAATTATCCAGAACTACAGAATGATATAGGTATCTTTACTTCTATAAATGAGAATAAAGCTGCAGCAAAGGATAAGACTTATATTCTCACAACTTCTAAATCAGCGGGAGCAGCAGTAGATATACCAGACTTAATGGTATGTATTAATATGGCTGAACCTACTAAATCCCCGCCACAGAATAAACAAAGATTTGGTCGTACTCGTGCTTATAATAGTTACTATATAGATGTAGTAGATACATCTCTAAAAGTAATCAGTAACTATTATAAACAGTCATATCCGATGTTTGAGAAGTATGCATTAGATTGTAGAGATGTAGTATTCAGTCAAGCTCAGTTAAAGAATACTGCATTTAATGTAATGTATAAACGTCTCAAAGAGTTTGGAGGAATGCCGTTTGAGAATATAGACTTGAAGCATCCTCCAAAATGGTGGTAATAACACAATGAAAAACTACTAAGTAAAGGTGGTGAGGGAAGATGCAGACTGATTATTGTTATATGAATGACATGGTATACCAGTTATCAGATGAAGTTAGACTCATGTTTCATACAGTAGCTTCATATAATAATGGTATGAGAACATTCTCTAATTATAACGAATATAAACTTAATGGCAAGACTGAAGGTAATACAATGATAAAACGTGTATTATCATATTACTTGTTCTTTGAAGATAGACGGGATAAGATAGAGAAAATCAGTATCTATCCCGAACACATGTTTGAACTATTGAAATACTTTGAGCATATAAGACTTAATTGGATTGAAAGTGATAATTGTGGTATATATGGAGTCATGGATAATTCACTTGCTGTGGTAAACTATGACGAGTATATCTATATGAGATTACCAATGGATAAGGTAATTAAGTTTATGCCTGGAGTAATGAAGACAGAAATGGGTGATATGAAATGTATAGATTTGTATCTTAACTCTACTAATCCAGTTCAAATAACACATAGTACATTCTTAGGAATGTACTATGTGCTTCAACATTTTGATATGTTGAACTATGCAAATACAAGTTTGTCGTTTATGATGCTGATGAACACTCCTCTTAATAGAACTGATTTCACTACATCTGGTCAAGTTAACTCTGCGCCATTGAAAGATAACAGTACAGTGTCTGGTAGTGTAGGAAGAACGTTTAATAAGAGTAACAAGTCAGCATTCTTTGATGATTAAGGAGGAAATAATTATGGACGAGTATAAAAAAATGAATGATATCGTTAGTAATGCCAAAATGGATGAACTCTATATAGCAGTAAATGTGATTAATGATTGGATTTTAGAAGGATTTGATTTATCAACTCTTCCTGTTCAACTTGCAGATTTTGGTTATTCAGAGAAAGATGTTAATACGATTAAAAACTCACTCATAAATATCAAAGAAGCTCTTAAGGATAAAGAATCCGCTGTTAAATCTGATAAACTGCAAATTGTTAGAAATTTGCTTAATTCTAACACGTCAACTTCTTTACCAGCACCATATTCTTGGAATCCTAATATCAAGCAAGATTTTCCTACAGAAATTTGTCGCAATAGTAACTATGGCGACGATATTTCTAGTGCTCCATATTTAGGACCTATGCCTTTAGATGGCGGACTTAAGGATTAAGGAGGAAATAATTATGACATACGGTAATGGCACATTGATTAGATGCTTGGCTACAATCAATGATTATATCATTGAAGACGGTTTAGATTTATCTACCTATGCTGATACACTTGAAAAGAAAAATTATCCAGAAGATATGGTTAATGCTGTTAGAATTGCCATTGAAAATATTAAAGAATCTTTGAGAGAGACATATATAGAACCAAAGCCAATGAATCCAGATGAAGAACTCCAGTTATCTGTAGACGATGCTATTGAAGGAATCAATAACTATATTGAAAATGGAGGGTATAAAGAATTATGAGTTTTCTAGATTTTATAGGATATGGTATTTTGTTAAAGATTCTTAAAGCTGTATTATGGATAGCAGCTAGTATAGGATTATATTTCTTCATTTACTGGCTCCTTAACGGTAAAAGAGATACTAAAGAAGAACATAATCATGATAAACAACATGATGATGATTTTAATTTAAGGAAATATGAGTATTCGGGTGGTACAGTAAAGGACTTTAATGATAGATGTCGTAAAAGTTTCTTTGATAGCGTTGGATTACGTGAAGAAGAGGATGAAAAAGATGATGAATGAAATTAAATCAAATCAAAAGATAAATTATTATCCATATTCTTTTGAACTGGAAACTACTCCAGCTCAAGTCCTACCTAAATTACCACATATTATTGCTACAGAACGAACAGTAATAGATAACTATACACCAGTTATCGGATTACATGAGGATGGTGAGAAAGATGATGAACATATATGAAATGTTTGAATTATTGTATATAAATTATATTAAGCATATGAACAATACTATATCAGATAGATACATTGATATCGATGAAGTTTACAAAGCACGTGCTAAAAAGAAAATGAATCTGCGTTGTAAGAAGCCCGATTTAGAATATCCAGATGTACCTGATTTATATTATAGAAGTGTAGTTGAAGAAATGAATAAGATTAAAGATAAGCCAATTACTATAGATGATTTGATGAAGATAAATTTAGCAATGATTGGAATGTTTGAGGATTATGTTATTCCTAAGTCAAAATCAGATGATAAACCTAATGATACTTTAGGTATATTAAAATAAATTATACTTGTATATAATATAGGTGTAAGAGGAGGTAGCGATTAGCTACCTCCAAAATTTATTTCATAACGAAAAGGAGAGTTTATTATGACTACAAATGAAAGAGAAATTTTTGACAGGGCGGTTGATGCTTTGCATGATGTTGTCTATTCAATCGAAATTGATAAAGTTAATTTTGATGAATTAGAAAATCATGTAAGAACGTATGATGTTGGGAAAGCTAATAATGTTAAGGTATATCTTAATAATATTAAAAGCACTTTTTCGGCACAATCTGATACTGAACTTCAGGAGATTATCAATGTCGTTAATAATGTAGTTACAACTACTACTAACGGCACTTCTTCTGTACAGAATCTGGAAGACCTCAAAGCTTTTCTGAATCAGGCGCTTCCTGCTTGGCAGAATGCAATGCAGAATCAGACTGTATTTCAGCGGCAGTTCTATCAGTTCCCTACTCGCACATAATGTAAACAAAAAGAATGGGTTATTTATTAACCTATTCTTTTTAAATTTAAAAGGAGTATATTTATATGGATAAGAAACTCAATCTGGATGAAATTGAAGAAAAATATGAGATATTAAGAAAACAATTTACTGAAGACATTAAGATTGCCATTAAAGGTGATAAATATGTTCAACAATCTCATATTAACTATTTGGACTCACTTCCAACTATCGAGAAGAAGTATGAGTTCTTAGTAGAGCTTTATCAACACTATTTTGATTATTTCATTAGAGATAATCAAAAGTAATAATTAATGAAAAGGAGAAATTACTATGGAAAACAATAACAGACTTGCACAGAGGATTCAGGAAATCAATGAGTATGTAGTTAAGGAGTATTCCTATGATCCTCATTTTGATTTCGATATCGTTGATGAGCTTACAATTTATACCGCTAATTTGGTTAAGATGGGAATCTTTGATTTCAAATTAGTTATAGCTATTGGAGAGTTTTACGCTTTGAATGATATAGCTAACGGAAATACTCCTCCAGTAGATATCAGAGAATCAGAAGGATTTAAAGCATTTAATAAGGTGATAAATGATGCAATGCAAAATTGGTTTGCAGCTCATCCTAATGAAGCACCAGTAATAAAGAATCTTGAAATGGTTCCAATGCCTGGTTTTAATAGTGCTGGTTGTGCAAATACTGACTTTGCTACTAGACATTTACTGAAGAATTGACAATATAAGAACGGGACTCTCAATGTCCCGTTCTTTTTTGTATTACATACGTCCAGGTTTAATCTCAGGATACTTAACTACAATAAGACTATCGCTATAATCATAACGATATGTAGTTACGTTAGCAAGTTCTTCTCTCAGAGAATAATATTTCTCTAATAATCCCCACCAACGTTTATGCTCAGCTTCACTTAAACGTTCATGGTCTAAGAAGTCTTCGATTACAGAGATACGTGTATTAATCATACGCATTAGATAGTATGCATCATCTTCGTCTGCGACATGACGGATACGCATCTTGTATTCATATAAGTCTTGTTCAAACTTGCGAATATTTTTTATAGCAGTCTGTTTTCTTAACTCTGCATATTTACTCTGTTTTACTTCAGACTTAGATTCATTCACAAATACGTAATATAGTTCTCTATTAGTATAATCACAACTCTCAGTGATATTAGTATCATCAATAGTTGTAATAGCGTTCATCATGATTTCCATTTCACGTTTCTCAACTTCAGAGCCTGTAATGCCTTTCATCTTCTTTAGAAGTCTTAGTGCTGGGATACGTTTAATCTTGAGTTCTTTATATACAGATAGAGACCATGCTAATGATGTAAGCTTGTTTACACTACCATCATTAATCTTCATACCAGATTTACAAATCTTATCAAAGATAGAGTTTAGGTCTTCTCCATATCCACACATATGTACAAACTCATCTGCTAATACTTCTCCATTCTTATAAATAAAGAACATAGAAGTCATCTTACGTACAGTATCTTTAATACCATAGCTGATGATTGTATAGTATTGTGCAGTCTTAGGAATATTCAGACTATCTCCCTTCTTTGTAAGTTGTAATGCAATAACCTTTCTTACTTCATCTACAGGTTCGGGGTCATTAACAATATGACCAACTTCATGAAGAATCATTGCAGTAAGTTCTCTAGGAGTAATCTGTAATGCTGGGTGAAGAATCTTAGAATCAATTTCGATTGTATACTGATTGAAACGTACTTTCTTATCATCTTGAAGAATCTCTGTAACCAGTTCTTTATCTACATGTGGATATACACACATACCAAAGAACATAGAATCACTTCTAGTAAATAGAATCTCTTTACAATGAGAGTCTTTAAAGAAAAGATTCAATTCTTTTTTTAACTGGTCAAGACCCTTTCTTCCATCAGAATCAATAATAGTAGCACAAGCATATTCAATACCAGTGAAATCATAATTGATTTGACGAATCATACGGTATATCCTCCTTTCATTGAATTCAAAAAACGCCTAGTGCCTATGAAGACACTAGGCGCTTGAAAGACCTTAAGTTATATAATTACATTAATTAGATAGCGTCAATATCGAAATCATTCTTACCGATGCTGCGTACACCATCACCACGACCAGTCGGGTCATTGTTGAAGCTGTAGTCAGTACCATAGTTGCGGAGACCAGTAGGATTCAGGATGCGGATACGTCCCTGAACTGGCTGATATTCCTTAGCAATCCAACGCTCAAACGCATGTACTGCAGGAAGAGCAGGGTTGGTAATATTTCTGATTTCGTTAGAGAGATACATCTGATAATCATAGATTCTGTAGATGAAACGCTCAGAGTTTCTTGGGCAGAGGATAATCATCAGGTTGTTGCTATCACGAAGCTTATCAGAACTAATGAACTGATACGTTCTCTTATCAGAAGTAACAACAGTCTTTACAAAGTCAAGCTCAACAGGACCGATGCTAGAAGGAGACTGATAAGTATAATCGGTAGGAGTAATCTTACGGATAAGATCATCACGACCAATGATGTTGAACGTAACGTTCGGATCATTTAGAACATGGAGAAGCTGAGTAGCATGAGTATCAAGACTATCCATGAAGGTCTTGTATCTCCACTCGATTGGGTCGAGTGCATAGTTCTGAGATGGAGCGAAGTCAAACTGACGTGCAATCTTAGAATCTGCAGGCATATTGAGGAAGGACTCATCGAGGAATCTACGAATGAGGTCATCCTTATAGTTAGCCAGAGAAATCTTCATCAGAGACATAACCTTAGTAAGCTGGTTAATCTGATAGAGTGCAGCGATGTCCTTAACTTCCTCAGGAGAGATAGTTACATTAATCGGGATACGGTTAGGAATCTCGATAATGTCAGTACGAACGCTCCAAGAAACGCTAGGAGTCTTGAGCATTGCAGAAGAAGTATCAAGACGAGAAGTAAGCAGAACACCAAGAACGTTCTGGTTAGAAGTGGTGATACCGAATCTGTTATCCTTAGAGAAACCAGATACGAAACCAACAGTTCTGTATTGACCAGGAATTGCATTCTCAGAAGTAGTATTGTCAATAACTACAGTAGAACCATCTGCTAAAGTAACAGTAAGTGCCCAAGTATCTGCAAGAGTACCAGCAGCAACAGAAGTTACCATAGGAAGTGCAAACTGCTCACAAATCTGACGGTCATAAGTACCGTATGCAGGAACGAAATTACCCTTCCAATCAAATACAGCACCGATAACAGTCTGAGTTACAGTAGCATCAACAGTAGGAAGCTGAGCTGCAAGGTCAGAAGGAGTCTGAGTAGGAAGAACGTATGCAGTCGTAGTAGTATTAGTATACTTTACAGTAACATACGTAACAGTTGCAGGAGTAGTAGCTGCATCGGACTGCTCAACAACGATGTTAACAGTCTGACCAGGATATACAACTCGATTGCCTACGAGACCAGAGATATAGGACTCGATAGAAAGATTGGTGTTGTGGTCGGCAGGAACACCAAACAGAGTCTCGATAATATTAGTGTTCTCAGCTTCAGGAAGTGGGAGATAAAGAGACTTAAGTGGTGCAGCCTTCTCGATTGCATCAGTCATCTTATATTGCTCTCTCCACATATCAATCTTCTCACCAGTCTCAGGATCAATGAGCCAACGAGTCTCCATAGATACAGTGAACTTAGGAGAAGTAGCTACGAGCTTAGGAATAGCACCCTTATCAAAGATATTGTTAAGCATGATATTCTTATGGATTGGGAAAGTCATACCGATAACAGGGTTAAACTGACCCATACCAGAATGCTCAAGAACAGCTTCCTTATCATTCTCATAAAGCTGCTCCATCATAAGGATGTGATCTTCATACTCCTCTGCAGTCATACCCTTAGGATCTGCAGAATTTTCGATGAAGAAATTCTTCATTGCGGAATCAGTAATATCTCTTCTAAAAACCTTAGAAGGTTCAGTATAAATGTCAAGTCTACCCTCTTCCAAAATAGAATTGGAGAGGTTCAGGAACTCTTTCGCCATACCAGCCATAGGGTCATGTGCATAACCGTTAGAGCCAGGCTTGCGAATAGCTTCACCAACTACTGGCATATTTGTATCCTCCTTTATTGTTAATTTTATAAATTGATTTAGATAGGTATTGCTGTTATTGGTAATAGAAGGTAATACAACATTTATTACCTTACTATTTTTATTATATTGTTAGAATTATCTGTGATGAAATTAGAATAGGTCATTATAATCGCTAGATATATTAGTAGATTCTTCTTGATAATCAGACATACTACTATCCGATACATCAAGCGATTGAACTTGGTTTGTATCATCGGGTTCTACAGGTACACCCTTTTCATCTTCTTCATTTTCTTCTTCTTTTTCAGCGTTACTTTTTCCACCATTTACGTTAGGAATATTATCAATGATATCAGCAATAGCATTTAAAGTAGCAATACATTGCTGATAGATAATATTATTCTCAATATAAGTTCTAGTAGAGTATGCAACAGTGATATTATAGTCAATCATTTCTCTAAGTTCAAGTAACTTCTCTGTTACAAACTTAAGAATATTAATATTATCATTAGATTTAGGAATGTCATTAATACGAACAAGTGTAGAACCGATAATAGAATATACTTCAATAAACTGATTCTTTAACTCATGATTCTTAATAGCAATTTGTTCAGGAGTAAGAGAAGAGAATAATTCATCTTCAATTTTATTTAAATCATAATCTTCTCCATCTTCAGAGCCTTCTTCACTAGTGTCATCAGTAGTTTCTTCACTACCTTCTTCACCAGTATCATCTCCACCTTCTCCTCCATCGCTGTCGTCCATGAAGTTATCAGATTCACCAGCACCTACATCATCTGTATCATCACCAGAACCATCGTCTGTGTCAGTATCATCTCCACCTTCTCCGTCATCCATGAAATTATCGGATTCACCAGCACCTACATCATCTGTATCATCAGTAGTTGTAGTGGTATCATCTCCATCACTAGAATCATCATCCATGAAATTATCGGATTCACCAGCACCTACGTCATCTACATCATCAGTAGTATCATCTGCTGGAGGTGTAGTATCGCCAGCATTATCATCTGGAGCTGGAGTAGAAGAATCATCATTAGTACTTCCAGAATCATCCATGAAATTGTCGTTATCATCATCGTCGTTTTCGTTGTCAATTTGTTGACCACCGACATTGATTTCATTAACAACAGAACGCATCAGATTTCTATACTTATCTCTGTAATCCATATACTCACCTCCAATTACTCATCTTTATCAAGTTTCTTACCAATCTTATCTGGCATATCATATTGTTTCTTTCCTTTAAATACATAATTCTTGTTATAAAGAATTCTAGCACGTTGTCTTTCAAGGTCACGTTTAGTCTTCATGATTTCTCTTACTGCAGTTAAATCTTCTTTATCTTCTGCAATCTTAAGATACTTATCACACATCTTAATCTCAATATCAATATCATCAAGAATTAAATTACGTTCTTTTTCATTAATAACTTTAGAGCATCCAATAAAACCAATAAGTCCAATTACTGCAAGTACTGGATTAATTAGATATGCTGCACCAGATGCAAGAGCAATATGAATACATTTAGATGCAGATGGTAAGAAAGACCCTCTGATAATACTCTCTCTACTATCACTAATCATAGCTCTCTTGGCAGCCTTCATAGTACGATTAAGTTCACTATCAAGCTTCATAGATAATTGTTTATCTTTATCTTTGAGCTTAAGAGCAGTACGTCTTAGATTTTCAGAAGCAATCTTAAGCTTACTGGTAAACGACATACCAGAACCTTCTTTAGCTTCATTAATAGCAGAATTCTTATATCTAGTAACAAGTTCAAGAGTATCATTCATAATATCATGTTTACACTTAAGCTGTTCATACATAATATCTATTGGAGGAATTGTGTCATCATTATTTACATAAGTACCCTCTAATAGATTATCATATTTCATCTTTTCTACATCACTAATACATGTTCTAATAGCATCAGCTCTTTGAACAGCACCGAGATAAGAACCTGAATAAGAATGTCTAGAACATGCTAATTCATCCTCTAGAATATTTATATATCTAGGGCAATCAAATACTTCATTACAAAGTTTAACAGCTTCAGTAATATTATAAATATCCTCATTAGACATACTACTAATATTATTATTAATAGTAGACATCAGTTCAGCCTTAGTAAAGTCAAGTTGTTCATATAGAGTTGCAAGCATACCTACATATTTAACAGATTCTTCAAAATCAAAGTCCATATCAAAATCGAAATTAAAGTCATCATCATCCATAGATGCTTCGGCTTCTTTAGCCCATTTCTCTTCCATACGCTTATCATTTTCTGCATCTGTATATAGGTCATTCTCTTTCATCTCAAGTGTATCTGTATCTTTCTTATACTGCTTATATAATGCAGTATACTTTTCTTTTTTCTTTTCATCTTCTGTTTCATCAGCAAGCTTTTTATACTTATCTCGTTCTTTAGCATATTGCTCAACAACCTTAGCCATTTGTTCTCTAGATATCTTCATCTTTAAGAATAGGTCTGTAATAAGAGTAATAACACCTAATACAGGATTTATAGCAGTAGCTCCTAATACGGCACCTAGTCTTACAAATTGCATAATATCTGGAAGTTCTTGAATAATAGCTTCTGGTCGTTGTACAAAGATTCTATTAATAGCATCTTTAAACTTATTGATATCCTTTTTGTGTTCTTTCTTGAAGTCATGAATAATCTTTTTGATTTTCATTTTGTCAACTTCATCTTTTTCTTTATTAGTCTTAACTCTCTTTTCTTTCCACTTTAAGAACATGTCATGAATCTTATTTTCTTCAAGAGATTCTAAATCATCATTTTCTAAAGCTTCAATAATAGCACCTTCATCTACCAATAGATAAGATACAGGTTCGATATCTTCTTCTGTAAAGAATTTAGCATTCTCAAGAATGTACTTCATATCATGAAGTCTTTCATCTGTAGATTCTTCCATCAAAAAATAATCAGTTACAGATTCAATAATAAATGAATTCTTCACAGGAATACAGTTTTTAGTCATTAGATACATAATATTCTCTAATGCAATATTGTACTTAACTCCAAAAGGAATATCATAGCTTTCAATAAGAGTACATATATCATATATACACTTTTGAAGAGATACTTCATTTAACGGACATTTACGAACTCTAGATTCAAGATTATATCTCTTAGATAATTTAGCATGATTATTAAGAACTCTATCACATTGTTCATTAACCCAAGCTGCTTGAATGAATCTATTATAACACTCCTCAGCAACTTCTTCTTTATTATCTTGAGATTGTTCTTCATCGTTACCAGAATTAGTATTCTTAACCTCTCCCATTTTACGACCATAAATATCACGTTTATATTTTCTGTGTGGATGTAATGAGTTACCTAGATAACCACCATTAGCTTTAGCTCTTTGAACTGCAGTTTCATTATCTTTAGTATCATTAAGCATAGCAGTATGTCTATGCTTAATCCAACCACGTTTATAATTATTTAATTGTCTTGTCTGTTTAGCATTACGTAATTTAGGAATAATCTTTCCCTCAATTAGACTAGCAGCATTTTCGATATTAGAATCTGTATCATTATCTACAATCATTCCAAATACTTCTAATACTTTAGTCAATGCTTCTTCTTCATTGTTTGATAAGGCTTGCCAATTTTCTAATACCATCTTAGCTTTATTATATGAGTAATTTTCAGATAGTGTCTCATATACATGCGATATATTGCAATTGATATTAGATACGTAAGAATCTGTAATTAGATTTCTTTGGCGAGCGATAATATCCTTATGTGTAAGATTCATATTATATTGACCTCCTTTTCACAAGTGATTTTATATAAAAGTTCTTAATACACCCTGTTTGGGTCACTAGGAAGTACTTTATCAGATGTACCTCCATAGCTTTCTACTCTTAGACTATTTAAGTATTCTAGGTCAATATAAATTGCAATTGTAGATATTAATTTATCAGTAGGATTATCAGCATGTAATAGCATATCATCCCAATTAATATCAGTATCAAGTTTCATTCCACCACTATATAATTGTACATCAATGAATACAGATGGAGAAATAAACTTACTTACAAGATAATTAGAGATTTGAGATAACTCACCGTCGAAGAGTTCATTTAAATCAATGTCAATACTACCAGGTTTTTCTTCTTCCCATTGTGCGTTAATAGTAAGCTTCCAACCTCTTGTATTGATTGGAGGTGGGTCATCATAATAATGCAGAGACATCATAAGAGTATTATCAATATTATATACTTCATCACCAAAAGTAATCTTTGTGAGTTCTTCTTTAGTAAAGTATACATATAATTGCATAGAAGGGAATCTTACTTCTACTTGCATTTCAATACCGAAGTCATCTGATACATGACCGTATTTATTACCATCATCTTTAGTTACATCTTTAATTAAAAGACGCACTGGAATATGGTCTACTCTTACAAAGTATTCTTCACGAGCATTTACATTTGAACGTTTATACGTGATTGGAATATAAGAACGGCTATTTAAATAAGTAAGAAACTTAATAGGTTCTACAATTCTATCATCTTTAATTTCAAATCCTAAATCTCTTGCAATGAATAACATCATTGGATATGGTAATACATAATCTAAATCTACATCGTTAGATTCAGATAAGTTTGTTCTAAAAGCAAGCTTCATATATTTTTGAATATCGAGTTGCATTGCTCTAGATGGTACTTTAATTCTATAAGTGAAATTAAGAAGCATCATATCCATCTTCATTAAGATATAACGCTGATTTATCGGGTCTTGAAAGAATGCCTTATCAATCTTAGTAGTATTAATAAACTGGTCGATACCAAATAAATTTTGGTCAAGTCTATCTCTATTATAATCATCATCTATAGTAGGGATGATTGTTAGAGAAGCTTTATCGTCAGACGTATGAGACATAATAGTACCCTTATCTAATTTAGCTATTTCACCAAATACATGACTACCATCAGTATGAATCCAAGAAAAAAAGTCATCTTTAAACTTTTGTAAGAACCAATGTCTCATATATTCAATACATAACGCATAGCTTTGATGTAAAGGAGCAACAGTAATATTCTTATTAAGTTGCATTTCTCTCTTTACATCTTCCACACGTATTTCTCTATAAGCCATACTATCCCTCCTTTACAAAAAAGAATGAGCCGTGATAGGCTCATTCTTTATTTTCTCATTCTGTAGTATCAGGTTCAGACAGAAGAATATAAGGCGAGGTGTGTTCCAAATATTTATAATAATTAAGAACTCCACCCTGAAATGGTTCAGTCATTACATTCAACTGTTCATCAATCTTACTCCCTTCTGCCCTAAACCAGTAATATACTCGTCCTGGGATTCTACTGCTAGTATCAACTGCAGCAACTACGACTGGGATAATTGCATAGAAATCTGATTCATTATCCACTAAACCAGTATCTAAGATAAAGCATTTATCTCCAATCTTAAGATTTTTGGGTTCATCGCAGACATTCTTATTATTAAAGAAGTCCTGTGCAAGTGTTTCGATTCCATTTAACATGATAAATCGTCCTTTCTTATATAAGATATGACTATTAGTCATATTTATTATATACAATTAGAAACGATTTATCTGGTCTCCGATAACTACAACCTTCCAAGACTGACCAATATTAGTATTAGATGCAATACCAGTACCAAAGTCAATACTTGTATCATCTAACAATCCTCTATCTGGTCTTGGATAATTAGGAACTGGCATACCAGTAGATGTATCAATAACATCAAACATCTTATCACCAGTATTAGGGTCATATACCACAACAGTTTCGATATTAGGATTATCTCCTAAAATCATACGATTCTGCTCTGGTGTGAGATTACTCATGAAGTTATTAAAGTTCTGCTCTTCATTTGCTGGTACTGCATTCATACCAGACATAAGAGCACCCATATTACCAGCTACATTAGCAGAAGTATACTGAAGTGCTGGATGTTGTGCTGCTCCGATAGGTGTATTAATATATGCATTATAAAGATCTGCAATATATTTATCATCATCTTGCTGATTTGCTGCAGCAGATTTAATGTCTTTAATTCTACGAATTTCAAGTTCATGGCACTTTGTCTTTACAGCGTTAATTTCCTTAATAGCAGAAATCTTAGAAGAGACAAGAGAACTTGCTGTAGCACAAAGATCGGAGATATACTTGTACTTACCTTTTAAAGTCTTACTTCCTCTGATATGGTCAATCTCTCCTTTAACATCACCAGCAAGAATATCAAGCTGAGCGATAGATACTCTGAGCATATCATTAGTCTCTTCATATGTATCTTCGTATGGTTCATTAGTCTGACACAAAGGTAAACCAGAAGAATTACTATTAGATTGAACTACTGTAACTTCTCCTCCATTTTGTTCAGACTTTCTAGGTCTTCCTCTTTTCCTTTTAGGTGGTTCTGCAATTGGATTTTCTACAACGGGAGCAATTGCATTCTGAGTATCATTATCTTCTGGAATCTTAGCTCCTCTAGCTAAGACCTCCATATCTAAAAAGCTCTTCATATTGATTTCCTCCTTCTATGAGCATTTTATAGAAATGTTTTTGACATAAATGCTTAATAGGGTATGTTAACATTTAGATAAGATGGTATTTAGGCCTCCATTTATACCATCTTACGGTTGAAGGGCATGAATGATTTCCTCTTTGATGCATTGTTTATTCCTCTGAGAAGTCCTCCATGGTATCGGGGCCATGGAGGACAAACTTTATTTTTTATACTAGAAGAAACAAATATATAAATGACTCAGATAACGTAATACGTAAGCTGAAGAATTGGAGGTTTTATATATGAAAAAATTCGATAATGATTTGTTGATTGGTAATTATCCTCCTGGATATGACTTAGCATTGTTTAATACAATCTATCATTATCCACAGAAGGATAATAATGGAAAATGGAGACCTGGAGTAATTGACCTTATTATTAAAGATAATGAAACAGGAGAGAAGTTTCTTGAAACTATTGTAGACCCGTTATATGAGTATTATATGCTTAAACCAGATGTAATGGTACCGAGTTACAATCTTGAATATGCAATGATAGATGACTGTAAGTGTATATTAGCACCTTATGGTCAACTTCAGAAAGATATTGCTGAACGTCTTGGAGAGCTTGATAAGTTTTGGGAAAATATTCGTAACGGTAATAGAGAAGCAAATAAACGTTTGTGTAATTATCATCCTGCAGTATTAATGTCTGATATGGATATTGAAGATAATATTCGTTTTCAGTTCTCACACACTTATGCTAATACGTATAAGAAAGCTTCGAAGTCTTATCTGGATATTGAGGCAGATACAATTCATTGTAAAGGTGACTTTGTAGAGATGGGTGAGTGTCCGATTAATGCGGTATCATTTATTGATGACCAGTCATTAGTTATTCATTCATTCTTGTTGAGAAATGATGAGAATCCATTGATTACAGAATTTGAAAAGATGGCTAATACACCAACAATGGAAAGTGAATTAAAGTCATTTTTAATAGATGCAGTTGGTGGTCCAGCTAATGCTGATAAGTATAAAGTAAATCAGATGAGAGTACAATTCCATTTCTATGATGAGAAAGATGAATTAACAATGCTCAAGCATCTGTTTAATTATATTAATAATCTGAAACCAGATTTTGTATTGGCTTGGAATATGGCATTCGATATTCCGTATATCATTCAGAGAATCATTAATCTTGGTGCTAATCCAAAAGATATTATGTGTAGTCCAGATTTCAGATTCAAAGAAGTTAAATACTTCATTGATGAAAGAAACGAATTCAATTATGAAGAACGTAATGACTTTGCGAAGATTAGTTCTTATTCTGTATATCTTGACCAAATGATTCATTTTGCATCTAGAAGAAAAGGACGAGCAGCATTACCGTCTTATAGATTGGATTTCATTGGACAGATGACTTGTGGAGTTAAGAAACTCGATTATAGTCATATTACTCATAACCTTGCAGAGTTACCTTATAAAGATTATAAGACATTTGTATTCTATAATATCATGGATACAATTGTACAGTATTGTATTGAATTCAAATCTGCGGATATTGATTCAGCATATAATAATGTACTTCTGAATAATACACGTTGGAGTAAGATTTATAGACAGACTGTATATCTTAAGAATAGACAAGCCATCTTTAATTATAAGAATGGTTTTATTACAGGTAACAATGTAAATGCAAATACACCTAAAGTATCTTTCCCTGGTGCATTTGTAGCAGACCCGAAACTCAATAGTGATTATTCAAAGCTTAGAATTAATGGTCGTCCAGTATCTATATATGATAACTTAGACGACTTTGATTATAAAGCTCTGTATCCGAGTATCACATCCGAATTTAATATGTCTCGTACAACTCTTATTGGTCATCTTACTATACCAGAAAAAGTATATGAATTTGAGAATAGATTTAATAGAGATGAGATTAAATGGAGAAGAGAAGCTCAGTTTATGGATGATTTACAATCACATAACTGGATTGAATTTTTCCATCGTTGGTTCCATTTTGGCAGTTATGAAGACATATATGATGATGTAATTGAATACTTTACTAAAGTTAAGTATCCTATGGGTGTATTGACATATCATAATTTTGATGATGTATCTGGTACTCCTGAAGAAGATAATCGTAATGTATTTGTTCATTGTTCTACAGCAAGAGATTTACAGATTGTAGATGCTATTGCAAGTAAGAAACTAGATTATATGCATCAACCGAGATTTGAGTTTGAAAAGTCTGACTTTAATAACTTTACAGAAATCTTTAATAGTCTTAAGGATGGTTATCTGTATAGTAAACCTAGACAAGTGGAGGATAGTAACAATGGATAACAAGGTGGCAATGATATTTGAACAGTATGTAAAAGACCTTAAGATGTCTGCAACCGAACAGTATGTATATGTCGTCAGAGATGATTTCTTTGGCGACATAGTCTTTACTGTAAACTCTACAAGTCTAAGTATGATGAAGTGTCCAGAATTATCTGATAAGTATTTTGGTAAGATGATATACGCTGATTTCATAAGACAGAAGACTATTGGATTTGAAACAGAGATTGGTATTCTTGATAATAATGACTTCATAACTCTATACAATTGTAAAGAAAGATTTAACAGAAGTATCAGAATATTGAATCAGTTTAAATTCGATATACAGAGTGCAGATAAGATAAATCAGAAGTATGCATTAAATGAAGAAGAAGACTTCTTTAATAATGTATTAACTCGTAAAGCTGATGAAGGTGCAGGAAGATATATCTTCAATGATAATATTATGTATACAGCACCTTGTATGTTTCCAGGTAGTAAAACAACTGGTATAGATGTAACTAGTTATTATAAGACTGGTAATGATTATTATATCTCGTTGTTTAATACTCATAAAAAAACTGGTGATGTAATAACACTAATGAGATTCTTATGTTTATAATAAAAAATAATGGGGTCGTTTATTCGACCCCATTATTTTGTTGTGTTTAGTCTATAGCCCAAATGCATCCATTATATATTAGAAGCATTTGAATAAACGAATTGCTCATTCTAGAGAATTCTTCGACAAGATTGAATCCTGTCTTCTCTTCGAATTCCATCATAAACTTAGCAGCATCCTCTGAGTTTATGGTTCCGTACGGATTACCAAGGAGTCTGTATAATATATTCTCCTTGAAAAAATCCGAGAACTCATATATGTTGTTATGTACTACATCATCAACATCGAACTCCTTTCCAAAGTACTTGTTTACAGCATTGATAAACTTCTCTGCATCTTTCATTTTGATTCCTCCAATTTACAGGTCAAATATTTTATAACTGTTTTCGGTAACCTGTATTCATATATATTATATATAATCTCTCTTAGTTTTGCACAACCTCAACAATTTAGTAATACTAATTGAGAAGGAGGTATTCCAATTGGCTAAGAACGATAAGAAACGCTCATCTAATGGGCTTATAAAAAGACTTACTGATACAGTCCAGAATAATCTGGATAATCTATATCAAAAGACTTATTATTCTCAACCTAGTAACAAACAAGATATCGAGAATATAAAAAACAAACTTGATACATCTATTGATAATATCGTTACAACCAATAGAAATAATACTGGTAACGGTACAATGTCTACTTTATATTCTAGAATTCAAGCTGCTCCTATGTTAGGTGGACAAGGTGATGAACAGGCAAAGAAACTTGAAGAATTGATTAATGATAATCAGGTTATTGAATCTGGTTTGATGGGATTTATTAATAATACTACTACAGTATTTGATTATGATAATAAGATTGATACAATTCTTAAGTATATGCCTAAGTTACAAGAGGCAATTGATACTAGAAAGGATAACGTATTATCAGCTGACCATTTCTCTAAGGACTTTATCAATATTACATCATCTAATATCAATAATGATACAGAAACTTATAATGAGCATATCAAATACATTAAAGATACATATAAGATTCAAGACTTAGTAGATGAGATTTATGATAAAGCATCTAAATACGGTGAAGCTTTTGTATATGTAGTACCATATAAGAAAGCTGTAGCTAGACTGCTTCGTAATAAGAATAATATTAGAGCAGATTTAAATATAAGAGAACAGACTATCGTTTCAGAATCTGGTAATATAAGTATGGAATCACTACCTAAAGATCTAACTCAAAAAGATTTTGAAGATGCTGGTATTGGTAATATTAAACTTGAATGTTATACAGGAGCAATTAATTCAATTGTAGAAAACTGTATGCGTTTTGAAAAAGCAGCTAAATCATTGAACGAGATGTCATTGAATTATGAAGGTGCAAATTTCTCAGAAGTAACGATTCTTGAAGCGGCTGAGAATGTACGCGATGTTGTAAAGGGACAGTTTGACAGGACTATTAAAGATGATTTATCATTTGATGGGTTTGATGATAGAGGTCAAGACGGTCTTGTTGATAAGAATAAAGTAAAGAAGAAGGGTAAAGACGATAAGTATATTAATGTACCTGGTACTATTATCAGAATACTAGAAAGAAAACATGTTATTCCAATTTATATTGATGAATACTGTTTTGGATATTACTATATTGAAGTAGAAGGTCCTTATAATCCAGTAGGTGATTATGATAAGATGCAAGACCCTACAATGTCTCTTAAGGGTTCTAACTCTATCTTATCTACAAATAGTATGATGGACCAAACTCAAAAGCAGAACAATATTATTCGTTATCTATCTAATCAGATTTCTAATTTTATTGATGCTAAGTTTATTAATACTAACCAAGACCTTAGACAAGAGATTTATACTATTCTTAAGTATAATCAAGATAATAACTCTTCTAAGATGAATAAGATTAGAGTTACATTTATTCCTCCTGATGATATGGAACATGTATACTTCAGAATGAATAAGGACACACATAGAGGTATCTCTGATTTAGATAAGTCTCTTTTCCCAGCTACATTATTCTCTAGTATGTATATCACACATACTATCTGGAATATGACACGTGCTCAAGATAAACGCGTATATTATGTAAATCAGAATGTAGATACTAATATCTCTAAGACATTATTAAACACTATTAACCAGATTAAGAAAGGTAACTTTGGTATTCGTCAAATTGAGAATATTAACCATATTCTTAATATAACTGGTATGTTTAATGATTATATTATCCCTAGAGGTCCTGGTGGTACTCCAATTGATTTTGAAGTAATGCAAGGTCAATCTGTAGAGTATCAATCTGAATTGATGAATATGTTAGAAGAGGCTGCAGTAAATGCAACCGATGTTCCTATGGAAATGATTCAGATGCGTAACTCTGTAGATTATGCATCCCAGTTAACAATGTCATCTTCTAAGTTCTTACGTAAAGTATATAATCGTCAATCTAAGTTTCAGAAAAACATTACACGTATTGTAAATAATATTTATAACAATGAATTTGATGATAATATTACATTAAATGTAGTATTACCTCCACCAATGTTTTTAAATATTACTAATACAAACCAGATGATGACCAACGTAAATGAATACTCTCAGTCGGTAGCACAATTGATTCTTGATCCAGATGAAGAAGAGCCAATCAAGAATGAAGTTATCCGTGAGATTAACAAATTCAATCTTGGTTCTTATCTTAATATTCCTGAGTTGGAAGAGATTGCACATAAAGCTAAGCAACGTATGGCTGCAGAAAGTAATGAAGAAAACGGAGAAGAATAAAGAAATCCCCAGTGACCGAAGTCACTGGGGAATTTTATTTTTATTATCGAAGAGTGTTAGTGGTATTGTAGCGTTTTACACGTGCTGCTTGAATTTCTTGTGCTGCATTATTATGAGCTTCATTGATAAAGTGTTCTCTATCATCACCACTCATAGAAGCTACAGCATCTGCGTATCTAAAGTTTTCACCGCCACCATTAGTACCTTCTTCAGTACCAATGGTTACACCAACATACGCTCTATTATCACTGTTAACCTGAGTATCCATTTCTTCACCAACTGCATTACCGTTAGATTCATTGAAATAACCAGGCGACTTGTATTTATTATCACCATCATGAATACCAGCCTGTGCAATAGCGTTGTACTTGAAGTTATTGCTATCAACGATAACTCTAGAATTGGTAATATTTGCAGGATTACGCATAGCAAGAAGCATATCCTGAGCCTTCTGATATACAAAGTCGTTATTGATGAAGAATCCATTGAACGGCAGAGATACTTCTGCGAACTGGATATCACCCTTATTACCAGTATAAAGGTCAGAATAGTTTGCTGTGGTAGGCTGACAAGCTGCAATAAGGAATGCACGCTCAATCTTAGTCATAGTGTTATCTGTAAGGAAGTACATGAACGAGAAGCACTCCTGATGAGGACCTGGGTCTTTACCAGAAACAGTATCAACACCATTAAAGGTCCAAGCATCGATAAGACCATGATAATGTTTAACCTGAGTATCTGGGTCCTTAATACCCGTAAGATAAAGCTCATGAGCCTTAGTCAGGATAGAACCAGAACGCTCGTAGTAGTTAAGCGAGAAGTTAGAGTTAGTAGGCTTCATAACCTTATTGATAACACTAACAGAACGAATACCGTTAGTAATTTCACCAGTTTCACCAGTGATATTATCAACGTTATCAATACCTCTGAAGTCATTCTCAAGAATATGAACATAGTTGTTAACAATAGTTCTAATATTCTCGTCCTGCATAGCAAGATCTCTCAGGAACTGAGGAATGGATACTACACAGAGAAATGGATAACCCTTTTCATAGAGGTCCCACTGCTCCAGGTTACTAAAGTCAGTAACACCTCTCATAAGATTAAAGTTGAGAAGCTCACGAGGGGTCTTTAAGCCTTTGAATGCACCACTAGTAGCTACAGAAGTAGGCGTTGCGTGATTTGCCATAAGTTATCCCCCTTTCTTAAATACTGGTTACAGTACTAGAGAGAGTAGAATAATTCAGTGCAGTAAGTTCGAAGATTTCAGCCTGAGCAAATGGTCTGAATACAACTTCGATTGCTGCATAGAAAATCTTATTTTCTAGTGCTGCATCATCTTGTACATACTTGAACGTAATCTTTGCAAACTTATTTCTCCAAGGCTTCATAGCAGTCTCGACAGCATCCTTATATACAGTGAGGTCATCAGCTGTAATGAACTGATATCTAGCTGCTGGGCAAGCCTTACGAATAGCCTGCATCATCATACAAACAAGAGCAACATTGTTCCAGTAAGAGAATTCACTCTCAGTAGGATTCATAGTATACTCAGTTTCGATAGAGAATCTATCATCATAGTAGCAACCATAGTTAACTCTAAGGTCACACATAAGCTGCTTCTCGTTGATGATAGTAGCATCATCTGATGGATATACACCACCAACGTTATTGAGAGAAGTCATCTCAGAAGTTGGATAAATCTTAGGAATGTAGTTTACAGTACCCTCAATGATATTACCGATAGTAATACCATTAGCAATACCAGCAAATACATCTCCGATACTGTTTCTAAAATGACTGATATAAAGGTTAGAAAGACCATAGGTACCAGTAACCTGAATTACTCTGTTATCATATGGATTTCTAATCTTATAGTAGAGACAAGTAACTGCAATATGCATATCTCTTACATAAGCATATTCGGAAGTTTCAGATGTGAGGTCAAGACCAGTTTCAGTTCCTGGAATAATCTCTGCACAATCCTCATAACTCTTAACCTTGCCGATACCCATGTCCATATAGCACATGAAGTCACCGCGATAAGCCGCAAGTCTCTGCATTGCAAGCTTAACATCATTATCGTAGTTAGCATCAAATACTGCATTCGGGAAATAAATATCAAGGTTAAAGATATCCTTATCGAATTCACCAGCAAAGAATCTGTAATACTGTCTCTGATAAATCTTATCAATAGAATATGGAATCTTTACTTCGGTAAGAGTATAAGTTGCTGTCTTGATATTCTTATCAATCCAAACAGACCACTTATTAGCTACAGCATATGCCTTTGCGAGAGTACCATCTGGATCCTCTTCAAGTGTAAATACTCTAGACATTTGCTGAGTTTTAGTAGTAGGAACAATATAACATGGCGTTCCCGTCTGGTCATCAACGGTGAATCTCTTTGCCTCAATCATAGGAATCTTAACAGATACAAAGTTCTCAGGAACGATTGCAGCATCGTTAAGGTCGAATGTTTCGGAAGAAACAATAAATCCGTTCTTATGACCAGTAATAGCCATAATTTCAGACATAGAATTTCCGTACAGACCAGAATTGCTATCAGGTTTATTCGTATAGTCTTCATCGAATACGAATACTGGTACAATTGCAGCATTCTTAAATGCTCTACCAGACCACTGTTCATCAGCTGGATTCTTAGCAAGATTATAACCATTAGAACCAAATTCAAGTCTTTCAAGAATACCCTTATTAGTTCTAATCCAGTTATAATAATAACCTTTTGCTACGAGATTTTCATCCTTAGACGTCATATTCTCCCAATCACAATATGCATTAACAGTAATCGTATCGTTATCAAATACATCAAGATGTGAGTAGTCATAGAGATATGCTACTCTCTTGAGGAGATTAGATACTGCATAAGAACTGAATGCGTTGTACTTACCATTGAGAGCATGACCAAACAGGATATCATAAGTACCGATAAGGTCATTATCACTTGTACCAAGAATTAACTGGAGAGTTTCGAGAAGTGCATCATAAGCTTCATAATAAGTCTTAACAGAAATCTGGTTAGAATTATAATTTACTGTACTTTCAATATCAAATGTATAGCCAGTACTGTTATTTCTAGTATAAGGATTGAGAGAGAATGAGAATGTCTCAAGTTTCTTAGAAGTAGCGTAATTATAAACAGTAAGCTTATAAATAGATTTCTTCATAGTAACAGACGAAGTAGTATCATACTCAATACCGATAGTCTTGATAGATTCACCACGACCATTATCGAAAATAGAGAACAGTGGGAATACCCACTCAGAAATGATATAACCACTAGCCTTAGTCATGAGGTCATTAATAAGTCTCGTGGTGCTATCATAAGGAGTAGTATCAATAACATCTTCACCCTTATTATACTTAGAAACAACAATTCTATTGTTTTCATCTACCGTAGCAATACCCTGAATAATTGCACGTTCAAATACGCCACTATCGACATATTCCTTAGTGTTCCAAGAATCTTTTACAATATCGTAGAGGTCTGTTTCATTAGTAAAGAATCTGCTAATATCTACATTTTCAGCAACCTGTTTAAATGTAGGGTTAGAACCGCCATTTGTAGAATCTACTTCCCAATGACCAGTATATTCTCCACTATCTTCTTCGGTTTCAGCTACTACATATTTCATAATAGTATAGCCGCCACCTTCAGTAGAATAGTCCTTAAACATTCTATCTGTATTAGAAACAGTATTGATACCAGCACTTGTTTCTTTAATGATATCGGTCTCAGCGTCAAATACAGAAGAATAAGTCTTCTGTTTGCCACTAGTAAGACCAGTTGTAACATTTACTATCTTTCTTACAAGGTTTTTACCATCTTTATTGATATCGACAACTCTATTGTCATTATCATAATAAACAGACTGAGAAAAACCAGAAAGAATACCAGTAGTAGTATTCGGGTCGGAGATAAGCTTAGAAAGAAATCTACTATCAGGTGTATCTTCATTAGCTACAACGTCGATAATATAATTCTTATAGAGGTCATATCTCTCCTTATGTTCATCAAGCTTAACATTTGCAAAAGTATAATTGTTATCGTTCTTTACACTAAACATAAGAGGAGCGATAGAATACTTTTCAGGAGCATCTGCTGCTACTTCGATAGACCTGATTAAAGCTTCATTATTTTCTTCAGTAGTAATAGTTACTTCCTTGTACTTAGTAAGAACAACAGCAAGAGTTGCATTACCAAGAGTAGCGTCATCAAGAACAGCTCTCTTTGCAAGAATAGCAGCACCGTTATTAATATTCATAGAAGCCTGGAACAGAGGCTGGCCATACTTCTTGAAATCAATGTTATCCTGTGTGCCATATCTATCGTAGAAATTGTTACCATAAGATAAAGTGATACCTTCAGGACCCTTAACAGAAGCAAAGGTACTGAGGTAGGTAACTGCATCGGCAGGATTTGTAGTGGTAACTGGTACCATTGCAGTAGCCTGAGAGTTATCATACACTTTAAATTGTGTACCAGGATATCTACTCATGTTTTATCCTCCTTTATTAAAAATTTTGTTATAATATTTTATTATTTGTGTGTGTGTGGTTAGTCAAGTAGTATGTGAGGCTACTAGACCATTTATCTTTATGTTAAAAATCTACGACTCTCAATCCATCATAATCTTCTCAAGAGGAGAGTCTTTATTACTATCTGCTGTAATAGAGGAGATAACTGCTTTATCCCACTCTTCTGATTGAATAGCAGTAAATGGTGATGTTCCTCTAGGTACATCTTTAATAGAAATCCACTGATACGCAGTATTATCAGAGTTATCAGTAATTCTAAATGGTGTATCAATATCTTTATTAGAACGGCATAGCTCTCCAATTACAACTCCAATAAGTTGTAAAGATACTCCATAACCGTTACCAGTAATTTGTGCATTTCTTAAAAAGTAATTCTGAAGTTCATCATAAGGAATATTATTAGGAAGTGCACCTGTATCAAGTGCAGAATACCAACGTTGGATATTCTCTGCATCTTGAGCGATATTATAGTTTATAACAATAACTCCTTCTTTATAATATTTTAGAATACGATAATCTTCAGGTTTGTTATTCTTTGTTAATACAATTCCCTTAGCAATTTCAATCTCATCTGGCTTAGTGAGAAATGTATTAGGGAATTTAAAGTTTCTCAGCTTTCCGATTGGTTTATCATTCTTGTCAAAAAGAGCATAAGGTATTACTCCAAACAGAGCAATACATTCACCAATAAACTCTGCAAGTTTATTAGAAAAGAACTTCTCAGGAACATAGAATTTAAAACAACCATCATTAGCAAATACATAAGAGTCACCTTTAACTTTAATGAAGCTAGGTGTATCCATGTATATCGCCTCCTATCTATATCAATTTATTACTTGGATGTTAAAGGTATAAAAATTGTGGGTTATATATAATAGATATGAAGAGATTTAGTCTCAAATATAATATTTACAAGGAGGACATCATTATGTCTAAGAGAATGAAAAAGAAGAAGATGAGATATGCTAAGTGGGGTAATTTTAAAACTCCTGGCAAGATTCTCTATGAGGGAACAGTAAAAGGGTACAAAGTTGCTATCGTAAATGTATATGGTAGACACCCGTCTGCTTATATTCAGGTACCTGAAGACTTAGCTGATATAGCTTTTGAACTATTGCCAGTACATGGCGGCTGTAGTTTCAATGAAAAAATCTTCTTTAATGGAAAAGAAGAAGATAAAGGTTATAGATGGGTTGGTTGGGATTATGGTCACTTATGTGATTATGCTCCGCCTAGAGATAAAACTCATCTTGATTTTTGGAATAGTTTTGGAGGAGATAACAGACCAAGACATACTACAGAAGAGGTGTATAATGATATTATCAAAGCCGTAAAAGAACTTAGATATATTAATCAAGCTAAAATAGATTTATATTTCGAAGTTAATATGGATAAAGCTAAAGACGATGAATACTACTGGGATGACTTAAAAGAACAGTTTAGAAGTCTTGATGCTGAAACAATAGCGCCTATAAGAGAATGGAGCAAACTCTGGCTTAAAGGACTCTTTTTTGCTGGGTTCAATACACCAGAACAACAGAGAAAAGAAATCAATTATGTAATTGATATAATCAATATGGCTAAAAAGGGTGAATTGAAAATTACTTCTGAAGATTAAGACCGATAAAGAATGGTGAGTGCTAAACTCACCATTCTTTTTTATATATTATTAATGTGTAAGAGGTTACCGTAAAACGGTTATAAAGACTCCACGACCTCTTGGAGGCATATTATGAGTAAAATTTCGGACCAGTATTATTTCATGAAAAAAGATGGCTCTGTATATCTTGGACGGTTTCCATCCAGACATATTCAAGAAATTTTAAAACCGTCAGGTAGCATCGCTATGTACTACTCGACGGATAACCCCAGTTTGGTTGAACATGGGGCTCCTGGAGGAATTCTTTTCTTTAGCATTAAAGAAGGTGAGAATAATCCTCTATATATAGACAAAACTGTACTTGAGACAAAGTGTCTATGTAAAGTGAATGTCTATAGGAAAAAGAATGGGTATGTAATGAAAATTTCAGCTTTGAAAGGAGGTGAATAATATGGGTGAAATCAAAGGAATCAATGAGTATGGTCTCGCATTTAGCCTCTATTTAGAGGAGTGCGAATACTATAACGAGGAGCCGCTTAGCTACGATGAGTGGCTCGAAGAAGAAATCTACGAGCAGGAGGCTATCGACCGAATGCTCATGACAGATGCTGAAAGGTATGGAGAGGAGGATTAACCAACCTCTCAGCATCAAGAAGGAAGGCGGGACTCATATCCCGCCTTCTTTTTTATCGTCTTACCATTACTACCTTAATAGCACTTGTGATTTCTGTATCAGTATGAAGAGTAATCTTCTTGCTTTCTGGATTATAGCTCCACTTAATATCACTAGGAACACCTTCTGTAGTGACATTTGTTTTTTGTGTACTATCCTTCTTAGCAATGATTTCGTCATACTTGTAATCAGATTCAGTTGCTTCAGATGTACCAAGTACGTGCAATTCGAATACACGGTTTTCATGATAATCTTCTACAAGCTTAGGAATGAGTACTTCTGCATCGATTGTTGTATCTGCTGCATTAACAGTAATCTCATCAGAAATCCACATATAAGTACCCCAAGGATTCTTACCACAGAGCAGAGTTTCAAAGATTTCAGAGATAGTCATACCCTTAAGAGAATCTCCTTCTTTAAATCCACCTATAGGATATTTAACAGTAGAATTCAATACAGTTTTGCCATCTACAGTTTCACAAGCATAATCATCTTCTTCTACTCCATCCTTAGGATATAACATAAGGCACATAAGTTGAGCAAATGTAAGCTTGCGGAATTTAGTACCCTTCTTAATGCCACCTACAGATACAGTAGTACCATTTTCAGATAAATCTCTAAAGATATCTGCATCAGCGATATGCATAAGAATATGATTAAGTTCACACTTAGTCACATATCTATTGTCTTCTTCCCAATGCATAGGATGAATACATCTATCGTGCGGTGGGGGAGGTGGAGGACAAGGTTTAGGCGGTGGGCATTTACGTCCAGGAACAAAATAAGTATTTGGTACTGGATTAGGCTGTGCATCACCATAACCGTCTACATAATAATCTGGTCTATATGGACCAGGAGTAGGTTTATCAGAGTAAGGTCTATTGATAACTTCTGGTCTCCTGAAATATTCTCTTGGATTTGGAGCAGGCTTTGGTGGTGGAGGACAAGGGCAACAACTATCATCCACACCAGGAACCAATTCAGGTTTATCATTATCAATGAAGACACTCTCAAATTCATCATAGAAATCGTTAGCCATATGTCTTCACTCTCCTTTTTATATTACAATTACTGCTACATATTTACCAGAAGAAATATCGCCAGTCTTCTTAAAGTTAATAGTGATTTCTTCATTAGTAAAATTAACAGATATATCTGTTAATACCATCTCGCCAGTATTTACTTCATACAAGTTTACAGATGGATACTGATTTGCTTCGAGAGTAATATCATCAATTACCCAAGTACAATCATTATTTGAATCTGCAGTAAGAGCAGGATTAGACTTACGATAGATATTACCCTTAGAAGCAATATTAAGTGTAATAACCTTATTTTCTGCAGCAGTCATACGACCTTTTTCATCTACAGTAAACTGAGGAACAGTAAAACTATCCTTATCATCAATAGTAGAATCTACAATACCAGAATTATTACCATAAGTATTGGCAGTTACACCAGTAGACTTAAGGGTAGCCTGGATTATTTGACCTGGTTTTACTGTAGTTGGGTCATCTGTATTAGAAGAAGATAATACTACATCAGTTGCATCTGCTGCAGCTTGTAAAGATACAAGACTGGTAAACAGCGCTTCAAGCTGTGTCTTAGTGACAGTAGATGCTTTGACTACTTTACCAGTAACACCATTGAATACTACAATAGTTTCATCGTTAGAAGATGCGGGACCAATTACAACACCATCAAGGTTCATCTGAATAACAGAGAATTTGGTAGCATCATAAGCAGCCATATTACCGCAAGCGATTACCATATCACCAACTTCAATAGGCTTATCATCAATATCAAGAATATCTGCATCAATAGCAGCAGCAGCTTTGAATGTCCAACCATTCTTAATATTAGTGAGTTCAGTAAGCTTCTTATTATTGATACTTGTATCTGTAGAAGTAATAGTACTGTCAGCAGCAAGAGTTCCCTTGAATTTCATTGCATCTACAGTAGATACAACTTCTTGAAGTGCAGTAAATACAGCGCCAGAAGTAATAAGATTCACAGAGTCTTCAGTAATAGTAGTATCTACATTAATACCTACAATATTACCAGTTGTAGAATCAACAATGAGTACATCACCATTTGCTACAGCACGAATATCAGTAAGATTTTCTGTTACAAAGTCATATACTGCTTTAGCACCAGCAGCTTTAGAATTAGTAGAAGCAGAGTTGATTACTGTAGCAATATCTACAGAACCTCCACCGCCAGAACCAACAGTAACCCACTCTTCACCATTGTAATATTTCAGTTTTGCTTCATTTGTATTAAAGATAATCCAACCTGCAGCAAGTTTTGTTGTAGGGTCAACAGCAACTTTCTGAATAACACAATTCAAAAGTTGATTTCTAACAAGGTCAAGATTAGTCAAAATTTTCATACACTAACCTCCTTTATCCAATCCATTGAACTGTAGCATTTGTTGCTCCCCAAGGAGCACCAGGTATACTTCCTTCTGGTTTATTTATAGTAATAGATGTAAGAGCTGCACCACCAAATGCACTATAACCAATACTAGTTACACTACTAGGTATAGTAATAGATGTAAGAGATGTGCAACCAGCGAATGCACTACTACCAATACTAGTTACACCATCAGATATAGTAATAGATGTAAGAGATGTACAACTAGCAAATGCACCATCACTAATACTAGTTACACTACCAGGTATAGTAATAGATATAAGAGATGAACAACCACTAAATACACCACTACTACCAATACTAGTTACACTATCAGGTATAGTAATAGATGTAAGAGATGTACAATTAGCAAATGCACCATTACCAATACTAGTTACACTATCAGGTATAGTAATAGATGTAAGGGATGCATAATAACTAAATGCACCCTCACCAATACTAGTTATACCATTAGGTATAGTAATAGATGACACATTTCTAGAAATAATACTTTCTAATATCATATATCTAACGCCTCCTTTATCCAATCCATTGAACTGTAGCATTTGTTGCTCCCCAAGGAGCACCAGGTATACTTCCTTCTGGTTTATTTATAGTAATAGATGTAAGAGCTGTACAATCACTAAATGCACGACTACCAATACTAGTTACATTATTAGGTATAGTAATAGATGTAAGAGATGTTTTTCTAAATGCATAATCGCCAATACTAGTTACACTATCAGGTATAGTAATAGATATAAGAGATGTACAAACATCAAATGCACCCTTACCAATACTAGTTATACCATCGGGCATAGTAATAGATGCAAGAGATGTACAATTATAAAATACATAATCACTAATACTAGTTACACCATCGGGTATAGTAATAGATGTAAGAGATGCACAACCAGAAAATGCATTTCTACCAATACTAGTTACACTATCAGGTATAGTAATAGATGTAAGAGATGTACAATTAGAAATTGCATAACTACCAATACTAGTTACACCATCAGATATAGTAATAGATGTAAGAGATCTACAACCAGCAAATGCACCATCTCCAATATTAGTTATACTACTAGGTATAGTAATAGATGTAATAGTTCTTTCTATATATTCTTTTAGATGATCCATATCAAATTTTATAGAAAAAATGTTTTCTGTAATAAAATTATATACACCATTAGCAGTAGGTACTTGTCTATCGGTACTATTATCATTTATTGTTGTAGTAACATCTTCATTATGAATTAATATATTAGTGGCACCCCAAGGATAACCAGTTCTAGATTTATAGTTTTCGAGTAAAAGTATATCACAATGATTAAATGCACCATCACCAATACTAGTTACACTATCAGGTATAGTAATAGATGTAAGAGATCTACAACCAGCGAATGCAGTACCACCAATACTAGTTACACCATCATGTATAGTAATAGATGTAAGAGATGCACAACCACCAAATGCACCGTTACCAATACTAGTTACACTACCAGGTATAGTAATAGATGTAAGAGATGAACAACCACTAAATGCACCGCCACCAATACTAGTTACACCATCAGATATAGTAATAGATGTAAGAGATCTACAACCAGTAAATGCAGCATCAGCAATACTAGTTACACTACTAGGTATAGTAATATATGCAAGAGATGCACAACTAGAAAATGCAGTAGCACCAATACTAGTTACACTACTAGGTATAATAATAGATGCAAGAGATGTACAACCAGCAAATGTATTATAACCAATACTAGTTATACCATTAGATATAGTAATAGATTTAAGAGATGTACAATTAAGAAATGCAGCATTACCAATACTAGTTACCTTATTAGGTATAGTAATAGATGTAAGGGATGTACAATAACTAAATGTATTACTACCGATACTAGTTACACTATCAGGTATAGTAATATATTTAAGAGACGTACAATTAAAAAATACACCATCACTAATACTAGTTACACCATCAGGTATAGTAATAGATTTAAGAGATGCACAATAATTAAATGCACCAGCACTAATACTAGTTATACTTGTATTAGATCCTATAATAACATGTTTAAGAGTATCTGTACTATCTATAAAAGTTTTAGTGTCAGCAATTGTTGTAAATGTATATAATTCAGGATCACCTTCACACATTACATTTATTTTAGTATCATCTAAACTGCTACTAATAGAAGATAATGCATTATATACAGCTTTTGCGGTAGGCACTTGTCTATCTGTATTGCTATCATTTATTGTTGTAGTAACATTTTCGTTATGAATCATTATACTATGAGCATCCCAAGGATAACCAGTTCTAGATTTATAGTTATCGAGTAAAAGTATATCACAATTAGTAAATGCACTATCGGCAATACTAGTTACACTACTAGGTATAGTAATAGATGTAAGAGATTTACAACCACTAAATGCATATTTACCAATACTAGTTACACTACTAGGTATAGCAATAAATGCAAGAGATGTACAACCATCAAATGTATTATCACCAATACTAGTTATACTACTATTAGGTATAGCAATAGATGCAAGAGATGTACAACCACTAAATGTACTACTACCGATACTAGTTACACTATCAGGTATATTAATAGATGTAAGAGATGTACAACTAGCAAATGCACCATCACCAATACTAGTTACACCACTAGGTATAGTAATAGATGTAAGAGATGTGCAACCATCAAATGCATAATTACCAATACTAGTTACACTACTAGGTATAGTAATAGATGTAAGAGACGTACAATTTTGAAATGCCCAATTATAAATACTAGTTACACCACTAGGTATAGTAATAGATGTAAGAGATGTACAACCACTAAATGTACTACTACCAATACTAGTTACACCATTAGGTATAGTAATAGATGTAAGAGATGTACAATTAGCAAATGCATTATTACCAATATTAGTAGTTACACTACTAGGCATAGTAATATATTTAAGAGATGTGCAACTAACAAATGCTGCTATACCAATACTAGTTACACTATCAGGTATATTAATAGATGTAAGAGATGTACAATTACTAAATGCACCAACATCAATAACAGTTACACCAGCATTAGATCCTATAATAACACTTTTTGGTTTATTATTAGAATTAATATAAGTTTTTGTATCATATAATGTATCAAACTTATGCAATGTTATTTCATCGTCTATTACATTTATTTTTGTTTCATCAATTTTAAGTGGCTCTACTTCAATATGACACCATTGTTCGCCATTATAATAGTATACTGAACCTACACTGATTGTAGTTTCATCTACTTCTTTTTCTGAAATTAATATACACGTTCTACCTATGAATAAATTAGAGTCAGGTAATGTATTAACTTTTTCTGGGGAAGCTAATTTGATTTCATTTCCCTGAAAATCTAAATGTGTATTAATTTTCATAAAGTCAATCCTCCTTTTATATTAATTATTAGAGAATGGGTCATTAATAACATACTCCTCGTATCCAGATAAGTTACATTCACAATGCTGATATGGAGATACTGGTTCTGGACACTGAGGCACAAAATCAGGAATCATACCATCAAAACACTTTACAGGCTTAATAGAAATAATATTTTCAATACCAATTCTAAGAAGCTTGCTTTCATATGCATCGGAGTAGTCTACAATAATTGCAGTTACGTCAATCATATGAGGTTTATCAATGAGCTTTTCAATACCCTTAGAGCATTCAAAGTCAATGATTCTTGCAGCAAAAGTGCAAACTCCACGAGTCTGACTAACTGCTTTAATCTCATAAGTTTCATTCTCATGAATGTCAAATGTCTGTACGTGACCATGACAATCCACATAACGAACAGATAATACTGTTCTTCCTACAATACCAACTTTGCCATGATAATGTGGATGACAATGATGGTGAGGAGGGCATGGATGAGGTGGTGGACAAGGCCCAGGACCGCAATTATAATCATCAAAATGTGGTACATTCTGATAGTAATAAACAGGCTTCTTCATATAGAATATCCTCCTTTATAATCAATTTTATATGTATGTTTTGTTAGAATAGATAGGTGGAACTTTATAATAAAATGCTCAAAAGGAGGTATTCTCATATGCTTATTGACCAAGCTAAATTTATATATGACTTTACTACACCAGATGTAGAAGTAACAACAGAAAGTGCTTTATTAAATGAAGCAGCATCTACTTCGGAACGTTTTAAAACTGAAGTACTTGATGTAGATAAGTTTATTAAGAATAATATGCTTAAAGAAGTATCTAATCCTGTATTCTTTAATGGTCCAACTCCAACAGAAGATGGATTGTTAAGTAATGAAATCTTTGGTATTACTAAAACTGAACGTGCTGGTATTTATGCTTATATTAATCTAGGTGGTCAGTTTATTCAACCGTTAATTTATAAGACATTACTTAAACTCAATGGCAAAATTGCAGATGTAGTAAATGGTACAGATTATTTTATCATTAATGATAAAGGAGAACTTATACAGAGCGATGATGGTGATACTGGTATTGATTGGTTAAAGAAAAACTTCTCTAAGATTAAATTTAAGAAGAATGAATCTGCATCTAGAAATAAGAGAATTGACTTTATTGAGAAAGTAAAAAATAAGATGTGGGTAGATAAGTGGATTGTTATTCCAGCTTATTATAGAGACGTAGATACTAGAGATGCTGGTATCGGTGTAGGTGAAATCAATAAACTCTATAGTAGCTTGATAATGGCTACAAAAGCACTTAAGGAAACATCTGGTTATGGACTTACATTAAGCGATGTTACTAAAGCAAGAGTACAGAATATCTTAGTACAGATTTTTGATTGGTTTGGTAATGGTACTACTATTAATGGGCAAGAAACTCCAGCTAACTTACCTGGTAAGATGGGTCTTATTAAACGTGGTACATTATATAAGACTATTGACTATTCTGCTCGTCTAGTTATGTCTGCTCCTGATGTAAGTGGAGAAGATATAGATGACTTGATGATTGACATGGATCATTGTGCATTACCACTTGCTGCAGCACTTTGTTGTTTCAAACCATTTGTCATGTTCTGGTTAAGACGTTTCTTTGAAAATCAGTTTGCTGGTAAATTAGAGTATCCTATTATGATTAATGATAAAGAATCTATCATGATACCTCTAGTAGATTATCAAATTGCATTTTCTGATATAGAGATTGATAAACAGATTGAACGTTTTATTCATGGTTATAGTAACCGTTTTATTCCTATTGAAATTCCAGTAGATAAAGAAGAGTTTGCTAGACGTTCTAAGAATAAGGAATATAAAGATTCTGTAACTGGTAAAGAAATGAAACTCAATCAGATTAATTTCTATATGTATTTTACTGGATATAAACTTAATAATTCTGAAGAATATAAAGAGAATAAGCAAGAATATTCTGAGACACTTAAAGTAAGAAGACGTATTACTTGGTGTGACCTATTTTACTTAGCAGCATGTGATATTACATCTGATAAAATGTGTCTTGTAACTCGTTTCCCTATTGACTCTTATCTTAACCAGTATCCTACTAAAGTAAGAATTAAGTCTACTGTAAAGACCGCTCCTATGGTTACTCAGATAGGATTTGAGGATAACATGAAACTCTATAAGTGGTATCCTGTTATTGAAGATACTGATATTAACTCTAATACATCTCCAGTATTTGAAGACACACTTTCTATTAGTAATGGTCTTATCGAAGCAATGGGTATGGACTATGATGGTGATACAGCAATTGTTAAACCAGTGTACACAATTGAGGCTAATCAGGAATGTGAAAAACAGGCTAATGCAAAGATTCAGGTTCTTGGTATGAATGGCTTCACAACTAGAGGTGTATCAAAAGAAAACATTCTTTGTTTATATGAACTTACTATTCATCCAGATAAGAGTGTTAAGTTTGTTAATCCAGAGTTTTAAAATTGTATATCATAATAACGATGAGAGTAAATTTATCTATACTATCATCGTATAGCCTTCAACTCTCATCCATACTATCCGAAAGGAGGTGTTAGTATGGGTGAAGGAATCGGAGGCGGCATTGGATTTTAATAAATCGAAGAGAATCCTGGCAAATGCAAATTTACCGAAATATATATGAAAGGATGAGATATATGAAACGAATATAATAACTTTATAATTTCGAAAGTAAAACCCACACGCCGATGAGCGTGTGGGTTATTTTTTATATTATTCATCGTCACCTTCATAATAAGGTGCATCGCTGAACTTATCTTCATCTTCAGGGTCTTCTTGAATAAACTCCTCATTCTGTTCACCAGTAGGTTCTGTAACAGTTGGAACCTCTTCTACAGGCTGTTCGACAACAGCGGTCTTCTTAGAGGACTTCTTCTTAGAAGAGGTGGTTGTGGTAGTTACAGTTTCTTCCTTAATCTTCTCTACACGAGCAGTATTGTTTCTCTCATCTTCAGCGATACCCTTATTGATTTCAATATCGTTGAGCTGAGCAGTATAAGAACGAAGTACTTCCTTGAAATTATCTGCAGTAAGTCTAACCTTAGTACCATTATTTTTTTCCAGAGTAACGATAGCATAACAAGAAAGACACTGAGCAATTTCAGAAGCATTCATCTTCTTACGAATTCTAGCATAACGTTGAATAGTTGGTCTAATGGTAACAACAGGATAATTCTTAGTCTCTACAATTACCATGAACTTAGTTACATTAATAGCCATTGTTTATATATCCTCCAATCAATAGTCAATATCAATATCGCCGTCAATGAGAGAGTCAATATCATCTCCATCATCAATAAGAGCTTCTAAGTCCTCATACGGACAAAGAACATCTTCGATATCTTCAATAAGCTCATCTTCATCATCAATACCACAATCATCTAATGTATCTTGGAAAAGATCACCTTCTCCTTCAATATCATCAGTGATTTCAGAATCAATAAATGCATTTACTTCCTCATCATCTTCAAGAAACTGAGTCTCGTCGTCATAACCAGAATCAATTTCAAGATCAGCCATCTTATCTGCTGCAGTAGTAGCCTCTGTAAGAATATCATTCTCAGCAAGAAGCCATTCATCTACAGCATTTTCTACAACGAGGTCTCTCTGAGCATTCATAACGTCTTCAATAATCTCGTCGACAGAAGCAGTTTTAGTAAGCATAATATAACACTCCTTTCTTAAGCATTAAAGATAGAATCATAATCAGAGTTTACATTAGTACCATCATCTGTAGTAAAGTGTACATCATTTTCATCTGCATCACCATCTACATTAGGAACTGAGATATATAACTGAAAGTCTTCAGGAGTAATCTCATCGAAGTTTACATCTTCGCAATAGTCAGGGTCCATATTATTAAGATGCTCATCATCTGCTTTTAGACCAAGCTGTTTCTTAAGAACTTCACCATATGAATCACTAGCAATATCTTCTACAGTATCAATTCTTTCAAGTACCTTATCAATAATATAATTGAAAGGTAACTCGCCTTCATCTCTATCTGCTTCAAAGATATTATTCTCATCATCCATAACTCTAAGACATAAATCATCAATGAAGTTATCTACACATGTAAAGATAGAATCAGATAATTCGTCATCTGCTACTACCATATCACATACAAAATCAGTCATAAGACTATCAAGTGTAACAGGCTGAGACATATAAAGTCCTCCTTTCCTAGATTATTGGTATGTTAAGACATGAGCTTTTTAATGCTATACTCAAGTACAAATATTAACATAGGTATTGTGTAGAATAAATCAGCTGTAGGTTTAAAATCAATAGCTTCTAATAATGGTATAATAGAAGAATCAAGTTTAACATCGTTGAAATAGTCTACGATAATATTATAGTATGCTTTCGGATCATTTGGTAATAGCTTTTCTTTAAATTTAACATTACTAATCAATTGTGCATCTACTGGATTAAACAATGATAGACCAAAATCTTTATGTTTAATTATATAGTAATCATCTGCTACAGTAGAGAATAATGAATACTGGTCTTGTATAAGCTCAGCATTACAATTTTGATTAGTAAATTTATCTACAGTTTTAGTCTCTAAAGCTCTAAATAGACTTTGATTATAATCAATAGAGAAAGTTCTTGGAACTGGTACTTCATGATTAATATAGATATATTCAGTAGACCCAGATAAGATATCATTTCTATATAAGAATTCAATCATGTATGGATCATAGAGATTACCATAAGGACCAGTATAAGTAAATGTCTGTACAGAGTCATTATAGAATAGAGAGATATAATAATCCTTCATTTGTATAAGCAGACCATCTAATGCATCAATACAATCATAGATAGTTTCTTTTACTATAACATTATAGCTTGTACCGACATTATTGATAATCATTCTATAAGTTTCAGTGACCTGATTATCAATATAAGATTCACCTGTTTGGTCAATTTGTGCATCAAATTTATAAACGTTATTGTTATTATCTATAGTGTCATATGATACTGAATTAACTCTATAGATAAAATTTTTACCAGCCTGTTTAAGAGTGAAATGGTCACCTTGATAAGGAATCCATGTATTAGGAAGTACAATACCACTAATAGATGGAGGTGCAGTAGATAGACCATCTTCATCGTACTCTAAGTCAATTTCAATCTGAATTCCTTGACTATAAAAGATTGCATCTTTAATGAGTTTATAACGAATTGGACTATTCTTACCAATTGCTACATATTCTGCTCCAGTACCTTCATCTAGCGTAGTAGCATCTTTATCAATATTATACCAATCACAAATAACAGGAGGCTTATTATTGAATACATAGTTAGCAGTTTTTACTTTCTGTATCATACCAGAAGTAAGAGAGTCAATAGCTTTAGTATATGACTTATTAATAAACTTACCACCCATCTATATACCTCCTTGTATGGTTATATTATTGAAATGTTCAACAAACAAAAAATAAGGGGTGAAGTAAATCACCCCTTATATTTTATAACAGAAGTCGTCCATTCTCCATTCTGGTACACCGAAGTCTTTCTCATTTCTGTACTTGTTTCTATGCAAGAAGAACTGATACCCAAATACAGAGTAGTTCATAACTATATTAGTTATCATCTTATCATCTACATCTGCATCTGGGAAAAAGTGTACTTCTAGACTAAATGGCATTGCAGTATGAATAAACCAATATAAAGCTTTCTCATATGCTTTACCACGTCCAGCAATATATACACAATTATCTTCAGACTTTATTAGATTGTATTTTATACCCAATACATCAAACGGTCCTTCTGCAATATATAACTTTACAGATCTACTTAAATCTACACTACATGGAAGTATATAGAAGTCATTATCTGGTGTATTCTTAAACACCTTATAATTGATATACTTCTGCTGCAATGATTCTTCTAGTTTACTTTCTGCATAACTACCAGATATGATATTTCTCATATTCAAACTAGCATTACTTCTAGAAAGGAATCCTATAAAGTAGTAATTAAGTTGTTGTACAGTATTAGGATGTCTTGTAAGATAGTTAATACCATTGCGAGATAATAGGTCTGATATATTGAGTATAATCTTATTTTTTATACAATCTTCATATGTGAATCTAAAACCAAGTCTATCATTAACATACTTAAGTTTGTAATCAGATAACTCATTCATGGTTATATTATCCCACAATAGATTATAGAATGAATTGTTTCCAGAAAATCCCATCTTAAAGTCTAAACCTTTATTAGAATTCAATATCTCTGGGTCAAGTTGTTTTGATATTCCGATATCATCTAAAAAGTTTTGGTTTAGATAACCATGAGATTTACATATGAAACAATTATAAGTGATCGGTTTATTAGGGTCATTAAATGGTCCTATATATAGCTTTGGTCTTTGTTCACCGCAAAATGGACAAGGACAAGCTATTTCGTTACCACCTGATACAAGTTGTGGTCTATCAAGTACTTGTAGAAGATATTGTTTTATCGCTTCCTTCTGTATCATTATCATCAACTACTTTCTTATCTATATTAATCTCATACCCTAATGCTTCAGCATAACGTATAAGACTTCTAAGAGTATAAGAGTTTTCTCCACTCTCTATATTACTTATTGTAGCTGTTGATAGTCCACTCATTTCTGACAATTGTTTCTGAGTAAGACCACGAGACTTACGAATATTCGTAAGTCTCATTCTAATGAATTGGTCTTGAATATATACATCTACATTATTCATTTATACCAATCCTCACCTTCAATTCAAGTTCTATAAGCTTATCTACATCTACACCAGCGCATTTGTTAGCATCAGCTTCTGGAGAAAGACTATAATATTTAGTAATAGATTCTTTTCGATATTGATATTCAGATATATCACTGATATCATCTCTTTCATCTATCATTATCAAAAAGGCATTATAATCTTTGATAAACATAAGGTCTTCAGAATTAAGGACATCTTCTGCTCCTTCTCTGAATACGCTAATGATATCTTTAGTATGAAGAACATGACCAATTTCATGTTTAATGCTTTCTTCTATATAAGCATTGATGTCTTGTTCGTTATTAGACCCTGCTAAAATTTCAGATATATGATATTTTGGAAGAATGATACGGTAATAAACATTACCGTCTCTGAAAGTATCATACTTAGTAAACATGAATGACTGTTCAAACAGATAGTCATTTGTAATTTCTATCATTACAGACTGTACACAATCACAGTTATGCTTGTATCTAGCATCATATTCGTCTACCATATATTCCGTTATCGTTGGTACAGTAAATGATACATCATCTCCAAGACCAAACTGTGCCTTTAATCTGATAAATGCTTGTTTAGCAAATTCGGCATACTTATTAACTATCTCAAACTTAGTCATCATTACAATCACTTTCCTTTTCAATTCTGATTTCCCACTCTACTGTATCAGCAATATTTATGCCTACAGCTTCATTAGCCTTTTTTTCCATAGGAAGATTATGATAATAGGTATAATATTCTCTCATACCATCTTCATCAAGAATATCGAAATCATGTTCTTTGATATATTCTTCCCATAATCTCTCTTCTTCTGCTACATCATTTTTAAAGATTTCTCCAGCTTCACTTACCTCGTATTCTTTAAAAATTTTGATATTAGTCAGTACATGTCCAACCTCATGTTTAAGACAATGCTTAAGATAATCAATCAATATATCTTTTGGACAATCTACATGATAATACAGAAATTTACAAAGTGTTTCTTCTGGAATTATAATAGCTTGTACAGGAGTTCCATCTTTTAGTACACATAATAATTTATTATACATAAGTGTACCGTCAAAACGTTCATCATCTATATAAGCTTTATATAATTCTTCTTTTGTTGATGTACTAAACTTCCATAGTTTTTCATAATTAACCATGAATTCAAGTTTAGAATTTGCTACGATAAATAACAGACTATATTTATCAATCGCCTCATTCAATCCGAATTCCTTACTGAGTTCATCGAATTCATTATAAAGCATAGCTTTAATTTTTGTCAAGAAGCCATATCTCTTATTCATCACAATCATCCTCCTCATTATTTCCAAAGTCAAATGGTCTATTTGGAACACTTAGCAGAACGATTCTGTGGTCTGTATAGTAATTAATATTTCTATCTTTCCACTTATCATAGCAAGTCGATACAAACTTATCTATCTCATCAAAGTCAGAGATATCAAATACACATACAGCAATCTGTTCTCCTCCAGATGTCATACCTACAAGGAATACCATATTGTTAGAATGCAATGCTTTAGCTGCAGCTTTTTTAAGAGCCTCTATATCTCCCTTTGTAATGCATCTATACTGCTTTTCTGGCGGAATCATTGCTTCTGGTGGAAATTCTTCTTCAAGTAAATCAAGAGCATTATCAATGAATGTATCTCTATCTTCTCCAGAAAACATATAATGTTTTACTACACTATCAAATTTCTCGTAAAAACCTGATTCATTTATCATATCTTTAAACTTTTCTTCGGCATTCTCTTCTTTTTCAATAATAGATTCTCCTGCTGCTTTAACAAGTGCTTCCATAAGAGCTTCTTCTCTTTCTTGAGAAGTTTTTGATTTTTCTTTTTCATTGAATTTATCGATATTGTGTTTAATATTACTGATAGTAGTAAGCATATACTTATAATGAGAAATTTCTGCATATTTCTTAATCTTATCTCTAAGCTGAGCAGCATATGCTTTAACTTCTTCATTTAATTCTTTGAATCTCTTGTCTTCAATATTTTCAGACATCATATCAAGTCCTTCTGTAATAATATCGAAGAATGCTACATCTGCAACATCAAATTCTGTTGTTCCATATTGACAACGGATAATATCATTTACATCATCATATCTAACAAACTCTGTTAAAAGATTCTCATGGCACTCAAAGATATCTCCATTATTAACAGAGAGTACTATCCAATGGTGTTTCTTTTTAGCCTTCTTAATTGTAGTTACTACACTTGTACTTGCTGCCATGTTACTCTCATTAAGAGCATCAAAGATGTAAGTAACTCCAGCATAAATCGGTTTTCTCTTTTCAAACATAACTAAGACCTCCAAAAATTTTATTATAGACAGAGAGGAGATTTAACTCCTCTCTGTCTTTAAATCATACTTGAATAATAAATCTTAAGACTTCATCAATAAGAATATCTGATTCCATCTTAATATCCATACCGTCAATATCCTTATTATAATAATCTATAACTTGGAATTTGCTACTAAGCATTGTTGCTACCAATGCGAGTATTTGTTTGATTTTCTTTTCGTCACCATTATACTTCCTCATGATTTCGTTATAATACTCAGACTGTTCAAGTTTGATAAGCTCTTTCTTACAGAGAGTTGTTCTTTGAGAAATCTGAATAATATTACTTGCAAAGATATAAGGCAACAGACGCATACCACTATTAAGCATATGACGCTTACCTGCGATTATAAGTGTAATATACTGGTCTGCATTAATAGAGTTGATACTTACTGTATCACCAAAATATTTATAAAACATGTTATTCACAAGATTCTGTTGGAATCTATTGATAACAGGCCTACCATGTTTAGTAAGTTCTCTCTTATAATAATCAATCTCTGCTTGTTCAAATGGTCCAAACTTTGCAACGATTGATTCCATAATCTTCTCACATCTGAAGTCATTCTGAATAAGAAGAGATTCATCTGTCTTAATAAGATGAGCCTCGAACTTATCAATCTGAGAAGTATTGTCTTCTCCATCTCTTTTACTACTACTGAGAGATGAATAGTCGTATTCATAACTGATATCAGAAATATTGTACTTGATATTATTACGAACAGACGATATGTTATAGCTCACTATATTACCATTATAGGTATACTTAGGCATTACCTGCATTATAGTAGTATTGATAGCATCATTGCTATTAATGGTAGGTGAGTATCCTCTAATCTCACTAATAGTCCAGAGAATCTTGTTTGTCTTATAGTGAGACTGCATTGTCGTACTTGCAGTTTCATAAAGCTTTGCATACATATCTGCAGGCTTTAATCCTCTGATAGCCATTTTATCGAAGTCTACATATACTTCAAACAGCCAATTGTATACAGTAAAGATAATCTCATGAATCTTCTCTGTAGAAGTGATTCTATTTCTGTATACAAAATGCATAATCAGTGGGATAAGCATATTCATAAAGAGACTCATCTCCATGAAATACTTACCATGATTATTGTTATACTGAAGACCCTCATTACTTTTATTCTTGTAATTCAGGTCGAGTTGATAATTTGAACTTACCATACTCCATGCCTTATTATACATAGAGTCTGACAAGATATAAGTCTTGATATCACTATAGAAATCTTGAAGAGTATAAGCTTTAATAAGATTCCCATTATTATCAATAAATCCTGTATCCATAAGCTGTTTCATTCTAAACATATAGAACAATAGCTCATGTTCTGAATCGAAATACTTTTCGAAATAATTTAGATACTGACAAATGTGAGCTCTGACTTCATCAGAGTTATAACATCTTTTCGGGGTCAGCATAAAACTGTCTAATACCTTGCTTTCTTCAATACCGAAGAAGCGAGATACTGGTAAGATAATTGCATTCTTACACTCTCTAAAAATTCTTTCCTCCTCTCTCGGATACCATTCATCTACTCTAGGCAGAAAGAATGGTGATGTTAATATTTCGTAAAGTTCCATATAAATACCTCCTATTCATATAGAGATTAGATTTACGCAATAATAATATACAACCTTATCTCTTTTTAACTTTTTTAATGGTTGAAGTTGTCTTGGTTTTACCTACAATCTTAGTAATCTTAGGTTTAAGTGTATCTAATGGATTATCGCCAATAAGATTCTTAGATTTAATTACTTTACTTTTGGGTTGCTCTTTGATTCTTTTTTCTTTTTCCTCTTTTGTAATTTTATTACGTTCCTGAAGCTTTTTATCAAAACTTGGAATAGTACCAGCAAGTTTGATAATACCACCACTAGAAGCAATTCTATTGAGTGTATCTTTCTCAAACAAATTCTCTCTATTCATAACGATATAAGCAAAGTAAAGTGATTTATTATAACCCATAGCATTATCGGGATTTCGCATTGTAGGTTTCTGTACAAGACATCTGAATGGGAGATGTTTTTCAAGGTCAGAAATTAAGACTCCATGAGTCTTAAATGTGTATGCATATGTATACACGAAATTAGTATCATTAGAAAAGAATCTAACATTATATTTTTTAATGCTTCTATTAGAAGACGAATCATCTTCATTCTGAGTAAATTCTACTACTACATCATTGAAAAAACCTTTTGTAGAAGATGGGATGAGAAAGTGAATATAATATAACTGTTTACCGCCAGTCTTAGTTTGTCTATAAACAGTATACTTCACTTTATCGTTTCTACTTTCAAGAGACATAAGTTCTTTTTCATAAGGTTCACTATTAAAAGCCATAGAGTTAACTGCACTACCTCTACCAGATGGATTAGCAATGTAATCATCGAATGTATATTTTAATTTAGCCATATATAATGTTCCTTTCTGAGAAATATTTATAGTTAAGTTTCTACACCTGTAAAAACAAATCATTAGATATATACTATATCTATGATAGACAAATCTATCAACAAATTTTTTAAGGAGGGTCATATTTATGGCTAAGGTAAGTGAAATTAAGAATTCGGGAGAAATTGTAACTCTTGTTACACATGCAGGCAATTTTCATAGCGATGATGTAGTTGCAACAGCAATACTCAGATTATACTTTCAATATAAGGGTATTGAAACTAACGTAGTTCGTACATTTAAACCAGCTGAAATGGGCTATACTGATGATACTCCTAACTGTGTTATTTATGATATCGGTTTAGGACAGTATGACCATCATCAGATTGGCGATGCAGCTAAGCATTGTATCAGAATCGATACCAATGAAGATGGTACTACTGTAGAGCGTAAGTATGCTGCAGTTGGTCTTCTTTGGAAAGAAATTGGAGAGGAAATTGTGGGTAAATACGCTGATGTTATTTATGATAACATTATTAGACCCATCGATAATCATGATAATGGATTTGGACATAATCCTTTATCTACTCTTATAGGAGCAATGAATTCTCTTAAACCAGAGGCTACAAAAGAAGACCATGACAACTGTTTTTATAAGGCCGTAGATGTAATTACGGCTATGCTTGTTAGCATGTTTCTTAAATATAAGCTGCAGATTAAAAATGAAGAGGTACTTCAGAAGTATGTAAAACCTGGAAGTTCGTGTCTTGTTTATGACTATTATCTTTCTGGAGCTGATGAAGTATGTAGAGAAATGTGTATTCCATTCTATGTATATCCTAATATTAGAGGTGGTTGGTGCTTCAAAACTATTTGTCCTGATCCTAAGAATATAAGCGTTCATCTTGTTGACATTCCAGACGAAGTGAGAAATTGGACTGGTGTAACTTTCTTACATCCAAATTGCTTCCTTGGAAGTGCTGACACTAAAGAGCGTGCAATTGAAATTTGTGAAAAGCTTTGTCACGCTCCATATAGTAACTATCTCGATTAATCTCAATAAAATAACGGGTGTTACTACAACACCCGTTATTTTTTTAATACAGAAACAATTTAGTAATATATGAAAGGAGGTTATCTCCTATGGCTACTGATGGTAAATATACAGATTACTTTGTGGATAAAACCGAACCATTGTTATCTGTAGATAAATACTATAAACCTCTTGTTGCTAAGGATGAAAACTATGCGACATTATTACTAGTAAGATTGATTCTGTTAGAGCCAGGAACTTTCCAAACACACCCAGATTGTGGTGTAGGTCTAGTTTCTAAATTCAGATATGCTACTGACGTAGATATGATTGAATTACAGAAAAGAATTAAAGACCAAATCATGTTATATTTACCTCAATACTCACTTGTCAATGTAAAGTGTGAATTGGGTGATAATAAAACTGGTGATGAAAAAGTCATCAAAATTTATATTACATCTGAGCAGCTCAATGTCTTTTTACCAATCAATGTAGAGACAGGTGAGGTCTTAGAAACTACAAAATTAAGTGATTTTAGATAAGTATTGCATAAGGAGGAAATTATTATGTCTGAAAATGTAACTCTGTCTGAGCTTGCTAACGGCGCTGTTCCTACTGCTACTCCCGTTGGTATGCCAGTAAAGCCAAAGCTCAACACTAAGAATGTAAAGGAAGCCAATCTTGCTGAAGCTGTACTTCCTGGTGATGATGGTTCTGTAGAAGGTAAGGGTACTGGTAACCCAATGCTTGATGCAGCATTTGAAGGTCTTGATTCTACTATTGACAGACTTGCTGCTGAGTCTACTGAGCTTATCGAAAAAGGTAATGAAGAGAGAATTGAGCAGGCTATTGAAAACGGTGATGCCGATATTGATGATGACGATGATGTCAATGTAATCGCTGCTCAAACAATTAAGGTTAACACATTCGATGATGTACAACTTAAGCACAATAATTCTAATCTTGTAGAAGTAGTAGCACCTTCTGAAACTGTATCTATTACTAAGCCAGTTATGGTAGAACAGGAAGTAGATGTATCTGCTCCAGTTGCTGGTACTAAGAAGGAAACTATTTCTATGGTACAGGATGCATCTGTATATGATGCTGTAGAAGATCCTAATGTCGTTAATAATACAGATGACGAAGACGACCATCTTTTTGATGGCATTGATGATGAGGATATGAAGTTCCTTGATGATGAGGATGAATCTTCTGAAGATACAACTGAGTCTGATGAAGAGGATGATGTTAAGGCAAAGCAGGAAGCTATTAAGCAGAATATCAGACAGGAGATTAATCATAACTTTAATCCTGTTGCTCATAAGCTTGACCTTAAGAATTTCACAATCTCTAAGAAGCCTATCAATGCTTCTAAGATTATCAATGAGATTAAGACTAAGGCTATTGAATGCGCAGATGGTGTTCTGTGGTCTGAAAAGCGTGCAGTAAGAATGTCTGCATTTAAGCCTATGGAAATTCAGTCTCTTGACCCACAGAGACTTCGTGGTGGTAACGCAAACTACAATAAGTTCATTGAGAATAAGCTCAAGCTTATCTATGAGCATATTGTTGATGCTAATAAGCCTAAGAACTTTGAAGCATGGGCTATGATTACACCTAATACTGTAATGGATGATTATATGTTTACTGCATATAAGGCTACATTCGGTACAGCAAACATTGTTACATTCAATTGTAATGATGATAAATGTAATAATGTATTCATGGAAAATGTACCAGTACATTCTATGATTAAGTTTACCGATGATAAGAAGAAGGAAGAATATATGAATATCCTTACTCAGGGTAATACAGATTCTACCTCTTCTGAATATAAAGTTGACTTGTATCAGGCTTCTGATGATTATGTATTTGGTCTCAAGATTCCGTCTCTTTATAATACTTATATTGAGCCTACTCTTGTTGACCAGAACTTCTCTTCTAAGTATGAAGATTTAATTCTTCTGTTGACTTATATTGATTCTGTATATAGAATTGATTATAATACTCGTCAGCTTATTCCTATTGATACTAAGCCCGTAGCATCTGATAAGGCACTTACTTACAAGCGTCGTGTAAAGACATATGCTACTATCCTTAAGTCTCTTACTTCTGACCAGCTTCAGGCACTTTCTGTAGAAACTGATAAGTATGATGCTGGTACACTCGATGACGATGGTAATCTCGTTAGAGATATCACTTATGTATATCCTGAACGTCGTTGCCCTAAGTGTGGTAAGAAAATCGACGAGGTTGAGGTAAATCCTGATAACTTACTTTTTACCAGACATCAGCTGGGTCTTATGAAAAAGATATAAGAAAACTTGAACAGTTAAGCACTTATTATAAAGGACGGGTATCTCTTATGGAACTATATGAGATGCCCGTTGCTATGTGTCAAGTCTTATATATGATTGCCTTCGAAAAAATGCAAAGTGAAGAAGGCAAGAAAGAAGCTCAAGCTGATGCCGTAGAAGAAGTAATGGAAGAGGGAGGGTTAATACCATAATGACCAATGATATCTTGAGTTTTACAAAACAAATATCTGGTATTGACCTTGTCGATTACGTTATAAACTACGTTGACCAAAATATGATTGCATACTCATTACTCAAAGACATGAGTTTTGATATTAAAACTTGTGTTGACGGTACCTGTGTAGTATATGATATTAGCAATCTATCTGACATTGATATGACTACTATCAAGTCATTACCAGATAATCAAATTGTATATCTATATGGAAAAGCATATAGAGTAGAGTTTGCAATACAAGATGGTTACAACAAGCTACTGATTACTATTATGCTTTTGAATTAATATAGATGCTAGACTTCGGTCTAGCATCTTACTTTTTCGTTATATATTATATTAGTGATAGTATAACACTATCGTAAAATATATTTTTGAAAGGAGCATGTATAATGCAAAACAAAGAACAATACAATCTGAACAACCCTATGGAAAGGGCTAGAATCATTCTTGATTCTGTAAAGAATTTCAAATGTGAGAAGGTAATTCTTATAGCACCATCATCTCTCACTTATACATTCAATAATGTCATTGAAGCATTAGAATTTGTATTTTACCATACACAAGAAGTAGACTACAGAGGTACATTCCTTGAAGCTTATAGCACTGAAAAACCTTGTAATATTTATATAAGGTCTGATTATGGGTCTTATATGATTAAGAAACTTTCAGACTTCGAGTATAAGTATGATCCAAACGAAGATGAAAGATTCATCAAGGATGAAAAATTTAAGATTGAACTTATGGAAAGAGAGTTTAATCAAAACTTTACAACTAAAGAGCTTGAAGACAGAATGACAAATCAAGCTCTTGCTATTCTCGATAATTCTAATATGCATACTAAGATTGAGAATAAGTTAGAGCAGTTTCTTAACCGATACTTTAATGGCCAGTGGTTATCATATACCGTAGAATCTAGAAAAATAGATGCAATTTCTACACAATATACTTTACGTGTAAAGTATAATAGTGGTAAAACAATTGAGTTAAATAAACCTCAGACATCTCTTACTAAGAAGAAGTAAAATATAAAGGGTGGTTAACTCCACCCTTTATTTCTTGTATCTTTAACATTTAAGTAATATGAAGGGAGGAGATTATATGCCAATTAATAAAATGAATCTCTTGCTTAACAAGATAGAAAGGCGTCTAGGAACAAAGCCATTAATGCTTCCTGAAGATATTTCTAAAGATAAGTGGGTAGACGAGGTAATTATTCCAGATACACTACTTACATTCAGTCGTTACTTTCCTCATATGGTAAGAATTATGGTTGATACTAACGATAAAGCTAATAAGAGGAATGGTTATTTTTTAATTAATACAGATTTACTTGGTGGCGCTGAATTGCTTGGCGTAAGAGATATTGCGTGGGATGTATATGGAAAAGAGGATGCGTTAGCACAACAATCATCTTTAGGATATTATGATTATATGTCAGCATATAATAATTACAGCATGGATGATTGTATGCTCTTAAGCGGTAGAGCCGACATGACATCTATATTTAATAATACTATTTTTGTAGATTTTAAAGAACCTAACATGATTAGATTACAGAGTGTTACGACAGGAGATATAACAGGAGGCTTAGGTTGCATACCTTTAGATTGTTTTGTTACACATCCTGTTAATTTAATGACTATTTCACCTACTAAAATGGGTGTATTTGAAAATCTTGCTACAGCAGATGTAGCATCATTCTTAGTAGCATATTTACAACACTATGATGGACTAGAAACAGTATTTGCTGGAGTAGACCTTAAATTAAACTTCCTTGAAAGTTGGGCAGGAAGAAGAGAAGATTTTATCAATGAACTTAAGGAAGCATATGTTAGTCCAAGTAACGATAATCAGCCATTAATGTATACTGTGTAATTTTAATACTATTATAACTTCATGTTAATAATACTAATGAAAGGTTGTGTTATTATGTATGAAGTTGGTACTACAATAGGCGATATGATGATTAATGGTTCTTATAGAGAACGAGGAAATCTAATGCTTCAATGCTCTTGTATGATATGTGGTAAAAATAAAAATATAAGAGCCAGAATGATTGATAAAAGTCCTGGTATGATAAGTCACAATAGTTGCATAAGAGAAAGAAACGGATTAGCTACAAATCATAAAAGACTTCATAATATATGGGCTAGTATGAAAGGAAGGATTTATAATTCTAATAATCCAGATTATTATAATTATGGAGGAAGAGGACTCAAAACAGAATACGATAGTTTTACACATTTTTATGAAGATTTACATGAATCATATTATAAAGCTTGTGAAGAATACGGTGAATCAAATGTGTCTATTGATAGAATAGATAACAATTTAGGATATTTTAAAAATAATGTAAGATGGGCTACTCCATTAACACAAGCCAGAAACAGAAGAATTTTGAATAACAATTTATTTTACGCATTTTCTCCAGATGGAGAAATATATGTTAGTAATAATAAAAAATGGTTTGGTATAAATCATGGATTTAGTAATTCATCTATATGTGAAGTATTAGAAGGGAAATATTCCAATTTAAAAGGTTGGGTATTTCGCTCAGTTAATGACCCGCAACTTCTTCTCTTTACTCCTCAGAATGTGATAGAAGAGTTCTATTACTAAAATTTCGTTTCATTGTATATTATATTTGTGATAGGACCCAACCCTATCACAAATATTTTATCTAGGAGGTCTTCATAATGGAGAACAAAATTGCAATGTCAAACAATAACACAGGCAAGACTTACAAGGAGCTCAAGGAGTTTGGTCTCTTTGAGCTTATGCCTAATGGCTTTAACGTATATCTTGATGATGAAGATATGGTTAAAAGCGATGACTCGTACTATGCTCATTTTGAGTATAGTTTGGATGAGAGTGTATATAAGACACCCAATGGTATTACGATGACTTCAGAAGAACTCATGGAATCTACAGTCACCTTTATTGGTTCTGATCCTATGGGAGATTTTGAAGTACCTGCACTTTGGATTATCCCGAATGATGCATGGTATGAAAGACAGAAGCATATCGATAAAATGATGTAAAATACACTGTTTAAAACAGGCATTATAAGTCATCAAGAAAATACGTCAGCGTACTCTATGGGTACGCTGACATTCATTTTTCTTTATTTTTTGTTTTAACGAATAGGTAACATTGAAGTAAACCAAATAAGAAAGGAGTCGTGTTTATCATGACTGTAAAAGAATTCAAAGAGATATTCAAAGGAGATATAAAATTCTTTGATTATGCAACTGGAAAAGCTATCGGTGAAGAATTTAAAACAGAGGAAAATGAACAACTACAAGAACTGGAAATCGCTAATCTAGAAATAGGAACTAGAGCTAACTCTACTGCCATTAATCCAAAATATTCAACCTATGCGATAGTTTTTTTAGACATTGATACAAAAACACTTAAAATGAGAGAAGCTATCAGAACAATTGAAATGTCTCGATATAATGATTGGTATGTTAGAGACATTGAAGATAATCTCTTATATACAAATAATGAATATTTTAAAGATAATAAAGTCTCTGTATATAGAGAAGATATAAAAGATTTACCAATTAAGATTCTTAATTCTATAGTAACCAAAATCAGAACTGCTTGCGATGGTCACATTACATTTAATATTATTACTGAAGAAGAAGAGGAGTGAGTTATATCTCATGACTGTAAGAGAAGTATTAAGTCATTTATCTGGTTATTATTTTATCCGTAATAAGAGTAAGTATGATAAATGTATTTGTACAAATCATAAAGACTATTATCTTGATGATTGGCATTATCCTAAAGCTACAGAAGAAATCTTAAACTATTATGGAGATTATGAAGTTTGTAAGATATCGTCATCATATGATGGATGGTCAACACCATGGATTGATTTATATATAAAGGAGGAAAACTAATATGGAAGTGTTTACACTCAACCCTAATAGAACAGTACCACTTGTAACTATAACAAATGAATTAGAAAAGAGAGGCGTTAATTATATTATAACTGAAGATACGTGTACTGATTTAGGTAATGATGTTGTATACGCTTCAAATCCTGAATTACTAGATGATGAAAATGGTTTTGTTTGTAATTTTCTTTGTCCTATAGAATATATAAGAGCTTTGCAAAAAAGATGTCGAGAATATGATGTTAAAGATTGCTTTAAATCTGAGTGTATTGTTGAAAGTATTGGTAAAGTAAACAATACTAGTGTATATGCTATAAAAGCAGTTCTTCCAGAGAAACTTATTGATATTAAATATGCAATACATGAAGAACAGTTTAAATCTTTTCTTAAATCGCTTGATAAGGAGTGAGTTATCTTATGACACTGAAAGATTTTATTAAAGTATTTAACAATGAGACAAGATTTCTCATCATGGGTGGTCGTCCAGAAGACGATAATTACTCAGTACTGTTTAACAATGTAACGAATACTGACCCTGTTGATATTGATGTCTTTGATAATGAATTATTTAAAGACTATACTAATATCGTTACAGTTGAGCTTGAGTTTGACATTCAATACGATACATCGTATATATGTATTTATGTGACAAGAGATTAATAAAGGAGGAAACTAATTATGGAATTAACAGATCTCAAGGTTAAGAAGCGTGATGACTCTTATGTAGAGTTTGACAAGAGTAAGATCAGCAATGCTATCTATAAGGCTGTACTTGCATCTCATGATAATAAAGAACAGCTTGATAGATCAATTGCAGATACACTTGCTAATATGGTATGTACTTGTATCTATGATAAAATTAATGATCCCGAACTTGATGTTTCGTCATGTGATATCATTATCTCTGTAGAATCTATTCAAGATATCGTTGAGCGTATTCTTATTAAGAACGGATATGCTGATACTGCCAAGGCATATATCTTGTATCGCAATAAGCGTAATGAGATTCGCAACACTAGAGATAGCATTTCTAAAACAATCTCTGATATCTTAATTAAAGATTCTAAAGATTGTGATGCTAAGCGTGAGAACGGCAATGTAAATGGTGATACACCAATGGGTACTATGCTGCAAATTGCTAGTGGAGTATCTAAAAACTTCTATATCAATAATATGATGAGTAAGGATATTGCTAAAGCTGAAACAGAAGGATACATTCATATTCACGATTTAGACTTCTATAAACTTACTGTAACTTGTGTTCAAATGGATTGTGAGAAGTTATTTAAAGGTGGTTTTAACACAGGTAAGGGACAAATTCGTGAACCTAACAGTATTACATCGTATGCATCGTTAGCTGCTGTAGCAATTCAAGCGGAACAAAATTTTCAGCATAGTTTTCTGTGCCTTTAATCAGAAATGGTTAAAGCAAACGACGTGAACCTGTTTATCAGCAGGGTGTAAAAGAATCGTTAAGATTTGAGTAGTAAATGACTCATTAATTCTTTTGCTAACGGGGGATACACCAGAATCCCGTGCCAAGCTTCTTTATTTATTATAAAGATGAAGGTTTAGAGACTATCGAAAGGATATATATCTCGCATAAGGAGATTGAAAACCGAGTAGAGTAGGGCTGAGATTGATACAGACCCAAAGTGCGTCGGGGCTGACCACTTGAAGGTGAAGCCTGTGATATAGTCCTGGTTATGTAGTGTAACCAGGGTGGGATTTCTATTCCTAATTTTGATTTTGCTATGGCTCCAGGTATTTATAAGTCATATAGAAAAGCTTGGGATAAAAATAGAAATAAACTACAGCAGTTTGTCGCAACTTATGGATTAGACTCATTTCCTGGCATTGATTATAATAAAAAAGATAATATAATTTTTAAGACATCAAGGACTCTAACAGATGATGATATAGAAACTTATTTGTTAGAAGATAATAAAATATATGATAAGAATCATGATAAGACAGAACAAATGCTTGTTGTAATGACAAACGAAGATGTAAATCGTGAGTGTTATCAAGCTATGGAAGCATTCATTCATAACCTTAACACTATGCACAGTAGAGGAGGCGGACAAGTGGCGTTTTCGTCCGTGAACCTGGGCTGTGCGTTATCTGAGGCAGGTAGAATGGTTACAAAGAATCTTCTTTTAAATCTTGAGGCTGGTTTAGGTAACGGTGAGACATCTATCTTTCCTATCACTATTTTCTTAGTAAAGGAAGGATTTAACTATAATCCAGAAGATAAGAACTATGATTTATTTAAGTTAGCTTGTAGAGTAACAGGCAAACGTCTCTATCCAAATTTTTGCTTCGAAGATTCGCCATTTAACGCACAATATTATAAAGAAGGAAGACCTGAGACTCTTGTTCAAACAATGGGTTGCCGCACGAGAGTTATGGGTAATGTATATGACCCGACAAGAGAGATTTCTCATTCTAGAGGTAACCTTTCTTTCACTACAATCAATCTTCCTATGCTTGCTATTGAAGCTAATCATGATGAAGAGAAATTCTATGAGCTTCTAGACAAGTACTTAGAGCTTGTAAAGAAGCAACTCTTAGAGAGATTTGAAATTCAGTCTCATATTAAAGTAAGAAATCTTCCTTTCCTTATGGGACAAGGTATTTGGCTTGATTCTGAAAAACTTGGGCCTGATGATGAAATTGGTGAAGTTCTTAAACATGGTTCACTCTCTATTGGTTTCATTGGTCTTGCTGAAACACTTGTTGCACTTTACGGTCATCATCATGGTGAAGGTAAAGAGTATTGGGATAAGGGATATGCTATTGTAAAGCATATGAGAGATTATACTGATAAAGTTGCTTCTGAAACTCATCTCAATTTCTCTGTACTTGCTACACCTGCAGAATCTTATTGTGGTACAGCATTAAGAAAGTGCAGAGCTAAGTATGGCGTAATTGAAGGTGTTACTGATAAAGACTACTTCGTTAATTCGTGCCATATCCCGCCAGCTTTCAATATTACAGCATATGATAAGATTAGACTCGAAGCACCTTTCCATGAACTTTGCAATGCTGGTCATATTGCATACGTAGAAGTTGATGGTGATGCTAGCAATAATCCTAAAGCTATTGAGACTATTGTAAAATGTATGCATGATAATAATATTGGATATGGTGCTATTAATCATCCTGTTGATACAGACCCAGTTTGTGGATATACAGGAATAATTAATGATACTTGTCCTAATTGTGGAAGAAAAGAAACTGAAGATAATCGTTTTGTAAGACTTAGACGTATTACTGGTTATCTTACAACAAGTCTTGAATTTTGGAATGATGCAAAGAAAGCTGAAGAACATGATCGTGTAAAGCATGGTGCTAGATTTCCCGAAGAGTAATTGAATACTAATATTGTAATCGAGTGGTGTATAAAATTACACCACTCATTACATATAGATAATGATGCGGATCGGATTTTCATATCATTGAAGAGAATCTATCAACCAAATTTCTAAGGAGAAAATTATTATGAACAACAAGAACATCAAAGCCAGAGCGTACGAATTCATGAGAAAGGATCATGAGAATACAACGAATGATCTAAGACTCGGTTATGCATTTGTAAAGTCATCTCCGAACTTTGCAATTCAACCCATTACATTTGAAGAGATGTCTACTGTATCTCCTGAGTATCTCTTCAATTTCTATGGTAAGCCTAGAAATTCAACTCTTAGCCGTTATCGTAGAAAGTTCTTGGAAGAGAATCCTACTGAGAAGCCAAATAATGAGGATAATACTAGAGCTACAAGTTATAGAAAACAGCTGAGAGCAAGTTCTGATTCTCTGTTTACAAGATACAAGTAAAATAAACCCAAGTAAATAATCTAATGTTTGTATAATATTAAGGTGAGTAGTAATACTACTCACCTTATTTTTATATTTTATAAGAAAGGAACAAAAAACTTATGAAAAACAAAAATTTTTTATCAGATGATGTTATTAAAAGGAACTGTGTACACGTTGTTGTACCAGAAGAGATTTATGACATCTTTGCTAAACAAAGCAAAACAACTGATGCTTCAATAGCATCAATCTTTAGTGGTTTCCTTATGAATGCTAAGTATGAAGATTTCAAAACGGCAGTAGAGGAACAGGAAGACTTCACTGGTACATTTGATATCGCTAGTGGATTTGACAACCAGAAGTTTAGAAAGCTTCTTGGGTATGCTAAAAAGTTAGGTGTATCTGTAAATCAAATGGTTAAGCAGTACACACTTTATCACTTCAGAGATGAGTATGAAGTTTCTGTAAGATACAGCGACCCTATAATGTATGTAAAATATATTCGGGTTGAGCCTTCATTTAAGAAAGCTATAATAAGGCTGCAGAAGAGATATAACAAGAATAACAATACTAATTACAGACTTAGTAGATTCATTGCGAATATCTTGACTGATAAAATTGATATTTCTGATATCAATTATAAGTCAAAAAGATATGATACCAATTGCGGAGACGCATCTATCTATCTTAGCTTCACAGAAGAAGAACATAGATATGTATTTGCTAGAGCTGAAACCTGCAAAGAGTTCAGAAGATTAATAGCTAGATATATATCTAAGGACTTATCCCAATAATATGGTAATTAGGTTGGAGACTAACATGTCTCCAACCTTTTATAAAAAATTTATAATTAGAAAGGAATTGATAATATGATTATCGAATTTAAGAACGCAAAGAAAACAGAAAACGGAGAGTGTGCTATTTCTAAAGTTGTTTCAACACTTGGAATTAGAACAACAAGAGGCTATTTTGATATAGCTACAATGCCTGAAAACGTCCCTATTGACGTTAACCCTAGAAAAGACCATATTGATAGCGAAGTAACAGATGCTATCGAGAAGTCTTTATCTGAAAGTAATCCTTTGTTTATGGAAATGAATAGAGGTTTGCTTATTATCTGTGAGGATGTTAAAATTGATGAAGATAAGAATTCCGTAACAGTAAAAGTCAATAACGACCCTTATGAAGGAATAGCAGATGGAGGACACACATATAGATGTATTGTCAAATATCTGCAATCACTTAGAACCGCATCACTTCCCATTAATAAGGATAAGATGTATGTTCCTATCGAGTTTGTATGGGGAGATGCAGAAAGCAGACAGAAGTATGCTTTGCTTATCTCTATCGCAAGAAATACTGCTAAGCAGGTTAGTGATATCGCAATTGCTAATAAGCTTGGTAAATTTGATATGCTGAATAAGATTTGGTATGGGCAGCCTTGGTTATTTAGAGTTGTATATGAAGAATCTAGAACAGCAGAATTGGGAATCGGTAAGATTTTACAGATTCTTAATATCTTTAACATGGATAACTGTAAAGCGAAAGATGGCAGCTTTAATCCGAAGTCTGCTATTAATTCAAAAGATGGCTGTAACAAGTCATACGAAACTCTTTATGATGTATATAGAGAGACAGTAAGAAATCCATACTACGCAATGCGTAACATCATGATTGACATTTTCAATCTGTACGACTTTATCGAAAGTCGAATTCCTGAACTGGCTATCAATAATGGAATAGACTGGAATTCTTTTGAATCTGGTAACGGTAGAGGAAGAAAGAAATTCGGTGAAATCACAAAAGACAGAAGAACATTATTTTATGACAATAAAAAGTTATATTATTGTCCTAGAGTATTTGTTAAACCAATGTTGTCTGTATTAAGACCGCTAATTGGTTTAGATAATGACGGATTCTATAAATGGAATACTGACCCGTTTAACTTCTTTGAAAAATATGGTGCAGAGTTTGTAAAGATTCTGTGTGAGTATTATTCAAATGACGGAAATCATTCCCCTTCTGAAACTGCAAAGAATTGCAGCATGTGGAGTGACCTTCATAACAAATCTATCGAATTTGTCAAAAACGATAGAAAGTAAATAATATTAACTAGGTTGGAGACTAACATGTCTCCAACCTTTTTATAAAAAATTTATAAATCGAAAGGAACGATTACTATGAGTAACAACAACATGAACAACGAGAGAAATCCCTTTGTAGAGGCTATTATGGAACCTATGAAGGAAGAAATCAAAAAAGCACATGACGAAATCGACAACTGTGAGAGAAACGGTGTTCGTTATGTAAACACCACTCACGAAGAATTCGTTAAGACGATGCGTGAAAAACGAGATAATACATATGATTTCAATCTTTCTACAATAAAAGTCGACGAGTACAAGTGCGAACTTGCCCCTGCGCTCGATGATGCTTCTAAGGATTGTGGTGTCGTATATTTATTCCCTCATTATCTTATCAAATCTCCTAAGTACAGAATCGAACCTGATATCGAGGATACTGACTTGGTAGATATCACTTATATCTGCAATTACGATGAATTGCTTACAGTACTAATTAACAAGAAAGATATGTCTTGCCTTGGATTCAGAAGATTTATTCTGGATACTATGGACAATATGCTCTATACTCTCAATATGTGTAGAATTCCCAAGATAAGAGACCCTGAGAGTTATCTGTCTTATCGTCAGTTAATGACGTTGATTTGCTTTGTAAACAAGTATAACAAATATCTTCTCATTCTTCCATACAGATTCAAGAATGTGCTTGTTCACATTTTTGGTGATAATGAATACAGATATCGTCGTTATGCTATCGCTACTATCGCTGAAAATGGCAAAGTCAGAGGCGATGTTATGAATAATCATCTTGTTGAAAAATCCGCAGCAAAGAAGACCGCTAATTACGATTACAGAAATGATAATCCTAATTATAAGTATGAGGCGGCTATGAATTTCACAAAGATGAGTGACAAAATTGACTACGAGATTGCTAATTATGATACTTTTATGGTTGACCTTATTACCTATTACGATGGCAATCTCAGAAAGCTTGTAAAAGAGTTCAATGAGAAAGCTGATGAGGTAGGTATTGAAGAAGCCTGGAAGACAAAGGTAGGTTTTATTATCCTTAAGTATATCGACTATATCGCAGAGTTCAAGACTGAGGATATGAAGCCTATCAAACTCTATGTAAATGCTTACAAACGTCTGTGCTTTACTGATAGAGTAAAGAAATACGAAATTGAAGATAACTTCGGTAAGCTCTTCGGAACTCTTCCTACACCTAAACCTAATCCAGACTACAAATATAATCCTGATGATTTCAAAGTTGAAGATGATTCAGATTATATTACTGAACCTGGTAGTATGATTGTCATCTTCAATAATAAGAATCTTGAGGATGATGACGCTGAATAATTTGGTTATAAAGAAGGCTGGCTATTTGTCAGCCTTCTTTTTTTACATTGTATATTATTATTGTGATAGTGGAGTCATAACCCTATCCTGTGGAGGACCGCTAGCTCATAGAAGAGCTATATTAAAATTTATTATGGTCCAAGAGCAGTATACCTGGAGGTATAGATATGGCAAACGTAATCATTAACAACAACAAAATCGAGACAATGGCATTTCCTAATCCTGTGCTTCTCAGAAATGTAGAGGTAATTCCTACTTTTGAAACAGAGATTGATACTGGTACGGTGCATACTGCACTCGTGAGGGTGGAGGCTAAAGATTTAGTTTTCTTCCCTATGAAAGCCAATCCGCGCAGCTATAATGAAGGAGGCTCGACTACCAAGAAAATTAAAAGAACTTTGGTAGAAGAACCTCAATTGTTTGAGGTCTTGAACAGAGGTATCACTGTTGTATGTGATTCTCTCAAGTTTAATGACGGGGAAGCTCTTTTTACATTCAGTTCGTGGTCTCAAGGTGTGGTCGATGGCGGTCATACTATGACAACTGCTATTAAAACAGTAATAGCAGATGAAGATAACCTGACAAATCATGCTAAGGTTACAATCAAGGTTATGTATGGACCTGGAGTGGTGGCATTAGCAAGCCGAATCAGCGAGACATATAACACAGTTGAAAAAGTCTCGCAGATGTCAATGAATAACTTGCGAGGGTATTTTGACCCTGTTAAGGAAAATTTAAAACCCACAAGTTATTTTAATGACATAAAGTGGGAACAAAATGAAAAAGGCTGTCGCATTTCCTGTAATAGGATAATCGGCTTACTCAATTCATTTGACCCTTCTCGTTGGGGGCAGCACAATGGAATTATATCTCAACCTACTGATAGCTATAATTCCGCATCTCATACACAGCTTGACGTACAAAAGATGTATGAGACTAAAGGATTCACGCCAGAGAATCCGTATTATGCTTTATCCAAAGTAACATCTCAAATTATAGAGTTGTTCGAGTGGACAGAGCATAATTTGCCAATGCTCTATGAAAAGAGCACTGGAAAAAAATATGTGAAGCTCGAAGTTACTTTACCGACTGGTAGAAAGGCAAATTTGTCCTCTTTTGTTGAGGGAGCGAAAACTGTAAAGGATGATGATGAACACATCGTGTATAAAACATATTTTCACGGTGATAATATTCCATCATATATACCTACATCTCTTGTTTATGCAATCATTGCGCCAATGCGGAGATTGCTCGAAAGAGATAAAAATGGGTTTTACTATTTTATAGTAGACCCTATAAAAATATTCGAAATCGTTGGTCCTGCTGTAGTAACACGGGCAATTAATTTCTATCCAAAAACATGGGACCCGTATAATATGCTGAAGGACCCTAACTTTTGGGCAGCACTTGAGAGTGTTACTGTTGAAGAAATGAACAAGCTTAAATAAGTCGTATCACGTTAAAATTACTTTGCTTTTGAAGGGTTGCTCCACTCCAGCCCTTCTTTTTTGTCCTCAACACATAATTTAACAATTTAGTAATATTTATATATAAAGGAGTGTGTCACTATGTTTGACTTATATAGAAACGACCAAATTTATAATATGGTCGCAGAAGGTGAGGTAGCTACGCTATTATCTCAATTCTCTAATTCGTACGTTATGGATGTTATTAACAACTCTATTAGAAATAGATTTGCTTATAACCCAGCTGTATCTAATCCAAATATTGTTAACTCTTATGAGATCAACTTCAAGGATATGCTAGGTAGATTTCCGTCTGATGCTGATAATATTATGTCTATTAGATATGAAACCTATCTAACTATCATCAATAAGATTTGTTCTTCTTTCAATGTACAATACGTTGGAAATGAACCAGACTGTTATATTCTAGCATATAATCTATACGACCTATTTGTTTCTGGCTATGCTAGAAACATCATTAATTTTTTCGCTCGTTATATCTATGCTAACAGAGAACAACTATATACTGCCATGAATCTAGATCGATATAAAAAGATTAAAGACAGTACTTCTAATTATATCCGAAAAGCATATAATGACCAAACTGTATCTATTATAATTGCTAGAATCAAAGAAGTAATTTACTATATTTCTGGTTTCGATATTGATTTCTATACTTTCTTGACATTCAATTACAATAGAGATACGTGTGATTTCTTATATCAAAACATTCAACCTTTTGGAAATATCTTTAAGGATGAATTCTGTCAAGTTATTAATAATCCAGAAATTCTAACAGAGATTAGAATTGCAATTCAAAAAATGATGGAAGCTGACATGTTAGCTTCTCAACAACAGCAAGACAATAATCTAGGAGAGGAAGAAGAAGGAGCTGAGTATTAATGCCAGTTATTAACAATGCATACCCTGTAGATGAAAGTAATTATGTTTATTCACCATCTGATATGGATATTACTCATAAAGATATGAGTAGACAAGACATCAATAATTTGATTGATTCTCTATGTAAAACCCGTATGGAGAATCCAGATGTGGTATTGATGGACAATATTAAAAATGAAGCTAAATTCTATGACCCTATTGCTCAAGAAAAGAGAGAACTTGAACAGGATAATATCGCTGTTGAAGAAGAGATTCTCAAAGGTATTTTTGAATCTGATACCCCAATGAGTGTTGAAGAACAAAATGAACTTATTGCTAAGGGTATGTATCAAAAGTATCAAGAAATGAAAGCAAGAAAATTGGGTAAGTCTGTACAACAAATGGCCAAGGAGGACAATGAAGCTATGAATGATATCGAAGCAGAGCTCAGAGCAAGTATGAATACACCTATGGCAGGTGATATTGAACAGGTGACAGAAGTTATTTCTGAAACACCTATGGAGGAAATTACAGAGAGTTCATTTCCAATTGAATTTACAGAGGAAAAAGAGTCTACTGGAACAGGTGAAATTGCTAATCCAGTTGAAGGTACTACTCTGGTTAAAGAGAGTGCTGGAATGGATGCAGAGTCTGTAATTGATGCTTTTGAAACAGAGAGAAATAAAACTGAAGAGAAGCATCTTTCTAAAGAGAGTATTGCTAAGATTGTAGGCGGTCTTCCTACTGCAGCAGCTGTAATGGCTAATTCACAAGAAGAAACTCTTGAAGATGTAATGACAGAGTTTAATGATACTGTAGATAGTATTAAGAATCTGCCAGAAGCTATTGCTACTAATAACAATGATGTAGAAGAAGACAAGCCTATGTCAATTGAAGAATTTAATGATGTTCCTGCAACTGAAATTAATCTCCCTGATGATGTAGTTACTTCCGCACTTATGGAGCAGTATGATAATGTAAATTATGAAGAAGCATTACAGCTTGTAGATGTAATGAATCGTTATAAGGCACATGAGAAGTTTAATGTATTTGAAGCTTTACCAATGTCTATTAAAACAGTAATTCTTCAAGAAGCTGCATCTGTTGGAGCAGACCGTTCTACAGTTAACTTCTTTGCAAAGACATTCATTAATGACCTTGTAAATAATACTTATCTCGATAGAGAGATTAAGGATTTCAATGCTGAACTTCAGGAAGCTATGGCTCCTATGGGTAACATTGTAGGTACTATGATGGATGAATATAATGATGAAGTATATAATAAGTTTACTACTAAGCTTTTTGAAAAGGCTGATGAAATTAGAAACTCTGACCCAGAAAAGGCACTTCAACTTAATACTATCGCTACTAACTTTGAAGCTGCTGTAACACTTAGTAGAATCCGTTCTAATCTTTCTGTTAATAACTCCATCTCTAATAAGCATTATAAATATGCTAGAGATAACTGGAAAAAGCTTGTAGAAGAGTATAATAATATTATCGCTAATGTATCTCCTAAGCCTAGAGATTTGGATATCTGTCTTAAGGGTCTTATCGTAGCTGGTTATCCAGAAGATTATGCTAAGACTATTATTTCTCTTGTAGTATCTGAGGTAAAAGATGCTGTAAAGAACGGTAGCCTTGAAGAGCATATCTACGCATATTATCTTACTAATTCTCTACTCAATCTTAACTATACTGCTAATAATAGTAAGGTAATTGAGAAGATTAAGTATGGTGTTGATGATGCTATTAATATTATTGATAAGTATATGACACCTCTTAAGATGAGAAATACTAAGAAGAACAGAAAGAGAAATAAGAGAAAGTAATATATGAGGGGTGAGTAAAATCACCCCTCAACATTTTATTAAAATACCAAAGGAGGTAATATTATGGTTTCTTTTTTAACTTGTAATGCAAAAGCTGTATTAAGACTTATCCTTGAAGTATCATATCAAAAAAAGGATAAGATTGCTAAATGTGTATACGAGATTTCTTCTGATAAGGTATATAAGATTACCGTAGCTGATAATATGACTGGTCTATATACTTATAATGCTCGTGTTACTGGGTATACTATGTGTAATACAAAAGAGGTGTTATCTTTTGTAAACCAGAATACTAAACCTACTGTAGTAGATACACTTAAGATTGACTACTCAGAGGATAATATCTCTAAGACTGCTTCTATTAATGTGGCAGATATTCGTTACATTGAGGAGTTGTCTACATCTGGTTTTGATGAGATTCTGAATCGTGAAATCCCGACTTTTAGATAATACACATTCAGAAACAAAATAATAATATTTTTATAAGGAGGAATCTATCATGTTTGATAAGATGAGAAAAGCAGTATACGACTATGTCGTATCACACCTTGATAAGACCGATGAGGTTTCTATCACACTTGACGATGTTTATATCGTATGGACTTGCAAGGCACTTCAGAACTGGAAGGCTTGTATTAGTACTACTCTTCCCGATGGTATGTACTACGAGTGTACATATAACGGAGATACTAATGAGCTCTATCTGGATGCTTATAAGAAGTTCGAAAACAGAGTCATTAAAGATTTTAATTAATGGAGGTAACTAAAATGGTTGATATGTATGAAGAGCCTACTACTCCTGATAATTGCAATTACGAAGTGATTGAAAACTATCTTTCTTTTACTCAAGCTCTTGATAAGCTGATTAAAAAAGAGGATGACACTACTGACAATAACGAATATGGCATTAGAATCTGTACATGGAATAAAGCTATTGTAATCAGAATTCAGAAACCTGATGAAAACTCTAAAATGACAGGAAGATATCTTTATAAGAACGTACATTATAAGAACTATAAAGAAAATAATATTCCTTGGGTTCCTAATAACGAATACATCTTCAATAATTTCTGGGAATTAGTTAAGTTCGTTAAGAATGAAGATGTAATTCCTGATAATGAAACTATCAATAAGATGACTGCTTCTATGTATGATAATAAGAAATGTGAAGCTTGGTTTAAGAATCCAGATATTCAGAAAGAATTCGACAACTGCAGACGCAAGTGTGAAGAACTCAAGAAAGACTATACTAAATATCGTAATCTTGTAACCAAGGATAAGACTGAAGATAACGATAAATGCGCTCCTCATTGTGCTAAGAAGTGTCTCAATGAGTGTCATAAGGCTGAAACAAAACCTAATAACAATCAGACAATCATTGTAAAAGGCGATGTAAGAAAACTCGTTGATACATTTGATGAGATTATTGATGCTCTGTTAAGTTAATATAAATCCCCACACCTTGATTGGTGTGGGGATTATTTTATCTCCAAGAGTATTCATTATTGTTTTGATAATCATTACTATCCATAGATTCAGAATAGAAGTTATCAATAGCTCCTAACATACTATATCCATTATCGTCACCTTCTAATTGTTCAAGAGGAATATTAAATTGTCTAGAGTATGCTTCTTTACCAACTTTAGTTGCTAGTATTTGAGCCATTGCCATATCATTTTCCATCTTTTGCTGTGCTAAGAACTGACTATATAGTTTTGTCTTATCAAGCTGTTTTAATTGCTCGTTAACCATATCATCATGTTCAAGATTTTCTATATCTCTAACAATAGATATTTCTTCTGTAGCATTAAAGTCTTGGAAAATTTCTTGTGCTTCGTCATCTGCTGTTCTAAGTGTAGGAATAGAGATGTGCCAATTCTCTCTAACATTCTTTCCATAATAAATAGGATAGATAGAATATAAGTAAGAGAATGTACTATCGTCATGACTATTAGCAGAGTGGTCAATACGACCTGTCTTCTTAATCTCAAGATTCTTTAATTCTTCATATAAAATTGGAGAAATGAATTTATCATAATGGTCTTTTACTCTGTCTGTAAGTAAGTCCATTAACTGTTCTCTTACAGTACCAGTATTATCTACACCATATACTTTAGTAAGTTGCTTTCTCTTATGAGACCTTAATCCATCAGGGCGTTCTTCTATAGTACGCTCTTTAATCTCATAATATAGATTATTTCTAATCTTAGATTTCATTAGTTTAGCTAGTGTACCTGTACCTACACCATTACGTTCTATAGTAACAAGTGAGTTAGGTAAGTAGTTTAATACAAGATTATATATTACTGTAGCCAAGTCAACTGGGTTAATATAGTTACAGTTAAAATCCGCAACAAGTTTAGTGGTCTTAGAATCTGTAACAGAAATTGCAGAAGAGTCCTTAGAATAACCTGCTGCAACGTCGACGCCAATCAATGTCTTATCTCTTGGGGATATCTCGGAATAGATATTGAATAGGAAGTTGGAGATATAAACTTGCTTAATTGGGTTACGTACATATCTCTGTACATTTCTAAGTTCCTCTTGTGTAAACGGACAATTCTCAGAAGATGTAGCCCATTCAAGTAAGAATTCACGTCTGATGTCAGTCCATTTCTGGTTCTGTTCTTTGATTCTTTCCTTAAGCCATTCTTCAGAATATCCAAGTTGCTGATAAGTAGTTCTAATATATACAAAGATAGACTTCTCGTTTGCATTTAATGTCTCTGTAAGTTTCTGTAGAGAGAAATCATACCAAAGTTCGGAGAATGGAGTCATCTTATTCTTAAGGTCATACATATATTGACCTTCTTCTGTGGTTAAGAAACCAGGTGTAGATGTAAGACAGAGACCGTGAGGTGCTCCATTCATTCTACAGTTTCTAAACGCAGTAGTAAGTGCAGGCATACCGTTCTGTAAGGATTCTTCTAAGTACTGGAAGAATGCAGACTCATCTATCCAACAGTTAGTGATAGTTTGACCACGAAGTAAAGATATAGCTGCTGTTCTATTACGTGCCATTGGAAGAGCCTTGATATTATTAAAGTTAATCTTATGCTGGATATATTGTACTGTATTAGATGCTTTAAGCTTCTTACCATCTACACCGAATGCTTGGTCAAATCGTAAATAAGATGGTAATGCTTTAATAATATCTTTAAGAGAAGATAGGTTACGCTTAGCATCATCATGTTTCTTATTAAGGAATATCATATTAGCATTTCGAGAACCAAAGTTATATACCCAAGAATACCATACTTCAGTAGCAACAGTTTTACCTGTCTGACGGGGTTGTTCTTGATAAATATTAAGATTCAACGTAAAACAAAAGTTTAGTGCTAAGTTACCTCTATCAAGTCTATATCTTACATAAGGTCCACCCTGACTCTGTACTCTAACGACTTCTCTTATATAATACCAAAAGTTTCTTTGGCATTCTAGAAATACTTTTTGTTTTGTATAAGGGTCTAAGTAAGGGTCATGTGGGTCTATATATGCTAAATCCTTATCGTATAATAATAGATGGAATTTATTATTTTTTATACCTTTGGCTTTTAGGTAATAGTGCATATCTAAGAAAGACTGGTTTTTTGTATTCATTTGATAAAAGATAGATACATATCCTGAACCATCATATCTTCTATCTTCTTCTATACCATTACTATTTTTATTAGACATGAAACTTAATAATGGAACATATCTACGTTGGCTAGAATTATTTGGTATAGGATTCATAGTAGACAAATTATCTGGTTGATTATACTGTACATCAGTATTATCTTCTTTTTCTTCTATGATAGTAATACCAGTATTTACAACTTTCATGATATATGATAACACTCCTTTCTTAAGATTTTTATTAATAAGTTGACCTAATCAGGTACGATTAGAGTTATAAATTACCATACAATAAACAAATAAGTAAAATATTATGGCTAAAAGCCAGGAGGTAAAGTATTATGAATAATAACAATTACAACAGTCAGAACAACGGTGGAAATGATATCTTCACTCCCACTACTCGCTCGGCTTACAGATTCTTTAACTCTGAATCTGAAATCGATAACACGTCTATGAGTTTCAACTTCTGGAACTCTCTGCTCAAGATTACAATGAATCCTATCATTGTAAAGGAAGGTTCTGCTAACAGAGTAGATACAGATAATCATGTAGATATTTATCTGTCTCCTTCTAAGGCTAAGATGCTTCTGTATTGCGTAAAGGAATTCAGAAAGAATCCTGATGCTTATACAAACATCGGTGTTAATACAAACAAGGGTATCATCTTTATTGCAAACGGTGATAAGATGTTTGGTCACGGTGGAGTTTGTGTAGTAATCAATCTCATTAACAATGAGACTGGTGAAAAGGAAGCAGAAGCTGCATATGAGTTTAACACTAAGGACCTGTATGCTATTACAAACTACATGGGTGGTTCTGACTTCGGTAAGGATTCTGGTTATGCAGATAGTCTTGAACTCGACATGTTTGAAAATCTGCTTGTACAGTTTATCAATGCATCTACAAATGCAGTAGCAGCATCTATCATGGAGACTGGTAAATTCAATGAAGCAAGACAGTTTAGCTTCATTAAGGATGTAAGAGAGAAGCTTGGAATTTCTAGAAGCGATGGAAACAAGAATTATAATCGTTCTAGCTGGTTCAATAATAACGGTAATGGTTCTTCTTCTGTATCTTCTGAAGGTTCAAAGAATAACTCTTCTACCTATGAAGACGTTATGAATGACATCGCATCTATTATGGACTAAAGGGTGACTAAAATATGGATAAGGATACAATAATAGCTATTATAGCAGCATTATTCATAGGAAATATAGTCCACGGTATTCTTGATATACCATTTATGAATGATCTAAAAGGTAATGAAGATGATCCAGATGAATAATTCGTAAAATTTAGAGAGGGAATGTAATCATTCCCTCTCTTTTAAGAGGTGCATACGTATGATTTCAACAATAGTAACATTAATAGTGGTACTCTTTTGTTATATATGTATAATGAATAGCAACAAAAATAAAGAGTATAAAACCTATATAGGAAACTTACTCTTTAAAAGAATACATCCTTATTTATATCTTACCATATTAAGTATATCTACATGGATTATCGTAATTAAACTTATCGGGAGGCTGGTTAATTATGTATACTATCGTTAAAGAAGGAAAATATTTATATAAGACTCATAGAGGAGATTACATTTTTTCTGATGTAACTAATGTCTTATTTGATACAGAAGAACAGGCTACTAATTGGTTACATTTTAATTCAGATAGATTTGATAGCGAAGGAGCTCAAGTAGAAATGACATTAAAGATGGTATGAGGTGACTATAATGAATTGGAGAAAAAGAAAGAAATGTAGAAGGCTTGCAAAATCAAATGGCTTTATACATTATTATAACTATAAAAAATATATGTGGCTTAGAAGTATACTAAGTAAAGAATTTGTTGCACAAGTATCAGAAGAATATGAGCATATTTCCAATATTCCTGATATTCCAATACTAGTCAAACAACATATACCAATCTATGATAAAGAAATGATACCTCAAGAAAAAGCACAATGGACTCACGAAGATTCTGTTAGAGAAGCTAAAGCCTTATTAAAAAGCATTTCTACTCCATTCTTTGATGATATTATACAGAGTAAGACTAAAGAAAGAAATGATTATATTGATAGCCTAGCAGATGAAGAACTAATTCATTTAGCGACCTCAATAGCGAATTCTTTTGTATCTTCGTTAAATAATAGTCCAGATTGTCCTCTATTTGAAGAAAAGGAGGAATAATTATGGCAATTGATTCTATTAAAGTAGAAGAAGTTCAACCTGATGGTAGTAAGAAAGAAATCAAAGTAGATAATGCTGCAGCTGGATATCATAATTATCTAGTTATGTTTAATACTCTTATTGACCTTGATTTTGCTGTACTTAGAATGGTACAAGCTGAGTATAATAATCCTAAGTTTGTAGACCAGAAAGTCATGCATATGACTACTAAAGAAGTTAAATTTCTTCTTATCAATAGAGAAGACCCTAACCCATTAACTATCTGCTTTAAAGATAAGAATATTGCCGATTCTATCTATAAAGAAATTATGTCTACCAGATATGGCGATTTGCTTAAGGAAGATAAGTATATGGCAATCACTGGCATATTCTTCTTAATATCTGTATATGCTGCTATGGATAACACGCATGTTACTGTAGTATGTGGAAATGAATTAGAAGAGAAAATCATAAGACGTTATCATAAAAACATTAACGTCAAAGTGGTCAATGCGTTAACTGACATCGATGTAAATGATTATACTGAATTCATTTTCAAAAGTAAGTATGATGTATATAAGTTTAAACAAAAATTCATTGAGAAGCGACTTTTGTTATTAAACTACAAATTCAATGTCTATTTTGATGATGGTATATTATTCTCTGATTTGGAACTTGGACATTGGTTATGGGAAACTGGATTCTCTAAAGCTGCAATCATTGATACTTACAGTAAAGAAGATGAAGACTATGCTACCCTGAAATTCAAAAGAGTAGTAAAAAAGAAACCCGAAAACAAATAAATAATATTATATATTAAGGAGGAACCGAAATATGGTTTATTCAAACGTAGTAGAAAAGGAAGCTCTGAGACGTATCCAGAGCGAAACACTTGCTATAATTTCAGATGCACTTCTGAAGTCTTTTGGACCCTATGGTTCTAATTCTATTATCGGTAAGGATGGTGCACTTTCTAGATATACTAAGGATGGTCATACAATTCTTTCTAATCTTCAGTTTGTAGACCCAATTGCAAAGGCAGTACATGCTGATATCGAAGAGGAGACTCTTGCTCAGGCTAAGAAGGTTGGTGACTCTACAACAAGTATTACACTTCTTTCTTCTGCTATTTTTGATGCTCTTTCTGCTTATGAAAGAGAGCACAATTATAGACCAGCTTCTATCGTAAAAGCTTTCAAGAATGTAGCTGAAATGATTAAGAATAAGATTAAGGAAAATGGTAGAGAAGCTACTATTGAGGATATGTATAATATCACTCTTATTGCTACTAACGGTGATGAGAACCTTGCTAAGATTCTTAATCAGGTATACGAATCGTATGGTCTTGATGTATATATCGATGTCAAGGCATCTATGAATGGTACTACTTATCTTAAGGAAATCAATGGTATGACAATGGAGTGTGGTTTCCTTGACCCTACTCTTATTAACGATACTACAAAGAATACAGTAGACATTAAGAATCCTAAGATTTATGCGTTCAAGGACCCGATTGATACAGCGGAAATGGGTATGTTCCTGGACGCTATTCTGGTAAAGAATATTCTTAAGCCTATTAGTGAAAAGAAGCCTGAGAATGTAGTACCTACAATTATCATGGCTCCGAGAATCTCCAGAGATTATTCTGCATATATGGATACTCTGATGGCTTCTATTGCACAGGCACCTGCAGCAAATCGTGGTATTTTGAATATCATTACTGACATTCAGGGTTGTGATATGGAACAGTTCGAAGATATTTGTGATCTTTGTGGTTGTAAGTATATTAAGAAGTATCTTGACCCTGAGATTCAGAAGAAGGATATCGAAGCTGGTCTTGCTCCTACACCAAATAATATTGAGACTTTTGCTGGTGAAGCAGAACTTGTATCTTCTGATGCATATAAGACCACTTTTGTAAATCCTAAGAAGATGTTTAACTCTAATGGTGAGCATTCAGAACTTTTCAATCAAAGAACAGACTATCTTCAGAAACAGATTGAAAAGCTGACTGTAGAGGGTAATACTACTACAGAAATCTATACTCTTAAGAAAAGACTCAATTCTCTTAAGGGTAAGATGGTTGAAATCTATATCGGTGGTGTTACTATTGCAGACCGTGATGCAGAACGTGACCTTCTCGAAGATGCAGTACTTAACTGTCGTAGTGCAGCAATTAACGGTGTAGGTTATGCAGCAAACTTCGAGGGTTATAGAGCAGCACTGTCTGTAACCGAAGATGAGCTTACAGGCATTGAAGCTGATATTGCGGATATTCTGGTTAAGCAGTATTATGAAATCATATATGCTCTATATGATAGTGTAGGAGAAGAGGAAATCGATAATCCTCATGAGATTATCAAACAGTGTATCGTTCATGGTTGTCCTTACAATATTACTACTGGTAAGTATGATAGTAAGGTTCTCACAAGTATTGATACTGATATTTGTATCATTGATACTATCTCTAAGATTATCACTATCATGGTAACTGCAAACCAGTTCATCCTTCCTACAATCAATATGAATAATTATTAATAATACAAAAAAGAACGGGCTCTTAATTGAGTCCGTTCTTTTTCCAACTACTAATGACCTAAGTCACCTAGCTGATATATTCAATTTTCAAGATTCTATCGGTTACAAACTATTAGTCGCAGAAATAGCTAATCGTCTGTAACGCCTTCCACATGTCAAGGAAGTTTTTCTCGTAGAGCCCAGACTTATTAATTGCGTTTTCGAAAAGCTCGAAAGTTTTTCGCTCTACGACTTCTCCAAGAGGTCTAGTAAGCTGAATGATTGCAGAGCAATATGCATCGTCTGCATTAACACAATCAGCAAATTCCTTTACACAATGGAAGAAAGTATTATTATGTGCTTTTGCGTATCTTGTCAGTTTCAAAAAGTCCTCACCCTTGCAGTGAGCGAGTAAATCCACTGCTTTGTCGAAACTGTGCTTGTATTCATCCTGTTCAGTGCTAGTCTTCGCTGCTTCGTCGTCAAGACTATCACCCCAAGGGGTAATACCCCATCCAGCGACAACATCAGTTTCCTTGGCTGCAGCAAAGTCTGCTGCAGTGCATTCTTCAATCTTTTTCCAGAATGCACCCGCATCGTTGCCATGTCCGCAGATAACAAGAACGCAACCGTTCTTAACTCCGAGTACCTTTCCGTTTACTACTATACTAGTGATATTTTCGTTCATTGTTATTTCCTCCAGGAAATATTTACTCCTCACATAGGAGCATAGATAAACTGCGCTAGTTTTAAGGGCTATTCTAGCAACCCAAAGCGGCAAAGCTTCTTGGATAATCCCGCAGGTTTGTTTGTAGTATGCCGTCGCCAGGCACTACGGGAGTCCATTAAGAGATAATATGAGTGGTCGATAGTGACGGCTATCGATTTGATATTATCTCTTACTTGCTTATATTATATATATACCAAATATCAGATTTTTACAATCTCGTTATCTTTGATTTCCAGAACATTGAAATAATACTATGAAAGGAGGACTGTTATGGCTTCAGCAAGAAAGTATAAGTGTCCATTTTGTAGTAAATCTTTTGAAAGATCTAAGTTAGCTAGTCATATTGATAAGTATCATGATGACATGTTAAATCCTGATAAAGGATATACTGCAAATAGAATTGTATTTGACATTTGTAATAAGAAAGAACCTATTGGTGCTGGACAGGGAGTATGTCGCATTTGTAAGAAACCTACAGAATGGGACGAAGACTCTGTACGTTATAAGTCTTATTGCTCTGAAAAATGTAAGCAACAGGCTAGAGAGAATTATAAGAATAATATGCTAAGGGTATATGGTAAAACTACTTTACTTGATGATATTGAATGGCAAGAAAATAAGATGCTTGCCAATCGTTCTATCTCTGGTAAATATCGCTGGTCTGATGGTACATACAAAACTTATGTAGGAAGTTATGAAAAGAAGTTCCTAGAGTTTTGTGATAGCGTATTAGGTATTAAGTCTGAAGACTTATTAACTCCTGGACCCACTATCTATTATGAGTATGACGGAGAAGAGCATACTTGGATTACTGATGCGATTTATCTGCCATATAATCTTGTATTTGATATCAAAGATGGTGGAAGTAATAAGAACAATCGTGAAATGCCAGATTATAGAGCAAAGCAATTAGAGAAAGAGAAGTTTATTACAGACCAAGGTGAGTATAATTATATTAGACTTACTAATAATGAGTTTGTTCAGCTTCTTACAATCTTTGCTGAGCTTAAAGAAAACTATATGGATAGCACAGAACCTAAGACTATCTCTAGAGTTCATGAGCATATGGGTCCAGCAGGTCCAGGCGGTATGCCAGTTGTAGGGACCGATACAAATCCAAGTGTATTCATTACCAATTATATGAATAAGAATACATTCGAATCTGGATTTGCTATTTCTAATGACGTTACTTCTGAGTATATGATTGCTAGAGATAAGAAATCTGGTAAGCTTAAGAAAGTAAAGTCTAAAGATTTGCTAGAAGATTGTGAATGTGAAACTTATAAGTATATTGGTGATAATATTTCTAATATTCTTAAAGAACTGTATTCTGTATATAAAGCTGAGGAATATGTAGACTATCATTATCTACCTTGTCTTGTTACAGAGTTTACAGAGATTTTATCAGATGACCAATTAGAATATAGTGAACTATTGGAAATGGTGAATTGGGAACAGATTCATGAGAACTTTAATAGTTCTTTAGCTACATTACAGTTCCAATCTGAAGCAATATTAGAAGGCATTAAGCCAGTCGTATTTAATGTATTAGACCCAGTTAAGTATGAGTATAAGAAAAAACTCTTGAAAGAATATGAAGACTTGACTATTCTACAGAGCCTAAATGGAAAATACTTTGGGTATAATAAACTAACTTGTAAAAGAACTAAAGGAGTAAATAGCATATATGATATAACTGAGTGTATGCTTAACTCTATATCTACTAACTCACAATAAGGAGGAAATAATCATGAGTATGTTTAACGAGAGAGTATTCAATATTCTTCTTGAATCTAGCAAGTGTAAGAGCACTTCTAAGGAAGAGTGTGGTAACGAGTGTGCTGATTTCCAGGATACTATCGGTAACGGTCATAACTTCTCTGATGTTATTGTACCGTCTAGTGTAAAGATGAACAAGGATACTATTCCAGTTTGTCAGGTTTCTAAGAAGGAATGTGGTGCAGAGTGTAAAGAGTGCGGTGATAACTGCAATGAATCTGCATACTTTATCGACGGTAGAATGCTTGACATTTATATGGATGACAATGGTATTAACGATGATGCTCAGGCGGTATATGATATCTGTGAACATTACGGTATTAATGTAGATGATGTTTATGTCGTTGTGGAATGCGATGAAGTAAACAAGGGTCTTATTGACCATGCTAAGACATATGTAGATTGCGGTCTGCTTCGTAGATGTCATGACCAGATTCGTAATTGTATCAATGCAGGTATTAATGTAGCTAAACGTTCTTAACATATGAGAGAGGGTAGGTTGATTCCTACCCTCTCTTTAACTTCCTTATAATATATTATAAATGGAGGTGTTCTAAATGAGTAGAACATACAGACGTCGCAAGAAGAATTATAATAATTATAATTCTAAAAAGAATACCGCACCTGTTAGTTATAAAGTGTCACAAGACCTTACTAAAGATAAGTCTCCAGAAGTTAAAAGAGATACTTCTGGTAATATTATTTATTCTTCTCAATATATAGGTGATGAAAAATTTGAATATTGGGTAGAATATAACTCTGATAAACAACCTATTCATTATCATGATAGTAGAGGTGGAGAATGGTGGATTAAGTATAATTCTAAAGGAAATATTTCTAACTTCTGGGATAATACTGGATATGAAGAAGTATATAATTACTATAAGAATGATGTAGTAATTAGTACAGATTCTTATGGTATTCGGATTAAAAAAATTATAGACAAAGAGCGTTGTAAGATTACACGTGATGTATTCTTAAATACACCATAAATTATATATTATTTTAATGTAAGTAAGACTTACAAATATATTTTGAAAGGAACGATATATATGCCAAATTGGTGTAACAACTTTATAACATTCTTGAGCGATGGAACTCCAGAAGGAAATTGTGCTTTGGTAGACTTGCATAATAAAATAGAACAAGTCGCTAAACTTGTACAACAAATCCATCTTGGAAGTGGAGATTTGTGGGAGGTGTATTTAGCTAAGCTAGGATATGGTGTTGACATTTCGTGTTATCAACGTGGCTATATATATTATATAAGCGATATAGTCGGAAATGTGGAATTTAGCATCGAATGTTATGATGCTTGGTCTCCCAATATTCAATTCTGGCAAGCTTTACTCTATTACTTTTATCAGAATAGAATATCATTTACGTTTCAAGCATCTGAACCTGGTATGCAAATATATGAAACTAATGACTTGGGTGTTTTACCAAGGTATACTGTCAATATATATGCAGAAGGTGTAGATGAATTATTGACTTTCGATAAACTTTGGAATTGGGATAATCCATTGTTTCCAAGAATTGATAATGAATATGTAGATAATTCTCAAGGACAATGGATAAAATATCCGTGTAGTCCATTATTTGATGAGAATGGTAATCGTAAATATTATGATAGATGGGTTGAACCAAGAGTCTATTACTGGAATGAATTCGAAGGTGATGAAGACGAAATAATAAGTGAAACAGAAGAACTCATTACACTTCAACCATTCGAAACAATTGATGATATCAGAGCAATTCCTGGAATTAATGTTAATGAGTGGCAATATATTAACACTGATGGAGCTATTGCTCAAGAAGAACTTTGTGACAAAATTTGTTCAAAGATTGGATATAGTGAAAGTATGACTCCATATGGTAAAGTATCTCCAATCTATGACAACTTTACAACATTTTTAGGAGGTGACTCTAGTGAGTAATCTTAGAGTATCAGGAATCATGAAAGATTCTATTGTTGACGGTCCTGGACTTAGATATGTAATCTTTGTACAGGGTTGTTATCATAAGTGTGAGGGTTGTCATAACCCTCAGACACATGACCCTCAGGGTGGTATTAATATGGATACAGATAATATTCTTAAAGAGTTTATCAGTAATCCTATGTATAACGGTATCACCTTCTCAGGTGGTGAACCTTTCCTTCAGGCTGACGCATTAGCGGATTTAGCTATTGCTATCAATAAGTATTTCAATAGCTCTATTGCACAAGTTGGAAGAGAGTTTAATATTATCTGTTATACAGGTTATACTTATGAACAGATTAAGAAAGGTATTGATGAAGGAATCATGTCTTATATGAGACTTCTTTACAACATTGACTATCTTATTGATGGTAAGTTTGAAAAAGATAAAGCCTCACTTGACTGTAAGTGGAGAGGTTCTACTAATCAGCGTATCATTGATGTTAGAGCATCTTTGAGAGAAGGTAAAGTTGTAGAGGTAGAACTCTAATATATGAAAAGAAACAGGACACGAGAGTCCTGTTTCTTTTTAGTGTTGAACTTTATTATAATATATAAAGGAGGTAGTTAGTATGGCTACAAATATTGTTAAAGAAGATAATTTGCTCAGAGTTAAACATCATACTACTACATTAGTATATGATGAAACAAGAAAAGACGACCTATTATCTAAGACAGATTTAGACCTTGTAGTAGTATTTAAAGATAAAGACGGAGAATATCCTACAGGTAAAATTGTATTAAGTAATGAATTTGTTACTAAGTACAACTATAAGTATGTAACAGATGATATTGGTAACGTGTTATCTTGTACTATTACCAAGACTGTATCTAAGAATGGTCAATCTACTGACATCGAAAAGACTAGTACAGCATCTTTCTATGATGCTAATGGTAGAGTAATTAAGAAAGAATATTATACTCGTGATGGTATTATGTATAATCGTGAACAATTCTGGTATTGGGAGACTGGTAAACTTAAGACAAAGAAAGTTAAGTCTACTCATGTAATCGAAACCACTGAATATAATCATGATGGTAATGTAATTCTTGTATGGGCTAAGACAATTGCAAGCAAATGTATTTCTAGAAAGTATTCTGCTACTTATAATGAAAAAGGTGAGATTGTTCATTATGTAAAGTACGGCAAAGGATATGAGTGTTTTGTAGAAAGAGACCTTGACCATGAAGGTAATCTCTTATCTATTACTGAAATCTTTAAGCATCTTAGTGATAGAAAGGTATTTGCTAAGACTACAAAAGTCTATGACCCTAATGCTGGATATAAGCTTTCTAGAGTTATCAAGAATGGTTTTGTTGTAGACCAATATTGGTATGACTTAGAAGGACAAGTAATTAAGAACGTTAAGAGTGAAAAAGATAATGATGTAATCACTACAATCATTGAAAGAAGTACTGATACTGAAACTGGTGAAAAGACAGTTGAAAAACATATCTACTTTGTAGATAAATGTGGTAAACAACGTAGTAAGTATATTAAAGAAGTATATGATGAGAACAATAATCTTCTTACATTTGCAGAGGATAATTCTAAGGTTACAACATATACTTATAACGAAGATGGTAAACGTGAAACTGCAATCACTAAACAGCTTATTGATGAAGAGTTTGTAGTAATTGATAAAATTACTTATACTTATTCTACAGATGAAGAAACTGGTGAAGAAAAGAAGACTCGTGTAGAAGAGCGTTATGATGCTAAGGGAAATATCACTCATAAGCAGACTCATACAGAATCTATTACAGACACTAAGAAAGAATATACTGTAGAGAATAGAGTATATGAAGTTCCTGAAGCTGATGATAGTAATACTACAAATCCATAATTGTATATTATTTAAATAGAATATTAGAAAGGAGCCGATAAAATGGCTAAAGCAATTGTTATTTATTATCACATTCCTGGTTTTGAGAAACTAGACCAGGGATTGTACAAAAATCCACAGTTCGCTCAGAAGATGAATTTTGACATATTTCATCGAATTATCCTCAGAGCGAGACGTGTAGGACATAAACTTTATGAATTCTCTATCAACGGGATTACATATAGAGCCCGTTTGATTAGAGATCTTGAATCTTGGGAGAAAGCGTATTATGCCAACTCTAAAGAAACATGTATTACTAAACTGATGAATATTTATCCGTGAGTTCATCAGTTCGATGATTAAAAAGAATAACGGGGTGCATAATGCACCCCGTTTATTTCTTGTCTTAAAACATAAGTCCGAATTGACGTTGACATAACTTAGCATTATAGTATGTATATACAACTCCCATGAATGCTCTATAACAGTTCTCAATGAATTCGTATTCATCTGGATTACTGAATGTCAATGGATACTCTCTGAAGTTTGGTTCTTCTTTATCAAACTGAAGAACTAGACATCCTTCAAGATTGATATTCTTTTTTATATAGATTAGATATCTATATGCAGCTAACTGCATAAAGTATTTATAACCTACATGATTAGATGTCTTAAAGTCTACCATATATGGTTTGTCGTCAATACTGATGAGTAAATCGTATGTTCCTGCAAAGAACTCACCTACCATAGGTTCTTCTTGACCTAAGATTCTTACTCTATGACAATTATTAATTCCTTCCCACCATTTCTTAAATGCTTCTAAGCATACGTTAGGATGTTCTACTTTCTTTCCCTTTAAATACATCTCAATAGACTCATGTACCATTGTACCAAACTCAGCAGCTTTCATAGCAACTTCTCTATTATCTAATCCTTGTCTACCAATTCTATTAGCCCATCCAATAAGACCTTCTGAATCAATAAAAGACAATAGTTCTGTTACACTTGGAACTCCTCTACCATTATATGTATATCTAGCTTTTCTCTTATTAAAGACTGTTAAATCATTAAGCAATAATTCTGGGTCTAACATAGTAAGAATCTACTCCCTTCATTACAATAATTTAATAGTAAGTTGAAACATATATTATTTATGTAATGGAGAGACATACTCTCAAATCTAAATGAAAGAAGGAATCAACACGTGGAAATGAATGATCCTCGTATGGAGAATCTTCGTAGAGCAGCTGGAGTCACTAGACAGCAAAGTCAAGCTATCATGAATCGACTCAACTCTATGAATGATGAGGAAGTTAATTTGTTATTAAGTGAAAATGAAGAATTGAGAGATTTTATCTCAGTAGATGCAGACAAGGATAACAGTGGCATCGTTGTCAATTATGCAAATCAGCCACAAAACGAAAATACAAATCAGATTACATTCCAAGCACCGTGGGAAGGTAATCTATCTGTAGGAGGAGCGATGTCTCCTCAAACAATGAATCTATTCCAATCAAATGGTTTATTCGGAAACATTTGGAATTGGGGACAGATGGATAAAAGAGTCCAGATATATAATCAGCATCCTGGGATGAGACTGTATAATATCAATCCTTATCAATTCTTAGATGAGAATGATTTGATTGATTATTATACTGCACTTGAACAGCAGAGAGAAAAAGATGAAAATCTTAAATATGTATTCTGTAGACTTGGAGCTAGAGAAGACGGTTCTAAAGAAGCTCTTGAATGGGCAGAGCAGTTCAAGTTTAAACCCGCTGATGATATTGTGAAAGAACAATATGAAGCAAGGCAGAGAGCAGAAGAAGAGAGGAGAAAAGAACTCTATGGAGAAGATGGTACTAGAACAGTATATGGTGTTTATGACGCTAATGGTTATCGTCTTCAGAGAACTTGTGCTTTCAAAGTTGTAAATCTTGAAACTGGTGAAGTTGTAAAGGAAGTAAAGTATCGTAAAGATGAAAATGGTCAATCTTATGAGATTCATTCTATGACAGAAGACCGTAAACTTGCATATGAAATTCAGCAGATTCATGCAGCATTCTATCAGGATGCAAGATTTAAGGAAGTATTCAGAAGACTCTTTAATCAAGATTACTTTGGTAATATTGCTAAGTGGGAGGGTTGGAAACAAGCAGGTCTTACCAAAGCTCAGATGTATACTCTATATGAAGACGAAAGAGTAGATTGGAAGAAGCATGAGAAGCTTATTAATAGAGCTCTTATGGCGGCATCATATTCTAGAGAGAAGTTTAATGATATCCTCAGAAAGTGTTGTCATTGTGAGTTGGACTATGCTAATAAGTCCAGCTTCTTTAGTCTGTCTTATGACTTTGAAAGAGATTTGCATTATAAGAGACTCACTTCTACACCTGAAGAAATGCAGAATGACCCGATGGTACATTCTAAACTTCAACAGGAATACGAAATCAAACGTAAGTTGTTTATGGATAAGGTGAATAGTGGTAACCTTGGATGTAATATGATGATGGATGCAAACTATCATCCTACTTTCCCGAAGCCGAATATCGAACAGCTTACACTTGAGGATTTTAACAAGCCTGAGAATCAAGTAATGTATACTCAGATTGTTACACCAGAAATTGCAACTCCGAATATGTTCATTCCAGATAACAAGTCTAATGATAAACCATTGTCAAGAGAGGAGATACTTGCAATGAATGGCGTTAAACTGGATGCAAATGGACAGGTTATACCACAACAAAGAACCATTGGTTATATGACTGTAGATGACGATACAGGTCAGGTTATATCTCAGCAAGAGTTTGATGTAGCGACAGGTAATCAAGGTAACTCTGCGAATAATAATATGACAGACGAAGAATTAATCAATGCTGGTTTCTAAGGTGGTGTAATTATGAAAATCAACCCTAATCTTGTAGATATCTATAAGAAAGATACAATCAAGATTTCAAAACTACAAGAAGAATATATTAAGTGGTTTGATAGTCTACAGACTAGATATCCACTATCTTATTATCTAACTAATCAGGATATAGCTTATCTTTATAGATGTGCAATGTCACCAGCATTGAACTGCGATGTTAAAGAGAAGTATCATCTTATTGGTGAATTAATGAGAAACAGAGGCTTTGAGTTAATCGGTGGTGGTACTAACCGAAGAGCTTATAGATGTACATTTGAAGATTTGGTTATTAAGATTGCTACAGACCAAGTAGGGTTTACAAGTAATCTAAGAGAGTATCCGAATCAAAATGTAATCAAGCCTTTCTGTACTAAAATCTTCGGTACAGATTATAATGGTGTAGTATCAATGTCAGAACAGTTCATTCCGTTCAAAACTGTAGAAGAGTTTCAGAAGTATAGTCAAGATATATTTGATATCTTATATTTCAAACTCAGAAACAATGATATCGGTATGGAAGATGTTGGTACTCGCTCATTTAAAAACTGGGGACTTCGTAACGGGTTTGGACCTGGAATGTTAGATTTCCCTACAATGTATGTATTGGACCCCACTAAGAGATTCTGTCGTAATATCGTCAATGGTCAGATGTGCGGTGGTACGTTAGATTATGATGAGGGTTTTAATGTAATTGTTTGTAGCGAATGTGGTAGAACACATTTCGTTAGAACACTTGCAAAGAAAGATGGAGAAGATATCTCCAAATTATTACAAGCTGTTGGTTACCAACAAAGAAAAAGTGAAAAGGAGTCATTTAGTATGAAAATCAAACTTGTAAATCTTGAAACTGGCGAGGTTGAATCTGTTAGAGAAGTAGGTGGGAAGTCTAACTTCGTAGACCCTAATAGAAGAAAGAGACCCAGGCAGGTCATTAATCTTAATGAACCTCAGAAGAACACAAAGAAGAAAAAGGAAATCAAGTTCAAGGATGTAATTGTAGGTACGCTTAATCCTGAAACTGGTGAAATTGAAGATGGAACTGCTCCTAAGATTGAGACTAAAGAAGAACCTGTAATGACAACTGAGAAGAAGCCTATCATTACAGAAGATGAGATTGAGAATCTTATTGACAAGGATAAGAAGCATTCTGTAGAAGAAGTTATCAATACGTTTGATAGACTTATTGTCGATACAACTATGAATTATGAAGGTAATAACGACCCTAATAATGTCATGGATATTATTAATGTCATCAACAATAATATCAATGGTATAACTAGTATTCCTAAAGAGAAAACAGAGAGTATGTTTAAAGAACTGTCTGTAGCAACTCTTGACCTTAATTATTATGAGGCTACTTCTATAAGTGATGACACAATCAGAATTTCTAATAATACTATGATTGCACGTCTTGTACAGAGAATTATCAGAAATCCAGAAGATAACTTTGCGGCATTTGAGAGACTCATTAATACTGTAAAGAATTCTGCTGCGTTCTTTGAAAGCGTAATCGGATTCTTCAAGACAGTATTAGAGCATTTTAGCTATGATATTGAGGAAAAGGTCGGTGGAGAAGATTATCATTATATGTATAAGGATGTCTTTAATATCGCTAGAAAGGCAATCGCATATGTATTTGATGATTTCCTCTATAATATCATGCTTAACGGTGTTTCTAATTCGTTCAGTGGTCAGCTTGTCTATAATAGAAACAATGCTTTTATTAAGCTTAGAGATTGTCTGAAGGAAATGTCTGAAGCATTTAATAATGCTGAGAAGGCTTCTGAATCTACAGACAAGACTGCATCTGTTCAGCTTTATAGACGTAACGATTATGCAGAACTTTATTGTTTCTTTACAGAGGAAGATGATGATAATGATAACGAATCTGAACTGGATGCATCAGATGATACTGAAGAGAACACGACTTACTCTAGCGAAGATAATGAAGATATCTCCGAAGAAGTATCAACTGAAAATAGCGAAACAGATGAAGAAGTTGAGACAGAAGGAAACTCAACTGTTCAGGAAGAGATTTCAAACGTGGCAGAAGAGGAAGAAACTGAAGAAGAGATTCCTGAGAAGGATGCAGATGGAACAGTGGAAAACATTGTGGACAATGTATCTAGCTCTGAGTCTTCTGATAACACTTCTGATTCAAATGATGAACCTGATATTCCAGTAAGAAAGAAAGTAGTTGAACACATGCCTACTAATACAGATGAAATTGACAGCTATAATAAGATGTCTAGAAAACAGAGAAGAAAGTTTGAGAAAGACAATAAAAAGAAGCGTAAGTAATCCTAATCGTGTAAGTTGAGGTGAGTTTTACACTTACCTCAACTTACCAATAATAATATAAAAGGAGGAATTTCCATGATTGGAAATATTTCAATTGCCACTAATTTCAATGAACTGAATTTCATCATTCAAACAAGACTTAATACAAAAGTGTCTTCATATATGAGTAACGGCATGAATGCACCTAAGTGTAAAGTTATTGTTGTAGATGATTTTTGTCCCAGTGATAACAGAGATTATGTATGTGCTTCTATCTTACTTCCCGACAGTAAGTCTATGGAGTGTCTAATCGACGGTAACTACGCTCAGTTCGATTATTTTTATAATATGAAACTGATGAATGACCCAGATATCAAAGAATATCTTGCCGTTATTATTACTGGATTGATGGAGAGATGTTATGATTATATCTTCTATTTTGATTTCCAGAATAATACAAATATGCAACCTATTGCACAGTCTTTGATTAACTTCTTAGACAGAAATCTTGGGTTGCTGTTTTATGATGCAGCTTGTATTCAACAGAATCCACAGGTACTATTTTATCAGTCTATGAGACCTGAAGCTATGGCTGCTAATAAAATGGCTATTGATTCTTATGGTTATTCAGATAAAGCACCATCTTTGTTTCAGCAATTCTAAGAGGTGATTTTATGATTATCTTTGGTAGTCCAGACGCACTGAAATATTGTAAGAGTAGAATAAATATAAATCTTGTAGTAAACTTCAACACAATGTTTGAGTGTGTACCTCAACTCATGTATCTGAATCCTTATCGTAATAATCAATATTACGGTAATACAAATTGTTATGAGTTCGACATGTGGTATGTAAACTATCTTGCTTCAACACAAGAAGCATTTAGAGAGTTTATCAATCTCATGAGAGAAGCTTATAACGGTAAGAACGTTTGGATATTGGTAGACTTTTCTACTGAGACTGCATCAAATGTAGTTGAGACGTTGATTAAGTATATTATGGAAACTTATGGATATGCTTGTAACGTTGCTCATACTCCAGACGATACAGAAAACTTTGTAGAAGGACAATTCTCGCCAATGGGTATTCAAATGTTTGATACTCATATGGAAAACTATCTTCAATACTTTGGAGGTAGAGGACTTGAATCTGATCCAGAATAGAGGTAATTATAATGAATGAGTTATATAAGAAGACATTATATACTATAAATGCAAAATGGCTTATTCACGAGATCTTTGAATACGATATCTCTAAAGCGAATATATCCATACTATTACAGTATGGATATATTTCTCCACAAGAGTTCGATATGTATTCTCAGATGAGCAGAATGCAAAGACAAATTGCAATCGGTAGACTTCAACAGAATCCTATGTATTCTTCTGCTATTAGTAGAGGATTTGAAGAAGCTAGAAAGAATCTAATAGTCTCTAACAATATCAAAGAAGATGAGATTGTATCTATTAAGAAAGATGCGCTTTATGTAATGAATAGACTAAATGTGACAGACTTCGATAATATTCACTTTACACTTCGAGGAACATATTCAATGTTCTTGATTTGTATGGGGTTAGAGATATACTTCTTCTGGGATGAAAGAACTGATGATTATGATATTCAGATTAAAGGTATTAGTGATGATAAGTTATATCTTCACGAAGCTTTCATATCTATTATATGTGATATCTTGAGAAATGTACAAAAGCAAGATATTCAATCTGCAATGATTATGATTAGTCAGATTAGAGGTAAGTATGATAGTGGAGAACTTCCTACAGAATGTTATAGAGAATTTAACTCTTCGTCATGTTATAGACTTAAGGGTATGAACTATGGAGTTGTTGATTTGACTCAAGATGAAATGCTAACTCTGTTACCACATATTGACAAGTCCTATAATTGTGCATTCTTATTGGAGTTTCATAAGATTTTGATGGAAATGATGTTTACCAGATAACGAGAAACGTGCTCTTTGTAGCACGTTTCTTTTTTGTCTTAATAGTGGAACTTTAATATAAAGATTCTTGTAAAGGAGGAAACAGTATGTCAACAAACTTTTTAAATAGACGTATGGATTTGCTACATAGCGTAGCAACAAATACGAACTTTCTTACTATGGATACTAGTTATCCTGTTAAGATTGCTGGTAAGATATTAAAGCTGTTCACTGCATCTAATATCTTTAATACAAATGATTGGGTACTTCAAAATACTGAAAGTGAACGTATTCTTACAATTAGTTCTGACCACGTATATGACTTTGCAGGTAGAGTCATTAAAAATAATATCGGTGAAGAAAAAGCATATGCTACTAATGCCGATGTATATAAAAGTGAAGATTATGTAATGGTAATCATTGATTTTGATGATGAACATAGCAATGCTAACCCATCTATCCATCTTTGTTCTCAGACTAACTTTGAGAATCTCATTACTAGTGGGAGTGGAGATGATTGTAAATTTAAATTATTTGATATAACTGGCGATACTCCAATGGGTAATGGTTTTAATTACGATATAGATACAGATGTATTTGAATCTGCAATTGAATTTGATAATTTAGAGGATTCGCATGCTTTAATTCGTCATTCTTCTGATAATATAGTATATGAGTTGCCTATTAAAGATAATAACAATAATTATTCTATGAAGCCAGTATCAAATTTAGAAACAATTGATATTAATAGTATTAACATGTCTATTCAAAATTTCATATACCCTTCTATAAGTATTCAATCTAATAATATAACAGGAGGATTTGACAATCAAGACGCACTAGAACTATGTAAAGTATATAATGGTTCATTCTCTGACAAGTTTATAGAAGAATATTGTTTTACTGAAGAAGAGATGCTTAATCTTGGATTGTGGAATGCTGATTATACTAACTATTTAAAATCATATTATAATAATATAAGCGGTGATAAATCAGAATATTACTATGTATTAAAGAGTAATAATAGAGAATTTGATAGTGATGAATTAGACGATGATCTTAAATTTACTCCTATCAAGATTAGTAATAACAAAATAATGACTATAGATTATATATCTAATAATGCATTTACCGTAGGCGACAGAAAAGTAAATGTTACTTATATTGGAGAAAGTTCTAGATACTTTGGAAATTTCTGGAGTAGTGATTTAACTACTGGATATTCTTATTACTGGTATATTGGAGATTATGGTAAGCTAAATATTTATAATCTTACATTTATAAATGATAATGGAAAATCTGTAGACATAGACTCTTATAATGTTAACTATACAGATTATGTAAATAATGGTGGAGATATAAATAGTGCTGACCGTATATTCCATAAAAATTATAATGTAACTGATGCTGAAGATAGTGAAGCTTATGTAAATCGTTTTATAGATTTCTTCTGTAATGATGATTCATCTTATAAATCATTTTTACTTGGTAGAGCTTACGGTTTATCTAATGGCACTTCTGGTGATAATGCTATTACCTTTAAAAGTGAATCTTCTAATTCAAAAGTTATATCTAATACAGTAATAATGTATCCAGAACTTTATGAGAACATATTGTTTGATAAAGAAGGAAATACATTTGCTCATTCTTCTGAGAAAATTAGAAATTTCACATCTCTATATAATGGAGAATCTACAACTGATTTTGATAGAACAGATTATTATAATAATTCAAGAATTAGTGCTAGGTCTAATATAAATAATTATTATACTATATATGAGTTATTCGACCATGCAAATACTATAGAAAATGCTGTTCCTCAAGATGCATTAGTTGGTACTATTTATAATTACACAACCACAATAAATGGTACTAGCTATAAATATAAGTATAGATGTAATAAAACATTGAATAACGACTATGGTAAAATACTTGTTATAACAAATAGAAATAACGTTACCAAAAAGATACTTCTAAATGTTGTAAACAAGCTCATAGTTTCTAGAATAGCTGCGCCTTATTATACTGATATTAAACCAAGTTATAATAATGCGGAAATCGGTCATAGCTCTATTGTCGTAAGACAAGATATTAATAGTGCTGCTGATTCTATTGATGTAGATGCTGATAATATTGTGATAAATTTAAATGGTGTATCATATCAATTATATAAGATTGTAAAAGATGGAACAAATCTTACTCATACTGCAGTAACAACAAGTAACTTTAAGACAAATTCTAGTTCAGAAACATCTAACTTAGAATACTATTACTTTATTACTAGTAGGAACGTATATAGAATCAAGTATTTTTGGAAATCTGATGACACTTCTAAAACAGTAAATGATTATGATTATTATACAATATCTAGTCTATTTAGATATACAAGTGATATAACAGAAGCAAACTGTCATGTTAATATGTTTACAAGGGCATATGTAGCAGCATATGTAAATACAGAAAATGCTACAGTAGATAGTGCTGTTAATTCATTTAATAGCCTAAGAAGTTCTAATCAACTTTCTATTGTAGAATATGTGGTTAAGGCGTTTAACTTTTATCCAGTATCCCCATCTAATGATGAATTCATTGTAAATTTAAATTTTACCTCTTCTATAGATGAATTTAGTGTATATACAACAGATTTGATAATTGATGACTTTTATCTGGTATATCCAAGAAATGTAGGAGATATTACAAAGAATAACGGTACTGGATTAAGAAGAACTGATTTTTATGGTGATTATGTAGTTTATCAGAATGGTCAAATTCCATCACTATCTAATGTCACTAAAAATGGTTCTCTAATCTACTCTATACAAAATTATAATAAGTTCATCCAAAAAGAACTTGTTAGCAATAGAATAAATACAGTTGAATTTAAATACTTAAACGGTGTTGGTATTAGAGAAGAATATTACGTAAACAAATCTCTATATGATTTCTATAATAGTGCTGTATCAAGAAATCTAGCAATACCTAAAGATGATGCAAATAGTATCAGAAAATTCAACGAATCACCATTCAGTTTCTTTAAGAAATCTGATGTAGCTAATATAACTAATACAGAAAATATTAATGGTAAAATCAAATTCAAATCAGGAACATCTGATTATACACTGAAGTCTAATCTGTATATTTCAACAGATATAGATTCTTCAAATATCTATAACTTCAATAAATCTACAATTTATAGTAAAGAAGAAACACCTGGTAGTTCTGAAGTTAAATATATAGATGCCACAGCAGATTACTCATCTAATGATAATATATTTGTAAATATATCTAAATCTGGAGATAAAATTATATATTCTATAGCTATTAGCGATGCAAATATAACATCTCCGTCTATAGTTCCATTATCTGGTATGATGGATGACATAGATGATGATAAAATTAAATGGGATTCTTTATTAGTAGCTCTTTTCAATGATAAATCTGTAGACTTATTGTCTAGTCCAATAAGACAAATCAAATCTTCGTTAAATACTGATTTAGTTGATACTGGACAAAATATTAATGATTCAGTAGATATCAACGATGATGTATCAACTTTAGCAAATTCTCATGATACTATTTTTGATGAGGATAGCAAATACTATAAAGAACATAACGCAGAATTTGATAATAAACATAATGTATATAAATTTAATTATGGTTATGGATTTATAAATCAGAGAAGAGATATAAATAATAGAGGTGTAATAGTATTTGTATCCGATGGTTCTTATACATCTCAAATAAGAAGTGGTGTATCTGGAGAACAACCAGAAGATTACAAATATCAATTTACAGAAGGTAATATATACCCAAAACGCATGTATATTAACAATGATGGTATTCTTTGTACAAAGGAATACTTTGATAATGAGGCTGCTGAATATACTCCTGCTGGCGGTACTGAACCTGTATATCCAGACAATCCTACAACTATTGCAGCTCTTCTTAAGAAGATTGAAGAGCTTGAAAACAGAATTGCTGCACTTGAAGGTAACTAATAATTTATCGTTAGAGAGACCCGTCATTTGGGTCTCTCTAACATTATATTAAAATACTAAAAGGAGGTATTTATATGCTTAAAGGTGTAGATATTTCTAAATGGAATGGTAGTATTGACTTTTCCAAACTCAAGGGACAAGTAGATTTTGTCATTATGAGAGCTGGATATGGTAGACTTACTTCTCAAAAAGATGAACGTTTTGAAGAGTATTATGCTGCTTGTGAAAGGCATGGTATTCCAAAGGGTTGTTACTGGGTATCTTATGCTACATCTGGTTCTGAAGCTATTCAAGAAGCTAATGCTTTTCTTTCTTGTGTAAAAGGTAAGAAGTTTGAATATCCTGTTATGTTTGATTATGAAGCATTTCCAGGATATGAAAAACAAAAAGAAGCTTCTGTCGCTAGAGAAGTAATCACCAACTTCATGGATACTGTAAAAAATGCTGGTTATTATGTAGGTTTATACTCTTACTATTCTATGTTTAAGAATTGTATTCCTAGTGATATGCAAGATGGTAGATATGATATCTGGCTTGCACATTATACTTCTTCTACTTCTTATACTAGTCATAAGATGTGGCAATATTCTTCTAAAGGAAGACTTAATGGGATCTCTTGTGAATTCGATATGAACTACTGTTATGTAGATAATTATCCAGAGATTATTCAGAAGGGTGGTTATAATGGTTATACTAAGAATAGTGAAGTTGTAACTCCTACACCAGTAGTAGAACATGTGAATGTAACTCATCCTATTGATTCTTCTACAACTACATATGAACAAAAACATTATGCTTATAATGATAAGACCCAGTTATCTAAGCACTTTAATGTACAAGAGTTCAAGTGTAAGTGTGGTAAACAGCATGATATTGTAATCAATACTAGACTCGTTGCTGGTCTTGAAAAACTGTTTGAGAAGTTTAACTGCTCTATGATTATTGTAAACAGCGGATATCGTTGTCCTGAATATGATATCAAGATGAATGGCTTTGCTGGTAAACATTCTGTTGGTGATGCTGCAGATGTGGTATTCTATGATAAGAATAAAGCTGTTATTTCTACAAAAAAGATTTCCTGTGCTGCTCAAGATATGGAAGGTATATTCGGTGGTATTGCAAATACAAACAAGACTTATACAGAAATCCATCTTGATGTAAGACAAGGTCATAGATGGCTTGGTAATGAGATTGTTTCTAATAACACTGTTACTAACGACTTCTATTCTTACTATGGTCTTTCTAAGGAAAATGCATATAGTAAGACTGCTCCTGTTGTTGGAGCTAAGATTAATCTTAACAATACAAATTTATATGCTTCTTCTAATACATCTAATGTAGCTAGAAAACTCTCTGGTGACTATTATGTATATGATGGTCAAGTAGTAAATGGAAGAATTCGTATTACTAACTCTGCTGATAAAGTAGGTAAGAATATGAATAATGTAACTGGTTGGGTAGATGTTGCATCTGTAACAAAGACTGCACCTAAGCCTGTAGATACTGCTATTACTGTTGGTAAAGAAGTAAAACTTAGCAGTACACCTATTTATGCTTCTGCAGGTGCTTCCAGATATTCTTCTAAGAAGACTGGTACTTACTATGTGTATAGTGATGAAGTAATTAAAGGAAGAGTTCGTATTACTAACTCTGCTGATAAAGTAGGTAAGGGCATGAGTAATGTAACTGGCTGGGTAAACGTATCTGATATCAAGTAATATAAAAAGAACAGGGACATAAAAGTCCCTGTTCTTATTCTTTGACTCGGAGAACTATTTAGTAATGACTTAATAATGTTAGGAGGTAATTGTATGGAACAGGATAAAGTAATCCTTAATGGAAACGATTTCCCTGATATTACTATGTATTTAAACAACGGAAATCCTACTCTGAGAAGTCCGTCTTCTGTTTACGAAGTATCTTTAATGCAAACTAAAGAAACACTTGCTGATATTGATAGTTATAGCAGATTCATCAAGAATGCTATTACTCAATTTAGACATAATGGTAGATTCTATAAAGCATATAAAGCTCATTTAATGGAACTTGGTTTAGACCATTGTGCTTATTTACATAATGTAAGTTCTGATATGGCAGAACTTGAAATGAATCATGTTATTCTTACATTATTTGATGTAGCTCTTATGATTTGTGAGCACTATATTAATACATATGGTCAAGTATCTACTTTCCATATTGTAGGTGCTTTAAGAGAAGAGCATAAACATAATAGAGTACCAATCATTATGATGTCTAAAACTGTACATCAGTTATATCATGATGATGATTTATTCTATGTACATCCTAGTCAAGTATTTGGCAAGTGGACTGAACTGATTAGAAATTACTATAATGGTATTACACCAGAGATTTGTAATAAACTGTTATATTATATTAGACTTGCTCTTAAAGAGAAAGAGTCTAATGATAATGATTTGCTCACACTAGCAAATGAAATTAAGAATTGGAGCGAAAGGAATTATGGAAGTGTTATCTACACAACTGAATCTCCAAACCCTTATCATTATTGGAATAATCCTAATCCTGGTACTGGTTTTTGAGATTAACTTATTCAGGTCATTTAAGAAATGGCTTGAATTTAAATATGCAGAACTTGAACAGAAACAATATGATATTGATACCCATCTAAATGTAACAGATGATATTGAAACTCGTTTAGATACAGTAATTGAGAGTTGTTTTCAAGAATACTCTTTAATGAATTTAATCTATAAGACAGATTGGTATATTAAGGAAGAAGAAGAGATTCAGATTAGTAAAGATATCTGTTCTCTTGTAAGTGAAAGAATATCTCCTGTAATGCTTAAACAATTATCATTGTATTATAAAGAAGAGGCTATTTATGATATCATTGCAAAGCGTGTATATTTCAAAGTAACTAACTTTGTTATTGAGCATAATAAAAATAAACCTCTCTAAGTATTAAAATACTATAGAAAGGAGGATATGGATGAAATATAACTATGAATTCGATATGAAGTATACTGATAATCCATATATAGATATCATTGTACAGTGTGTTAAGATACTTGGCATGAATGCAGTTGTAAAAAATGAAAACCAAGCTCTTCATTATGAAGACGTACGTTCTGCAAAATATGCTACAGACTACATCACTTTCAAAGAAGGTGACTGGGATGAACAGAAAAAAGGTGCTTATTGGGAAGAGAAATACTTTGAGTGGAATAGTTATTACAGAATGCTATACGGATTACCACCAATGTATACTCTTAATGATGAAAAAGCATATCTTGATGCTACTGGATATGGTGACGAAATATATGAAGACATCGGTAATGCTTGGGTAATTCCAGAACTTTATAAGAGATATTTTATAGATATGGGTCAGTATACACTTCCAGAAGAGATGTCTAATGTATTAGATTTGACTGGAAGATATCTACATGAACTTTCATTAGAAGAATTATCTATGATTGAATCATGTGGTATTATGAAACAAATTCTATCTGAGTATGGAGAAGATCCTCATTATCAATATATTTATCATCTAGGTGATAAGAGAATAGATTATTATACTGCTCGTAAAGCAGTAAACTTCTCTCTTTTATGGATTCCTTCATTAAATACATTTGATATCATAGAGAATAAGTTTAAGAGAGTATTTGATAGAAACCGTAGATATACTATGGCTACTGTATACTCTGAAGCTTATCGTTTTATGTCATATCATTATGATGCATTCATTGAGATTCTTATTATCATTCAAACAATGGTAGATATGATTTCTGAAGTACAGGAATACATCATTAACAAAGATGTATTTGACTCTAGAACTATCAGATATCTATTTGAATCTTATGGTATTGCATATTATAAAGAGATTCCAGTAAAGTATCAGATTCGCATTATCAAGAACGTTAATACTCTATTGAAGTATAAGTCTTCTCATAGAAACATTATTGATATTCTTGAACTGTTTGATGATGATACTATTACTATATACACATATTATCTTATGAAGACTAAAAAGCTTCATAGAGATAACTTCTTCTTTTATACTGAAGATGACGTAAATCCTAAATATGGTACAGAAAGAGATTATTGGATTGGTCCTAAATCTGATATATCTAATAACAAAGTACCACTAACAAACGTAAAGTATAATGTAGATGAACCAGAATTCATTCAACAATGCGTATATAACTACGAGTTGATTGATAAAGATGAAAAGGATGAAACTAAAAATCGTAAATTAACAGAAGAGCAAGTAGTAGCATCTATGATTGCTAGACCACTTACTTCTTTTACAGTATTACAACCTGTCAATAGTTTCATTGATACTTTTATGCGAAATGAAACAGTTAACTGGTTCGATATAACAGAATATAATAGTGATACACAAGGTTCTGAATATCTAAGAAAGAGAAATGATTATCTTACTGGATTTGGAGAGGCTATTGCTGAACGAATCAAAAAGTATTTTGATAATCTATGTGTTGACGAAAATAACTTTGCTTTAAACTCTTATAATTATCGTAGAATTAAGTATGAGCTATACAGTATATTGGGTGTATTTGATGCTAATATACTTGCGAGCGAGAACTTTAATACTATGACAGATGCTGAACTTGAACAGTATTTTTATCAAGCAGATACTTTAATTACTGATGCATATGCTACTAAGCATAATATATTAAAAAATTCTGGATATAATACATTAGAAGATTATAGAGAAAACAGTCCTGATAGATTTATACTGAATCATAGTATTCCTTATATGACATACTTTGATTATAAACTTGAAGATACTGAAATATATGAGGATGTAGATAATCATATACAAGCATATGTATTCCAAAACAATAATAGCTTTACTATTATTCCTCAATTGTATCCTGACAACTATGATAAGTGGACTAAATTATTTAGAGAAACTTATCTAATCGCTGTAAGAAGTTATATAGAGGGTATCTTTACAGATTATGAAATAGATGAAGTTAATAATCCTACACCACAATATATTGGATGGATAGATTTAAACTATGTAGTATCGCAGTTAGGTAAAGGTATTAGTGAATTTGAGATTGGTGATAAGGTAACTACAATAGGTCATAATAATATTCCTATCTATACATCTTCGTATATATACGAAATTATTACTAAAGACATGGTAGGACAAGAGTTCTATAGAAAGAACTATGACTTATGTTTTCTTAAAGTACCAATCTTAGACTCTAATGCGTATAAGATGCTAGAACGTTATGATATGCGTCGTAATTATGATATGATTACGTTAGCAGATCCGTTCTGGGACGGTGTATCTACGTTTGATATTCTTACAGAAGCTGAACGTGAAAAGCTTCATCAATCTAAGAAACAAGAAATTCTTAGTAAGGATTTCACTATTGAACGTACTAAATATATAGGTGTAGAAGCATCTATAGATTTGACTAAGATGTCATATCAGATATGCTACTTTATGAATATGCTATATGATAAATATAGAGACGAAGAAGCATTAATATTAGATGTAGATCAAGAGCTAGTATCTTCTGGTAGAGCAAGATTGAATGATATGCTTACTTTTGCTATAGCATTGAATTATCTATATCAAGGTGTAGAACCAGACAATATTGCATCTGATATGGAAAAGAATATGTATATCAATGGATTCAATTTTGATAATGACTGGAATGATATTTATAACTATCTTGAAAATCAACATCATATCTATAATAATTATTTGAATGACCCTATAAAAACATATACTTATAAAGATGAATTTGATGAAGAACATACTGTAGAAAATGGTTATGGTATTGACCCGCTACAACAGGGATGGAAAACTGAATTATATGAAAACTTTATCGTATATGACTTTGGTAAAGATATCAAAACATATTTAGGTCTTCCTATATATGATTCTACTACTGGTAAGCCTACTAATAAACGTTCACTAAAAAATAGTGATAATACACCTAATAATGTAAGAATTGGTGCATTTTTAAGTGGTCGTTATAAACAGTGTGCTGATGATTGTATTACAACAGCAAAGTTTGATTTAGACTTTGGTGCTTCTGATATATGGAATTACAATCTATGTAATGCTGTTAAATATGATTGGAGTACTGGAGAATTTTCTACATTTGATATATCTTGGAAACCTACTCAATATCCAAATGATGATAACAATTCTCATGGTTTATGGCTATCTACAGATATTCTTAGAGTAATGAATGCAAATGTATCTGATTTAGAAAGATTTGAAATGCTAAAGAAGATATATTATTCTAATACTAATCTATATGACCATCTGACTTATATGATGAGAACAGCACAATCTAAACGTATGTATGATATTTATAAAGTAGTATATGATTCATATATGGAAACTAAGATGAATCATGACTTCTATAAACTCATAAATACTAACGGTTCTGCTATATATACAGATAATAATAACGAGAATTCTACTTACTATATCATAGATAGAACCTATTATATTAAAGATAATGAAGGTTTTCCTGTATATGAATTAGTAGATAGTATTACTGGTGATACAAAGAAATATTACTTCTCTCATAATGCAGACTTTACTAACTGTAGTTATATAAGCGAAGATGGTACTGATATAGTAGAGTGTAAGTATATTAAATCTAAGCTTATAAGAGAAAATAAAAAAGAATACTATGTATCTAATGACTTACCAGAAGAATTCCCACGTGGATTCATGTTCCCTGATAATATATATGAAGAACAAGATAAGAACTTTGTAATGGCTGAGCAGCATTATTATATGCTACAGAATATTAAGAATCCTAGAATTCTTATTCCTATTACAATTGATCCAAAATCTAATCCTATTAAGATGATTGATGTAATTGAAGGGGATACAACATTTGTAGAAAATGGTGTAGAAGGTAATATAAATGTTACTAAGAACGAAGACGGTTCTGTAACTGTTATTATTACACATCCAGATTACATTGAGCCAATTGAACTTACTGTAAATATTGAATGGAAGATTGCATCTGATTATTATGAGTATATGCAGTATAGAAATATAGAGTTATATAATCATCTTATTGATATCAAGTATAACTATAATAATGTATATGACCCAGTGAAACAAGCCTATGTGCCTAGTGATGAGAAACGTCAAAGAATTGAAGCTCTATGTGAAATGATTGTAATGGCACTGGAAAAATACTTTGATAGAAATGAGTGGAGATATATCTTTAATCTTATTCCTACTGCTAACATTCAAAACATCCAGAACTATATTATGAAGATGGTAATCTTCTTCAAATCTTGGAAAACACAGATTCTTGATACTGCAGTTACTTATGTATTAGATGATCCTTATAATAACCATGTACAGATTCTAGATGATATGTATTACAATACTACATTTGATAATTTGTTAGAAAAGGTTAGACCTAAGGAATATAAATACTTCCATAATTATACTGAATACAGAGACTCAATTAAAATTGGAGAGAAGGTTGACTTTGAAGTCGTAAACTTTGAACCATACTGGGCTACATTTGGATTCGGTGAGAAGATTTATGGTCATAGATTTGATTATCCAGTCTTTAACTCTAATCTTAACTACAGAGATGCAATTGGAGTTAGTGAAAAGATTGAAATTAATACAGTCGAGTATACTGGTGAAGTCACTCAAGATTCTAACGGAAACTATTTATTCCCATAATTAGGAGGTATACTATGGATAATAAAAAATTAACTATCTTTGATAAAGGTAATGATATCAAAGAAACTGCTGGTGTAAAAGGAACCAGTATTATTCTTAAAGAGCTTGATAGCGGTAAGGTATTATTCAGAGGTAGCAATAAAGTAATTGTATCTGGTTCTGAATTCAATGCGATTAAGGACTTCGATTATGATAGCTTTATGTGTGAAGCTGATAATGACTTCTTATCTAATATTCCAAGTTATGACCAGGCATTTGCTGCAGCTGATAAGCCATTTAGATTTGCAGCTGGCACTGATACTCCAATCGGTGTAGAGAATATTGCTGCAGCTGGTTCTAGTCTTGGTTTCTATACTGGTGCATCCAATAGCGTTCTTAGTAATGTAACTAGTGCACTTACTTTCTCCAACACAAAGCATCAACAGTTCTACCAGTATTTTACTCGTAGAGTTTGTCTCTGGTGTCTCGGTATTGATGGTTGTGGTGTAGAAGCCTCTAGAGTATTCAAGGTTCATAATACTAAGTGGATTGCTCCGTATGGATACGCAGATTATAATGATGGTACAGGTGGTAATAATACCTATAGTCATATCGATAACTGCTTAATTCCATTTAAGTATAGAACTTCTGATGCAGACTTAGAGGATACTTATAGAGCTCAGTACTTTGGTCGTGCAGAAGTAGCAACCAATATAGTTGGATATTTCTTTAAGGCATTTGATGAGACACCTAAGCTTATTCGTCGTTATGCAGATGATAGTACATTCCTTTCTAATGTAGAAGATGTATGGGCTGATAAGCGTGCATCTGAAGCAGAAGTAGTTGTACAACTTAAGATGTCTGTATCTGCAACAGACTGCAGAGAATACTTCCAGAAAAGAACTGGTGTTAATGATTCTAAGGTTAATACTATTTCACTCTGTACTGCAGTTCCATATGTAAGAGATAATGATAAGATTGAATATCTTGATATTCGTCCTTTCACTAGATTCAACTTCCCTAACGAAGCACTCATTGATACTAGCAAGGGTATTGATATCACATACTATCTTTATTATTAATACAAAAAAGAAGGCTGGATGTAAAGTCCAGTCTTCTTTTTGTTGTCAAGTTCAGCTTCTAGCTTCAGCCATCATAGTCAGCATCTTTTCCGTATTTTCTTTTACCATCGCTCTTTCTTCATTGAGCAGAGCAATGACTAGAGAAAAGTTTTTCTTATCCTGTGCATCTTTGAGTTTAGCTTTCAGTTCAGCATGTGCAATGTCGAACTGTTGCTGAATTTTTTCTAATGCTTGTTTCTGTTCTGCAATTGTCATAATTATTTATCCTCTCATAATAGCTCTCTGGAATTCGCTAAATTCCGAGGGGTCTCTGACCTCGACCCCAAGCTTTTTACCGAACTTTTCAAGAGTTTCCATCAGGCTCTTTGCTCTAGCTGTGTAACCTCTTTTTTTGGTTTCATCACCGTCGGGAAGAAGGACGAACAGATTTGGGTCAGCGGCGCGAACAGGCACTAACTTAATAGCGTACGTCTTGTTTTCGAAGCCAGCTCTCAATACCTCAATTGTGTTGAGGAATTTAACAGTTTTGATGCTGTCTGCAGGCTTATCCGAATAATTGCCGTCATCAATGACTGCAAATTCACTGTCCATGATAATGTCATCTGCATCCTTTACCTTTAATACCGCTGCAATCTTAATAACATACATCATAATTTTATCTCCTAGGACTGACCACTAAGTGGCGGGCTGACTAGGCCTCTTATCGATAGAATATATGAACGGAGCATAGACTTTTGTACACACGCTCCAGTTAAATACGAATATCAGACAATTGTCTTCTATTCACTATTATTATATACAAGTATCATAGTAAACTTTTACAAAAAAGAAACCCAGTGCAATTAAGCACTGGATTTCTTTTGTTAAAATTTTAATCCTTATTAGGTATTTTACCTTTGAAACGCAACATATCTTTTGCAGCTTGTTCTCGTGCTTCATTTCTTATACAGTTCCCTTCAACTAGTACAAGTTTTTCCTGACAAAACTCTTTTAATTTTGAATACTCACTCTCCATTTCTTCTGTAATTCGTAATGTCTTAACAGGAGATATATAATATCTGGTTCTTACAGCTCTATGAGTTTCTTTTTCAACTTCAATAGCATTCATTACACATTCTTTTAAATTACCAGAAAAATCATCTTTCTTAATTACAGCGACACAATCAAATCCTTCTGTAGATAATACTGGCATAAAGCTACGAATGGGACCATAATGATTATAACAAATATAATCTGCCCCTTCAGACTTTGCATACTTAATGATATTTATAATATTGTCATTAGTAGGAAAGAAGTAAATAACTCTTTCTTTCACTTCTTCTTTATCTTTATAAATGAGAAAGAACTTGACACAATCAGCATCAATTATTTCATGTAACATATAAAATCCTCCTTAAGATAAATCCTCAAGATTGTTCTTGAGGTTTGTATCGTTTTCTTTAGCTATTTTGAGAGCTGTTCGACAAAGCTCTTTCATAGTTGAATTTCCACTGTATTCTGCAGTTTCTTCTAAAATTCGTATTGACTTTACAGGAGATAAATAATATCTGAGTTTTAAAGCTCTATGAGTTTCTTTTTCAATCTCAATAGCATTCATTACACATTCTTTTAAATTACCAGAAAAATCATCTTTCTTAATTACAGCAACACAATCAAATCCTTTTACGGACAATACTGGTATAAAGTCATATCCTAGACCATTGTATCTATAACAGATATAATCTGCTCCTTCTGTCTTAGCATACTTAATGATATTTGAAATATTGTTATCATTAGGAAAGAAGTGAATAACTCTTTCCTTTACTTCTTCTTTGTCTTTATAAATGAGAAAGAACTTTTTACAAGCAACATCAAATAATTCATGTAAAAGCATATAAAATCCTCCTTAAAATAAACCCTCAGGAACATAATTCCTGAGGGTTGTTATATCTTAATCTTCACATGCTTGACAAGCTTCAATCATAGCGTACTCTTCTTCTGTAATCTCATCGATACCAAGCTGAGTAAAGCTATTGATACAAATCATTGTATCTGTCTGTAATGCCATGTTAGCATTAAACATACCATCATTATAACTGATTTGCATAGACAGTCTTGGATTAAACAGTCTTGCTGCATTAATCAAGAAGTCATCATTAATGATGAGCATAATATTCAACGTATCTCCATCGAAGTCCGCACCCATCGATTTAAGAATCTCATGAGGTACACGACAGCTATAAGTGTCATCCTTAGTAACTCCAATAAGATGAAGCTGGATAATACTTGCAGGTGAGATACTAGGATTACGATTCAGAATGATTCCTACATACTGACTATCAATAATAGATTGAATCAGGTCAGCAATCATAGGATTATATTCAATTCTCGCTTCATCCCAGATACGATATGCTTCTGACGGACTATAGGTTTTTGTCAAGATATTGATGATTGTCAAACTCATCAACTCAATCAAAGTAGAGTATGGAAGAATAATCTCATCAATTCTTAACTCTGGATCGGGAATGATTACATTACGAGCAGTAAAGTTATATCTACCACCATTGAGTGAGCGGAAATAACCTTTCTTCTGTGCAATAATCTTTTCCAAATCAGCATAGATTTCCATAAAGTTCATCTGGATATCATAGATAAGCTGATTGGTAGGCTTCTTTCTACCACGAGAGTTAAACTCTGCTTTATTAAGCTTTGCTGCTGTACCTGCAATTACATTATACTTAGCATTATTACCCTCAAAGTTGAAGTGATTCTTCTTGATACTATAGGGTCTAAGCTGACTTGTATATACAGGTAGGCTATGTGTAAAGATGAGCTTTTTATGAGACATGATATCATCATAGAACTCAAGCTTTGTAGGATTGTTCTTATGCTTATTTCTGAAGAATTCCATTACTTCATCAAAGCGAGCACGAAACTCTTCAAATCCTAACCCGATAAAAGGATTATTCTTTAATGGGTCTTTCTTAATCTGAAATCCATCTTCGTCAATCTTATAATCAAGATTAATGATAGAATCCAGATTCTTCTTACCGATAAAACTAATGAGCTTCTTAAACATATTTGGGTGAATAATAAAGTGAGGCTCATTAATCTTAATCCAACCAGTAATACTGAAGTCATTACTTACATACTTGACTTTAGTATGACAGATAGGACAAAGTAAACCATTGTTTACCTTCATTTGTGTCCTACCACATTCACACTTATAGACATCTCCAAAAGGTGTCATATCATCAATCTGTAGACCATATCTACTAGAGAAGATACTGTCCTGACTTCTGACATCTTTCTTAATATCCTGCTTCTTTGTGATTAAGAATCCAGTACCTTTAATTAAATCTTCCTCACATTCTTCATCAAGGTCGATTACCTCGATTCTAGATTCATAACGATACTTAGGACGTCCTTGTTCATCTAATGACTGATTATTAGGATAATTACCTTTAACTTCAATCATATAGAAATTACTCAGACGTTCATACAGATAATCGTAATTCTCTGTATGAGTTACGGTTTGCTGTGACATATCGGTTCCTCCTTATACATTTATTAATGTTAAGTTATCGTCAATGTTTTACATAAAAATGTCACCTCCAATTAAGATACCATCTTTAAATTCATTAAAATACTTATATGTCTTCTTGATTGTCAAAGTATAACAATTGATTATAATCTCTGGATCTGATACAAAATACTTTGCATATTTGTCTAAGACACCACAACGACGAATAATACTTTCTAACTTTGCTTTAGTAATATCCTCGTCAAATTCAATATCTTCTTTTGCTGTGATATCAAGTTCTGGAATTGTCTTATGGTCAGACAATATACCAGGATCTGTCTTAATAACAAAACTTACATCTTCATCAAAATCTTGTGTTATAGTAACACTAAGATTCTCTATCACTAGAACTTTACTTCTAATGATATTAGGGTCAGTTACCTCTTTAGGAAAAGGTTTCTCTTTCATTGCATCTATGAGAGCCACATATTTAGGAGTGGGTTTCTCATCTGTATTATTAATAGCAACTACTTTCATATATAGATACCTCCTTAAACATATTATCATAGAGTTGCTCACTTGCCATTTTTATAATATACAGTTATCTTTACCAATGTATAAAGTTACAGAATTTCATCAAGTGAGTAACAATTTCAACAGACGAGTTAGCATCGTCTATAACTTTAGTATATATTGAATATCTTGTATTATTACATAGGATATAAAAATGTATTTTATATATACACTTCCAACTAAATTTTCGTTTAGCTGTACATGATAAAGTAATTACACATCTTGGTATATCATCTTGTTCTGTGACAATATCATACAAATCTTCTTCTTGGTATATTTCTTTTAGACCAGTAAGGTCGTCATATATAATACCGTGAACTTTTCTCCAAAGTTTATCATAAACTTTATTATACTCATTTTCTACATTATCCATACTAATATCAACAATCTTAAACCCAAGATTGTTTTTATCTTTTCTTGTTATTACTTTTAGCATAGTAATTCCTTCCTTTCTTGACTTAAGTCAAATAAGATTTAGACTATGTCTATTTATATTATATATAATTTTCATCAAACTTACATTAATACGTAGCAAATATGTTCTCTCATTTTTACAACCTCAACAATTTAGTAATATCATATATACATAAGGAGGTATTTATATGGCAAATAAAGTTAGAAAAAGCAGACTTATTAAGAAAGAAGAAGCTGAATATCTTATCTCTCTTTCTAGTAAAGAGTGTTTAAAGACTTCTATTTTTATGGAATGCTTTGGTGAGTTTAATGGTAAGAAGAAGTTTAATACTTATGATATAATGGAAGTACCACCTAAGTCATATCATAATAACAAAAATACTTTCACTACTACTGTAGGTTCTTGGTTCTTCAATAAAGGCTGTATTGACTATCCTGGTTTATTTGATGAACTTGGCTACTTCAATGAGCCATTCAATAAGAAAGCTTATTTTGCTATGAAAGATAAGCTCTCTCTTGCTATTCTAGAAGATAGGATTACTGTACCACAATTCAAACAGTGGATTATGTGTCTTCAAAAGTTCATGAACTACTCTTCTGTTATCTGTACTACTACATCAGAAGACATGTTATTAATCTCTAAGAAGATTGAACCTAAGAAAAAAGAACTCTTAAAGAAATATGAAAAAGAGATTGCTAACGGAGATGCATTTACAATAGAGAAGATTGAACAGGAATTACTTCAGTATTGTGAAGATACTCTTAAAGATGACCCAGCTTGGGATAATATCAAAGCTGGTGCAGGTGCTGACCTAAGTAATAACTTTAAGAATATGTATGTTATGAAAGGTGCTGCTAAAGATCCAGACCCTACAAAGGGATATAACATTATCACTTCTTGTTATTCTGAAGGTGTATCTAAAGATGACTATGCAGCAATGTCTAACTCTCTTGCTGCAGGTCCATATGCTCGTGCAAGAAAAACTGCTATTTGGGGTTATGAAGAAAAGAAGTTCTTATTAGCATTCCAACATGTTAAATTAGGTCCTAAAGGTAGTGACTGTGGAACTAAAAAGACTATCACCGTAACACTAGATGGAAACTACTTAAAGATGCTTATGTATTCTTATATAGTAGAAGGCAATAAATTAGTAAGACTTGATAGTACTAATATGGATAAGTATAAGGGTAAGACAGTAAAGATGCGTTTCAGTAGCTTATGTAAGAACGAGTGTATCTGTAATAAGTGTGCTGGAGACCTATACTACTTACTGGATACCCCAAACATCGGTACAGCAACACCACAGTTAGCTAGTGCTGTGAAGAACGTTATGATGAAAAGTTTCCATGACTCCACTGAAAAATTTACACAAATGAACGCAATGGAGGCTTTCGGAGAATAATTTTTATTTTATTATATAGTTTATTATAATTACCTCTTATTTAAATAAAATTTACTATAACATATAAGTAATATTATTTACTAGGAGGTATTATAATGAACCTAAAGTATAAACCAATTGAGATAGGACAAATAAGTAATGATATGTATGTTATTGGAGATTTCAGAGATGAAAAGAATAACAGACGTATGCTTAAGTGTAGATGTAACAAGTGCGGTAGAGTTAGAGACATATCTGAATCTGACTTTAGAAAAAATCCAGGTTCTACAATTCATGCCAGTGTATGTGGTCGTTCTATAAAGATAAAAGATGATAAGTTTAAAGCGGTATGGTCTCAAATGAAAGGCAGAATATATAACGAAAACAATTCTAGTTATGGTTTATATGGTGCTAAAAATATAAGTACTGATTATGATGCTTATGTAGATTTCTTTGATGATATGTACCTTAAATATCAAGAGGCTAAACAAACTTATCCTAATCAAAAGATATCTATAGATAGAATAGACTATAATAAAGGATATGTTAGAGGTAATTTAATATGGGTTCCTTTTGCTACATTAGTAAGACGACAGAATGATAGTATGAAGTTTCTAGCATTATCACCAGAAGGAAATCTATACTTATCTAATAATCAAACTATGTTTGCGCAAAGACATGGCTTTGATGCTAGATATATATCTGCTTGTTTACACTATACTCAAAACAGTGCAATGGGATGGAAGTTTACTTCTATTAATCCATTATTTGAATATCAATATGATAATGACCCAAGCATTATCAAAGAATTTTATTATTAAAGGGGACTGTTATCATGCTTAGTAATAATCCAATCATTAATCAGATATCTGGGACATATGGATCTATAAAGCTATACTGTATTATAAGTAATATAGATGATGAACTTAAACGTACAGATATAAATGACACGTATAAAGCTCAGTTAGAAGAAGCGTTACAATATGCAGAGAAGAGGAAAAATAAACTTATCTACGAGGAGGAATAATATATGTATGATAAGCATTATATCAAACATGCATCTTTTACTGATGGAGTAGAGGAGAAAAAGGTTATGAGAATGGATTACTTACATGCAGTTGAAACTGCAGATAACATGATGGAAATTTATAATCTTATTAAACTTATCAATATTGAAATTGGTAAGTTTAATAGTGGTGAATATACAGATAAAGAATATCATACTCAATTAATTGAAGCTTTAAATTTAGCAAAGAAGAGACAGTTCGAAGTATAAAATTTTGTCTCTCAGCCTACGTAACTTTATAGTAAAGATATATTGCTGTTATATAGTATAAAGGAGGTAGCGCCTATGAAGCAAGTCTTTTATGTTCCAATGTCTGCTAATACGGTAGACAATGAAAAAGAGATTAACTTTGCTATCACAAAACTTGAACATGACTTTAAGCTTGAATGGCTCACTGATTTAATTAAAGCTACTGATGCTAATAAGTATATGCTTGTATATGAAAAGTCAGAAGGTTCTGGCTCTGCATCTCCTAGCATTGGAGTTAAGGTTATTCAGGGTTCTCAAGATATGGTCAAGACAGAAAAAATTATCAATGATGCTATGTTAGAAATGGAAATGGATGAGGATAAGAACTTCCTATCTATTTGTAACCCAGCAGAATTCATGTATATCATTCTGTATGAAAACAAAGCAGGTGAATTCCCAAGAGTAAAAATCATCAATAACCCATCTGATGTAAAAGCAGCTAGCAGAAGAATCTCTATGTTTTTACAACAGTTGGATGATGACCCTAATTGGGGATTACAACCATTTGATAGCTTTATGTTAAACAAGAATCACAATATGATGATTCTGTTTAGTGAAGAATAATTATAAAGGAGGATTTACCAATGGCTGTTACTAGTAAGGTTATTAAGATTGGCTTTGCTGATGCTAAGGATGCTGAGAAGAAGCTTAATGAGGTTCTTAAAACCGTAAAGGATTTTATTGGTTATAATATTGTAAATAACGGTCATCATAGCTCTGTGATTATCTTTATGGATGCTGATGCAGAAGGTGATAAGATTATCCCTCAGGTTAAGATTATTCCTTATTCTATTGCTAATCCAGAAGAGGCAGAGAAGACTATCAATGAAGTACTTAAAGATATTGACCCTATTAGACTTGATGTCGCTACTCCAATTGATGGTAATCGTCTCATTGTTCTTTATGATGGAACTTAAGAAAAGCCTAAGTCATAAGATAAAAAATAACGGGGTGCTATTGTGCACCCCGTTTTTGTTTTGTTATAGAGAAAGATTTTTAATTACTCATATACCCAGACAGTACAAGAGATTCTACCGTCCCTAGAAAATGGATAGGGTACATTAGAATAGTCTGTATAGAAAATATCAATTACGTTATTTCCCATACCACCTGTGTCATCTACCCTATAATCTCCACAGATAGAACCATCCTCGCTTTCGATATGTACAATTGCTCCATCTGGTAAAAGATTAGATGCAATTGAATAGTCATTAAGCAAGGTTCTACCCCATCTACCATAACAACCACTTGGACCACTATAATAAGTAAGTTCATTGATTGAGTAGTTGATGTTCATATCGCTCTGAGTTTCTTCATAATAAGTTTCTTCTTCTGTAACTGGAATAGCTACTGTCTCTGTATGTGTCTGTTGATACTCTTCTGTCGAAATATGCTCTTCAACAGTTTCTTCTTCTACTAAGACAGTTTCTTCTTCTGTATATTCTGTTGTTGCTACTGTAGTAGCTGTAGTTGTTGTGCTTGTTGTAGTTGTGGATGTACTACTGGTTGTATCAGTAGTAGTTGTTGTGCTTGTTGTAGATGTAGTAACAGACGTCTCTGTTGTTACATCAGTTGTACTAACAGTTGTGGTAGTAGTAGACTGAACCCTAGTTCTGGATTGCTTCTTTGTATCGTCACAACCCAAAATCATGATAATTGCAATAGCTACGATAATCATAGCTGCTAGTGAGGTAAACAGTTTCTTCATAAGATATAAATCTCCTTTTCATTATACATTTTAGATTTGTTTATCTCTATAACACTTCTATAGTATATAATTAAAAGAGACAAATGGTGGGGTATACAACACCCCACCATTTATCATATAGTATGGAGGTATACCTTACTTATTAGTTGCATCATAAATACCAGAAAACTCCAAAACTGGTGATAGTAACGGTGCTTTTTCAGTAAGATACTTAGATGCCTCTTTTAAAAGAATAGGATCTTTTACTTCTGTGTATTCTACCATAAGAATACCCATAATATTATTATCATGGTCATAGATTGCAATACCTGTAGCAGATTTAATATTATTGTTCTTAAACATACCACATAGCACAGGAGAATTAACTACTAATTCATCCTCTTCATCATCTGCATCTTTGATAGTCATACTACCATTCTTATAAATACTAGAAATGGTAGTATCAAACATTTGTAACGGTAATCCAGAGTGATTCTTGAGATTCTTAACAACACCACTATTCTTTTTTACAATTTCACACGCACAAGAGATTTTAAAGAAAGGTAACCCGTGAGATGAGAATATACCATTATGGAATACATATACAGAAGTTCTATCAGATTCAAGTTCATCAGAGATATCTTTTAATGTATCCTTTATACTTCCATTTATACTCAAGAACATTTCAACCAAGTTAGGTTCTTTAATAACCTTTGGTTTATTATCTTCTTTATCATCTTTTTTAGCCATATCAACAAGCATATTAACTAAATCCTGTTGTTGACTGATTAACTGGTTCTGAGTTTTTTGATTACTCCGTAGTAAGAAAGTGATTACTGCTAATAAGACAACTAAGAATACCGCAATAATAACAGCAGATGCCCCATATGTATGAATAAGGTCAGTATACTCATTAACATCATTTACATAATTATCTGTAGTATTTTTAATTGATTCTGTGATAATAGTAGTAGTTTCCATGATTATATCCTTTCCGACCCACCTTTCATTATTATGAGTCTTTGTTTTATAGTATTGTTGTTGACAAAATATTGGAGGGATAGTTAATACTATCCCTCCCTTTATTATTCTTCGTAAAATTCAACCTGACATTCTTCTGGAAAAGAGTGTTCATAATAAATACAATCTGATGATATTGTTACTTTCTTTAGATTAGTTCTATAGAATGCGTAATCTGCTATAAACTTTACAGTTGTCGGTATCTTAATCTTATTCAATATAGGAATATCATAAAATGCACCAAAAGTTTCAAATGGATCCATAGTATTTTCCATTACTGGATATCCGTCTATCTTTTCTGTATTTATATCAGTAAAATGTCCATATACTATATTTCTACAGTCTTGGTCAGGGACTGTAAAAGGTAGATATCCAATATCATAATTATAAGATGGACAACCAGATAAGATATCATTATTACCTATATGAGTAAAGCTACCATACACAATAGCTCTACAATCTTGGTCTGGTATTGTGTATGGTAAATAACCGATATCATATCCCATAGATGGATAGCCTGATAGAATATCATTATTTCCTATAGTATCAAATGTACCACATACAATATCTTTTACATGAATGTCTATTTGATAGTCCATGTTAGGATTATCAGGTAAATTATATACACTAGGATAACCGTCACATTTATTAGGGTCTAATACAAAAGGAGAATCATCATCCATTTTGACACACCTCCAACATATTAAGGTTCTGTATCTTGCTTAAGTTTAAATGGAAAGATAGCAGTAGGACCTTCAAATGTAGACCTATCCTTACATTGTGCTGTTGTAAGACCCATAACTTGTGACGTTCCCAAATGATAAGTGCAATCAAAAAAACTCCAAGTAGCTTTATCTTTATCATAAAAACTATATGTTAGAAAATAAAGACCGTAAAAAGTTGGAGTAAGTTTAACATTACCAGTATTCTCATATATAAAATATGAATTAGATGTATATACATTAGAATATGAACTTTGTGCACTACCAATTCTAAATGTTTTTCTATTATCTTCTTTAACCATATCTATATCAGATTTATAATTAACAAATACTCCACAATTATTTATACTAACATTAGAACCGAAAAGTCCTGCTAAAGTATCACTGTAGAATACTCTAGCTATTGATCTTCCCCAACCCATTGGGTCGTATATGTTAATTTTTAATATACTATCTTTTAAACCATAACCATGATAGCCTGGATCAGATGTAAATAAACATGCCAAATCATTTGATGCTGTAATAAGGTATATATCATATGAAATATTACAACTTATCATTTCATATATCTTAAATCCATTAAATATTAAAGGATAATTATAATCAGTGACTGCTCTTTTATTAGCCAAGTATACTTTAAATTTAATATCACAATTTAAAAAAGAAGCTGAGCTATTACCATAAGCAAATTTATCTACATAGAAATCTCTGAAATTAGTATTATTAACCGATGTGTTAAATATATACATCATGTTAAAATTTAAGTTTTTATAAATAGGCTGAATCATGTTTATTTGTTGATAATTAAATATAGACATTGCATTTATGCAAGCTATATTGTTAAAACTGTAACCTCCACCATCGATTTCAGTACAGGATGCTATATTGATTGGATAACTAGATACTGTAGTGAAATCTATATCTGCCGTAAGCTCAATCTTTGTACAAGATGCATCAGCACATGCAGCAAGAAACTCTGTAATATTACTAACTTGTACAGTAGCCATATGTACATACACCTCCTATTATTCAATACTTGTAACACCTTCTGGAATAACAATCTTCCTAATAGTCTTGTTTTTATTAAAGGTTGTACCATAAAGTGATCTAGTTTCTTCATCGTTCCATCTTACTGGAACTTTTACACTATCACTTTCACCAATATAGAATACTGTATTAGACTCACCATCTACATCATCAGTAGTAGGAATAGTATGCCAAATAAACTTATCGCCATCTTCCTCAAAGTAATACTCATCTATAATGGTAGGTATAATTTCATCTAGGTTAATAAAATCTGGTTCATTCATTGCTTCTTTATCATATGGAGTCATTGGACCAGTCTTATTATTCCAATTATAGAATAGCTTATTAAGATTCTCATCAGACAAATCATTCAGCATTTCATCTAATAAGGTTCTCTCAGCATACGACTCTAGGTCGGTTATAGACCAGTGTTTTATTCTTAATGTATCTTTATAAGCATTAGGTTTATTCGTACCACTAAATTGATTTCTAGCAACTGAATCATCATGATTTAATCCATCATTGATAAAGAGTTGTTCAATAATATCTTGTGTATCAAGATGATTAATTACTTCCAATCTAACAGCATTCATGTCTTCATTATTACGAGCATAGTCTGTATTGATAGACATGATTGTATCAGAGATATCTTCTAATTCATCAAGTCTAACCTTTTTACCATTTAAGAATACAAAGGTAGAATATTTAGAAGATATAGCATACAATGGAGAACGCATCTTAATATAATTAGTTTTCCAGTTTACATTCTCATTTAGCATTTGTTCACCTATTACTCTATACTCATTAGAATGTGTATTGAGTAAAATAGCACCGTTTTTGATATAACGCTCTTTATTTTGCATATCATAATAATCACACTCTAAATGATGTAAGTCGTTTGTTACATAGAATACATCTATAACATCTCCAGCTTCAAGTGCAACGTTAAAGATTATACCTACATCATTTATAGGAGTATTTACAATAGAATGTAGATAATAATATGTTGGTGGTAATAATAAACCGTTCTTGAATACTAACAAATGAGAATTCTTTAAGCAATATTTAAAGTCATCGTTTAATCTATAGATAAATCCAGCTTCATGATTATTATCAATAGTAAAGTGCTTATATCTAAACTGACGTTTAGAAGTAAGGTATAATGTATACGGAACAGTAATAGTACGTTCTGTAGTATAATTAGCATCCTGATATTGTTCTTGCGATGTAGAACTACCAGTTGCTAAACCAGCTCCAAGAGTCACATTTCTAATTCCAGTATCAGCAAATGCATAATCTCCAATATGTACTACATTATCAGAGAATGTAATAGCTGTACCTAAGTTAGCACATTTATCAAATGCACTTTCGCCGATAGATGTTATAGAATCAGGGAAAGTAACTATAGCTTTATTTGTTGTTGTATCATCATCATGAATAATACCAACACACTTTACTGAGCTACTATAACAGAATTGAATCGGAATTGTATTTATAGAAATATCATCTCTAAAGAATATATATTCAATAGAACAACAGCTATAGAATACTCCAACTCCAAGGTTTGTTACAGAAGATGGGACTACGATTGTATTCATAGCCCCACTATTCATAAATGCATAATCTCCAATATTAGTTAGTGTTTCTGGGAGGATAATCTCAAATTTAAACATATTAAGATTAGAGAATGCACGATTTTCAATTTTTGTAATATCTTCCATGACAATTTGTTTTATGTCATTAATATTCATTCTTAAGCTTTGAATAAGACTTTGTTTTACTGTACTATTAGATGAGTCGCCATATATTGTAATATATGGGTCATTCTTATCTATATCAGAAAAGTCTGTCTTAGCACAATATATTCTTTGCATATTATCCTCCTTTCTTACTTAATAGATTCTTCATCAGATAGTACTACGTCTCCATCTGAACAATGAACACAAGAACCAATCTTAGATTTATCTATAAGCCATGGATTATTTCTAGCCACAGCTTTCCATTGAGCGGCTGTACCTCTAAAGGTAACTCTGTTTAATGTATTATTACCAAATGCAAGTAATCCAATACCTGAAGTGCCAGGATTATCAGATACATGAGCATTGGAACTATCATGAATACTGTCAGTCTTTTCAGGAACTTTACCATCAAAGGTTAAGAAGTATTCTCCTCCACCTTGTTTAGTAACATTATAAAGACCATTTACCTTGCTATCTTTATAAATGCCATGTCTAAATTTCTGACTTTCTACGACATAACCATTACGATTATCTGTAATAGCTCTATAAGAAAACAGTTCATATGATAATTCATATGTAGTATTATTTGTATTAGATACAAAATATTCATCATCTATATCTTCTGGCATTACATTGACAAGTAATTGTACATTCTCTGGATCTATTAAACTTGTATCACAAGCTATAACTGGTTTATCATTGAATGTATAATCATCACTATAACCGTCATATAATCCTTTGTCCATCTCATCGCCGTTTTTATCTGTTCTTATACTTCTAGCAATTTTAGATATATATTGGCTAGGGACAGTCAATTTCAAATCATCGTTTGTATTACATTGTTTCTCAATTACTCTGTTATTAGCATTTAAGAAGAATACAAATTCAAATACATCATTATCAGTTGCATCAGAATCAAGCATATCTACATCAAATGCAATATCATTATAATGAATAGTATAATACTTATCATATAATACTCTATTCTTGAATATCATGACATAATTATCTTGTCTAGAGATATTCCAACGAGACATCTGCAGTTTTCTATAAGAATAAACTACATCAACTTGTACAGTAACAATAAGATTATCATTAGCATCATAGAACTCTAACAGACCAGTATTCTGATTAAATACAGTCTTATTAGCTACATAATTTGCAGTGAAGTCCTTATCTACATCTTTAATATAAGACTGAGTAGTGTTAATAATGATAGTAGGATTTACTTGACCTCTATATCTAAGCTCAATATCTCCAGTTACATTATCATGTCTTACTCCATTATCGTCTATATAAGAGAACGATACACTACCACTCTTATTGATAGTAGCATATAATCTCTCAAGACTTGTAGTAACAATGTAGTTATTGTTAGATACAAATGTAAACATCTTATAGTTATCTGTACTTGTATAAATCTCTGCTGGGTGAGAAGAGATATAATCTCTTAATTCTTTACCAGTACGAGAGAAAGATGTAATACCACGCTTAATAGTAGCTTCTAACTTATCAGCATCATAACCGATAATATAGTTCATACCCTTTGTAGTATCACCTTGTCCAAATAGATTCTCTTCATATTCTTTATCGAATCCATAAGTAAAGTCAAATACTTCATCAAGTAAATGCATACTACTAATAGTATATTCATCCTGTTCAAGTGCCCAATAAAACATCTCTGGAAGATTACGTCTAAGACCCCACTCAGATACAAGTTTATGAGGAGTACCATCTTCTTCATAATAACCAAAGTTATAGAAGTATCTTGGGTCTTCTTGATAAGTACTATATATAGTTTTAGATGCTGCTGTAGTAATCATATCATCTCTACTACTATCTATTGGAATAGCCTTTGGAATGATATAATCTGCAGAGTAGTTCATCTTTACTATACTAAGTATTACTTGATGTGGGTCAGATTTGAAGATATTATAAGCAAGAGCATTCAATAGATTTGCAGTATATCGCTTGTTATAGCTATCTACTACAGGAGCAGCATTAAGTTGTTTAAAGTTTTCATTATCGAAATAATAAATAAACTCATCTACTGGAGTTGCTCCTTCTTCCATGTTATTAAGATAAGATAATTCAAATCTTAACTTAAGATAGTCATACACTAAATCAGTATCTTCTTGTACAAATGTATAACCACTCATAAATTTAGAATATGGAATTACTTTACCTCTATTATCACCATTACTTATATAGAATATATTGATGCTGGTAGGTTTATCATCTTCTAAGTTTCTAACATCGTCAATTGGAATTAAGAAATCCATGAGATTAGTATTATCTGGGTCAGCATCAATTAAGCTTTGCCAGAATGCTCTAATATCCTCATTAAGATTTCCTTCTTCATCAAATAGTGTATTTTCTTTTACCATTTCTCTGAAGAAATCATGGTCGTCATCACAAATTATGAATCCACCATTCATATATCCAATATAATGCTCAGTATCTTCTTCCTCATCTGAGTTTGTTTCAGATACATAATTGTCATCACCTGAGGATTTCATATGGATTTGATAGTTGATTACATTGATGTGTCTAAAGGAATCAAATGTTACTGTTGGTTTTCCTAATAACTCTTGAAGTGCATTATATAGTATAAAGCATTCATATGGAGTTACATAGTGATATTTATAACCATATGTGAATGTCTTTTCATTTTTATTGATATAAGTACCAATATCTTTCTTAGCAAGAATATAAATTTCATTCAAATAAGTTTCGATATTAGCAGTTACATCTTGTCTATACTTCTCATATTCGTCAACTAGTTTATCATGATTCTTAATACGAAGAATATTATCTTGGTCGTATAATACTTTAGTATTATAGAATACTTTGAACAGACGTCTATTATTATATAAGCGTTTGAATCTTACATCCATGATATTGAATGGATGCCAAACAACTTTAAAGTCATCATTCTTAAGCGTCAATAAATTAGAGCTTTTAAAGTTTTCATTTACATCTTTATTGAGTTCAAATCCTAAAAAATTAAACTGTTTAAGTTTACATCTATAGTCTGTATTACAGAAAGACTTAAAGTCTTGGTTATACTGAATACCAATATCAGGAAGGTAAACTTCATTTCCAGATGTATCATTATTAAGATAGAATTCTGCATATACTATATTTGGGTCAGTACATACAACTCTATCAATATAAGAACTATTTGCTCTAGCATTTTTATAATCATCATCTGTCTTTAATATAGCACCGAAACGTTTATTGAAAACAAATGGCACTGTATCAAACTTACCACTAGAGTTTAAAAATAACTTATATGGACAATTATCATTAGATGCATCTTCAGTACCTATCATATAGATACACTTAAATGGAATATATACATATTCCATCGTAATTTCTTCAGTATCATCTAGATAGTCTGATAATTCTTGTCTAATACCAGATACAATAACAAATGTATCTATATTATCTACAGAGATAATAGCTTTAGTCCATTCAATTGCTAGTCCATTTAAGAATATCATAGAAGCATGTATCCAACCAATATTGTATAAATTATATACATTACTTGGAATTGTAGTATTTATATCTTGACCAGATTGCATTGTATAATCAAAGTCAGATACAGATTCTACAACTTTCTCTTCTAATTCACCTGTTTCTTCATTAGGAACAAGTACAACTAACTTTTCATTATCTTTAGTTTTAGTATTAGCTTTTATAATAGAGCTCATTAAGTTATCAATCGTATACGACTCGCCACTAATTTTTCTTACTTTACACCAATACTTGTTATTATAATAAGTAAAGAATGTACGTAATAATACGTCTTTAAATGATACACCATTATCTTCATCCTCTGCAAGAGACATGATATGAATGGTTCTATCATAAATTAGTCTACGATGTCTATCATCTACAAACTTTACTTTATTGGTACGAAAACAATATTCTTTAGCTTCAGAACCAATATTAGAAGGATGGTCTTGGAAGAAGTATTGTAAAGACTTAATCTTTACTTCTATATCTTTTCCTTCATTATCTTTCTCTTTTCTATACTCCAAAGGTTGAAATGCCATACCTGGAATTTCTGCTGGAACTAAACAAGACTCTAGAGCTTCATAATAACTCTCTGTTTTTGTTCTAAGTTCTTCTATTTTATTTCTATAGCTATCAAAAGCATCTGTATCAATATCACTAACAGGTTCGTTATGATTATACATATACTGATAATCTATAGGATGTTCGTTAGCATCTTTTATACCGTCTTCATTCTTAGGAGTATACGGATACTTAGTATTGGTTTCATTAATAGGATTGGATACGATTTTACCTTGAGCGTCTTCAAGATAAATACTCATACCATACCTCCACCCTTAGTAATCACGTTCTTAGAATACTCTACAAGTGTATTACCTACAACTTTCTCAATAGTCTTCTGATTATTGATATAAGCACCACAATATGCATCAGTTAGCATAGCAGATAAAGCAGGATAATACTCAAGAGCGAATACAGTGTTAGTACCATACAGATACATCCACTTATCAATGATATTATCTACTTTAAGAGTAGGTATCTTAAGAATATCAGATAGCTTAGCTGTAAAAGATTTGATATTAGCAAAGTCACTTTCATCACATTGTACCATAATCATTTCTTGTTCTCTATCAGAAAGATTACAGATAGAACCTGCCATATGTTGGAATCCTTCATTAAAGTCCTTCTGAAGAATATTCTCTACAAAGTACATACATGACAGAAATTGACACTTAGACTTAGTAGAAGAAATTACAGAGATTTTTGCTAAGTAATCAACTACATGAGTAAACAAAGCAGAAAAAGCAGTCATTGTATCTTTAACAAGATGAGTAGATAATACCTCATTTTCTGCTTTATGATAAATCATAGTAACCATAGCATTGATAACATGAGAAATTAAGATATCAATATTACGGCATTTATAATTACCATCCTTATCATTGACAATAAGTCCAGTACAATCAATGAATACTTTATAATCTGTATTAGATTTGAATTTAGGGTCACGAGAACAAATAACTCTAAACTGAGTATTCAATGCCTGAGCTTGCGATTGAAGAAGAATAACATTTTTAGAACAGAGTATCTTTAGTAATCCATTATTAATCTGTCTCTTCTTAAACTCATACTTTACATCTTCAAACCTAGAACTATCCTTATCGATTCTATCTGCATTAATTAAGAAACGAAAGATATGTTCTTCATACGGAAACTTTGTATAAATAAAAGTGTTATTATACGTTTTTGGCATTATAACTCCCTCCTTCAAATATTGATTTTATATTAAAGTTCCGCTAGACAGACAAAAAAGAAGGCTGCTTGTGATGCAGCCTTCTACTATCCCTTGTGATAGGTTTTGTGGAACTCTAATGATACAATCTACCTTGCTTACGGTAACCTTTTACCATTTGAGTTTAGTGTATTACTTACGAAGACAGCTTATCAATACACATTCTGAATGCAGTTTCAAGGTCCTTGATTTTATACTTGATAATATCAAAATCATCGGTAACCTTTTTACCGATTCTATGAATAGTAATAGTCCTCTTATCAAAAAATACTGCATCTTCTGTCATAGCTTTTATGCCAAGCTGTTTAAAGAAATGAATCATCTGATTTGCAGGGACGAGACAAATGATTTTCTCGTTTACCGTGAAACTAAACAGCTCAATCTTTTCTCTGAAAGTTTCTTTTCTAACCCTTTTTCTCCAGGCGCTGGTCATTTTATTCCAGTCCGAGATAGGGATATGAACAACACTGTTGGTATCAAATGAGATATCAAAGAATTTCTCATCGAAAAATTCTTTGTTAAGTTTTTCGATAGCTTCTGCTTCTTTTTTCTGAATTCTGACAAATCCGAAATTTACATCAGTAGCAGCTTTCGCAACACAATATCCAATCATAGATGAGAGGATAATGAGTCTTCGATTCAGCATGATTTGGTCTGGATAAACGCAGTCATCACCAACATACTCACTGTTATCGTCGATAGCTTTGTAGAAGTTTGTTTGCGTTGATATTACATGCTGTTCACCAGCGTAAATATCGATGGTATTCATATTGAACACTCCTTTTAAAAATCGTAGGAATTTGCCTGCTAGAGAAATGGCACTGTCTCATTTCAGTGGATAGTTTTAAGTCGCATCATAGACTAATAGCGTTAACAAAGCATGATATCTTTATCATATCACGCTCACTATTACAATTATAATATATGTCTGACAGTTTGTAATTTTTCAAAACAAAAGTGGGCTACATGTGTAGCCCACTTATTATGTCGACCAATCATATTTCTTAAAGTTACTTACTTTACCTAGCATCTTATTTACACACTTATCTCTAAGTGAATAGTATTGTTGCTTAGTTAAACCATACTTATTTCTGAAGATATCTGTACCAAGATTTAGCCATTCTTGATATAGCGCATATGCATCATCTTTAGTATTCGGTTCTTTCAATGTACTCTTAATTTCACATAACAGTTCCTCTTCACTAACACGTTTTACATTAGTAAATACATCAGTAAGTGGACTACTAATACAATTCACTGTATTTGTTTTAGCAACAACTGTATTAACTTGTCTAAATGCTTGTGCATTTGGGAATCTGTCTTTCATAACTTTCAACATAGTACCAACGCTATTTTGATTCATATTTTGTAGAGTATGTAGAGCTACCGCTGCATCTACAATCTCTTGAGAAGCATGTCCTAGCTTAATTTTCAATTGATGTGTATTTATTGTAAATACTTGAGATACATCAATAAAGCTGTGGTTTGGATTATTGTTAACTCCAGGGACCCTAATGCTTCTATAAGCGTTGATTGAATCAGAGTATCCAGAACCTTCTTTAGAAGAGAATGCTAGTACTTTTACAATATCTTTATTGTATTCATCTTCAGAAATTATAAGAACTGGTCTACTTGGTTTACCGAGAATATGGTCATCCTTGTCTATTGCTTCTATCTCTTTAAACAATCCACTACAGATAAATATATCTCCCCTATGAGCGTAAATTCTATCGTCTGTAATGCCAGTGTCAAAAGAGAGGTAAGTTGGATTATCCATATAATCACCTCCTTATATAACTGTTGGAGATTGGGTAAAATTAGGAAAAAGAAACCGCTTTTTGATAGCAGTTTCTTTTCTAGTCATCATAAAATTTTATATCCCTCATAATAATAGTCTTTTGGTTTTCCAAGTGATGCTGTCACTCTTAACCAAAATCTTTTTGTCTGTCTAGTATTATTTATGTCAATAATATCATGACCATAGATTTGTACAAATCTGGTCAAAATTTCATTTTTACATATTTTAGATGTCTCGTCTTTGACTATAAATATACTACAGAAATGGTCTGCCGCAGCTTGCATTTTCAATGCCGCAAGTTCTTTTGCCATATCATTTTCGAAATGTACAGCGCAGCGTTCCTCCTCCCTATACCATTCCAATTGTTTCTGTAATTTATCAATTTCTTCTTCGATTTGTTTTATCTTTTCTGCCGCAGTTTTCTTCAGATTAATAGCAAGCTGCAAATTATTCTTAACATTTTTGATTTTCTTTTCATGTGTCATAATTAGACACTCCTTTCAAATTTATTTCACTATAATAATATATAACTACTATATCTGAAACTTTCAAATAATAAATTCTAGGAGGTCTTATTATGTACGTTAATCAACCACTTGTAGAGATTCATACTGCAGATATTCACTTTGGAGCAATGGACCCGAAAGTACAATATGAACTGTTAATGGAAAGACTTGTTCATAAGATTATACCAATTCATTTTGATGCTTTCTTTATCAATGGTGACCTTTTCCATCATAAATTTATGTCTAATTCCGATGCTGTAATGTATGCATTGTTATTTGTAGATGAGATAGCTAAGTTATGCAGAAGGAATAATGCTACACTTGTATTACTTCATGGTACTTATTCTCATGATGCAGACCAACTTAAACTATTCTATCGTTATTACGGTTCTGGTATAGATATTAGAATCGTAGAGCATATGCAATTTGAAGAGATTAAAGGTACTAGAGTACTTTGTATTCCAGAAGAATATGGTAAAGGATATGAATACTATGAGAATGCCTTATTCTATTCTGGTGATTATGATATGGTAGCTATGCATGGTAATATCAAAGGCGCTATATATGGAATGAATCAAGCAGATTTAAATGCTACTAAGAATCCTACTTTTGATATTCGTTGTTTTCATAGATGTAATGGTCCTATCTTGTGTGGTCATGTACACGTTGCAGGTTGTTATCAGAATCATATCTATTATTCTGGTTCTCCATTAAGATGGAAGTTTGGAGAAGAACAGGATAAAGGATTTATAATTTGTGTATATCATCCTGTATCTCATCAATACTATATACACTTTGAAACTATAGAATCTTTTAGATATGATACTATCAATATGGATGATATGTTGAAAAGTGAACCTAAAGAGATTATAGAGCATATCATGTATCTAAAATCTCAAGGTATTGATTATATAAAGATTCGATTCTCTGAAGTAAATGCTACAACCGATGTAGTAAAACAATATTTCTCTAATAAGACTGATATCATTATTGATGTAGAAGATAGTGGTTTCAAACAGACAGTTCAAGAGAATCAAAAGAATGATGATAAGTTTTCAGAATACAATTATATTCTGGATAATAATATGAGTCCACAAGAAATCTTTGTACAATATGTCAATCAAACTAAAGGAGAGACATTTATAACAGTAGATGAACTTGTAGAGATTCTTGGTTCGTTATAATACAAAGAGGGTGTTAATCACCCTCTTTCTTCAGCTTACGAAATAAGTACTCTGAGTGACATTTTTTGTATTAAACTACTACTATGCAAACAATCACTTAAAGGAACTTTACGTAATAGGAGGTTGTTTGTCAAATGAAAATTTCACGAAAGTACAATAGCATTACTACTAATCATAGTAATGAGCCAGTAAGAGTTTTAACTCAGAAACTTAGTTATGTATTACTTGACTTGATTTGTTCATATCTTATTTCTGATAACCGTAGTATCAGAACTAAAGGATATGCTAATATAGAAACACTCATTAATCTTATCAATATGGAAGATTATAAAACAGAATCTGACATTGAGAGATTGGATTTTATTCGTTTTGGTCTCGATGCAAGAATCAGATATGGTCTTGTTAACGGAGCTCAAGTAAGAGATTATATCTTTTCTAATGATGTAAATCATGCAGGAAACTATAATATCAATATTCAGGAAATGTCTAATAAGGATGTAACGTATGTAGATGAAACAGTAACTAATCTGTTAGATAGTGCTTCGTTTGCCGCATATATTCATTCTTTTGATAACTTTGGTAAGGATTTTGACAATGCAAATTCTTATCAAAAGAAGCAGATTATTGATGCTTGGAAAGAACAAATTGCTACTTGTAGCACTATGATTCGAAACAATAAAGTCAATAAAGCTGAAGAGGAGTTCGTATCTCTTAGAGAAGGAATCTTTGAAGATTATGCTAAGGATACACACGCATATATTTCTAATTCTTCGTCTAAACTTTCTACTGGTATGTATGCAATGAATTGTCTTCTCGGTGGTGGATTTGAGAATGGCCGTGTATATGGATTTTTTGGTCTTCAGGGTGAAGGTAAGTCTACTACACTACTTAACTTTGCAACTCAGATTAAAGATTTCAATAAGAAGTATAAAACAAAAGACCCAACCAAGAAGCCTGCCGTGGTATACTTGACACTTGAAAATACGAAGAGAGAAACTTTCACTCGTTTGTTCTCTATGTCTACTGGTAAGGGTAGAATGATTGATTATGATGCAGAAGATAGCATCAGGATGATGAGAGAAAGTGGTCTTGAGGTTACAGATGATAACCCAATTGACATTATTATCAAGTATAAGCCGAGTAATACTGTTACAACAGCATATCTGTATGAATTAGCAGATGAACTTGCAGAATATAACTACGAAGTTATTTGTTATATCGTTGACTATATCAACGTAATTCGTTCTGTAGAAACTTTTTCTGCTTCTGAAGAACGTCTTAGACTTGGTGCAATTATCAATGAATTCAAGACAATTGCATCTACTATGGATATTCCGATTCTTACAGCAGGTCAATTGAACAGAGATGCAAATAAAAAGGTTGATGAATTGAGAGATAAAGGTAATCTTAATCTCTTAGGAGCAATTGATAGAAGTAACTTAGGTGAATCTATGCTTATTCTTAATAATCTCGATGCAGCTTTCATTATCACACCATCTATGGTTAGAAGTACAAATGAAAAGTATCTGTCTATTAAGCTTGTAAAGCAGAGATATACGCCTAATATCAAACCTCTCAATTATAGCTATGGAGTTTATCATCCTTATGATAGCATTGATGGTATTAAATTGGTTAATGATGTTAATGCTCATGAACCAGCATTCTTATTAGACTTGTCTCATAAGAAAGTGGAATGCGAAGAGGATGCAAATGTACCGCTTCCTGATAACAGTAAACGAGTTCCTATTCTTGAAGGACAAAAAGAAGAGGTTCCGCAGATGCAGAACCCCGTTGCTTTGTATGATGATGGAACTAAACCGTTATACGATGTATACTGGAGAACACAGCCTCAGAAGATTAATGGTATTAATAATATTAATGCTATGTGTCCTGAGAAACAGCTCAGAGCAAAGTTTAAGAGAAAGGAGTTTGCGAATATTATGAGTGATATGATTAATCAGCTCAATGGTATTTCGAGATATTCTGATATGTATACAAGACTCTATGATCCTAGCGGTAGTAAAGAGGAGCGTTTGGTTCACGATTATAGAATCAAATACGGTAAGGAATTCACAACAAATGACTTCCCGATGTTATATTCGCACTTCATGATGTTGAAGAATGGTGAAATGCAGGATACTGATGAATTCATTGAGCCTACAAAGACATATAAACAGGAAGAAGACACGTCTTCTAATGGTCTGTTTGTATATGTACCCAAGATTGACCAGCCTGCGTATCTCGATTATATCAATTCAATCAACGCTCGTTAATAACTTGCGAGCGCTGATTCATTATAAGCCTTAATAAATGACTTTTCAGAAGCATTTATAGAGCTCAAGGCTTGTGCGAGTTCACTATTCTTAATAAGTTTTAGTGTTCTTAAGTTGAAATCTTTGACAGACCACATATCATTCAACCAAAGAATGATAAAGTAAAGTTCTCCATTACCGTAAAGATAATGAGCTAATAGCTTTGGTTTAAACCTATAAGTATAATACTCAGCTTCAGATAATGTAACCTCTTTAGCCATAGCTTTAAGCTCATTCATATAGTCTGAAACTACATTAAATACGTCATACTCTATATTATTTTGCGGGTCTTTCTCTAATAAACTCATACTATAGTATGAAACTGTATTAGACGATTTACTATCAGCAAATTGGTCTAGAGTAAACGTTTTATTAGTTTTAGTACTCATTCATAACACCTCCCTATTATTTGACAATTGTTTAGATTACCGCCTACAAATGCTACCAAAAATTTAGTTCCTTTAGGTATGTATTTCTTCGGGTAATCCATCATGAGATACTTAGGTATATATAAATCTATTGTAATCTCACTAGTCATTGTATAAGTAGATAACCATGTCAAGTCTTTGTTATATACATTAGACTTATTGATATTGATTGTCTGTCCAGCTTCAGTTTCAAGAGGTACTAATGCCTTTATATAAAAAGGGTGTTTAATACCTTGTTCTTCATATTTGTCTACGGTTTCATATAATATGGCTTCGTGAACAAAATTGTAATTGGAGTAGTCCTTATACATATTCAAACCTCCCTCGATTTGTATATTATAAAAGTGTTACAAGGTTCAACTTGTGATAAATAAAATGTAAAGGAGCCTTAATCATGGCTAAGAAAAAGGAACAGTTCGACCCGACGCCCTATTTTGCAATGATTGACGATATTGAATATGACCTCATATTCAAACTCGAACTCGGTGTAAACAACAATATCTGTACAGAACAGGATAGCAGAACTCTTGTACAGTTAGATGGTAAACCAATCTGCTATCCGAAAGTCGCATTTAATGATTACAATATTATTAAGTTTGACCCGTTCTTTAACAGAAAGCTTGTAAACTTTCTGTTTCAGAGATATGTATATATCTATCTCAAAGAAAATCCTAATATTCAGATTAACTCGTTCTTCCTGACATCTGAGCTTATTCGTCCTAATGAAGTATTTGCTGTATGCAGAACTAATAGAGGCGATATCGTATCCAACAGCTTTACCAATGAGACAGTTTGTTGGATTGATTTGCTTTATAAGATGGAAGGATGTCAGTATCCATATAAGGATTTCTATGCTCTCGACCAAGCTATTACTTTTATAAGAACATCGGGAGGCAAATAAAATGAATGATATAGTCTTAAATAACGGACAAACACAACTCGTAAATGACGCCATCCAATGGTGGCGTCATAGGAGTTATCAGACATTTGAATTGTCTGGACCACCTGGATGTGGTAAGACATGGATTGTTAATTATATTATTGACATACTTCATATTGATAGACAGAGAATTGCTCCTATGGCATATACTGGCTCTGCAGCTATCAATATGAGAACAAAAGGAATGACAAATGCAGGTACTATTTTTTCTTGGTTATATGACTTTGAAGAGAAGCCTATGTATGGTATTGATGGATTACCTATTGTAGACCCAGTATTCAATAAAGTTAAAACAAGACTTGAATTTGTACCTAAGAAAGCATTAATAGGTATAGACCTTATTATTGTAGACGAAGCAGGTATGGTTCCAGAAGATATGAGAAAGGTTATAGATAGTATGGGTATTCCAGTTATAGCAATGGGTGATATAGACCAATTGCCTCCTATAACGGGCAAACCTGGATATCTTACTAATCCTAATACTGTTCATTTCTTAACTGAAATCATGAGACAAGCCGAAGGAAATACTATTATTACATTCTCTCAATTAGCAATTCAAGGAAGAGAGATCCCTATTGGTCATTATAAAAACGTAGATGTAATTTATGAAGATCAATTGACAGATGAAATGATTGCTAATTCAAGAATAGTAATCTGTGGTAAGAATGTAACTCGTGATAAGTTCATTAACCATATAAGACATGATATGTTATGCTTCCAAGGAGACTTTCCTCATTATGGAGAAAGACTTGTTTGTAGGAAGAATAACTGGCATATTGAAGCAGGTGGTATTAACTTAACTAATGGCTTGTTAGGAAGTTGTATATCTAGACCCGATATGTCTGTATTCAATAGAACAGACCAGACATTTAAACTCGATTTCAAACCAGATTTAATTAATACTATGGATTACTTTCAGGGAATAGATGTAGATTATAGATATCTTAATGGTGATAAGTCTGTTAGAGATGCTATAATGAGTACAAGATTCTCTAAAGGTAATAAATTTGAATACGGTTATGCTATCACAACACATATGGCTCAAGGCGCAGAGTTTGACCATGGTATCTATATAGAAGAGTATCTGAATAAGAATATTAACAGAAACCTTAACTATGTAGGTATAACAAGGTTTAGACTTCACTGTATATATGTAAAGCGTAGACCAAGGCAGTATTATTAAAATTGGTTATATCTGTATATTATTAGTGTGATGAGTCAAATGATTCGTCATACTAATACCGTAGGAGGTAATTAAAATGTCTGGATTATTTCAGCAAATCAATGGAAACATTACCCAGGAACAGGTAATGGAAATCGCGAAAACAGGAGTTGTTCCATCCAATCTTAAGTCTGTAGATGATAAAGTCTACTATATTATCATGCGTAACTACATGACTGTGATGTATTCTAACATCGCAGGTGTTACAGATGAGTATCCAATGGAAATTGATGGTGAAGCGTTTATCATTGTTGGTAGACATAATGCATTCAATACCATCAAAGAATATCTCTCTAGAGATGGAGAGAATGGTACAGACCTCAGAAAGTCTATCGTAATGGTAGAAGGGGTCGATGCTGCTCAGGGTGTATCCCTGTATCGTTTCATTAAACTCTGTAATCAGGCTTATCCCAATGAAGCTATTGATGATGAGTTTCTTGAGAAGTCTATTCAAGGCTTTACAGATTGGGAAAATGATAAAAAGGAATTTCCTGATGATATGAAAGCCATGAATAATAATGCTGTTGCTACTGGTTTCGGTGGTAATGCAGGAACGCTTATGAATGAAGAGGAGGAATAAATCATGGCAAGAGAATCAATCTTTGCTCGTAAGAAGCGTGAAAGAGGAAGTAATTGGGTAAATGAAATTAAGCCAGATGAGCTTATCAGAATGGCAGAGAATATCCTTACAGATATTTCTTATGGCAATCTGTCCTCAAACGAAGACAAGTGGTATCTTGTCTCTGAACCTGTACTGAATGCACTTATTGCGTTTTGTACTAATCGTTGCAACAATCTCGGTTATATCGTAAGATGTATGGATGAGTATAGAAATACTCAGACAGCATTCTTCAATAACGGAGATAATGCAATGTATGATGTCGTATGGGAGAATGTATATAACTCGTATGTTTTCTATGCTACTGCAAAGCAGCTCCTTGAAGCATACAGAGTTACGTATGACCCAACATGTATGATTAATCTGTATTCTCTTGCAGCAAATCAGAAGTACAAGAATCTGATTATGCCCAACAGATTTATCTAAAAATAAAGTAAGCAACTTTCTTATAATTAACGTTATAAGGAGGTTGCTTACTATGACCAAAGAACAAGTAATCAAGCTTAGGAAGGAACTTCATAAACTTCCTGGTGAAGATAGAGAAATGAATCTTCCTATCAGAGTAATGGGACCAACGACAAACTATCAATGGGATGAAGCTACATCTTGTTTCCTTTGGGATGATGAGAATGAAATCCTATATATTGTTTGTCCTAATACAGTTCCTACTCAGACAACCGATAGCAGACTATATCCAATGTCTATTATTACATTGAATTATGAAGCTATCACGTTTATTGAGGTAGCAGTAGATAGGTTAAGTCTTGACCACTTCTTTGAAGATAAGGTTGGTAAGGGCTTAACTAATGAAGAAACTCGTAAGAGATACTTTAAGCAGATGACAGACCTATTTGATGAGCGTACTTATTTTATGGGTCAACCATCTCCTACTACTGAAAAGCGTGGTCTACGCCCCGATGATGAAATTGTAGACTCTAACGCTACCAAGTTTCTTTAATCATTTACATTTACAATAACAAAAATGTAAATGGTTATATATCATTCATGTGATTAAGAGATTAGCCATCTCTAATCTATCAAATAATATTATTTAAGGAGGTCATCTTATGATGAACAACAATGCATTTGGCTATAACAATTATTTTGGACAGCCTACAAACCCTCAGGGTTTTGCAGTCCAGTCTGGTCTCACATTTAATAATGTGACTCCTGCAAAGTCCACTTCCTCTACTCCTGAGGAGATGGAAATTATTAAGTCAAAGGGTGGTAGTAACTTCGAGTTCACCATCAATGACTCTGCAGTAGCAGGTTGGGACTATCGTGATGGTACAAATCTCTGTATTGAACTTGTCGATGCACAAACAGACAGAGTCCGTGCAAAGTGGACAGGTGAAGAGTTTAACATCACGCTTGTCGAAGATGCTGTTGTACAGAAGCTCCTTGAGATGCTCAGAGATGTTGTATCGACTACTAAGCTTCTGAATACATCTCTTGATAAGGATGTATCTAAGCAGCTGTATATCGCTGCAGGTATTCTTATGAAGCTTCTGCCTACCGCATATGCAAACGGTAGAAAGAATTATAACTCTGTAATTAACCAGGCACGTCAGCAGATTGGTGTAACTGGTTATCAGGGCGGCTTTGGTCAGAATGGCATGATGTTTGCAGGTCAGTTTGGTCAGGCACCGAATTACTTTGTAAATGATTCCAGCACGGGTCCGAATATGCCTGGCTTCATGCCCAATTACGGAGGTCAGCCTCAGGGTGGTATTGATCCTAATACTATTGCTCAGGCAGCCGCAATTCTTCAGGCAGCTCAGGCACAGCAGATGGGTACACCTACTCAGCCCAATGGTGGTACAATGATGGGTAATCCATTCGTTCAGGGTGGACAGCCTCAGCAGGTTCCTCAGATGAACCAGCCCAGTGTACCTTTCCCTGGAACACCTCAGGCACAGACTAATCAGACTTTCAATCCTCCGATTGGACAGCCTGCAAATAGTGCTCCTGCTAATGCAACAAATGCAGCTGCACCGTTCTAAACAAAACACAAAGCTTGTACACTCATCTTCGGATGAGTGTACAATTGCTTTGAAAAGAGAGCCATTAAATACAGCTCTCTTTTTTAAGGAGGTAATAAGTATATGGCTAAAAAAGTTCAAGAATCACTTGAAGAAAGGGCTAAAAACTATGGTAATGAAATCAAACAGATTTCAGACTTTGTTGAACAGGTACGTCAGACACCTGATATGTATATAGGTAAAGTATTTGGATCAAAAGCATTTCTTACAATGACTAGAGAAATATTTCAGAATTCTGTAGACGAAATATTGAAAGGTAATGCATTTACTCCAAATATCTATGTTGCCTATGATGAGAGAGTTCATCAGATTACTATATCTGATAATGGCAGAGGTGTACCTCATGGTAAGATTGGTATAATCTTTGGTTCATCTCATACTAGTTCAAATTATGATAAACAACCTTATAACTATTCTGCTGGTAAGAATGGTTGTGGTGCATCTGTAACTTGTGCTCTATCAACTAAATTTACTGTAGATAGTTTTGTTGTAGGAAAAGCAGTCCATGCTGAGTTTAATGAAGGACATTTATGGTCTAAAGGAGAAGTTAATGTAAAATGTCCTGAAGGAGCTCAGGGTACTATAATTAGCTTTATACCAAATGAAAGTGTAATAGGTGAAGTTACTACAACTTGTAAAGATGTATACGACTTATTATCACTTATTACTCCAAGTACTGCTATAGGAACACATGTTGAATATATCGGTATAGATAAAGCTGGTAAAAAATCTATAGTAGAAAGTATTGAAAATAGAGATGGTATTATGACATATCTTATCAATATGACTACTTCACCGTATATTGAACCTATTGTTATATTTAATGATGATGGTACTCATAGAGTACAGGCTGCGTTCACTTATGATACAAGCATAGATAATAGTGAAGAAGCTGTTATAGGTTTAAATAACACGTGTCCAACCGATGGAGGAACTCATATAGATGGGTGTATCGATGGTATAACAAGATACTTCAGAGACTATATGAATAAGATATTCTTAACTAATACAAAGAGTAAACTTACTTGTACAGTTAATGATATCAGACAAGGATTAAAGCTAGCAGTTTGTAGTTGTCATTTATATGCAAGCTATAATGGACAAGCGAAAGAAACTTTAGCAAATCCTGATATGAAACCCTTTTGTAGTCAATCTATTATTAACGGATTGACTGAATGGTCTAAGACACATTCTAGTGATTTACAAAAGTTATGTAAGTACTTTAAAGAAATCATAGAAATGCGTATGAGACAAGACAAAGAGAAGGTCAAGCTATCTACAAAGTTCGAAGCTAGCTCTATATCTGGGCTTCCAGCAAAATATCTGAAGCCAAATGGTAGACGTAATTGTGAACTTGTAATAGTTGAGGGTGACTCTGCGTTCGGTAGTGCAAGAAATGTACGAGACCAAGCTACACAAGGTATCTTTCCTATTAGAGGTAAAATGCCTAATGTATTTGAAAAGTCTCGTGCTGATGTACTAGCCAATGCAGAAGTTGCTGGTATTCTGACAATCATCGGTGGTGGATATGGCAAGAATTTTGATTTGGATAAGTGTAAAGTCGATAGGGTAATTATCATGGCAGATGCTGATCCTGATGGTGCTCATATCAGAACACTTGTATTGAGATTCTTGGCAGTATATTGTAAGCCATTGGTAATGGCTGGTCGTGTATATGCAGCTTTACCGCCATTGTATGGTATTCCAGAAAAGAAGGGATATAGATTCTTTACTGATAAGCTTGACTTTGTTAAGTATATTCAGAAAGAATTTAGTAAAGCATATACAATCAAGACAATTAAGAACAAGGACTTAACACCAAAAGAGGTAACAAGACTTCTCTATAATAATGCAGACTATGTAGCAGAACTTGATAAGGTTGCTAATACGTATGCAATAGATTCTTATCTGTTAGAGGAGATTATTGTTAATAGAAAACAACCATTTGCTAAATTTAAGACAGCAATCAAGAAAAAGTTCAGATTCTTAGAGCTTGAGCAGAATGGTAATATGATTATTATTAAGGGTGTAGCAAATGAAAAGTATCATGAAGTATTTGTGAATGACCGTCTGTTTGCAGAGTGTAAAGATGTCATTCCATATATTGATGGTTCTGAACATGAGTATATTCTTAATGGTCAAGTAGTATCGCTGTATACAGTAATGCGTGAATTTAATAGCTTCATGCCTCCTAGATTGGCAAGATTTAAAGGTCTTGGTGAAATGGACCCTGCAATGCTTGGGCCTAGCACTCTTAGACCTGATGGAGATAGACTGTTGGTACAGTATACTTTTGAGAACTTTGAGAAAGAGCTTGAAGAGATGAGATATATCAACTCTAATAAAGACCTCTTACTTAAAGACTAATATATAGCGGGTCTTTCATAAGGACCCGTTATTTTTTTACTAACGTAATAACTTAATTGTAAATGATTTAGATGCATCGCGAGAGTATACTAAATCAAAAATTTTTATTAAAAAGGAGTAATTTCTCATGGCTAAATTCAATAAGTCCAACAAGAACGATAACAACTTCAAAAAGGATGATAAGAAGACTAACTTCCAAAAGAAGAAGAAGCCTACATATGTCAAGAAACAGATTAAAATTGCTTATACAGACTTCTATGCTGAGGCACTTGATTCTCTCTACAACATTCTTAATGAAATCAGCTGGGACAAGATTTCTATCCCTGTAAAGATGTCTAGAGCTGAGTTCCTCGGTGATAAGACAGCTAAGGGTACTATCGTTATTGGTAGTGTGTCTAAGTTCAATACCGACAATACCTTCACAGTTTCTATGACTGAAGATAATGCTAAGGTAATCACTGATAAGCATGTTATGAGTGTAAGATGTTATAAGGATTTCAATACTAATGAAATCACTTTCATCACTGAGCTTACGCTTACAAACAAGTTCGACTCTATTGATGAGCACTTCAAGGATATCGAGGAAGCTTTTACTGATGCTGCTGCAGAAGAGGTAGAAGCTGAGAATAGTGTTGCTGATGCAGAATCTGACGCTGAGTAAAACAGTTCCAAGTTTTCGTACTTTTACCTCCACCCCTCTAGGGTAACACCTAGAGGGGAAACTTTATTGTTATTATATATTATATTTATGAATAAGCTGAATAACAACAGCTTAATAAAATCATCAAGGAGGTTATTCTAATGCCTGAAAAGATTATTCAAAAGAACGCATCGGAGCAGTTCCATGCAGATTATAAGGAATATGCTTTGTATGTAGAAAGACATCGTACAGTGCCAGAGTTCAGAGATGGGCTTAAGCCTGTACAAAGACGTATTATATTTACAGCACGCTTCATTTGTGATGCAGCGGACAATAATAGAAAGTCCGCAGACATTGTAGGAAGCACAATGGGTAAATATCATCCGCATGGTGATAGCTCTATACAAGGAGCTTTGTATACAATGGTAAATTGGTTCCAGACCAAGATTCCACTGTTTAATGGTCAGGGTAACTTTGGTAATACTTATCAGAATATCCCTGCTGCAGCTCGATATACTGAAGTAAGGTTAAGCAAGTTTACACAAGAATGTATTCTTGACGAACTGGTAAAGTGTAAAGAGATTATAGACTGGGAACCTAATTATGATAATTCTAGATTAGAGCCCAGTTTTCTCCCGTGTAAAGTACCGCTGCTTCTCATTAATGGTTGTAACGGTATCGCAGTTGGTGACAAGGTAGATGTACCTAGTCATAATATATGTGAAGTAATTGATGCTACAATTGCATTGATTCAGAATCCTAAAACGAATATCGTACTTGTACCTGATATGTGTCAAGCATGTGAGATTGTTGATACAGATTGGGCATCAATTTCTAAGATGGGATTTGGTAACTTCAAAGTCAGAGGTGTCGTTGACATTGAACCTTACAATGGCGTAGAACGTAAGTATCGTGAGTACCAGACACTTGTAATTAAGTCTGTTCCTAATCTTACTTTTCTTGAGACTGTAATCGACAAGCTTGAAAATATGGTTAAAGAGAATAAGATTACTGGTATTATTGATATGGAAGAACAGTCTTCTGAAAATAATATGAGATTCGTATTGATTCTCAAACCAGGTACAGACCCTAACTATGTTCGTAATGAACTGTATAAGAATACAGCACTTATGCAGACCATGAGAACAAATCTTAAAGTACTGGATATCAATGATAAAGAACATCCTGCAAAAAGATTATCTTATAAAGGATATCTTCAAGCATGGATTGACTTTAGAAAGTTGACTAAGTTTAGATACTTTGAAAATACACTTCAGAAAAAGATGACTCGTCTTCATATGATTCAGCTTTATATCTGGGCTATTGAATCTGGTAAGTCTGATGAGATTATTAAGATTATCAAATCCAATAAGACTACAGATGATTCTGTTATCATTGAGGCACTTATTAAGAAGTGTAACATGACAGACATTCAAGCTAAGTTCTTTATCAATTGCGAAATAAAGAAGCTTTCTAAGGGTTATCTTGCAAATTATAAAGCAGAACAGGATAAACTTGTAAAAGAAACTAATTATTATCGTGATTGCATTGTTCATGATGGTGCTATTGAAAGTATCATCATTCAGGAACTGCTTGATATTAAAGCAAAATACGGTGAGCCTAGAAAGTGCAGACTCATCAGTGAGACAGAAGCTAATGGAGTTACTGCTGGTACATTCAAGGTTGTATTGACTGAAAATAACTTCATTAAGAAGATTGGAGAAAATGAAACACTTACTAAACCTAAGAATGATGTAATTAAGTTTGTTCTTACAGGTGATAATAGTAAGAGTATTCTATTATTCGACAATCTTGGTAAGGTCTATAATATTCCAATCTCTAAGATTCCATTTGCAGATAAGAATAGTAATGGTGTTGATATCAGACTTATCAATAAGTATATCAACTCTCAGATTACTGCAGTTATTTATGAGCCTATTTTGGAACAGTTCAAGAAGGGATTCATTGTAACACTTACTCAGCAAGGATTTATTAAGAGAATGACGACAACAGATTTCTTAGCTGTACCAACATCTGGTCTTGTATATTGCAAACTCGATGACAATGACAAAATCATTGACCTGTTACTGTTTGGTAATAATGCAGAGATTGTAGTGTATGGTTCTAAGAAAGCATTAAGAATTGACATTAATGATATTCCGATCCTTAAGCGTAATGCTAGAGGGTGCGTATCTATGTCCTCTAAGACAACTAACGTAGAAGGAATGTCAGCAATGAATAAACAGTTCTCAGATATCGTTATTGTAACTAAGAATGGTTATGTTAATAGAATTATTCCAGATTCTGTTATCAAAGGACGTTCTAAAGCAGGTAGTAATGTTATTAAACTTGGAAAGACTGATAATATTGTTTCTATCTATGGAGTTAATAATAATGATACACTAGTATGCCTGATTGCCCCTACTGGAGAAGCCATTGAAATTCCTGTTGCAACGATTGCTAATGGTACTAGCATTAGTACTGGTAACAAGATGATTAAGGGTGGAGAGGTAGTTAAGGTATACAAAAAGTAAAAAGAAAAGAGGAATCGATATGACTATTCATGACGAGAAGTCTTATAAGAAGCTTGACAAGAATAGCCAAAAAATGATATCGAAAGCAATTAATAAACTCACTCAAAGATATGAGGAATATAAAAGGCAGAATATCGCTATCACCAATATATTTGGTGATAGCGTTATTATTCATGATATCATTGACGGGCATTTCTATGTCTATAAGTGTTGTGTATCAAACCTTCAAATACGTTTACTGTATGAAGTTGATAAGAATAATAATATCAATGTATTGTATCACTTCATCAAGAACAATAACAATAGTATCAAAAGTCCAGATTCAAAACGATGTGGTGATATGTATTTGAAATTATTTGAAAACAAAGTACATGATTATGAAAGGAGTTTAATTCAATCATGAAACAAGCAAAAGTAAAAGTACCGTTTTTCTTAAACAATAGAAATATGGAATATCTATTATCAGGAGCTAAAATCATTAATCTTGATGAAGTACACGAAAAGATGTTATTCCAAAATGGTGTAAATATCTATATACCTAGAAAGGATGATCCAAATAGGCCTTTACTTAGCGAATATCCAGGTATATCAGATACAATAGTTGGCAAAGCTATAAGATATATAGAAGGAACAGATAATAACTATCTTGAAATAGAACTATTAGATAGTCTATATTATCATAAGCTAAAAGAACCATGTATTAAGATTAATGGTTATTGTGTAATCGAATGTGGAGACATTACTATTAAAAAGATTACTAGATTAACTCTTGCTGATAGAAATCCTATTATGGAAGAAGTATTTTAATTTTCTAAAATGGGGAAATTGTACAATCCATTACCAAAAAGTGGTAATGTACAATTTTCCCATTTATAAATATTATTTTTTACAATCAATATAACTAATTAATAATGATTAGGGTGTCGCCAAGCGGTAAGGCCGAAGCCTTTGAAGCTTCCATTTCGTGGGTTCGAATCCCTCCACCCTAACCAGTTTTATATACAGGCCACTAGCGCAAATGGTAAGAGCTCTCGGCTCATAACCGAAAGGTTCAGGGTTCAAGTCCCTGGTGGCCTATCCGCTGTTCTGCTTTAAATGGAGTAGAACAGCTTTCTTCACTTTTTCGGCTTGAGACATTTTTCTTAGTTTTGGTGTCTCTTTGCAAAAGAACAGCTCCCAGGGTCTCCATGCCCTGGGAGCTGTTCTGCTTTATAGATTTTCTGGATGCATTATAGCCGAACCTGCAAATGTACCTTGAGGTTTATCAGCTTCTTTAATATCAAATAGTCTTTGCTTTAACATACTCTGTAATTCATGCAGCTTCTCAAATTGATTATTGCCTTCCATATCAATAGTAATATACTTCTTTTCAAGCACTTGTTTATATGTATCATTATATGTACCAGCAATAGTAAGCTTTTCTAATTCATCTAGCTTATCTAATAATTCTGGGTCAATATAATTATAATATGTCTGAACAAATGCTTTATAGTATCCATATACTTTATTTGTAGGAACAAACAGATATTGAGTATGTACTAACTCATGTACTGTTTCAGATAAAGGAATAAGTCCAACCATTAGAGAATAGTGTACAAACATTACTTCATATCCGACAGATTCAATGGTTAGCATTTCACCATTCTTCATTCTTTTATTTAAGATAACACAACAGATATCTCTTAGAGTAAATGGAGAGTGATGTATTTCGATTCTAACTCTTCTACTAGTCTCATTACTAATATTAGGAATAAAAGCACAAGAGTTCATATTCATATACTCTCTAAGATATTGAACCATTTGGCGATATTCAAAAGAAGAACGAACATGACGCTCTAAATCAACAATATACTTTTCTCTATCTTTATCATCCATCAAATCATAATCTTCAAATTCAAAATCTGGTACATTCTCTGGAATCTTAATTACATCAACTTCATTTACAGGGATACTCATCATAGAATTCTCACTAATCATACGTATCAACCTCCTTTATTATATGAATGTTAAAGAACGCAATACGTATGTTTTTTACTAAACCAGAAACATATTTATAAACGAGTAGTCTCAGACTGCTTAAGGAGGTATGTATATGTCTAAATCACCTATGTCAAAGAATGAAAAAGAAGACTTCATTTCTTTTTTAGCTTCTTCAACACCAGAAGAGTTGAATGAATTTATTAAAAAGAATGGAAAGAACAATGCTAATGATGCTTTATTCGTCTTTCAATGGGATAACCTAAAGAAAGATGGTAAACATACACAAATTATTACTAATTAAGGAGGATTATCACTATGGAATCTACAATGAACGTTCAGGACCTGATTAAGGACATTCATGACAATCTTAAACAG